TTATTTTACCAATAATTGTACCAAAATTATACAAAATCCAAGAAATAAACATATACCATTTTTCATGTCTAATGGTTCTTTAAAAAGATATATACTCATAATTGTAAATATGATTACCCCAACACCAAATCCAACAAGACGGCTGGGCCATATTTGACCTCCAAACCCTTCAATAAAGTAATTAACGGATTTAATATATAACCATCCTAACGGTACACTGGCAAATATGACAACCCAATAGTATTTTTCATACCAACCATATTTGTAAGATCCTTGTAATTGCATAAACGTACCTAATTGACCTAAAGCTCCAAATATTATTCCCAACATTATTTTACTATAATCCATATTGAAATATAACTAAAATTGTCCAATAAAAAAACCCCTATTCAGGGGTTTCAATATTTTCTTCAATTGATTCAATTATAAATTTATCGGTTGGGTATTGTCCGACAATTTGAAAACCTGTTTCAGGTGTTCCATAAAGACCTATGACCTTTACTTTTTTATGAAATCTTGTTGCACATGTTGAATCGAGATGAACCGTATCGGCATCAACTGTGATGGGTTTTAATTCACTTCCAACAATTAAAAAACAATGGTATCTATTCATATTATTAAGATTTATATAGTCGATTATTATTATAAAATGCCACGGGATTGTTTTCGGCAATCATTCCATATTCTTTCTTAACATTTTCATGTATCAAATTTTTGTCTTGATTGATATACTTCGCAATAATGTTACAAAATCCATAATTTGATTCATCCACTTGGTCTTGTTCAGTGCCAGGTAATCCACAATAATATGCCTCACCAACTTCGCTGATGAACATTCCAGAATAAAAACCCTTCAAACCAAATACATCAACGAACTTATCAGCGTTACACCAAATGAATACATTATCAGTTTTTTCTTTTAATAATGGTACCATTTGTTGGTCGATAACATATGCCCCACAATTTGTGAACTTACCAACATTGAAGAGTCCACCCGGACTGCCGTGACCCATCATCATAACTCTATCGTGTTCACGAATTAATTGTTGGACTTCGGATTTACTTATTCCACCTGTAACAATTGTTTTGTCTTTAATCGGTGTATAGACAATATCCAAAAAAGTTGTGCTTGGGTCTGCTGGATGTATTATTAATGTTTTCATAATTATATTCCTATTTTATTATAAACTCCGTTAACTAAATCTCTAAAATCATCTTCGTTACGAATTCTATCTTTAAATTTTCTAACTGCGTGAATGACAGTTGTATGGTCTCTACCCACAACATTGCCAATTCTTTTCAATGTGTAACTAAAATAGTCATTCATAACACCACAAAAAATAAAACGGCCATTTATGACCTCTTTTTTTCTTGTTTTATCCAAAATTTGACTGACAGTTATTCCACATTCATCTGCAATAATTTCTAAAATCTCTTCTTTAGTTATTTTATATTTTAATAACTTGGTGTTGTTTTTAATTTGTTGTTTGTCTTTTTGGTCAAGTTTAAGACCAGGGAACGAATAAGGACTGATACTCATATTTTTTAATTTTAGAGTTCAAAGATAAGAATACATTTGGGATATTCCAAATATATTTAAAAATTTCCGTGGAGATATTGGTAAAGAACTTCGGGTATTTTAGTTAAAACCTTCTTATTACCTTGGTCATCAGTCACATCTATATGTGGTAATTTTTTAATATATTGTTTAATATATTTTGGTGCAGATTTTAAACTATTCACAATACGTTCTCTACTATATAGTTTATCTCTATCGTAAAATTCCAAGATGAGTTTGTTATATTGACCTTCGGTTAAAATTACCTTCATAACCTATAAATATCTACATATATCCCTTTTTTAATTCTTCCCTTATCTTATCCTCAACATTCTTTATTTTTTGACTTAAAGTGGTTATTCTAACACTTCTACCCCATTTACCCATATTACCCGAAGGTTGGAATTCAACATTCCAATAGTGGAAATCCTCCTTGAGTTTTTTTAATTTCTGTTGTAATCTGTCTATTTTAACCGCATCCATATTATTCAGTTTCTGAACTTCTGTTTGTTGATGACCACATCATTCTATCAATTGGAGTTTCGGGTTGTTCAGGAATTCGGTAACTTGTTACCTCTTCATCTACCTCCGTTTCATCACCTCTCTCATCGTAAAATGGTAATTCAGGTTGTTCCATTACAGATTCTTCCATTGGTTCACTTACTTCAATCTCTTCTTGTGCTCTTCTTACCGCCGATGCAACTCTTTCACTAATTGCTGCCTTTCTTCCATTTCCCAATTCTTTCTTTTTTTGATCTCCACTCAACATTGCGGTGTTTGATTTAACCTTTGGATCTTTAACATAATCACGAATAAAACCAATTAGTTCTAATGGTAAATTAGAATCAGTTGAATCAATACGAGTATCTTTTTGATTCCAATATGAAAACTCAGGTTCGTTTTTATCTAACGAATAAAATGCCGCAACTTTATAACCGGTCTTCTTGTTGATACAATAAACTAACACACCTCTCTTCGCATATTTGTTATAGTATTCTTGATTGTGTTCTGTAGTTGTGCACCATTTAGTATTCGCACCATACTTACAAGATGATTTAAATGTTAAAGGTCTAATCAATAACCACTCACCATCTTCATGTATTTTTATAACTTGTGTTTCTAATTCTTTCTCTTCTGATTTCATTTCTGCAACACCCATCGCGGCAATCATTTGGTCAAATGATTTATATTTTGTTAAATCATTCTCTTCAATTAAATTTCTTTCATTGTATTCGCAAAACTTTCTATACTTCTGCAAATCTTCTAAATTAAAGAATCCATCAATGAATTTATACATCAACATTAATTGGACATCGCTCATTAAATCTAACTTACTCTTTTCCATGAATGGAAACTTATCAATCAATACCAATTTAATTTCTTTGGAGTGGTCTTTTAAATTTGGTGTGTTCTTCATCATACGAAGTAATGTCTCCGTGTACTTTGATTTACCTTCAGGACTAAACATTTCCAATATTGAAACGATGTTTAGGTTGTAATCTTCATTTGTTCTTAAATCTTTAATTCTCGACATGGTGTATTGTTTTATTCTAAAATATAAATATTTTTATTTGTAATTCCAAATTTAATCCATTAATTCGTCCACAGAAACATTATGTTCTTTTAATATTTCATAAATCTTATCAAATACTAATTCTAAAGCATCATACTTATCTAACTCTTTACCCTCCATAGACCACTCCAATCCTTTCTTTGTGTTGTGTGTAATTTCCCACAACGCAATTGCCATATCAAGAGATTTAACCGCTCGTTTATGTGCCATTATATCATCTGGTTCATTTAAATCAAACTCTAACGTTGCTTTTGCCATTTGTTTCTTTTTTCTCGTTTTAAAAACTCTATTCGGTAACCAAATAGATTTAAGGTTTTTCGGTATCCATATCTAATTGAAAATGGTACGAATCCATGTTTGAGGGATCTAAAGGATAATCCATATCCAAAGATTCTGAACCAGAATATCTCTGGTCCTTTGTAGTAAGTTAGTAGTTTCATTATTTTCTATGTTTGTATGTTTGTCCGTAAAATTCATAGTTCTTATGTACATACTCTAACTCACCATCCTTAATCGCCCATTCTTCAGTTGAATGAATGGCACCCACAGGACATTCAGGAACACATGCACCACAATCAATACACACATCAGGGTTAATATATAATTGTTTACCAACTTTTTCTTCTTCAGTCATACCAATAGATTCCTTACCCATACCTTTTACATCGATAGGTCCGTTAATGCAATCAACAGGGCAAACCTTTAAACAAGACCCATCAATACAACTAACACACTTACTACCTATAATATAACTCATATCACAAAGATATAAAAATTAATTCGGATATCCAAAAAAATAGCAATAAAAAACCCCAAATTTCTTTGGGGTTAATATAAAACTCTATATTCTTTATTTCATCCCTAAAACTTCACCTGTTTTTATGTTAATCACTGCGAACTTACCATCTTCACTTTTAGCCACCATAAATTGTTCACTACCTTGATTATCAACATCTTCTGTTGTTTCTTCCTTCGCAATTGAATTTTCTTGATCCATTTCATTTGAAACTATATTCTCAACAATACGTTCAATATCCGATTGTTTAATTTTTACCACTTTTGACATAACATTCTTTTTATATAAATACCTTATAATGATAAAAAGGTGGGTAGTTCCAAGTCCTTTTCAGATATTCTTTCTAAGTAACCACTCACTCTCCATTTGATATTCAAAGTTGGGTCGTTGTATATAATCCCACCTTCACTTTCTTTGTTGTATGGGTTATCAACTTTATATTGGAATATTGTATTATCACTTAATGCTGAGAATCCGTGAGCACATCCTCTTGGTACGAACACTTGTTTGTTTTTCCCCCAACCAAGTTCAACCTCAACAACCTTACCATAACTTTGGGAACCCTTTCTAATATCAACGATAACGTCCAATACTCGTCCGGTGATACACGTAACAAGTTTAGCCTGTTCATACTTACCAGTTTGAAAATGAAGTCCTCTAATGGTCCCTAAATGAGAATATGACATATTATCCTGAATGAACTCCACTTCATACCCCACATTTTGATTGAATATATCTTTATTGTACGGTACCCCGAAGTAACCACGTTCATCAACATATGTGTCGTAGGTTATTACATAACAACCTTCTACATCTGTCTTATTAAATTTCATTATTGGTTCCCTCCTATATCAAATTCATCCTCCCAATCTTTTACTGATTTGGGTTTACGTTTTGTTCTGGTTTTAACAAATGGTTCTTCACTTTTAATTTCAGGAAATTGTTTTGGATTTGGTTTACCTGTGAATGTAATCTTAACAGCATCCTTTTCTAATTTAGTTAGCCTTTCCTCTAACCATTGTAGTCTATCGTTTGTTATGTCTATCTCCATCTTAAAAAAAATGACACCTGGTACTACAACAAAAATCACTAATAAAATAACCACAAATAACATCATATAATATAATTTTAAATTTCAATACAATATAAATAAAAATTGTGATATAAAAAAATTATCCCACAACATTTTTCAATTTATCAATATGATGTTCGTCATCTCCAAGTTCAGAACCTATTGGTTGTTTCTTCATTGGATTCATTATCTCCCTGTGTAAATCATAAGGTCTAAATTCAGGGTGTCCATCCATACCAACATCCATTCTCCGAAATGATATTTTTTTTTCATTACTGAGGTGAGAATGTCCGTGAAGGTGTATACGACCCTTACCCAGTCCATTCCATGACAGGATAGGAAAGTGCATACATTCAATTGTCTCACCCATATAATTCAATTGTAGGAACCACTGTGTTGATGCGAATAGTCTTTGGCAGTTCTCTCTATTGTTTACCAAGTGGTGATCATGATTCCCATAAATTAAATGAATTTCTTTACACCATATTCTATTACGAAGTTCTTCAATAGTTTCAAATCCACCGAATGACCAATCACCAAAATGTATCAACACATCATCCTGACCAACGACCTCATTGATGTTATTTACAATTGCAACATTCATCTTATCCAATGTTTCAAATGGGCGTGTTTGTTTCTCAGGCACATCACCATTAGGCAATCTCCAATTAGTTATTCCACGACATATGTTGGTGTGTGAATAATGTGTGTCCGAAGTCACCCATACTTTTCTATCGTTATCAATCTTTAACATTACTCCTCAAAAATTTGAAGTCTTTTAATTTATTTTTATCTACTCTTTCTCTTGCTGACCTAATTGCTTCATCTCTTTCTAATTGTGCTCGTTCAATTCGTGATATAGGTGGTGGAGGTGGAATGGATCTACCAAAACTTGTCATTCGTTGTCTATTAATTTCTGACATTGTTCTAAACCATCCTCTATGTCTATTATTACTCTCCTGTTCCATTACCCCATAATATTTCTTCTTCTCTTCAACATCCTTTCCTACTATTAAAGCCAATATTGGTCCTAACAATATTGCACCTATTACCATATCCAAACCTAATGTGTAATGTTTATTATGATAATACATCACATATACTGATGAGGTTGCCCAAACCAATATTAGAAAAATTATTAGTAATATATTCATACCAACAAAGATATGAAATGTTTTTGAATATACAAAATAATACAAAAAAAATCCCCACATTTCTGTGAGGATTATAGCGAAACACGTACGTGTGTCAGTCCATGGATACTGTCCAAGGAGGGGCTCTTTATTTTTTTAACTTTTTAAGTTTGTCTATTCTTTTAATAACTTCTTTAGCAATCTCAACTCCTTCGTTTACAGTAGGTTTTTTGGTGATGTCATATTGTTTAACGTTAGCAAGTTTCAATGTCTCAATTGGTTTATATTTAGTCATTATAGTATCTCTTAATTCATCTAACGCTTCAATCAATGAGGTTTTAATTGGTAAACTATCCATAACCGTCATTTTATCATCAAATTGAGTTCCTGGTTCTAATTCTGCTGTCTTTCTGATTGTAAGTTCTTTGTCCAATGTTAAACCATTAACCCATCTATCTTCTTTAAGTTTTCTACCGAATTTAGTTTGGAACTTAACGGTCCATCGATATTGATTATCAAGCATCGTTCCTTTAATTGATAAGTCCATTCTAACTGTTACATCCAAGTTCTCCTCATCAAAACCATATGCGTCCAACATATATGATGCGGTTTTACCCACGTATCTCTTACTGTTCTTCTTCGTCTCCTCCCAATTCATATAGTTTTGGTTGAACTGACGAGCCAAGTGATATGATTTAAATTCATCTTCTAATTTCTTACCACTAATTCTTGCCGTTACAAACTTTAAGAACTGAGTTGATGATAAATAAGAATTGAATGTGTGTGTTTGATAATTGATTTGATCATTATCAACTCTACCATATCTATTTAAGTGTTTTCTATCTCTTGATTTAACCTCAGGAATACTCAATCTTTCTAAACGAGCCGATACTTCAGGATTACCTAAGTATTCTTCAACCAAACGATTTAATTCAATCTTAATCTTTGTTGTTGCTGGTTTATTAACTCCAGAATGTTGATAAGATGTTCCAACCTGAGCATTTCTTGGTGGGTATTTAAGTTTCTTTCCTGAAACCAATTCAGGTTCTTTACCAAATTTGTCAGTTAAAGAATCTAACCATTCTTGATTAGCTTCCTTAAATGCCTCTAACTCGACCCCATCTAAAGGAACCCAAATACGTTCTTCACCTGCCACAAGTTCTTTTTTCTTCTTACCTGTGTTAGGATCTTCAGTAGTGTTTATTTTATTAAGTTGAAACCCGTCAGGTATTTCAGATGTATTTCCGTCTTTAAAAATTGGTCTGAACGCAACAACTTTATCAGATGTGTCTTGAGTCCCTTTTGGATTATAGGCCATTTCATCTACATCAGATTGTTCTTGTAATTGAACTAATAAATCTTTCTTTGATATTTCTTTCATTTGAGTATACTTCTATGTGTATATAAATACTCCAATTATTTAATTTAGTTCACGTTCCAAGACGGGTCATTCTTCATTTCTTCCTTTAAATGGCATTCGATATGGTCCACACCCATTAAGTAATCATAATCAACGTTAGATGTGTCTTTACCACATAAACCACATACCCATGGGTTAGGTACCTTTTCAGGTTTACCATAGGTATCCCAATATTGTTGTCTAACTTTTGCGCCCAATTGCATATCATTAGGTGTTCCTAAAATATCTTCAGCTGAAATTGTAAGTAAGGTTGTACGATTTCTCATTGTACTGGTTACATAATCCTCTTCTATGTTTGAGGTTTTATTATAACATTCTTTACAACATTGACCAGCACCTTCTACATAACCATATCTATGGTCTATGTGTGTGTTAATGTCTACATTAGTTTCTTTTCCACAAAGGATACAAATTTCGTTTGGCATAAATTAAGTTTTAGAATACTAATTTACATAATATATTTGATAAATCAAAAGAAAATTAAGAAATGTTACGATACTGTTTTGGCTATTTTGTTAGCTTGTAAAGCTATCGAATTTACTGATTTCTCGTAATCAGGTCCGGCATACCTTAAACCGGAATGGTTTACAAAGTTACTAACTAAATCATTGGCCGTTTTACCCTTACCTAAGTAACTTTTTGCAATTAAATTATAATACGTGTTAATCCCCGATTGGACATCGTTATGAAAAACATTACCACCATTGTCAGTATTTCCCACATTAAATGGATTACGTGTCTTAATTGGTCTACTATTTGGGTTATTGTTACCAATACCACCTTCTGTTGCTAATTGTGCTAACGCCAATTCCGCAGGTACAAATTTTTGATACCTATCAAATGCTTGTTTTGCTGCTGTGGCCATCATTGTACCTGTGATGTTTAGTAAGTTAGGTTTTCTCGTATCTATAAATCTTTGACAAATTTTACCATATTTTTCAACACCTTCTGATTTAGTTAAATCCAAATCAGTAAATTGATTACCTCCACCTGTTACTACTTTATCAATATATTGTTTTAATTGTTCGGATGTAATGTTTTTTTCTTTCAATAACTCCAATAATTTTGTTAACATTTCAGGACTAGCATTAACATTTCTAACTGTCGAACCACCCGATGTTGCTTTGATACCATTATTATCAATATAATCAATTGGGTCAACTAGTTGACCATCTTTATAAAGTTCAAAATGTAAATGAGCACCATTTGAACGTCCTCTACCTTCTTCTGCAGTTTGGTCACCTCCACTCCTTGCAACAAGTTGACCTTGGGTTATGCTATCTCCGTTTTGAACTAACAATTCTTTTAAATGACAAAATCTACTCTTAAAACCATTTCCGTGGTCAATAAATAACGTTCCTCCACATGCATCATTCCTTATGGCTGCATCAATAACCTTACCACTTGCGGGTGATTTAACATCACTGTTTGATGTGGCGGCTAAATCAACACCTGGATGGTTACGAGCACCTCTTTGACCAAAACTAGAATTGATTGAGGTTGAACTTAATGGTGAGTCTAATAAAGCCTCCATTAAACTTTTTATCGTAATTTTTGATTCATTAGTTGATTGAATTTGATTATCGTCAATGAATTTTGACACCGCACTTGAAGTTTCGGGTCCAAATAACCCGTCCACACCATGTTTTGGTAAATCGTAACTAAGTAACATTAAACCTATTTGCATCGATTCAACTTCCTTTTGATAAGTCATTGAACCTAAACTTTGTTGTTTTAATCCTCCATTTTCTATCGATTTTTGGATGGTATTATAAAAATCTTGAACGTCATTAGAAACTAAATCCGCTTTGGTAGGGTCGTCTATTTTAGATACTGGATTGGGTGAAGAGTCACCTTGTAAAAGTTTATCTAATAACTCATCTTCAAATAAAACCTTTTTACCATACGTTATGGTATGTATTCTATCAATTTCTTCCTGTAAGGTTCTTTTCTTCATACGAATATAAATATCCTAAATAGTCGTTTTATCCTATGTTTTTCTTATCGTCCTCGTCAAATTTACCAAATAGGTCGTCTCCCTTGTAATCAGGATGATTCTCTTTCATATAATCAATACCTCTAACCCAAAAGAAAGAGACTATTGCCGCTAAAACAAAACTACATCCAATACCAATTACGTATCCCATAACTTATTTAATTAATTTTTTAAAATTACTTTTAAATTCCTTTTCGTACACTTTTAGTTCCTTTGTGTTCAATCCATTATATAATCCTGTTGACATGAACGCTTGAATCTCATCGTCGATAATTTTCTTATCATTAACATAACCCATCTTAATGAGTTTCTTCTTCAACTTATCGTAATGAGTTGGTTTAATATTACCAATCAGTTCATTTACCTTTTTCTTATAATCTTTGTTGGTAAAATATAGTCCATGAGCAATTTCGTGATTCATAGTTCCTTTATCTTTAGAACTTGCACCAATCAAATACCAATCACATCTTGTTCCATTATTTTTATTTTGTGAATCAATTGCACAATAATAATAAATGTCATTCATTATTACATCATACTCGGTTTCTTTATAAAACGCATCAACTCCTCCGTCCAATATATTTGATGGGATATTATAACCAGCCCAATCATCGGGATATGTAAATGTTCTTTTCTTCCACATATCTTTATAATGTCTCATATATTCCATCCAAGTAAAACGTTTACCTCTAAACTTTTTATATGGTGATTCATAATATTCTTGATAACGACAGAATAACATTGCACGATCATAATCATCATCAATTTGGGCACAATATATTTGTGGAACAATCTCTTTAACCACACCTTTAACTAAAGGATGTTTAATTTTTTTCATACCTTTTATTTTTAACAAACCAAATTATATGTGTTATTAATATAGCTAAATTAACAAACATCGTTGGGTTATTTGATATAAAATAACCATAACATATCCACATAACACAAGCAACACTATTCATCAATCTTAATTTCCACATTGTTTTAAATGTCATAGACACTAACACAACTACTGACGACATCCAACCCAATAGTTCAATCATCTTTAATTTTATTAATTTGTCTAAGCATATTTACTAACGAAAAAACGGATAATGTTGCAAATGCAACGTAACCGATTATAATTAACATTTCCATATTATTTAATTTTTAATTTATAAACAACTTTTTAATATCTCATAACATAGGTCTTCTGGTATCTTACTTCTTTCATAAGCATTAGCTCTACCTTGTGTGCCAGTTCTTGATCCTCTTGGTGCCGCAACGTGACAAGGGTCACCATTCTTACACATCTTACGAGGAACCCACACATCACTGTTAGTCCATATGTCTGTTGGTTTCATACGTTCATCACCATATTGACAATAGGTAACCGTTTGGCGTTTCAAATTTTGAACCAAATCCATTTTACGAAGTAATCCTCGTGGATTTTCCATAAACCAATGTTGGGGTTTATAGTGGTCAATAATCTCTAACGTTTTCTTTACGAGTTCTATACCTAATCGAGCGGTATCTGTATTAGGGATATAAGCCCCTTTACCACCTGTCCAATGGTGACCAATTGCGGCAACGCTAAACCCAGTACAGGGTGGTGATGCCCATATTACATCTGGTTTAAATGGAACTTTCTTATAATCAAAATCTAATATACTAACCGCGTAGTTAATACCTTCAAAGTCAATAAGGTCGGAAGAAAAAACTTCCATACCAAGTTTTTCGGCAATTTTACCTACTGAACGACTTCCCGCAAATAATTCTAATACCTTCATAGGTATAATATAATAAAAATAAATGAAAAATAAAAATTAGAGAGCAAAACTTTCTCCACATCCGCAAGTGCGGCTCGCCGACGGATTAATCCAATTAAAACCCCTTCCGTTTAATCCATCAGAATAATCTAATTCAGTGCCATATAGATATAAAAGTGATTTTTTATCTATAATCACCCTCAATACGTTTAAATCAACGACTTCATCCATATCTGTTACATTATCGTCAAAATCCATAGCGTAAGATAAACCACTACATCCACCTCCTTTAACTCCAACACGAAGAAAATGGGTGTCAGGTGTTATTCCTTTTTCCGTCATCAACTCAACAACGTGTTCAAGTGCTTTGTCCGAAACTGTAACCATTTTAATTGTATTTTAAACCAAAGAACTCGTAATTTTTATGAACGTATTCTTCTTCGCCAGCCTTAATTGCTAAATCTTCATCTTCATAGATAGCGCTAACAGGACACTCAGGAACACATGCACCACAATTGATACAAGTGTCAGGGTTTATATAAAGTTGTCCACCAGGGAACGCATCTTTACCTTGTTCACCCACTTCTGAACCTGAACCTTCAACATTTATTGGTCCGTGAATACAATCAACCGGACATGCATTTGCACATGCGGTATCCATACAATCAACACAACTACTTCCAATAATAAAACTCATAATTTATTTTTTTTTATACATGTGAAGCGTCAAAGATTATTTCCTCTAATCCTTGTTTCTTCCTATAATCGTTTATTGCAGATTTAATAGCGTCCTCAGCTAAAACTGAACAGTGAATCTTAACCGGTGGTAGATTTAATTCTTCCACTAAATCCATATTATCAATTGTCAATGCCACATCGACGCTCTTTCCTTTTAACCATTCAGTTGCTACAGATGAAGATGCAATTGCTGAACCACATCCAAATGTTTTGAATTTTGCATCAACAATAATATTATCAATTACTTCTATTTGTAATCTCATCACATCACCACACTCGGGAGCCCCAACCAATCCGGTACCTACGTTTGATTTGGACTTATCTAATGTCCCCACATTTTGTGGATTGGAATAATGATCTAAAACTTTTTCTGAATACGCCATATTAGTTGTTTATATGATAAATATCATCTTTTCTTTTTAAATAAATCTGATAATTTATTACCTGGTTTAGTTATTCTACCGTTGTCATCCATAAATGGTGCTCTCCACATTTCAAATGCCATCCAAAGTATTGTTCCGACAATACCAATTATAAAATAAATCATATTTCAATAGTTTTAGATTTCCATATTTGCCACCATCGTCTTTTAGGTGCTGGTAAACATTGGGAGAATGGGTTATCACCAAATGAAACTCTATCCAAGTATTTTACAGATATCATATTCATGAACACCTCTTGGTATTCTTCAGGAATCGTATCAAAATCGGCTTCAATTTTAACTGTCATAGGTATGGTACCATCTTCGGGTGTTGTTAAATAAAGTACTTGATAAGTTGTTACCATTCTAGACGACTTCATTTCCATATTATTACCACTACCTAAGTTAATTTCTGTGTCTTTATTCTGTTTCATGTGATTTATATTTCATTGCATTATTATAAACATTAAGAAAATTTTCTTTTAGGTATTCCCACGTCAACTTGTCTCTACCTAATTCAACATTTAAAATAAAATGTTCATCTCTTAAACTATCGTATTTAATTTTAATTGAATCATTTTGTAATTTAAAGTATGATACGCTATCAATTAATATTTGTCTTTCCGAAGTTACACTTCTATTAATAACTGACGCCGATGCTAATGTGATTAACGCAAATAAAACTAATGATAATCTTAACCACCAATTTTCTGATTTATTTATTATTCCCATATTTTATTGTTCTTGTAACTCAATCATTTTATTAGTAATCTCTTCTTCAGTAACTTCCATAATATTAGTTGATGTAACAACTTCATTATTAAAAATTTCCGCCATATCATATAAATTACTTTCATTTAAAAATATATGTCCTTGAACAACACTAATTCCATGTCCATTTTTAAATTCCATTCTTGCTATTTTTCCAGTACCTGAAGGATGTTCTTCAAATACTAAATCTTTAAATGTTTTCATATTATCGTAATATAATTTGTTTGCAAATGCTATTGTTTGGTAATGATTCATGATAGAACAATTGTATAAAATTTTGATTTACCTGTCCACCCATAATCATCGTATTCCACATATTCAACTTTAAAATCATCTTTTGTTAATTCTCTAATATCATCTTCGGTTACACCATCGCAATTTTCAACAAGAATTATGATACCATCTTTTGATAAATGTTTTTTAACATCTTTAAAAAATTCTCTATGGAAGTTCATATCTTTGTCTAACGATAATAATTTCTCATTGTCAAATCTATAACCTTCAGGTCTTAATGTTTTAAAATGAGGTGGATTACTAATGATAACATCGATATTTGGTTCACCGACTAATTCATTAAATCCATTTGATTCAATAAATTTAACATTATCTAAATTATTTAAACTTATTGTTTCATTTATATGTTTAAGATTTTCTCGATTGATGTCGACCAAATATAACTCATCACAATAACCCTGTCCAAGTAAATGAAATCCCATAAAACCAGGTCCTGAACACATTTCCATAACTCTACCTTTCTTAATGAATTTTTTTACTTTTTCACTATCTAAGGCGTTTATACCAAATGTAGTGCCACCACCATCTAAATGTGGTTCGTAAGAAATCTTAATATTGTTTGTTTCAAATACCATAATTAAAATATTTCTTCGGCGATTCCAAGTGCTTCGGCTATGATTAATAAACCACCAGCATCCGTTAAAGACCCGTCAACTAAAGCAACACCCGCACAAATTCTAAAAAAAGATTTAACTAAACTAATCCAAAAATGTGTCGATGTCTTTGATTCTTTTTCTTGCATAATGTAATATAATTAAATTTTCTTGAATTTCAAAATCTTTTTGGATTCAATATAATTGTCAATAAAATTAATTCTCTGTCCAATCCAATACATAACGTTTACAGTCATTGAATTACCGAGAGCACCCTTTACAGCGGAATAACCAGGTTTCTTACCATCAACTTCAAAATCTAAATAACCATCAGGGAACCCCTGTAATCTTTCTAATTCTCTTTCAGTGAAACATCTTATACCATTATCATCAACCCAAAAATTAGATGTTGACACACGACCCATTCCATCTGTTTGGGTTTGTCCGTATGATTTTGTTATCGTACCAGCGAGTTTAATTTCTCCGAGAATATTTTTGGTGTACTCATCCCTCTTGCTTTTATTCTTTTCTTTAACGCTTTCAAAACATCCTTGCTCAAATAATACTGAGAATGGGATTTTCCAGTTTTTTCCACGATATCCGACAATATAGATTCTTTTGCGTCGTTGGGGAACTCCGAAGTATTGGCTGTCGAGAACCCTATAAGCGATTGAGTACTCTTCTCCTTGGACAATACCTTGTTTGTCGAGACCTTCTGGTTTGAAGTCAACACCAGTGAAAGAGGAGATGATTTCACATAAGGATTTTTTGTGTTTGTTTTTAAAAACCCCTTCGACATTTTCCCAAATGAACCATCTTGGTCGTTTTTCTTTAAGAATTCTTGCATATTCAAGGGAGATTCTACCACGGATGTCATCCATTCCTTTGTTGAGTCCTGCATCGGAAAAAGATTGACAAGGCGTTCCGCCGACCAATAAGTCAAATTTAATTTTTTTGTACTTTTCATGTTGAGTTAGTTTAGTAATGTCAGTAAATAATGTTGTGTTTGGATAATGATGGGATAATACTTTTTGTGGAAATGATGCGAAGTCACATAGACCAACACATTCCCAACCAAGTGGTTCCCACGCAACTGTAGCGGATTCAATACCACTACAAACTGATAGATATTTCATTTGATTTAGTTTAGTTCACATCAAAGATAGGTATTAATTAGAATATACCAAAAAAAATTTTATTAAAAAAATACATTGATTATCAATAAGTTATGAAATCATATTTGTCTTTCTTCCACTCTATCGTTGGGTACTTCTTAAACCTTGATGTTAAAATATTGGTAGCCTCTTCAAATATCTCAATAACCGGTGTGTTGGCCTTACCATAGGACTGTATTAAATTACCCTTTCTGTATTGTAAATTAATTCTTTTCCTTTTATGTTGCAATGATGCGAATATGTAAACGACTCCGTGTGCAAATTGTTTAGACATACAATTTTTCATATTAAATCCTTCAATTCTAAAATCATCTTCTGTTAATAATAATTTGGGTTTAAATACTAATTCATCAATCACAATATCTTCTTCCATTTCTTTCACAAAATCTTCAGGTATAAGATATCTTACTTTATATCCACGTGCGAAATGTAATTTTAATCCTGACCATGTCTCCATAATATTATCAAATTCAACATCGTTTTTTGCCTTAAATTTAAGATTAACTCCTCTTTGTTCTAACAAATCTCTAATTGAAAATAACTTATTTAATGTATAAATTAACGAATCTGTTTTAATTGTGTCTATTTCCCAATCATTAATTACTTTAACTAAAAAATCTTTTTCAGATTCATTCTTTAAATAATGTATTTTTTTGTTGGGTGGGGTATCATAACAATGTATTTCCCAAATAAATTTCTTTAAGTATTCAACGTGATTGTCACCGAATAACTTACAGAAATAATTTAATGTACTGATTTGAATTTGTCTAACGTTCTGACTCAATTCTTTTATTAGATATTTTGATTTAATACCATAATAATCTAAAACTGCCGGTAGAAATTTATTATCGTTTTTGTCCAACCATTTCTTTTTTGGGTAATCATTTTGGATATCATAATATACCGCGTTGTGTCCTTTAATACCTTTTATGTCTAAATGATAATCAACTAACATATCATAGATAGTATTGTAAAAAGGTTTTAATTTATAGTTCTTATCTTTAAGAAATTGTGATTTAAATTTTGGTTGTATTTGTTGGATAAAAATGTCACATATTTTATCAACTGATCTCTCATATTTGACCCCCCAATAACCTCTACGTTTTTCTCCTCGAGCAATTCCATTTTCAATTAAATCAAACAACAGTTTAAAATCATTCTTTTTGTTTTGATCTGTACTTCTAAATATTTTTTCATCGATATTAACATTATTTTTAATCTCATACTTTACCGAAACATCACCAGTGATTAAATTAACAATTAAATTGTGTTCGAACGTTACATGTCTTGGTGTACCATATCTATCGTAGTCAAAATCAAAAATACCTTCATATGTAAGTTCATCATTGTGTTTGTGTAATCTAATTAAACATTCACTAATTGATTCATCTCTCTTTCTATTCTTATCCTTCTTTTGTTGGGAGTACGAAAATAATAAATCCATATAGAAATATATATGGATTAAATGAAAATGTGTAGTTAAAATGGTAGTGGTTCGGCGTCATCTAAATTTAAAATATCTATTAATCTTCTCGGTTCTCTCATTTCGGGAGCAATTTCAACTCCATTTATCATAACAGGTACTCTATCCTTCTTTAACCAGTTGAGTGTTCCAAATCTCGCGTGCATTCTAATCAAATCACTTACATCATCTATCACATTTTGATAATGTTTTGGTGGTTGTGAGTTTGAGAAATATTTTGATTGCACCATTCTTCCATCTGATATTTTAAACTCACACGTAACTCTATCTTGTTTATCTTCAGTCCTCAACGATACAATAATTGATGTGTCTGTCTCCGCGTATGATGCAACACAGTGATGCATAAACCTACCTTCTTCAACGTATTCCTCTTCTCTTGTTAGAACATATGGGTGTATCATTATCTCACCGTCACTTATTGTAGTGATAAGTTCTTTATTACCATTACTACTGTGTTTCCACAACTCACTTTTTTTCTCACAACTAATTGGTTGTTGAATTTGTCTCACCGTTTCTTCAGGATAGAAATATTGAATGACCCAACCTTTTTTAATTGCAGATATCATTCTAGATAATTCATTGTGTTCACTATGAAACTTAACTCTAGTATTTGCTCTCATTCTAATATTAGGATCATACTCTCTTATTTTACTCAACATCCTAAAATGATCCATCACTAACCCCATAAAATTTTCATCTACCGATATTCCTTTTTCTGTTTCACTTGTTAACACCGATAATAAATTTTCTTTTTCAATATCAGATATGTCATATCCGTGATTTTTAATTCTGTCACGTATATTTTCCATCATTTTTAATGATGATGCACCAATTAAATGTCCCTTATCGTTATCGGATGTTGTTCCAAATAAATCTTTATTTATGGAACCGATATATTTTTGGTAGTTATTACCAAACAAATAACATAACATATATAAAGAACCTAAATCAATGTTAGGTTTCTCATGTAATAGTTTTATTGTCACTTTAGATTTTATTTGATAAACATCTAATACTGACGCAATTAATTTTCTATCGTTTTTCTTTAAGTATTTTTCTGTTGGGTAATAATGAACCAATAGTTTTTTGTAGTCGTTTGGTATCTTTATTTTCTTGGTATTAATAAACCATCTCATTACCTCTTCATAAAAAAAAGTTTTAAAAAATGAACCATCTGTTGTAAAATTAATGTTAAACACTTTACTAAGTACGTCGTTAAATTCTTTATCTTTAAAATTATTTTTTAATTCTTTGTACAATGGATTATTTTTACCCATATGATTTCTTAAAAACTTCAATGGTCCATCGCTACTATCTAAAAAATTGTCAAGTTGTTGAAACCCGTTCTTTCTAAATCGAGGTGTGGTTTTGGTTTTTCCATGTTTACCACTATCAACAAATAAAAAATCCCCTTTAACCATATCAAAAGTAACTGATGTGGTGTATTTGTTTGTTTTAAAATACTTACAGTTAAATCCTCTGAATTTTGTGAATTTGTTTGTTTTAATTGTAATCTTATCTCCTTTTTTTATTATTGACCTTTCTAATATGTGAACTGATATTTCACTAAGGGGTTCATTATAGTATTTCTTGATGTGTCTATCCTTTGTAGTATAAAACTCCCCCGGTGTTCCATTTAGTTTATGAGTGGAAGCGTACATAATAATCGGAACATTTTTATATTCATCGTCCCAATAAAAAAATCTTGTTTTTTTCTTTTTGATTTCATCTGTTAGTGGTGATATTGGAACCCCACTACCCCCATCATAATATTCAGTGGTCGTACTACCACCATACTTGTCTTCATATGACACTTGTTTATGTATACCACTATGTGATGTGTCTACTCTTGGGAACTTAGAATAGTTCTTAAATGGGGTAATTCTCGCGTAAGTATATGTTTGGTAAAGTAATATTTCCTCCATAAAGTAAGTTTAGGTATCAAATATACAAAACTATTTTCAGATATACTTATTAATAAATAAATTTTATGGCTAAAGGAAAAAGTGCTAGTAACAATAAGGTCTCTTTTGGTAAGAGAAAAAAAGGTTCGGCAACAAAAACTCGCAACAAACACGATAGAACTGAAAACAACTATCGTGGACAAGGTCGATAGTTCTCTCCCTTGTTAACCCTGGTAATTTATTGATTATCAGGGTTTTTTTGTATTTGGAACCCCACCATATATGTCAACCACCTAATAGTTAACCCCCAAGATGGTGATGTTTTACCATCCTCATAATATTCATCCTTATCGTAATAGAAAATAATTGCAGGTAAAATATACCAATGATGTTTCTTTTTATAAACAAAGAAATCTTTATAATAATTCTTAAACATATTACTTCTTTTTAGGTTTCTTAATATAATCAATGACCATATTGATTGGTCCTAAACTAATCATACCCCAACCAAACATCTTTTCCAATTCAGGGTTACCCGTATTCAACCCGTATTTTTCAATAAGGATACCAGTTATCATCATCATTATATAGATTATTTCTCTAATTTTTATTTGCATAACTTTGTTTTTTATAATATAACCTTTTAATTTGAAATTTCCAAATAATTATAGATATGTCAGTTCACATCAATAACAAAACATTTCCCGCCGAATACCTTTCATCACCAGATGATATTCAAAAAGGTATGATGGGTAGAACAGAACTAAACGGTTGTATGGTATTCAAGATGGGTAAAGGTCACCACTCATTTTGGATGAAGAACTGTTTAATACCATTAGATATTTTATTTGTTCTTAACAACCGTATTAATCGTATACATTCTAACTGTGAGGCTCCTGACCCACATAGGATGACTTTACCTCGTTACACAGGTATTGGTGATCATATTATTGAATTTCCCGCAGGTACCTGTGATGGGTGGAAAGTGGGTGATAAAGTTGCTATGTATTTGGGGACTCCTCAGAATCCTGTATCCCAACTCGGTGTTTAGAAATGTTAGCATATTTTTCCGATAACTCAAATCCTATATAATTTCTTTCTAACCTCTTAGCTGCCAATGCTGTCGTTCCTGAACCAGAAAACGGATCTAATATGATATCTCCTTTATAACTTAAAATCTTTATCGCTTTCATTGGGATGTCCAATGAAAAGGTTGCTTTTGTTAATGACTTAGTATCTGCAAAATACTTCCATTGACCGAATACAAGTTCCATAAATTCGATTTTATCTTGGTCATCGTACATTCTCTTCATTTTCTTTGTACCGTCCTCATTTTCAATCTCTACGTCATTATACGCCCATTCCGGAACACCTTTAACCTTTTTAATATAATCTTTCTTATATGCTAAAATAACCGCCTCTTTAGGATTATAAATGTATGGTGCCGATGGTGACATCCAAGAACCCCATGCTGTTGTTTTATGTCTATGTGGTGACGATTCTTCTAAGTCCACAACACCAAAGAATCCAAATCCAATTTCCTTCATAATTTGCCAATACTCAGACACCATAAAAACACGTCCACCTCTGTCTCTAACATTTACTTCATATGGTATATTAATTGCAATTCTACCATCGTCTTTTAATGTACGATAAACTTCGGTTAACCAAGTTTTTACCCACACAAAGTACTCATCCATCGGTAAATTATCAACGTGAACATCATATTCAATACCAACATTATAGGGTGGTGATGTTACCACTAAATCTATCATATTATTTTCTAATTCTTTAAATAATTCTAAGCAATCTCCGTTGTAAATTTTGTTGGTTTCCATTTGACTTTTTAATTTTCTTTGTTTATAATTAAAATATAAGAAATTAATTTCAATAAACCAAAATATTTATAAAAAACAACAACTATGGGATGTGGATGTAAAGGTAAAAAACAAGAACCACCGGTTCAACCACCGGTAAACATTAGATTAAGTGAAGTTCAAACACCAGAGGTTACTGAACCAGTAACACAAGAAGAGACACCAAACACTAATCAATAATATAGACGATAATTTAAGATATCGTTATTATTGACGATATTTTTTTGATTATGGTATATATCAATAAATATATATTTGAATATGAAAGTAGAAAAAAAATTAACGAGTGTCCATATATTGGAAGACGTTTACAGAAAATTTAAGATAAATGCGATTGATGGTAATATTAACTTACAAAAATTAGTTAATCGTACATTAGACCTTTACGTCAAAGACGAATCATTTAGAAATAAAATAAATAATTACACAGATTTATCTGTGAGTGGATCAAAATATTAATATGGGTAAAAAAAGAATATTATTATTATCGGACGATTTACGAATGACTTCAGGTATTTCAACAATGTCTAAAGAATTCGTAATGGGTACCGTTGATAGGTTTAATTGGATACAATTAGGCGCAGGTATTAATCACCCCGAAACCGGTAAATTTGTTGATTGTAATGATGATGTGAGAAAAAGAACTGGTGTTAAAGATGCCGAATTAAAAATCATACCATATAATGGTTATGGGGATATTAATGTTTTAAGGACAATTCTTAAAGAAGAAAAGATAGACGCCATATTACATTTCACCGACCCTCATTATTGGCAATGGTTGTATGATAATGAACACGAGATTAGACAACAAGTTCCAATTCTTTATTATCATATTTGGGATAATCTTCCTGATCCATCATATAATAAAGATTACTACGAAAGTTGTGATTGGTTAGGATGTATTTCTAAATTAACTTATGGTATTGTTAATCGTGTGGGTAAAATGGACGATGGTATTCGTAAACCATTAGAAGATTGGCAAGTTAGTTATGTTCCACATGGAATTAATCCAAACGTTTTCAAACCATTAGATATTGATTTAACAGAAACCAAGAAACAATTGTTTGGTGATAAAGAATATAGTTTCGTGTTATTTTATAACAGTAGAAACATTAGAAGAAAACAAACATCAGATTTAATTTATTCTTATAGATTATTTTGTGATAAATTGTCAAAAGAAGATTCGGATAAATGTGTCTTGTTATTACATACAACACCAATAGATAATAATGGTACTGATTTATATGCTGTTAAAGATAAATTGTGTCCTGATTACAATGTTGTATTCTCAACTAATAAAATTGAAGCCGAAAAGTTAAATGAATTATATAACATTGCCGATTGTACTGTTAACATTGCAAGTAATGAAGGATTTGGTTTGGGTACTGCGGAAAGTATAATGGCGGGTACACCTATTATTGTTAATATTACTGGTGGATTACAAGACCAATGTGGATTTGATTATACTGCAGATGATTATATTGATATTGAAACATTAAGTAATAAAAAGAAACATAACCATACCCGACACGGTGAATGGGTTTTACCAGTTTGGCCATCAGCAATTAACATAAATGGTTCACCTATTACTCCTTACATATTTGACGATAGAGTTAACGATGAAGAAGTTGCGAGTAAAATAATGGAAATATATACGACAGATAAAGAATTAAGAAAACATAACGGTTTGAAAGGAAGGGAATTTGCAATTAAAAACCTGTCATCAAAAGTAATGTGTGATGCTATGAGTGAAGGTATTGAGACAACAATAAAAAAATTCACACCACGTGAAAGATTTAATTTATATAAAATAGTTTAATGAAACCAACGTTATTATTTAGAGGACCAATTAAAACAAGAAGTGGATATGGTTCACATTCAAGAGATTTATTAGAATCGTTATATCAAATGAATATGTTTGATATTAAAATTGATAGTTGTGTGTGGGGTTCAACACCAATGACCGCATTAGAAAAAGACAATTTATTTCATCAGTGGATTGAAAGTAATATTGTTAATTCTTTTGAGGGTTTGCCCGAAATTTACGTTCAAGTTACAGTACCAAATGAATTTAGAAGATTTGGTAAATTTAACATTGGTATAACTGCCGGTATTGAAACAACCATTGCACCTAAAGATTGGGTTGATGGTTGTAATAGAATGGATTTAATCATTGCAACATCTAATTTTTCTAAAGAAGTTCTTTTATCAACAGTATATGATGAAAAAGAAAAAGATAGTGATAAACTATTAAAACAACATAAAATAGAAAAACCTATTGAGGTTTTATTTGAAGGTGCGGACATATCAATTTATAATGATGTAATTAATAAAGATTTTAAATTAGATATCAAAGAAAATTTTGCTTATCTTTTTGTTGGTCATTGGTTAAAGGGTAACCTTGGTCAAGATAGAAAAGATGTTGGTATGTTAATTAGATGTTTTGTGGAATCATTTAAAGATGAAAAAGATAAACCCGCGTTAGTTCTTAAAACATCTTCCGCTAATTTTTCAGTAAAAGAGAGAGAATCATTTAGGAAAAAAATAAAAGAAATTGTTGGTGATATAAAAAATCCACCTTCTATTTATTTATTATTTGGTGATTTAACTAATAAAGAAATGAACGATTTATATAATCATCCTAAAATTAAATCAATGGTATCAATTACTAAAGGTGAGGGATTCGGTAGACCTCTATTAGAGTTCACTATGACTGGTAAACCTGTAATCGCATCTAACTGGTCAGGTCATAAAGATTTTTTGTCTATCAATAATTCAATCATGGTTGGTGGTAAATTAACTGAAGTTGATGATAGTGCGGTTGATACTTTTATAATTAAAGGTTCTAAATGGTTTACCGCTAATTACAATGAGGTGGTTGAGGTTTTAAAATTAGTTAAAAAAGATTATAATAAATTTTTAACTAAATCTAAAATATTAAAAGAAGAAAATAAAAATAATTTTTCATTAAGTAAAATGATAGAAAAATTTAAAAGTATATTAACACCATTCATTACTATACCACAACAAACTAAACTGATACTACCTAAATTAAATAGAGTTAAATAAATGGCGAAGTCAACAAAAAAGAAAAAAGAGGAAGTTCAAATTGAAAACACTATTATCAAGTACATGCCATGTGAATGGGTTGTTCAATTTGATAATGATGAACCTCAGATTTTTGCAACCGCAGATGAAACGGTAGAAAGACCTGAAGTTGTTATTACAATACCTAACACAAACCAATCAATAATGACTTTTACCGACAGCACCACTGGTAAAACATTTAAGTTTTATGCTAGACCAAAACAATAATATGGGAGTTAGAGAGTTTAGATTTTTTCATGGGATAACAATTCAATCGGAAGGTATTCAGAATATTGTTAGAACACTACGTGCTCAATGGAGACCTGAATTGGTTGATGATTTAAATACCGTTTACTCAATTGATGCTGAGGCTGAATTAACGAGATTAATGTCGGAACAAATTGTGGAAGAAATAGACAACGAAGTAGTAAATATATTAACGGGTAGAATAAACGGAGGACAAAGAGCATAATATGAAAATAAGTTTTGCAATTACAGTTTGTAATGAACTAGAAGAAATAAAAAGATTGGTTTCATTTTTATTTGAACATAAAAGAAAGGAAGATGAGATTGTTATTTTATATGATGAAAAGAATGGTAACCCTGAAATATTGGATTTCTTACTACCATATAATAAATTCCCTCACGTTCAAACGTGGAGAGGGTTTGATTTTGAAGGTAACTTTGCCAATTGGAAAAACAAATTAAATGATTATTGTACGGGTGATTACATCTATCAAATAGATGCCGATGAAATGATTAGTGAATATATGGTTAAAAATATAAATCAAATGTTGGAAATGAATCCTGATGTGGATTTAATATTTGTTCCTCGTATTAACACTGTAGATGGTTTAACCCAAGAACACATAAACAAATGGGGATGGAGAGTTAACGATAAGGGATGGGTTAACTTCCCTGATGCACAAGGACGTATATTTCGTAAAGGTATGAGTTGGTATGGTAAGGTCCACGAAAGAGTAATAGGTGGTCAAAAATTCTCATCTTTACCTTTAGACGAGGAATATTGTATCCAACATCATAAAACAATATCAAGACAAGAAAAACAAAACAATTATTATAGTACATTATGAGTTATCAATATCCAAAACATTTCAAATATCCTGAAGAAAGAATGTTCTTTACCGACCACATTACTATATGGGAAGAAATACTTAGTTCATTAAAAGATAAACCCAACATTACTTTAGAAATTGGTGCATTATATGGTGGATCTTCTGTATACATATTAGAAGAATTTTGTAAAAAAGAAGGTTCACATCACTATATTATGGATATTAATACTAACGAATTTATTGAAAATAATATTAATCCATATAAAGATAAATTAACATATCTATTAGGTGAGTCCTCGGATAGTTTTAAACAATTCAAACATAATGGTAAATCAAAGGAATTTTTAGATTTGATATATGTTGATGGTAATCACATGTCCAATTATGTTTTGGAAGATTCTGTTAATTCATTTTATTGTCTGAAAGAAAATGGTTATATTATATTCGATGACTATGGTGGTGGATGGGAACAAGAAAAATATCTACAGGTTAGGACCGCAGTGGATTCTTTCAACCATTCTTACTACAAATACATTGAAATATTACACGTTGGTTATCAAGTAATTATGAAGAAAATAAAATACATTAATGAAAACGATTTAAAAGAAAATTATTATAAGATATGAAATCATTAAATGAAATATACATAAATTATCAATTTCCAGAAGGTCATGGAGATAAGGGTACTGCTCACACATACATTGACGAATACGAAAAATTATTAAGTGGTCGTAGAGATAGTATATCCATTTTAGAAATTGGTGTTAGATATGGTCATTCAATTAGAATGTGGAATGAATATTTTATAAATTCTAACATTGTTGGTATTGAAGTAAGTGTTGATTCAATTAATACATTGAAAAATGATGTACCATTTAATGAAAATACAAACTTATTACATATAATACATGGTGATGCTACCGATGAGAATATTTTAGAAGAATTAAAAAATTATGAATTTGATATAATAATTGATGATGGTAGTCATTTATTTAATGACCAAGTTAAATCTTTTGGGATTTTAAAGAACAAAATGAAATCAGATGGAATTTATATCATTGAAGATGTGAATGACATCGATTCAAAAAAACAAAATTTTATTAATTTACATCCCAACAGTGAAATAATTGATAATCGACATATAAAAAATAGAAGTGACGATGTTTTAATCTTATATAAATTTTAAAATATGAAAAAATTCTTAGTATTAACTGCAATCACTAACGGAAAAGATAAGTTGATTGATCCTCCAATGGTTTTTGAAAATTGTGATTATATTGCATATGTAGATAAAAAAGAAAACGATGTTAAGGTTTGGGAACAAAGAGACGTGTTAAAATTCTCAACTATAGATAATTATAAAAATAGAAGGGATGCTAAAACTTATAAGATTTTATCGTCGTTAATTTTTTCTCAATATGAATACATTATATGGGAAGATGGTAATCACCAATTAAAAAAAGACCCTCAATTAATTATAGATGAGTATGGTGATGGTGTGGATATATTCTTATTTAAACATCCTGATAGGAAATGTTTATATCAAGAGATGACGGCATGCGCTCAATGGAATTTAGATATTCATGAAAATATTCAAAACCAATTCAGTTTATATAAATCATTAGGTATGCCAGATGGATATGGTCTTTATGAAATGTGTACATTTATTGTTAAAACAACGCACTCAGTTAAAGAACTTCAATTAATGTGGTGGGAACAAATCACTAAATTTAGTTCTAGAGACCAAATTAGTTTTCCATTTTGTTTATGGAGAATGGAAAAAAACATCAAAATAAAAAAATTAAGAGGTTATGCAAATAAATTTACATTACAAGGGGAACAAAAAGACAATGAATATTTTGTGGACCAAGGAAGACATTTAAAGTATTAATATGATAACAGTTCTATATACCTATTTTGGTCAAAGAGAAAGAATACAAGGTATTATTAATCAAGGGTTAAAGACGGTTATAATAGATGATTGTTCAAAAGAACCTTTGGGTCCTGTAGATGGTATTAGAGTGGCAAGAATAACTGATGATATTAAATGGAATCAGCCGGGTGCGAGAAATTTAGGATTTCATATATGTGAGGGATGGATTCTTTGTGCTGATATTGATCATCTTGTCACTAAAGAAAATATGGAACAATTAGTTAATACTAATTTAAGAAAGGGATGTGTATATTATTTAGGTAGGGAAGATACCAATAGTGTAAATATATATCTCATTCATAAAGATGATTTTGAAAAGATAGGTGGGTATGATGAAGATTTTTGTGGTAACTATGGTTATGATGACATTCATTTTTATAATAAATGTATTAAATTACTTGAGGTACACGAACTAAGACATATCAAAGCTAAAGTATATGCCGAAGAAAGTTCAAGTGAAGGTGTAAGAGATAGTAACCACAATTTAGAACTAATAAGAAAGAAAGGTAATGAACCTACTAAACGTTTAAGATTCAATTGGGAATATGTCAATTAAAAAAATATCGTGGGTACCAATGTACTCTGATGTAACATCATTTGCATCAACAAGAATAAGATTATTTTATCCTAATAACTCAATCAATACTTATCATTCAGATAAATATGAAAGTAACATTGGATTTGATATCAATTCAAATATTTTGATTATTCAAAAAAGAATTGATAATCAAACACTTACATATGTTAAAGCATTTGAGGGTTTTAAAGTATTTGATTTTGATGATCCAGTGCATAACAATCCACATTTCAAGGAAATGATGGATTATGTTGATATTGTTACGACTGATACGTTAGGTAGAAAAGAACATTTTAATTCATTAGGTACCGGTAAAGAATGTATTGTTATAGAGGATTGTTTAGATTATGGTATTGTAGATTTATTGGATACCCCTACAGTTTCAAATAAAATATCGTGGTTTGGTAATTATCCTAATGTGCAATCTATTCAATGGATGATTCCACATATTATTGATAAGAAGTTTGAATTAAATTTAATTACCGACACTAAAAATATAAATGTTCAACTACCAATTAGAAAAACCGAATGGGGATTAGATACGTTTGTTAGTGATTTAAGACAATCCAATGTGTGTGCACTATCTCATTTAGGTTCGGATGCCGGTATAAAAAGTAATAATAAGATGATTGCTTCCATTGCTTGTGGAGTTCCATGTATAGTTAATGCATCTAGAAGTTATGAAGAACTTGCTAAAGAATTTAATTTAGATTATTCAATCACAAATGACCCATTATCTTTAAAAAACGCATTGAACATTTTAAACGATATTGAAAATAGAAAAAAATATTTAAGAGACATTCAACCTTTTATATTGAACAGTTTGAGTACCAAGGTTTTAACTAAAAAATTAATTAAATTAATAGAACAATATGCATGATAGTGTTAAAAATCATCTAACAAGATGGTATCAAAAAAATAAAGAATATATTAATTCCGTAAAGTTAGCCGACTTAGGTTCTTTTAATATTAACGGGAGTACTAGAGATATTATCAATAATTTAACAGGATTTGATATTTTAGAAGGTAAGGGTGTTGATGTTGTAATAAATCCAGGTGTAATTCCACCAAACCATATTGGAATATATGGTGCAGTTACATCTATAAGTTCATTTCAATTTTGTCCAGATTCAAATTTATATAAAAAACAAATTATTGATTTACTATATGATGAAGGTTTATTATTTTTAACTATGTGTAATGATAGATGTAAAAATAATCATTCAACATCACCAAGTAACTATAAAGATTTTGTTGATCAAAAAAGATATTCTAAAATGGATTTAGAAAATATTTTTAAAGATGATTTTGAAATATTAGAAATCTATGAAACTGGTGAACACAATAACGAACATAGTGATTTAATAATGAAAGCAAAAAAGAAATGAAAAGAACTGACATTATAAATCATCTAATCAAAAAGAATAACTATAAACGTTACCTTGAGATTGGTGTTAGAAATCCAGATGAGAATTTAAATAAAATTACCGTAGAACATAAAGACGGGGTAGATCCTGCCGGTAATTGTAATTACCCAATACCATCTGATGATTTTTTTAATCAATTAGATATTGATGTGAAATATGATATTATTTTCATAGATGGTTTACATTTAGACTATCAAGTAGAACAAGACATAACAAACTCATTAAAACATTTAAATCAGGGTGGAACTATTGTTATGCACGATTGTAGTCCAATTAAAGAAGAACATCAAGTTGAGGAATATGTTGTTGGAAAAACATGGAATGGTACAACATGGAAAGCATATGTTAAATTTAGAATGACAGATGAAAATTTATCTATGTGTGTTGTTGATACTGATCATGGTGTTGGTATCATTAAAAAAGGTAAACAAACATTATATCCTAAATCGGATGTATTAAATTTTAAATTATTAGATGAAAACAGAAAAGAAATATTAAACCTTATAACACCTGAAAAATTTTTAAATTTATGATACAAGTATTCAAACCACAAATAGACACTGAAAGAATATTAAACGAACTAAGACCAATTCTTAACTCTGGTTGGATTGGGTTAGGTCCTAAAACAAAAGAATTTGAAACCAAGTTATCCGAATATATTGGTTCAAAATATTTTGTTGCGTTAAACAGCGCAACTGCTGGTTTACACTTGGCGGTTAAAGTTTTAAACTTGCCACCTAACTCTAAAATTATTACAACATCAAATACATTTGTTAGTACCAATCATGCAATTTTGTATGAAGGTCATATTCCTGTGTTTTGTGATAATGAAAAGATGACAGGTAACATATCTGCCGATTCAATAGAACAAGCACTCCAAGAGGATAATGAAATAAAAGCAATCATGGTAGTTCACATTGGTGGATATAGTTGTGATATGATTCGTATTAATGAAATTGCAAATCGTTATGGTGTTCCCGTTATCGAGGATTGTGCACATTCCTTTGGTGGGATGTACAATGGTAAGATGATTGGTGATACAGATAATATTTGTGTGTGGAGTTTTCAAGCGGTTAAGAACTTACCAGTTGGTGATGGTGGTGCAATCTCAACAAACAATGAAGAGTTGTATACACGATTAAACAAATTAAGATGGTTGGGTATTAATAAAGATACAGTATCTAGAAGTAATTTGAACACAGAGAAACCAACATACAATTGGGATTATGAAGTAGAGGAAGTTGGTTACAAATATCATTTAACGGATATCGCGTCAACTATGGGTATTATTGGGTTAGAAACAATTAATCAAAATAATTTACGTCGTAGATTAATATCGTCATATTATTTAAATAATGTTAAAGGTGCGATGTTACCTGAATATAATACAGATAGAGTCTCTTCATCACACTTCTTACCTTTATTCTTTGAGGATAGGGATGAGGTGTATGATTTATTAAAAAACAATGGTGTTTACTGTGGTATGCATTATAAAAGAAATGATAAGTACGAACCATTCAAGGACTTTAAAAAGGTTGGTGGTTTAGTAAACGCGGAATGGTATGATAAACATGAATTAACATTACCATTACATTTAGGATTAACTGATGAAGATTTGGAAACAATAATTAATGTTATAAATAACAGATAATGAATGTACTAGTAACAGGTGGTGCAGGGTTTGTTGGTACAAATCTAATTAAAAGATTAATTAGTGAAGGACATAATGTAACCTCAATTGACAATTACAATACAGGATTTGAAAGTAATCACCAAGAAGGTGCGAAATACATTACAGGTGATGTTAGAGAAATTAAACACTACAATGTTTATGGTACTTTTGATATGGTTTATCATCTTGCGGCAATTGCGAGAATACAACCATCATTTAAACAACCGGTAGAATACTTTGAAACTAATGCGAATGGTACGTTAAATGTTGTTAACTATTGCTATAAGAATAATATACCTTTGGTTTACGCTGGTAGTAGTTCACATCATAGTGGTAAATTAAAAAATCCATATACTTTCAGTAAAGATGTGGGAGAAGAAATTGTTACATTATATCAAGAACATTTTGGATTAAATGCATCCATTGCTCGTTTTTATAATGTCTATGGCCCATATCATTTAAAAAGTGGTGGCTATTGTACTTTAATTGGTGCGTGGGAGAAATCAATTGAAAATAACCAACCATTGACAATTTATGGTGATGGTACAAAAAGAAGAGATTTTACACATATAGACGATATTGTTGATGGATTAGTAAAAATATTTGAAAAAAATGCTTGGGGTCATATTTTTGAATTGGGTAGAGGAATAAACTTTTCAATAAAGGACATTGCTTTAATGTTTAATCGTGAGTTTATCTTCTGCAAAGATAAACCAGGGGAGGCTCAAGTAACTTTATGTGAAAATTATTTAGCAAAATTAATATTGGGATGGCAACCAACTAAAAATATAAGTGATTATATTAAAAACTATTTAAATAAATAAAATATGAAGATAGAATTCGTAATACCAACATACAATAGACCACATCAATTAATGAGTGTAATATGTTCTATATTTTCCCAAACATCATCCAATTGGAAAATACATGTTGTTGCAGACGCATTTTACGATGGATATCAAAAAGTAAAAGATTATTTTGAAAATGATGAAAGAATTAAATTTACAGAATTAAATGGTCCACATATGGATTGGGGACATACCGCTAGAAATTATGGATTACAAAATACAACTGAAGAATGGGTAGTGATGACAGGTGATGATAATTATTATGTACCAATTTTTGTTCAAGATTTTTTAAACGAAGTTGATGACAATACTCATTTTGTTTATTGTAATATGGTACATAATTGGACACAACAACAATATTTAGTTATTAATTCAAGACCAATAGCAGGTGCAATAGATATTGGTAATTTTATGACAAGAACTCAACTTTCAAATAAATTAAAAATAAACATTACTAAAGGGGATGCTGATGGTCTATTTGTTGAAGAATACTTATTAAAATACCCTCATGGAACTATAAAAAAAATAAATAAAGTTCTTTATGTACATAATTAAAATAATATGAAAATACTAATTACCGGTGTTGCCGGTTTACTCGGATCGAGGTTATCTGATTGGATAATTGAAAATAAACCAGAAGTTCAAATTGTTGGTATTGATGATTTAAGTGGTGGATACATTGAAAATGTTAATCCAAAAGTCGAATTGTGGCAAATGAATTTGGTTAATGGTAACATTTCAGAATGTTTTGAAAGACATCAATTTGATTACGTTTATCATATGGCAGCTTACGCAGCCGAAGGATTGTCACCGTTCATTAGAAGTTACAATTACCAAAACAATTTAGTTGCCACATCACGTATCATAAATGAATGTATTAAACATGATGTTAAAAGATTAGTCTTCACGTCGACACTTGCAATTTACGGTCATGGTAATGGTAATATATTTGATGAGGCCCAAGTACCAAAGCCAATTGACCCATATGGAGTTGCAAAATATGGTTGTGAAATGGATATACAGATTGCTGGTGAACAGCATGGACTTGATTGGTGTATCATTAGACCTCACAATGTATATGGTCGTAATCAGAATATATGGGACAAATATAGAAATGTATTGGGTATTTGGATGTATCAACATTTAAACGGTGAACCAATGACAATTTTTGGTGATGGTTTGCAAACAAGAGCATTTAGTTATATTGACGATATTGTTGAACCATTATGGAATTCCTCTGTTAGACCTGAAGCGTCTAAGGAGATTATTAATTTAGGTGGTATTCAAAGTTATAACATTAGAGAAGCAAATACCGTACTGAGAAATGTAATTGGGGCTGGTGAAGTTGTTTTAAAAGAAGGAAGACACGAAGTTAAACATTCAATTCCCACATATCAAAAATCAATTGATATATTGGGGTTTGAACATAAAACAACATTACATGATGGTTTATCTCAAATGTGGGAATGGGTTCAAAAACAACCGAATCGTAAAAGATTTGTTTGGGATAACTATGAGGTGGATAAGGGAATTTATAGTTTTTGGAAAAAATAATGAAGAAAGTATACACTGGCGGAACATTTGATTTATTCCATAGAGGACATGTGAATTTTTTGAAACAATGTAAAGAAATTGGTGATTATATCGTTGTGTCATTAAATACTGACGATTTCATCTATAGATATAAAGGAAAATACCCAATAATGAATTACGAAGAAAGACGTGATGTTTTATTAGGTTGTCGATACGTTGATGAGGTTATACCAAATACTGATGGTGAAGATTCTAAACCGGCAATATTGACTATTAAACCAAAATTCGTTATAATAGGTAGTGATTGGGCAAAGAAAGATTACTATGGACAAATGAATTTTACCCAACAATGGTTAGATGATAATGGAATCATTTTAGTTTATTTACCATACACTGAAAACATATCCACAACATTAATTAAAGAAAAATTGAAATGAAAAAATTATTTAGTTTAGGTGAATTATATGTATCTGACTTCATTAAACAAGATGAAGATGCGAGAGCGGGTAAACATGATTTATCATTAGTAATCGATGAAAGATATGGTGCGGCGAGATTAGAAAAATGTACACCGATTCATTCTATGTTTGGTAAATATTGGTATCGTAGTGGTGTTAATACGACTATGAAGAAAGAATTATCTGATATTGTTGATAGTATAGTTAAAGTACAGAAACTTGAAAAAGATGACCTGTGGTTAGATATAGCATGTAATGATGGTACATTATTAAGTTATGTACCTAAACACATATCTAAATTAGGTATTGATCCAGCCGACGAGACGTTTGCAATAGAATCTAGAAGAGTTTCAGATGAAATTATTCAAGATTACTTCACGTTAGAAACATTCAATCGTTCTAAATTTTCATCAAAGAAAGCTAAAGTTATAACTTGTATTGCGATGTTTTATGATTTAGATGAACCGATTGATTTCTTAAAAGATATTATTGAAGTATTAGATGATGATGGAATATTTGTACTTCAAATGAGTTATACACCACTGATGATTAAACAATTGGCATTTGATAATATATGTCATGAACACGTATATTATTGGTCATTAACATCTTTACAAAAATTAATGGTTGATGCTGGATTAAAAATTGTTGATTGTCAACTAAATGATTTGAACGGTGGTAGTTTTAGAGTATACATTAAAAAAGAAAATTCCGACATAACTAAATTTGCAACAAGACCATATAGAGATGTTTGCGATGTTAGAATTGAATCTGTACTTAAATGGGAAGAGACTCAATATTTAGATTCATTAGATACGTGGTTAGATTTTTTTCAAGGTATTGAAGATTTAAAAAAACAAACTGTGGATTTTATTAAAGAAGAAAAATTAAAAGGTAAAAGGATTTGTGGTTATGGTGCATCAACTAAAGGAAACACATTATTACAATACTTTGGTTTAGATAATACATTAATTGATGCTATCGCCGAACGTAGTCCATACAAATATGGTTATAAAACAATTGGAACAAACATACCAGTGATATCCGAAGATGATGTTAGGTCGATGAATCCTGACTATCTATTAATATTACCTTGGCATTTTATATCCGAGTTTACAAAAAGAGAAGAAGAATACTTAAATAAAGGTGGAAAATTAATTGTACCTTGTCCTAAATTTGAAATAATTAAAAAATAAAAAATGAATATTAGTTTTGTATTAGCAGTTTATAATAAATTAGAATTAACAAAAGAATGTTATAAACATCTACGTAAGATTTATCCTAAATCACCATTAGTAATTAGTAGTGGTGGTTCAAGTGATGGTACTAAAGAATGGTTAGAATCTTTAAAAGATGAAAACTTATCTTTCTTTCATGATGATGACAGATTAACATTTTCTGAAACATATAACGCTGGTATTGATTTAGTTGATACAGAAAAATTAGTTCTAATTCATAATGATATGGTTATCGGTAAACATTTTTTAGAGAACTTAGATAAATTAATTGATGAGAATCCTAATACATTGTTATCATATACAACAATTGAACCTCCAATATTTGCTGGTCATCAAAGACCTGGTAAAGTAATATTAGATATGGGTACTGGTTTTGATAATTTTAATAAAAAAATGTTTGATAAGTACGTTAAACAAAACAAAGATAAATGTGAACTTTACGATGGTGCTGTTTTCTTTATGAGTGGTCGTAAAGATATGTTTGTTGATTTGGGTGGGTTTGATGGATTTAGTTTTGTTCCATGTTTTTGTGAGGATGACGATTTTTTAATTAGAGCAAAATTAAAAGGGTATAAACTAAAAACAACAGAATGTGCAATCACATATCACTTTGTTTCACAAACATCAAGATTCAGTGATGAAATGAAAGATAAGAGACAAAATATTGAGATATTTTCAAACAGAAATTTCGTAAGAAAATGGGGTACTGTAATTTCAACATTTAATCAAGTGAAATACCAACAGAAAGAAGATTTTACATATAAGAATTTAAATATGGGTTTAACAATAAATGATGATAGTAATTTAATTTTGTTAGAACCATTTTTTAATAAAATTAATTTAGGTATAATTCCTCAAGATTATATTGATGCTGAACAACCAACGACTCGATATAGTTTAAAAACTAAATTTGAAAATTATGATGATGTTGATGTTATGGTAAAATTAACATCTGTTTTAACACAAGAAGATTTTAACAATATAACAGTATTGAAGATGATTATTCAGGAATACGAACCTGGTATGTATTCTATTGGTAATTTATCTGTGGAAATTAAATAACTTAATCGTTATTTCCGAAGGCATATATTCCTAAATGTTTTATATCCATACTTAAAATTGTATCAATATAAACATTAAATTCATTTAATCTTAATTTGGTTAATAACATAAAATCTTCACCATACCAATCTTGAGTGTCTCCTTTGTATGTGAATTCAAAATATGGTTTTTGTAATGAATTGAAGATTTCAGTTTTCATTAACATACATCCCATTCCAACACCTTCAACTTTTATTAAATCATCTTTAGGTTCTAATGGTAACCAACTATCCCAATTTCTTAAATCGGTATATGCGACAGTTTTTAAAGGTTTAGACCTTTTCATGTAATTACATGCAACAATATCTTTATTGTGTGCTAATAGTCTTAATGCGGTTGTGGATGGGAACATCATATCACTATCTAACCACAAAACATAATCACATTTAATGTCTTTAGCATTTTCTATTAACTTTTCTCTTTGATTTAAAAGAATAGTACTGGAATCAAAAAACAAATATGTGTCGATACCAGCTTCAGATGTTGTTTTAATTAATTGTGCTAAACAATAAGCAAATTGTGAATGAACAGTATCTCTAGTTGGTACTAAAATCGCAAGTTTAGTTGATTTACTATCCCATAGTGAACTATTTTGTATTGATTTACTCATGTGCCGGGTATGTTATCGGTAATTTTATCTTTTTGTGTTGTGAAATTTTGTGCTAATGAAATTAATTCCTCAACTCTTTTTGTTAACAATTGATAATCACTCACAGGTAAATTACTAATTGTTGTAAATGTTAATCTTGAATAAACATTAGTAAGGAGGATATCAACGGATGCAATCCTTGCCCATTTTTCAATAAAACATATCCTTGATATGTTTTCATCATTTTCCAATAAACCTTTTATAATTTTATCGTCATAAGATGTAAGTATCTCATTAAGTATGGTATGTTCTTCTTTGAAAGATGGGATAAATGATAGGAAACGGGTCAATTTAAGACGTTTAATGAACTTGATGAGTCTTTCTCTATCAAAGTTAATTCCATTCCATTTAACGTATTGTAATTCGTATTTTGAGGGGTAGTTTTTATAACGTAAATCCATACATTATAATATAAGAAAAAAAGGTGAAAATGTAAAATTAATATGTGCCCGATCCTGATAAACCACCGAAATCTGAACTTTCTTGTGATGCTGAACCTGAAGGTATACTTGCAACTGCTGAATATGATCTATTACGTCCAACACCTAAAGTTGAGTTTAACCCCACTTGTACTTGACCCGGAGTAGCTGCCAGTCCTAAAACTACACTAATTCTTCCCATACTTACTTCGGTTCCCGTTGCTGGTACTGTACCCATGATATATTTCTTTTAACTAAGTTCTTTGTTATAAATACTCACCACATTTTTTTAGGACGCGGTGAGTATTGTTTAATGTAATTATTTTATTTTTGCTTCTAAAGCTTCAACACGATTTAATAATTCTTTGTTTGTTTGAATTAACAATGCAACTAATTTTTCGTATTTAACCGCCATATAACCGTTCTCTCTTGTTGTTACGATTTCAGGTAAAACTGCACCAATTTCTTGTGCAACCACCCCTATATCATGACCTTCATTCTCATGTATACCTGGCATTTCCTTCCAATCGAAGTAATAACCATTTATTTGTTTTAAGATATCTAAAGAATTTTCAATTGGTGTGATGTTTTCTTTTAGTCTTTCGTCAGAACCGTAGTACGCAATAACATCATTTGTTGCTCTAATTAAACCTGCGGTTGTTGGTGGAGTACCAGCACCAACAAGTAATGCGTTAAATTGAACGTTTGATGATGTTGCAACCGCTTGACCGATTGATATTGTAACCGCTCCCGTTCCTGCACTTACACCAACACCTGTACCTGCAACTGCCGAAGTTACACCCGCATTTGTTAATGTTACAGTACCACCTAATGATACCGCACCACCACCACTCATACCTGTTCCTGCTGAAACCGTTACTGATGAGTTAGTTAACTTACCATTTGCAACGGATGTATCAACTAATTGTGAACCATTTATTGTTTTGTTTGTAAGTGTTTGTGTACCACTAATAGTTGCAATTTCAAGTTCAGATCCTAAAGGACCTGCTATCCACTTATCAGTTGTTGTATTCCATAATAACGAACCTGATACTAATGATGCTGCGGTTGCGTCTCTAACAACCAAACCCGCATTTGCCGCTCCTGAACCATTTAATGATATAATATTATCTCCAATTTCAACGGTTGTTGAGTTGACTGTTGTAGATGTACCAGAAACGACCAAATTACCGCCAATAGTTACAGTTGTACCATCATCAGTTATTGATGAGTCACCCACAGTTGATGCAGAAGTAAATTTAACTACTTTATTGTTAGTACCTGATGTTGTGATTGAAGTTCCTGAAGAACCATTAGTTCCATTAGAACCTGAAGAACCATTTGTACCATTGGAACCAGAAGTACCATTTGTACCATTGGAACCTGATGAACCTGAACTACCATTCGTTCCATTAGAACCTGATGAACCGTTCGTACCATTACTACCACTTGTTCCTGAAGAACCATTTGTTCCGTTACTTCCTGAAGAACCGTTTGTACCTGAAGTACCGTCAGTTCCATTAGAACCGCTAGTACCTGATGAACCGTTAGTTCCGTTAGAACCTGATGTTCCTGAAGAAGCTGCTGTATATGATGTTCCGTTAATGAATAATGAACCAGTCACAACCATACTACCACTAACCGACATACTACCTGTGATAGATTGACTACCTGTAATATTTTGACTACCTACTAATGTACTTTGACTTGATCCTGCTGAACCTGTTGGAGGAACTGGAAGACCCACTGAAGCCAAACTCGCTGAAGTTTGTACAACTTGAGCACCTACTTGTATTGTACCATCAGAGTTTGTACTGATAGCTTTAATTCCACCAATAAAGATAGATCCTGTTGATACGTAGATGTCCTTCCACCAATGTGTTGCGTCACCTAAATCGTAAGCATTATTAACAGAAGGAATTATTGATCCACTAATTGTCTGATTTGCGGTGAATAGGTTACTACCTGTGGTTGCAAAACGAGCGGAACCTGTTGTGTTTAGGGCCGAAGCGTTTGATGTGGTACCACTTATGGTGGCATTTATTGTTCCGTCTACCTGAAGATCTCCAAAAAAACGAGCTGCGCCCGATACATTAAGTGATCCCGAGATGTTTGCGTCAAATATTTTCATAGGTTATATTGTTATACCCTAATAAATACTTTATAAATCACATTTGTGAAATAAATCTATAAATTTTTATATTAATTTATCAATTTCTTTTATGACATCTTGACCTGTGATTGATTTGGAACATTCAAATTGTTGTTTTGTACCTTTATTTACAGGGCACCAGTTCCAATCTCCAGGGTTAAAATCGTAAACATTCCAACATCCATGACAAACATCTTTATTAATAATTCTTGAAACTCCGATTGTTGGTTCACTATATTCCTCACTAAAACCTGAAATGATGACACAAGGAATACCCACAGACCACGCCAACCAACTTAATCCACTACCAATACCTATAAAAAGTTCCGACTCTTCTAAAACTTGAATTACCTTCTCGATTGGTCCTGATTTTTGTTGTACGACCCCTTGTGGGTTCTTATTACCCATATATCCATCCTCTTCTCTAGATAATAATCTTACCTCATAACCTTTCCTTTTAAGATGATTAACCACTTGTTGCCATCCTGTTGCGTTGTTCCAATACTTACATTGTGATGTTGAATGGACAGCAATACACACTCTTTTCTTTTTCTTATTACTAAAAGTTGGTAATTTAGGTCTAATCTCTTTATATTCTAAACCCAATATATCCGTTGCCATTTTACCCAATGGTTCTACTTTAGGATTGGACGGATGATTATCATATCTAATTGTTCTTTTATCATCATAAAATAAACCTAATCTATATAGACCATAAATGTTATTCACCCCAACACCAGGTTCCACAAATTCAATTTCAGGATATTGCCCTTTAAATAAATCATTTTTAAATGTTGAACATATAATATGACACTTATTTTTAATTCTAAACTCTTCTACATATGGTATCCACGCTAAACTATCCCCCAAAGATTTAGATTCGAAACATATCATAATTCTTTGACCTTCAGGATTAAATTTCTCCTCTCTATAAAAATTATTATCAATACCTTTAATCTTAACAATCCAATTAACATAATATTTTTTAGATGCTCTTGTCCAATGATTACTCTTGATGTTGGTTTCATAGACAATGTCACCCGTATCCCCATCAATAAATTGAACATTGTACTGGTGTTCATTATCCTCATTAATTTCAACAAATGGACCATCTACGAAATGTACATTTGTTCTTCTATTTGATGCGACCTTTCTTTCAAAATATAACATTTGTAAGTTGTCGTTACCTCCACAAAATAAAGTAAAATGACCAAATCCTAATCCTGCCATTCTTTTGATAAGGTTTTCTCTTAGTTCAACATTATACCCTAATAAATTATGGTGATATTCCATTGCTATGTTTCTAACCTTTAATAGATTTTCATCCGATATACCTAAAAATGCGTGATGTTCAGCACCTTCAATATCCATCTTTAAAAAATCTATTTTATTTACAACACCTGTTTCAAACAAATGATTTAATGTATATGTTTTAACAGCATAAGTGTTAGTTACTTCATTTGTTTCCAATAATGTAGATCCACCTAAATGTCCAGTTTCGGATAAAACCAATTCACCCATCTCATCCGCAATTGCACCATTATATAATATTGAACGTGGGTCGGCATTTTTTGAAAGTAATTGGAAATACCTTCTATCTGGTTCAAATGAAATTACTTTAGACGCACCTTGACTATAAGCCCATCTATTAAAGATACCTAAGTTTCCTCCTAAATCAACTACCACATCTCCATCAAATATTCGTTTGTCTTGATTGGGGAATTTATAATAATCTTTTAAATTAAAAATTTCATGATAAATTGCTCTCGGCCAACCAAACTTATCCGCAACTTCAAGAGTCCCTCCTTGGTAATCTTTAATGTCCCCTAAATTTTCTAATACGTCTACATCTGTGTAGAATTTTCCTGATTTATAAAAATCATCTTCTCTAATTGTTTTCTTTTCCATTAATATTTCTGATGCTGTTTTTGCTATTTTATCCCAATTGAAATCTATATGAATTTCCTTTGATTCTTCTATTGCGAATGATTTAAACTTTTTATAATCATTCATTACATTTAACATTTGTTCTCCCAAATCTTTCCAATCTGGTTCACAATATTCACCAGGGAAATCTTTATGTTCCACATTTGCAGGTCTTAAACCATCTATCTTAACGGGAACACCATTACCTTCCGCAAATTCTAATTGACCTCCCCAATTAGAGTAAATTGATGGTGTTCCACAAGCCATAGCCTCAATCAACGGTAAGTTCCATCCCTCACTACGAGCACAAGTAACGAACACGTCACCTTCTTGTAGATACTTCACATAATCCTCTCTTGGGGTGAACTTAATAAAGTTAATATTCTCATCATTAATATTATGATACTTAACCCTTTCATCTGTGGTCTTCATTCCGTCGTATGCGTATGGGTTTTCAACTGACGCAATCAACTCCACATCGGTTCTACCTTTAAAAACCTCACCAAATGTCCTTAAAACCTCTGTAGTTCCTTTTCTATAATCCCATCTACCAAAGTGTAAGAATCTAAATTTATCTTTCTTTGGTGTCTTATTTAACGGTTTAAATGTCTCCACATCAACTCCTTCAGGTACAATTGATATTTTTGATGATGGATATCCTTGTTCAACCAAACAATCAAACTGCCATTGGGTCGGTACCCATACCTCATCAAAATACATTAATCTTTTAAAGAAATCTTGTGGGTAACGTGTTGATTCCCAAACGTTATATGCTATCTTATATCCATCGTAATTCTCGTGAAAATAATAGTTGTTCATATCCACCAATACAATATGAACGTCAGGTTTATAATCATTCTTATAACCATACATAGGTAAATGAGATCTACTACCATCACCATTGATTAGGGTTTGTAGAATTAACATATCCTTCATCTCATCGGTGATATATGGTTCATCATCATGAGGTGTATCGTTCATTCCCTTCCAACCCCCACCTATGGTAGAGTTTCTAACCTTAACTGTGTGGTATTTGTTCAGAGCACAAAAAAAGGACTTTGCGTGATTAGCATATCCTGTTACTCCGATAAAACATGTATGTGCAAGTATTTTCATTAATGATAATATAATGAAAATAAATGAAAAATCAAATCAAATTTTCTATATTTTTTGGTAAATTATTTATGTACTGTGGGAAATTTTTTGATATAAAATCATGTAAATTATGAGCATATGTTTTATTATGGTTTGGACCTGGATGATGATTATCCACACCTAAATCTAAATATTTCCCGTAATCTCCATCAAACCTATTGGGGTCATCATATTCAAGTGATTTTAATTCTCCACCATTCCAAATCCAATTACATTTTTTTGATTCTAAAAAATATTTTATTAATAAATGATTTTTATACCAATTTATTATGTCCTCATTATTATTTTGTAAATAAGTTAAATATTCTTGTGTTTTAATACCGTCATCCGTCTCCTTTAAATAACCCCAAGAAGTTGTTGGAATAAATGGTTCAATTCCACCATCTTCGGTATAAATTTCTCTTCTATGTGGGAATGTATACATTATTAAAACCAAATCTGGTTTAATCAAATCATAATAACTCATTAAACATCTACATATAAAATCATTACTTCTTCCACCTGTTCCGAAATTAAAATTTACCGCATTTTCCATATGACTACAAAATTGTGCAGGCCAAGTTTCATTATCATTTACACCAACTCCTTCCGTAATTGAACAACCCAAAGACATTACTTTAAATCCTTCTTTTTTTATACTATCCCCCCTAAATCCTAATTCATTATAGGTGTAGGTACATAAACCTGTATTATCTGATCCCGATGTTTTAAATATTTTGTTTTTTCGTTCATCTAATTTAAACTTAAATGATGAGATTTCAAAAGTCTCAGGTTTCCAATATTCTAATGGACTCATATTAAGGTATTTGTTTTTTTAATCATTTCAAATCCAACATTACCCGCTATAACTATTCTATCTTTGGTAGATTTTCTAGCAGAGGCAGGTACGTGTGGAACTCTTCCTTCCATTATTATTATATCATTTTCTTTTGGAAGAATATTATAAATAATTCCATCTTTACCCTCTATGTATAACACACCATCGTTACCTTCTAAATTATCAGGCATCTGAACATAGTGAACATATGTGTAATCAGGTCTAAAAACTTTACTCATATGATTTAAATCAGTATGATTGTGCATTACTATTTCGTTTTCCTTAGAAATATCTTTTTGCTTTGGATTTTTAGCTCTCACAACATTTATCCACGCCTCTGTATTTATTTTATTGTATGGTAATTTTATATTTTCATTAAACAATTCAATACACACATTTATTCCTTCTTTAACTATTTCATGTATTTTTGCAGTTGATTCAAAATTACCATTAAAATCTATATTTTCTTTCCATTCACTAAAGAATCCAAAAGCATCCGTCGGCTTTAAATCTTCCATATCTTTAATAATAATAAGGCATTCTTCTAATACACTATCTTTCATATGTGATATATCAAATTTAGTTTTCCATATGTATGTCTCATCATCAAAGTATATTTTTTCCATATTATATTAATTTATTTGTTTCTATTTTTACATGTTCGTTTTGTAAAAACCACAATAAAGAATATCGTTCTCCATCTAAAATTGGTGTTATTTCGTGGTCTATTCTTACATCAAATAAATATGTATTTCCAATAACTTTATCTAATATAATTTCATTTGGGTTGTATAATTTAAAATCACCACCTTCAAAATCATCGTTCAATAAAACTCCCACGGCGTATAATCTTCTATCTCTAACATCGTTATGTTTTCCAAACCAATCACCTTTTGTAAATTTATGAAAATGTATCGTTTTTTTTATTGTTCTAATCCTAATTGTTGTTTCTCTTTCAACAAAATCCTTTAACTTATCAAATAACCATTTAGTATCTAATGAATAATTAATTGGTTGTGAGTGGTATTTTCTATCGTTATAATCCCAATCGGTAATATTATTACTTCCATAAAAAATAATGGACTGACACTCCTCTTTACTAAATAGTTTATTTTGTTTTATCATATAATATGTTTTATATTTTTAATAGTATCAGATTGAACTATAAAAAACATAAGTGTAATTCTTTCTCCCAATTCAATTAAATCAACTGAATGTGGTGTATTTGAATCAAATATATATACATTACCTAAATTAAAATCAATATTAACTACATCATTATTAATATACATTTTTAAATCTCCACCAATTAAATCTTCCGATTTATGAATCATCACACCAATAGTATACAATCTCCTATCCCCATTGTAAATATGATCATCATGTTTTATAAAATAATCACCTTTGATATATTTTCTATAACCCGCATTTAAGTTTTTATTATGATTTATTTTATACAAAACCTCATCCAAAGAATTAACCCAATTTATAACTCTATTTTTAATCCAACTATTATTATCGTCCCAATTTATTTTAAACGATTTCATAATACCTCCTTTGTTGGTTAATTGTCCACCCAATCGTACGCTTATAATAGTATCATCCCATTTTTCAATATTTTTCAAAATGGACTGACACTCCTCTTTACTAAATAATATTTTTTCTTTTAAAATCATACGTTAAAGTATATGTGTCTTTTCTATATTTTTTATCATATGGGGTTTCATCTAATTCAATATCTAATTCTTTTGATATCCATTTACATAATGTAGTAGATCCACATCTTGTACGTGATAAAATCAGGACTATCACTATGTTAAAGTTTTTTTATTTTTTTGCGATGGTAAAATCCATATCGCTAATACTTCTCTATTGCCAGATATTATGGGAGTAACCTTATGTAATAAATTGGCATCAAATTCAATTATTTCGCCCAATTTTAGAGGGATATGGATATTATCCAGATAAAATTCACCACCATTAAAATTATCATTTAATAATATTATATATGTTCTTATTGAGGCACCGGTATCAATATGCTCTTTTGCTTCCTCACCTATTTTATAATTAATATAATGCATATTAACAATATATTCCGTTGTTTCATTTATGTTAATATATTTTTTAACAATATCGACTAATTCTTTATTACGTGTATCACAAAAAAACGTTTCACTTTTAACTAATTCAGTACTATAAGTATTTTTATCCCTTCTTTTATTGTATGGATTTGTTTCTACATTATGACCATTTTCTTCACCATTTTTATAAACTTGTTTTATTAAATTTATGTCATTTATGTCAATTTTTATTATGTTATGTTTCATATTTAATTATATTAAAGTTTTATTAGTGTTATCAATAAACTCATATAAATTATGGAATAGATTTTGATTTTTCCATATTTTATTAAATTCTTTTTTAAATAATTCATGTTCTGGATGTTCGGCATCCCATACTTGTTTTAATTTAAATTCACCTTCGGAAAATGTTCCCCAATTTGTTATCTTTCCAAAAAACACATCTACTTTTTTTCTAAATATAGAATACATTAAATTATAAAATGTTTCCATTTCCATATAATTACTATCTTGAACAACAAACGATGTTTTAACACGTATTGGTAATGTATTGATAAATTTAAGATTATTCATTAAATTTTCCCAATTGCCACCTATTCTTGTTTTATTTTCGTAAGTATCTTTAGTGCCAGCGTCTATACTGATTTCACAAGTGTTTACATAATTATGAATATTTGGCATACTATCCCACATTTTTTTATCCCACATACTTGCATTTGTATGTAAATGAATTGATATTAATTTTGGATATTTTTTAGGATTAAAATTTCTTAAATAATTTCTAAACCCCACCGATACAAATGGGTCACCTGAACCAGTTATGTATAGTGTTTTTACATTTGCAGAATAATAATTATCTATATCTTCAATTGTTTTTTCAACACGTTGTATACCTTCTCCATTTTCAACAATTAAATCAATTCTACATGAAGGGCATTTATAATTGCATGTCCTGTCAAAATTCATTATAAGATAATCCGGTGTATTATTTTTTATAATAGGATTATAAAAACTTGGGTTTAATTTTGTTTTTAAAGTAACGGGTCCAGATGTTACCCCGTAATTTACCAATTTACTTAAATATGGGCAAAGTTCTTTATTACAATATTTAAATGAACCATCTAAAATAGAATTTCTAATATCAATAACAGGTTCACTATTATATACATCTTTTAAAGGAATCTCATTAAGTTCTATTTTATTTGGTAACCAAGATGGACAACATACAAAGCAAACATTATTATGTATTTCTAATGAATTAAATGGAACACTACAAACATAATTTTTTAAATCTATATTTTTAAATGTATTCATTTAAATTAATGTTTTTTGTTTTTTTTGTATTTTTTTATAAAAAGAAATTAAACTAAATCTTTCTCCATTAGTTACATTAAGAACTCTATGTTCTATTTCTTTATTTATAATTAAGCTATGGTTTATAATTGGTTTTACTTTTATTTCTTCATTTTTAAAAATATACTGAAATTCTCCACCCTCAAAATTTTCATTAATGTAGGTGATGATACTTAAATCCGCAACATCAATATGATAATTGTCATCAATATTTGTTTTATTGGTTACCTTGTTAATCCATAAATCATATAATTGATACCCATCTGGTAAATATTTTGAGCATCTTTTTTGATATTCTAACAACTCTTCTTTTATATTTAAGTTTTTTCTAACGTAGTTATTACGATTGTGTGGTAATTGTGTCTCAACAAAATTTGAACATATTGAATTTAAAAAAAATAACTCTTTGTCTGATAATAAATTTTTACATATATTCATTTAAATTAAAGTTTTATGGTTTTTAATGTCCATATTACCAATTCTATATTTGTTAGAAATATTTAAATATTCATCATAATATTCTTTATTATATACAATTCCCAATTCATCAAATATCGGTTGAAAATCACCATAATATAAATCTTCATAATAAAATAGAGGTACATTATATGTATTAGATGTGGTTTTTATTTTTTGTATGTGATTATTTGTAATCTCACTATAATGTTCAATTTCACTTTCAGTTATATTGTGTATGTTATATTTTCTTTTTGTGGTGTTTAAATATGACATTTCTTTATTCACTAAAATATGACTTTCTATTTGGGATTTAAGGTCTTTTCTTATTAAAAAAATAACAGTATCAAAATCAGAAATTAATGTTTCTAATGAACATGGTAGATGGGTTAATGTAGATTTTATAAATAAATTATCGTTTTTAATTAATTCATTGTACTCCGTATTTTCGGTATGTATATTTTTCTTTGCCCATGGAAACCATGGTTCATTATAACAAACATAATTAGGTTTTAATTTTGCAAAATACTTCAATAAGGAAGTTGATCCTGTTCTAGCGATATATATTAATGCGATTTTCATTATATAAATCGGTGGGCCCATTTTTCTAAATATCCTTCTCCATAATTATGACAAATTTCTTCACCAATTTCAATATCTTGAGTGGCTATAAATTCTACTATTTTACCTATATTTTGCCAAGTTATGTTTGGTGTATCACTATGATTATATATTGCACCATACCCCACTGGCATTATTGCGTCGTGGTTCTGATGATTTTTTGTGTTTAATACAAAACAATAATCTTTTAACGGTGTAGTTTTATAATTATCAATTATTCCGTAACATTGTTCTACAATTTCATCTTTTAATATTTTTTCTTTACAAAAGACACCCCAACCTTTTTTAGTATCAATAAATTTTATATAAATTTTATTTGATGTATGGATTTCTGTTATCATACAATTTAATATAAAGTTTTATTAGTTTTTCTTGATGGAAAATATTCTAAATCAACTGATTCCCATTTTTTTAATGGACAATCGTTGAAAACGTCTGAAAATATTTTTTTCTTGATTGGGCACCCGCATTCACCACATACTGTTAATAAATCAATCCCTTTAACTTTTACGTCACGGGATGGGCACACTTCACATATTGATGAACGTTTTACCGCCATCTCTTTTTGTTTATCCGAACCAAAATACGAATCAAACCAAGCCTTAGTGATTTTTTTGAAATCAAAATCCATATAACTTATTTTATTTCTTTATTAAGAATTTGCGGTAATAATTAGTGAACCAATTTGACCCATTACATTATTAATTGTTTGTTTTTCTGTTATTGTCATTTTATATTATTTTATTTTATTATTTTTGGTTACATGCGAGACATTGAATCGTTTTTAGACATTGTCTATCGTTCCATGATAGTGGACAACACTGCTGGTTTTTTCCACATATACCACCGAACTCACAATTATTTAAACTTTCATATGTACAATCCACTCCATTATGTTCAATTGAAACATATGATTTATCTGAGTCCACATCTGATTTTGTTAAGAATATATGAGCGTTTTCTACGGTTATTTCATACCCACCAAAAAATTCAGAAACCATTTCAATATTTGATACTTCTTTTATTATAAATAAAGGTGTTTCAAAATTTAATGTATCTAATAATAATATATTGTCACCAATAACCATTGAATCATCGTTATCCCCACCATTTAGTTTTAAAAATCTTACTTCATTATTTCTAATTGAAAGGTAATTTGAATGTCGGTTATCAAACCAATCACTACCATCGGTAAATGTTATTTTAACAATTTTAGAATATGTATTCACTCGTCTTATGTTAGTAATAGCATTTGTTGAGTATGTTGTACCACTCTCTAATTCGGATTGTGATATTCTATAATTTGCAACTGCGCTCATATCTACAACATCAAATGGATTAGGAATATCGATTGTTTTTAATACATCCCCTACCACCAATTCGGTTGCAACCTTGTATGTACCATCACTCATCAATACCAAGTCTGTATCTGATAATTTTGGTAGTAATAATTGATAATTACCTGCAATATATTTTTCACGACCATTTGTTAATTCAAATGTAGTAGGATTAAATGATGAGTTTATTGTAATCTTATCATCGCATGCTCTTGTATAACCACCTAATGATATAGATTCTAAATTTGGTGGGAATAATAAATTTAATCCTCTAAAAACTTTTATATGGTCTTGTATTAATTCAGATTGATTTAAATGAAACTCCATTAAAAAATAATCAGAAGTAACTACATTTGAAATAAGACTATCTAATTCTTCTTGTGTAGATACTTTATAAAATTTAGGATAAACTTCTTTATCATAATCAGGTAATCTTGCTTTTAAAATAAAATTTGGATGTTCCCCATTATCGTTAATTGTTGTTATATTACTAACGATTGAATTGTTTTCATCTAAATAAGCAAATTGAGACCCAAAAGAAGAATCTTTTATTAAATTTAAAAAATTAACTTTATCTCTACAATATGTGTCATCTACCAATGCAGTGGTGTCGTAAGCACTTCTAATAATTAGAGTTTGATTGTTATCCTCAACAAATGGGATGGTGATTGAGTTTGTATATACCAAATGTTTTTCATATTCAATTCCTAATGTGGTACATGAACCTGATAATTCTACATCTAAATTAGAAATATTTCCGATATATACGACTTTGGTAAAAGAATTATCGGTTATAAATGTAGTCAATGTTGTTAAATCCAACAGTGAGTCGGTTTCTTCAATTGTATTATTATGCCAACCAACTGCGGTATTGATTTCAATTGGTTTTAAATTACCATCTTTGTCGTACATAAAGTCCGAACCTATTAATACTGTCCTCATATTGTTTTGTTATTTGTATATAAATACTTATTTTTTATCTTTTAATCCAAATTTTATCCATTTATACCAAATTCTTTCATGAAGATAATATTGGATGGGTTTATATATCAGTTCTACCACTCCGAAAGCCGTACCGACCTTAATTGATCCACTTACCCACCATATTATTAGAAACCCAATAAGGGTACTTACAATACGATATGAGATGGTTTTAGCTATATGTCGTTTACGTTCTACTATCATTTGTCATTCATATCTGGATATTCTATAATATCTCCGTTTGAGTCAATATACCCGTTTCTTATACTTGTACCACTAATTTTTGCCACGTCTTCAGGTGGTTCATGGTAAATGACATCATACCCAACTCCTCTACCATAATTGATACTCTCAATATCAGGGATGATGGATATGTTAATTCTATGTGAATTTTCCTTAAAGAAGGATTCTTCAGCTAAATCCATCATAACTTGTTGTGCCGTTTTTGGGTTGTTTTCATCTGTCTCCACATTTCTAATTGCCACCCACACATTCTTTCCCTTTTCTAATTGTTGGTTAAGTAACCATTCGTGACCCTTGTGCCAATTTTGCCATCTGCCCACATACATTGCATATTTCTTACTCATAGTGTTAATTTTTTTAATATTTCATAATAAGAATCTACTTCGGTTTTATCCGTTGTATCCAAATCTATAAAGTTTTCGGTAGGTGGTTCATAGTTCTCTACGTGAAACTGATTTCTACCCCTATCTTCCGTCGTGTGAACATAAACCTCAACAACGTCTTCTCTATTCTTAAAGTCCTCTCTTTGGTCTTTATATGGTGAAACTAAGGATACCAAGACCGTAAACCCCTTTTTATTCAAAAATTGAGCAATGTCTTGTGCTCTTTCAATATTTTTTCTCCTTCCCACCTCAGAATAGTCCTTATTTTGGAAAATGTCCCTCAAATCGTCACCATCTATAATGATAGTATTCTCCTTACCAAAATGAGTTAGGAGATTGTTTACTAACGTAGTTTTACCTGATGCGGGTTGTCCGGTGAACCAATATATTGACATAATACTATAATATAAAGAAACTTTTTTAAAAAACCAAATTAATGGTTATAAATAAATGGGTCTCTTTTACGTAATTCTTCTAATTTCTTTTTAAATTCTTTTTTTCTTTTCTTGTCAGCAAAGTATTTCTTTACCCAATTGATTAGTTTTTTCATATTTTAATTTTTATACATAACATAATTACCCATTACTAATATATCCATATCAGTATCAAAGAAAGTGTCAACCGCATCTTTCGGTGTCAACACCATTGTCTTATCTTTAACATTGAATGAGGTATTCAGTAAAATTGGATAACCACTTAATTTTTCAAATTCCCTTAATAAATCATGAATTACGGTGTGTTTGTAGACTGTTTGGACTCTAGCACTTCCGTCCACATGAGTAACTGCAAGTAACTTATCTCGATATTCTTCCTTTACCTTAACAACTTGATTCATATATGGAACATCGTCTGTCATCTCAAAGAATTGATCCTGTTTCTCTTTGGTTACCATTGGAGCAAACGGTCTAAAACCTTCTCTTTTCTTAATGACCTTATTAATTCTGTCTTTCATATTAGGTAATGTTGGATTTGCCAATATTGATCTATTACCCAATGCTCTTGATCCGAATTCTATATGACCATTAAACCATCCCACAACTTTACCTTCAAATAATTTTTGTGCTATATGTGTTCTTAATTTATTTTCAGATTCAAACTTTTTAAAGTTGTTGGTACCAATTGCTCGTCTAATATCATCCATATAATATTCGGGACCTAAAAATGGATTTCTTGTGATTTTACTTCTTATTTTACGTTCTTTAACCAAATAATGAACGACCGCCCCGATTGCTGATCCTGCGTCAGATGGTGCCGGTGGAATCCAAAGATGGGTGAAGTGCGTCTTATCGATAATTTTACCATTTGCCGTTCCGTTATATGCACAACCACCACTTAATGTTAAGTTTGGACTTTTACTTACGTGTCTAATTGATTTGATAATCTCAAACAATACCTCTTCGTATCTTAATTGAACAGCCGCCGCCAAATCTTTGTGTGTTTGTTCTAATGTTTCTTCAGGTAATCTTTGTGGAACACTTAATAGTTCCGCAAGTTTCTCATTGAACATAGATTTATCGGTCTTATTCCAACAAAATACATCCATATTACACACCAACTTACCACTTTTAAATGAAATCAAATCACGTACCTCTTTAATGTACTTTTGAGGGTCACCATAAGATGCCAATCCCATTACCTTATACTCACCTTCATTCGGTCTAAACCCTAAATAAGAGGTCAATGCAGAGTAATAAAGACCCATAGAATGTGGATACTTTGCAAGTGAACTGTATTTGATACCGTTGTAATCTGCAACTCCTAAAGATACCGTATCAACCTCACCTACACCGTCTACCGATAAACATGTGGATTCCTCAAAGTGAGATGTATAATGTGCATAATATTGATGCGCTTCGTGGTGAGTTGAATAGAACACAGTTGGACAAATTTCTTTCAATCTCTTATCAATTTCTTTTATGTTACTACGTATTTTTAAATAGGACTTCAACGAATATAATGGATTCTTAAACCATTGAGGTTTGATGTTTTCTATTACTCTTTGGTATTTTAATTGTGGGTCTTCATAATAACAAATCACTTGTAAATTCTTGGGTGTAATCTTATATTGTTTATAGATATATTCCAACGCCCTGACCGGAAACGAATCATCATGTTTAATACCTGTGAACTTTTCTTCTTCACATGCGAATATTAGTTGATTATCTCTGAATAAACATACAGAGGAGTCGTGGTAAAATGCGGATATTCCTATTATATACATATTAAATTAAACTTTGGAAAAAATTATAGTCTCTTTTATCATTAAGAATTTCAAAAATTATATTTCTATTTTTTATGAATCTTTCTTCATTATTTTTATAAAAATCTTTTATTAATTGTGGATTTTCATTTAATCTTTTTATTTCATCTGCAACCATAAATAACCTTTTACCATTATCAATTTCATTATCATAACTATGGTTTACCAAATCATCAAACATATCAAAACCATACATATCTCTTAAATATTTAACATGTTGGTATGTGACCACAAAAACAGGTATTTGGTAAAAATTAAATGGTGTAAACGTTTTTTCAGTTATATGTATTATATTATTAGACTCAAAATTAGTTTCAGTGGTAATGTTAATATATGAATTTGAATATGTTTTTACTTTATATGAATCATCATGATCATATCTATGTCCTCCACCATCAAAATCATAATCATGTTCATATTTACTTTTTCTATTCCCCAAATCCGCAAAATATTTTATTTCGTTTTTTAAACTGATTGTAATTTCATCACTAAAAACATTACTAAAAAACCATTCAGCAAATATGTCATCATCATTAAACATATTTTTTAACACACTCCCTCTAAGTAAACTCCAATCAACATTATCTAAAATATCATATTTTTTTAATAAACACAATAAACCCAACCTATGGGATTTCATTGATCTATTATGTGTCATAAATAAAAATTCTTTTTCTAATATAAATTCAGGATTTGTTAAAGATAATCTGAAACAATTAACATATTGTCCGTGATTTATTGTGTAAACATTAATATCACTATTGTTTTTATTTTTTAAATTTCCAATTTTATGATTGGCATTTATGTAATAAACTCTTTTTGGGTTTAAGTTTTCTTTTTTTAATCTATAATCAACCATTTCAATTGTCTCATCAAAATCTGATTCGTTTAATTCTAAAAAAATTATTTTAAAATTTTCATTATTAATAAAACAATTTTTAATTTCATTTGGTATAGTTTTTACGATGTCAATTTCATTTGTGAAATTTAAATACTCACCAATTTTTGTTATGATATAATAAAAATTTTCGTTTGGTGTTTCAGAAACGTCATCAATGTTACATATTTTTAAATTATGTACATTTCTTGATGGGGAAGATTCTAATTCATTTCTGATTTCAAATTCAGTAAAATACACACCATCACATACAACATTAAAACGTTTCTCCATTATTATCTATTTAAAAAGGTACGACCGTTTTTTACTTTATTTCTCCAATATTCCAATAAATCACCCATTGTTTGTTCAAATGAAATTGATGGTTCCCATCCGGTATGGTTTTTAAATTTATCAGTGTTTGGTACCTGTAAATCTGCATCAATTGGTCTTAATCTTTCCGGATCAACAATTACTTCAATATTTTTAACTGTGGACCTTTCTAAGAAAAAATTAAGTACGTCCGAAATTTTACACGTATAAGTTCCTCCAATATTATAATATTCACCTCCTATTGGGTTTACTGTAAGTAAAGTGTAATAAGCATTTACCGCATCTCTAACGTCCGCATAAGTTCTAAGTGATTCTAAATTACCCACGTAAATCTTAGGTTCTTGTAAACCAACTTCAATCATTGCCACTTGTTTAGCAAATGTGGATTCTGAAAATACATCACCTCTTCTTGGTCCTGTATGTGTAAACATACGTGTTGTCATCACTGTCATCCCAAACGCCTCACCATAATACCTACCAATCAAATCAGTACCTATTTTAGATATTGCATATGGGGATGCTGGATGAAAACTACATTCTTCATCAATTGGTAGTTTTTCTTTGGGTACCCTACCAAATACTTCACTTGACGCACAAACATGTATTTTAGCATTTTTATAATCTGAGTTTTTCAATGCCTCCAATAGGTTTGTTGTACCTATAATATTTGTTTGTAGAGTTTCAACTGGTGCGATAAAACTTGTCTGTGGGTAAGATTGTCCACCTAAATGGAACACATAGTCAGGTTTAGATATGTTAACCGCATTAATTAAAGATGATAAATCATTTAAATCACCATAAATCAACTCAACTCTATCTTTCTTATTAATTCTTTCCGTTAAATGTTCCAAATTATCCATTGAATCAATCCATCTTGCAAATCCATAAATTTTCCAATCTGTTTTTTCTAATAGAAAATCGGCTAAGTGTGATCCAACCATTCCACAAATCCCAGTTATTAATACGTTCTTCATATTTTAATTCTAATTTATTTCATATTATAATCATTATTCCTCACATTTTAAACAATCAAATTTAGATTTTATGTTTAAAAATTTCATCAATTATATCTAATTTAACGTTATTTTCAAAAACATATTGATTATTATACACTAGATTGAATGTTTTTAATCCGTCTTTAAATTCTTCATTATATGTTTTAAACATATCTACGATTTCTTTTGGTATATATGGGTCATTTTTAATGATACTTAATGCATTATTTTTATTAAAAAATACCTTTTCTTTGGTTATTTCATACAAATCTTTTAAATTTTTATGTCTCAATTTGGACACGTTGTAAACAATACCGTCTATTCTACTATCAAAATTATTTTGAACATCAAAATCATATTCAAAAATTTCATCATATAATTTAAAATTATATTTTTCCAATATTTTATTTTGATACATGGAACCTACACATAGAAAAGGTTGTTCATATAATATTGGTTTATACGTTTTTTCTGTAATCATGAGACAATCATTCCATTCAGTAGTTTCGGTAACTAAATTGAAATATGTCGTATTGTTGAGAACTAATTCAGAGTATTCCGTTTGTTTATATTCAAAATCAAAGTCATCAATTTTAAGTATTTTACCATCCCAATGTTTAAATTCATGTTTATTTAAACATTCATTTTCATAAATCGCATTCCAAGAAATTAATCCCTCATCAATTAAATTGTTTTCACTTAACTTATCCATTAATACTGCTCTATGATACCTATATTTACCATTTAGACACAAAAATAATTTATCAATTTTATCTTCTTGTCTTTTTTTGTTTCTAATATCTTTTAAACCATAATATGTGTAGTGTAAATAATATGTTGGCCAAAATATAAATTTAACATTTTCAATTGGTCTATAAAAAACATTTCTGTTGATTTCACTTCTATCGTCCGCACATGTAAGGACGTATAATATTATATTATGTTCTAATAGTGTTTTTTCTAATGTTTTAACATTTTCACAATGATTGTCATTAATGAAATAGTTCCATTGTAAATATTCATCAAAACTCGGTTCAATTCCCTCATCTAACGACCATAGAATGTAATGTTTAGACTTTTTTTCTATTATTTTATTTACTAGTGATAATAAATTTTTTTGATTTAAATCATTTGGAAATATAATACTTAAATTATTATTCATTTTTTTATGTACCAATCAATGGTTTCTTTTATTCCTTGTTCAAAAGTATAATTAGGTTCAAATCCTAATTCATTTTTTATTCTATCTATACTCACCGCTCTAAATGGGATTGTGGTGGGTTTTGTGACATCGTATTCAACTTTTGGTCTTTCACCTGTAACTTTCAAAATAGTGTCTACAATCTCACCTATTGTGATTCCACCACCATATCCTAAATTATATGGTCTCATTGATTCACCTTTCTCCAATATTAATAGTGCTCCGTTTACGACGTCTTTAACATATAAGAAATCTCTTACAACATCAGGTGTTCCCCATATCACAAACGGGTCTTCTCCACTTAAATGTCTTTTAATTAAAGCGGGAACAACATGACAAGTTTTTAAATCAAAATTATCATATGGTCCAAATATTGCGGTACATCTCGCCAAAGCAATTTCTAATCCTGAAAATCTTGATACGTGTTCCATTAACTTCTCTCTATACCTTCTCATCCAACCATAACCATAATATGATTTATATGGTTCATCTACCCAAAACTCATCTTCGGTTAATGGTCTACGAATATCAGGATAACCAGTGGAACTATTTAAATCTAAAAATCTTTTAACTTTATTTTTCGCACATGCTTCCAATACATTACCAATAATTGTTAATTGATTTAATGATATTTGAACATCCGTTGGTACGGTTGATGGGTGAGCGATACTTCCCCCACAATGAATTACATAGTCCGCCCCTTGTGTTAATATTAAACAATCATTCAAGTTTGTTAAATCAATGTTTTTAATCACTTTAATTTTATCATCACTAACTTGAAGTGGTTTATTATGTGTGTGTGTTCTTACATCGGCACCCCTTTCTATTAACTCCAATAAAAAATGTGATCCAATAAAACCTGAACCACCGGTTACTACTACTGTTTTTCCTTCTAAAAAATTACTCATATTAATGATTTACAAATGGGTTATACCTTTTATCTAAAATATCTTTATTATTTAAATACCATTCCGTTGTTAACTTAATACCTTCCTCTAAACTTGTTTGTGGTTCAAATCCATATGAATTTGCTCTTGTCATATCAAACAATCTAATATCATCGCCTTTAATTCCACTTGGGTTATATTTTACCGTATTATCTCTACTTGAATGTTTTGTAACTAAATCAACGACATCCCCTATTGTATGTTTTTTACCTGAACCTAAATTTAAAGGTTGTGTTATTTTATTTTCTACCGCAAATACCATACCTCTTGCGACATCATCTGCAAAGATAAAATCTCTAACCGCTGTTCCGTCTCCAAATACATCTAATATATCATTTTCATTTGCCTTTCTAATTAATGATGGTACAACCATGGCATTTGTTGGGTTGAAGTTATCGTAAGGTCCGTATACATTGGCCGGTCTCACAATTGAGAATCTATCAAAGCCATATTGTATTTTATACGATTCGGTTTGTAATTCACCCATTCTTTTAGTCCATCCCGCAAATCTATCATTTGGTGATGGAAATGTTGACCAAACACTATCTTCTTGAAATACTTCCGCGGGTGAATAAACACCGACTGAACTGGTATATAAAAACCAATCTACATTTGCCTCGTATGCCGCTTGAATCATATTTGTATTAAACTGTAACATTGGAACCATGAAATCCACGGGTTGTTCCATACACATTTTAGGTGACCCTTTAACTCCCGCTAAATGAAAAACATAGTTCATTCCTTTACAAATATCCAAACAATTGTCAAAGAATCTTAAATCAACTTGTAAATGTTCAACACCTTCGGGTAAATCTGTTGGGGTTGTTAAATCTGCAATATATATTTTACATTCCTTATCAATTAATTGGTTTATCAATGATCTACCAATCATTCCTCCACCTCCAGTAATTAAAACTTTTTTATCTTTAAACATTGTTTAACATTTTACATAAATTTATTATTTGGTCGTCATTTAAATCAGTATGATTACCAATATAAAGTGAATTACTATGTACATAATTTACATTGGTTAATTCACCTTCAATACGATGTTCGTATTTTTTTAGATATGGTTGTAATGCTTGATTACCACCACCCGCAGTGCCCAATCTATATTCCACACCTGATAAATCTAAAATATCTCTAACGCCACTAAAATCATCATTAATATTAAACCTATCCTCATATCCCTTTTTCATTATGAGAGGTAACGCAAAATTGCTATTACCTTCCACATCAAATTCGGTATAAAATTTATGATTATCTAAATTATCTAACCATACCTTAAAATTATGTCTACGTTTATCCACATTTGAATCAATTCTATTCATTTGTTCAATACCTAATACGGCATTTATTTCAGTACTTCTCACATTGAATCCGGCAACGGCAAAAGTAAAAAGAGGATTTAATTCAGGATAATTACGAACAAAGTTATCTTGGAGTTCTTGTGACCCTTCTCTTGTCATTCCGTGTGACCTAAATAAACGAACTATGTCATTCGCATTATCATCATTAACACATACCATACCACCTTCAATGGTTGTGATGTGATGTCCAAAATAAAAAGAGAATATTGATATATCACCAAATGAACCCACTTTCTGACCCTTAAATGTTGCTCCGTGTGCTTCACAACAATCTTCAATTAATACTAAATTATATTTCTTGGAAATTTCTAAAATCTTTTCATTAATGGCGTTGAAACCTAAACAATGTACAAGAACTATCGCCTTTGTTTGTGGTGTAATTGCTTTTTCAATATTTTCGGCGGTGATTGATAAATTATCCATTGAGATGTCAACAAACACGGGTGTCATTCCTAATTGAACAACAGATGATATATCGGAAACCCAACCTAATGGTGGTACAATAACTTCACCGATACCGTAAAGTTCTTTAACTAATGCAATTGATAGGAAATTACCTGATGCCCCTGAGTTAACCATTACAGAGTGTTTGGTACCCAACCACTTAGACCATATATCCTCGAACTCACGGACTTTTAATCCATTTGTGAGTCTTTGATTTGATAGTATAAAATCAGATAAAACTTCTCTATCTTTTTGACTTACGTTGTCATTAATAAGAGGCCATTTGTAATTCATAATTATGTTTTATATATAACATAATATAACTAAAAAATATTAAAATAACAACACCTTTTCTAATAAATTGGGGTCAATTTTAATTGGGTTATGTAATCCCATTGCATGTTCTGAAAAAATGTCCTCCATACTAAAATTATATGCGGTTTCAATATCGGCAACCCCTTCTCCTTTTAAATTTTTAACAAAAAATATGTCTTCTAGTGGTATATTTGATTTGTCATCATTTAATGTACATATTTCAATCATCTTATCCTTATTTCTTAATGAGAGTCCACCATTACCCACAAAATATCCCTCCTTTGGTTTTATCCATGGAGCACCAATGTAATCGTATTTTAAAAACTTATCGATACCTCCTCTTATTAATATCGAATCGTTTTGAAATGATAATATTTTTTTACCTTTAACTTTTTTCCAAAAATCGGTAGTCATCATCATATCGTTATATTCTCTTTTTGTTAAATTGTCCGTACCTAAATTCATTAAAGAAACGTTATCCCAATTTTTTGTAATGTTTAATATTTGTTCAATATTTTTAGTTCCATGAAAAATCTGTAATCCCCACTTTTTACTTGAGTCTTCTAAATAATACATAACGGTCTTTATTATTGTCTCAATATTTTCATCTATTCTTGGTTCAACAATAACGGCAAAGTAATCAGAATCAACTGGTAATGATGGTACATAATCTACCAATTTTTTCTTCATGTTCTCAAGATGCTTATTCCAAATTTCTAAATAGGTCATAAAAATTTTTTAATTTCTTGATAAATGTATTTACCTATTAGTTTATAACCTAATGAATTTGGATGATAGTCTCCCTCCCAAAAATTATTTTCATCATTCCAAACACTTCTACTCCCATACTCCCAAACGCCAATATCATTTTTTATTTCGTACTTTCTTAATGTATCGGATACACATCCGTCGGGGTTTATAAAATATTTTGGTAATTTTTTAGTGTCAACATCTTCTTCTCTAAATGATGGATAAAATGAATTAAAATAAAAATGTTTATATCCCTCTAATAATTCTTCCATCAATAGGTATATTTCAACCACATTGTGAATGTCTTTTGATTTATAACGATATGGGTAGGATAACATTACTAAAACGATATCATCTTTATTAATGAATCCGTTCTCAACTGTTTCTTTTAAATCTTTTAAAATGTATTCATTACCATAACCACAAACACCTAAATTAACATATTCACATTTTAATTTATCTGAAACCCATCTTGGCCATGAGTTCATATCTCTTAATTTTTGAATGAACATGTGGGGAAATGGTTCTTCTTTATATTTTACATCAGTTTCAATTCCATGTCCTGCCGTCCAACTATCTCCAAATGTTATCAATCTCATATTATGTTATATTTTTTTATAAAATCATTTATATTTGATTTTATAAATTCATTATAGATTATTTTATGTGATTCAGTGTCATAATGAGTTGAGTCGCAAGGGGTTAATTTTTTTTCTTTGGTAAAATTTACCACACAGCCGTCAATAATATCAAATTCTTTTATTATATCACCATACCCATTTTCTTTTGCCAATTGTTTAATATCTACATTCCAACTAAAAAATAAAACTTTTTTACCAAAATAATCAAATAAACTTTTATATGTCATTAAAGTATGGAAAATTTTAATTTTCATATTATAATCCGATATTAACACATGTTCTTGAAGAAAATCTAAAATATCTGTTGAAAAGTTAGTATCTAATATTTTATTTAGATCTCCTCCTCCATTTATTAATAAATTGTAATAACTAATCCCATTTGTTTGTCTATGACAATTAATGTTTGACGGTCTGTACACCACGTTATTGTATTTTTTATATTCTTCTTGTGGGTCGTTACCATATAAACCCATCATCATTCTACTTGGATCTGTTAATTGAATTATAAAAAAATCAATGTTATTTTCACTCTCCAATATTTTTTTTACTTTCTCAATAAACATTTCATTACTGGCACCAGGACTAGATCCATCAATGGTTTCACACAATAAATCTTTTTTCATATGTGTTGACCAACACAAACCATATGAATTAGTGGAATGTGAACATCCAGCAAATCCTATTTTCATATTAAATTATATTTTTAATAATGTGTTTATAAAAGTATTCAGATTGTACCCTATGGCCATGTTCACCAAAATGACAATCAGATATTAACCCGTCAGTCTCATCTATTATTTTACCAATCATTTTTCCACTATATTGCAATGGTAAAGATAAATAACCAAGCATCATATGATGGTGTTCCCATGGATTTTCACAAGGTGGTGTTATAAATTTTTTATCATTTATAAATTCACTATTACAATTAAATATATCTATATCACTTGTCCAATGAAATACGTTTATATTTGATTTTTCACAAAATAAATTTATAAAATTTATCCATAATTGAACTTCTTTTAACCAAATTGGGTTTGATCTATTAACTAAAATTTCTTCTATGGCCCTACTTGATAATCCGGTTTCGGGATAATTAGTTATACTCGGTAAAATTTGATTAAAACCATTTCGTGAACCTGGATTAGCAGCTTGGAATCTTACAACATGTGTCCACCCAAATATTACAATATCTCCTTGTTTAATTAAATCAACCACTTCTAAAAATTGATTCAAAATTGCATAGTTTGAATCTCCACCAAATGCCATATTTTTAACTTCTAAATTTAACTTTTTTCCCAATAATGTTGGCCAAACATCCGGTAAAGTTCCACCTCTCCAATGTTTATAATCATCATAATTACTTCTAACAAATTTATCACCGACCGGATTATATTCCGCTGTAAAGCTACATCCAAATGTCCATAATGTTCCCATATTATATTAAATTTTTAAAAAATGTAAAATCTGAAGTATCCGACAACATCTTTAAAACTTTGTTTTTATTATCAATAAAACGTTGTTGGTTATTTCTATAAAATTCTTTTATTTGTTCTTTATTTTGATTCAATCTTTTTATTTCTTCTACAAACATGTATAATCTTTTTTTGAAATTTGGTTCACTATCATATTCATGATTAATTATATCATCAAAAAAATCATAATCATATAATTCTTTCATCTTTTTTATGTGATTATGAGTTGCTAATATTAAAGGAAACTGAAAATAATAAAATGGTTTAAATGATTTTTCGGTTATGTGGATAACTTTATTTTCGTCTAAATATTGTGATTCCGTAGTTATGTTAATATAAGAATTTTCATGATTCACACATAATGTCGGGACTAACATCCATTCAGGTAAAATATTTTTAACAAAATTACCCTCACCATCTATCCAATTTGCATCTATTTCATAATCATTTTTTTTAATTCCAATATTTAAAAAATATTTTATTTCTTCTTTTATCGATTCAATTTCTTGTGAATTAAATATGTGACTATAAAATTCATTTTCAGCATTTGGATTATAGTCAGGTATTAACGACCAATTTATATCCTCTAATAAATTATTTTTTTTCAATAAACATAACAACGCATACCTATGTCTTTTAGGTCCTTTATTAAAACACATAAAAAATTTACCTTTTTTTTCTGTTATTAAAGAACACTCTCCCTCCATTTCTAATACTCTAGTTGATGAGAATGGTAAAAAATTAATTTTATATACGTTAATATCACTATTATGTTCTTTTTTAATATCATCAATTAATGAGTTATTATTAATAAAATAAAATTGTTTTGGATTTAAATTATTTTTAATTACAAAATTATTAAGTTCTAAAAACCCGTTTTCGTCATCTGATTCGTGTTCTGTAACAAATCCCACGTAAAAATTTTCACATTTTAACAAAACATTTTTTAAATTTTCATTAAAAAATTGTTCAAATTTTGCTTGTTTAAAAATTTGTTCATAATTAAATCCATGTAATGTTATGAAATAATAAAAATTTTCATCGGGTCTCTCATATACTTCATTAAATCTACATTTTTTTAATTCAAATTTATCATTACTCGATAATGTATTTTGTAGATATCCAAAAAAAAGTCCTTTATCTAAATATGACCACATTAAATGATGCATATCTCCAAAATGTAAATTAGGAAAATGTTTTTTACCGTTATAATTTGTATTGTCAATGTCTAACCAATCATCATACACTAAATTTATTGTATTTTTTTTAATCATATTTTTAATCGTATTTAAAAAGTAACTTGGGATTACATCCTGATTAATTGCATCATGTACCTCATATGTATATTCTTTAAATAATTCAATTAATTCTTTTGGTAAAAAAGGATCTTTTTCTATGATTTCTAACGCTCTTTTTTTATTTCTTTTAATCTTATCTTTAATAATATTGTTTAAATCATTTAAATTTTTATTTTTAAGATTTAATAAATTATTAACTACACCATCAGTTCTTTCCTTTAAATTTGGTTTTTTATCAAATGTATAATCAATTATTTCGTGATATAATTCAAATCCATATTCTTCTAATATATAATTTTGGTTCATATAACCTAAACATATAAATGGTTGTTCTAATAAAATCGCCTTAAAGGTTTTTTCTGTTACAAAAAGAAAATCATCACTAGATTCTGTTACAATTGTTAAAAATGTATTGGGTATCAATATTTGTTTTGTCCATTCATTTAATATTTGTTTTCCGTCGTCTTCTAAATCAATATTTAACAATGTTTCGTTCCAATATTTAAATTCGTAATTAATTTGGTAATCATCGTATTTAATCATTCTCCAAGATACTAAACCATCGTTTAATAGTTCATGTTTTGATAGGTTATCAATTAATTCACATCTATGATATCTTGACTTATTATTGTAGCATAGATAAAGATAATTAAAATTATTTCTATCTATTATATTTTCAAAATTAGATATTTGTGATTTTAAATGGTACATTGTATAGTGTAACAATGAAGTTCCCCAGGGTAATATATTTATATAATCAACTATACGTTTATTACCAAATATTGATTCCGATTTATGTATGTGATGTTGGTATTCGGCACCACAAATAATATATAATTTAATATTCCTATCAATCAATAAATTTTTAAAAATTTTAAAGTTTTCTTCGTTATCTAACGCACGAAAAGATGCCTCAGTGATATTAAAAAAAAATATTTTGTTAAAATTATATCTTTTAATTTCATCAATAATGTAAGATAAACCTTGTCCTACTCTTCCATCAACATGTGATATATTATAGATTCCAACTCTTTTATCTAACATTTATATTTTTTAAAAATGGTAATATTATTTCTTTTGTAAACATTTCATGCCCATAATCATTTGGGTGAATTCCTATATATCCATTAAAATCAGGTTTATTAAAACCTTTATCTTTACAATTAATTTTAACCCATTCATGACACCCATTTATCGGTAAGAATTTCTCAAAATTTACCATATTAAATAAATATTCAACTTCAGGATGTTTTAATGTTGTTTCGTTTTCTTTATTTAAAATATCCATATATGTGGTCATAAAATATTTTATATTATTTTTTTCTAAATATAATTGTACTAATAAAATATTTCGTAACGTTTCTATCATTGCACCTACATATGTATGGAAATTTTGATACCACATTTTAGCTAATGGTGTGTTCCAATGTGAATTTATTATAACCCAATTTTTACGGTTTTCAACTATACTTGTTGGGTTTTCTTCCCATCCGTCTACATTCTCTAATCTTAAATTATTATCTATAAAGAAATTGTGTCTATCAATACCACTCCACATGATACCGACAATTATTTCTTCACTTTTTTTTGTTTTTAATTGTTCATTAACATTATATAAAACCTTTTGAGCAATAATGTTATTTCCTTGACATGGCATTGATACGTTCAATAAGTCATATTCATTTAACTCTTTAAGTTTGTATGCCCAACTCCAAGGTTGGTGTGTAAAACTACAACCACTAGCAATTAAAATTTTTTTATTTTCCTCCATAATAAACTGTGTCTTTGTATTTTCTTTCTCTCCATGGGTCTAATACAATACTACCTTCAGGGAAAACAGTATCATTATGTGTTCCTCTATGCCCTAATAAGTATATTGCGGGTCCGTCTATTAAATCAAAATTCATTGGGTAATTTAAATAATGAGCGATTAATCTCGTATAAGAACCATCCACATACGGAACACCAGGTTTAAAACTTTCTCCCATAATTACAAGTGGTAAATTATATTTATCCTTTAGTTCCATCATTTTATTAGCAATATTATGTGCCTGTTCCTCTCTTGATTTCATTACTGCATCAAATAAATCATATGTTAAACCATATTCTTGTGCCATAAACCTCAACGCAATATTATCTCTCGGATGACATCCTCCACCATCTCCCATTCCAGCTTTCATATAAGCCGGTCCCATAATTCTATACGAACTTCTCTCTAATGCACCAGTAACAATATCGGTATTCATATTACCATTTTTTTCCGCTACATCCATTATCATATTCACTAATGATAACTTAGTAGAAATAAATGTGTTATAAAATATTTTAATAGCCTCCGCATCGTCCCATGTACCTATTTCACATCTTGTTTCGGGGTGTATGAATGTTCCGTAGAACTCTGTTAGTTTTTCCGCGTCTCCCGTTCTTGACCCGTCCTCCGTACCTATTATTAACATTTCTGGTTTGACCATATCTTCTTTAACTGTACCCATTGCAATTAGGTATGGATTATATATAAAACGATAATTTTTAACCAATGGTATAAATTCACGTCTTGTGGTGCCGGGTAAAACTGTTGATATTAAAACAACTAACTGTTCTTTTGTTGTATGTTGATTTATCTCATTCAAAATACCCTTAACAATTGAATAGTCAAAATCTTTTGGTTCCAAATGTGATGTTGGTTGACTCCCATCGTAATCTTTGTGATGTGGGGTCGGTACCGCAATGAATATCAATTCCCTATCTCTACAAACATCTTCTAATGATGTTGTCATAGATATTGTACTATCCTTAATTTCCATCACATCGTAACCAAGAACATCGTGATTAGCACTCTGCATAACTTCAGCGGCCTCTTTTCCTAATTTACCAATTCCAATAAATCCAATTCTCATATTAATTTCTTTTTGTTACCATTTTTATTTATATCTTCCCAAATACCTATTAAAACTTCTTTAATTGTTTTAGATTCGTCGGTTTCACCGTAATTTTCAAAATAATAAGTTTTGAAATGGTTGTAATTAAATTCACATATCTCAAACATTTCTTCTCTCAATTTTTTTAATTCATCTAAAGATTTTAAACTAAATTTTTCTAACTCATTAACAATCATTTTAGATCTTTTATCCCTATCAGGTTCATCATCATAACTCTCATCTATCCATCTATCAAACGTTTTGAAACCGATTGATTTTAAATACTTTAACGAATACTGATTACCGTAAACCATAAATGGATGACCTACCATAATTGGTTTCCAAATTTTTTCAGAAAAAAATAGTGTCCCGTCATCAACTAATGTTTCCGTAACTACTGAAATAAATGTTTTTTTAAAATCTTCAACAGTTATGTTAACCGCCAAATTATATTTTAATTCAGGCATCGTATCAATCGTCATTGGTGTTTCATTATCAAAAAATGATTTTATATTATCTGAAACTTCATAAGGTATTTCTGAAATTTTATCTATACTAATTAATCCTTTATATATAAGATTTTTTTCCAATAAATCAATTATAAATCTTATTCTTTGATGTCTATATTGTCTATTATAGGATAAAAAAAGATATTTTTCATTTGTCGGTTCAAAAGATACGATTCTCCCCTTATATTTATTCCACGGCTCAAAATGTGAAACCCCTTTTGCTCCAAACCCTAAATTTCTTTCAATTACTATTTTTTCTGACAATAAATTTCCACACACATAAAAGATAGAATTTTTTGGTAAATTTGATTCTAATCTCCATTTTTCTATTATCTCAAAATCTTCATTATTTTCCATTCCGGAATAACCTTCATATATAAAAAACATTAATATTTTAGATTTACCATTTCTTATATCATCTATATAATTCTTTGAAATGCATGAAAACCCAATATCTAAATTATTTTCAAAAAACGTATTCGTATATATATTAATAATGTATATATGTGACGAACCATTTAATTCGTTTTTTGGTGTATATTGAATTAAATTACAAATTTTAGGTGTAGTTTGATGTCTTAAATGTTCTAAGTCAAACATTTCACCATCTTCCGTTAATACATTCCATTCCCCCAATGTATGTGGAATTGCCAATTTTTTTGATTCCTTTATATACCAAGTTTTAGAAGATCCGTTAGGTCTGTAATAATCAAAAATACTGTCCCAATCTTCTAAACTACAAATAATTTTTTCCATATTGATATATGAAATATAAGAAAATTTATTTAAAAAAACAATAAATTAACTAAAACTATTCGGTATTTAATTATTTTTTATTATATTAGTATTATGGTAAAAAATTTAAACGATAATCTACCAATTGTTAGGAATTCACTTTGGGATAAACATGGACTTATTCAATTCGAAAGGAAAATGGCCGACTATTGGGAATCTGGTAAAGTAAGAGGTCCCATACATTTAAATGGTGGTAATGAGGACGAATTAATTGAAATTTTTAAACGAATTAAAAAAACCGATTGGGTTTTTTCGACTTGGAGATCCCATTATCATGCATTATTAAAAGGTGTTCCTTCGGAATGGTTAGAACAAGAGATATTGGAAGGTCGTTCAATAACGATTATAAACAAAGAAGAGAATTTTTATAGTTCAGGAATTGTTGCCGGTATTATACCGATAGCGGTTGGTGCGGCAATTGCAAATAAAAGAAATGGTAGTAATGACATAGTATGGTGTTTTTTAGGTGACATGACATATGAAACAGGTATTTTCATGGAAAACCACAAGTATGCCAAAAATTTTGATTTACCTATTAAATTTGTCATCGAAGATAATGGAGTATCGACAAATACCCCAACAATTGAAACGTGGGGGGTTAAAAGTGGAGTTCCAAATGACATTATTTGGTATGACTACGAAAAGCAATGGCCTCACTATGGTACAGGTAAATGGGTTATATTTTAAACATTAAAAATTAGATGAATACACAACAACAAACACCTTATAAAGATGCATTGACTAACTCAATGACTTATTTAGGTCAACAAAATGATACAGTTTTTATTGGTCAACAAATTATTTGGCCTGGAAACCCAATGAGTTCTACTTTAAATAATGTTTCTAAAGAAAAAATGATTGAGGTTCCTGTAATGGAAGATTCACAAATGGGAATGTCATTAGGGATGGCGATGGTCGGTAAGTTTGTTATTACATTCTACCCTCGTTGGGACTTTTTAATATGTGCAACAAATCAATTAGTTAACCATGTTGATAAAATTGGTTTAATGAGTGGTGGTGAATGGAAACCTAACATGATTATTCGTGTGGGTAAAGGTTCAGATAATCCATTGGATCCAGGTCATCAACATAAAGGTAATTATTTTAATGAATTTAAATCGATGTGTCCCAATATTAATTTTATCGATTTAAAAGATTGGGAATCAATTGAATTTCACTATAAAAATGCGTATGAAAAGGGTGGAATTCATGTTATAGTTGAGTATCCTGAACTTTATAATTTATAAATGAATAACATTTTAAATTTAGTGTACGATATTTGGGATGGTGATGCTCCAATTTTTAACGGAAAGAGTCATTATCCGAATAAAATTTTTTGGGATTTTGAAGATTTTATAAAGTCGTATATTAATTCATTTTCAAATTGTGATGAGTCAGGTAAAATTGTAATTAAAAATCATAAAATTAAAGATGTTTATGACAATTCAAATGAAAAATTTTATTACGTAATTTGTCATGCTTCAATAAGTATTGATGAAATTATTAACGATAAACTAATCCTTTCTGAAGAAATTATTGAATGTTTAAAAATATGTAAAAATTTTAATCTTATATTTTTTTCTCATCATGAGTCAGATAATGAAAATGGATTTGCCGTTTTAAATAACATTGGTGTTTCACCTAAACAAATATACATTGTTAATAACAATTATAAATTAAATCATTACGTCATTAATTATAAGTCAGAAATTAACGTATATAGTATAATGTACTTACCAATCGTAGTTGCATTATCCCTTGAAAAAAATGACATACCATTTGATGTATATGAAAAAAATAAATTTTTTATGTGTTTTAATAGAGGTCCTAAAATACATAGATGTAGCTTATTGATTTATATGTTAAAAAATAAATTATTAGATGACACAAATTGGTCTTTTATACCTTTATATTCTAAAAAATGTCAAAATTCAAATTATTTGTCTTTATTTGATGATAGTGAATTAGAGACACTACATGATGAAATTGAATATATTGATAATTTAAAAATAAAAATTAGTGACACCGAGGTAAATGATTTAGAATTTGATGATAATAATGAAATAACAATTATAAACCCAATTTATGTAAACAGGCTTTATCCACCAGACATACCGCACAATTATAAAAACGCATATATTAATATTGTTACGGAATCACAATTTATTGATTTAGGAAATGTTATTCATATAACCGAAAAATCATTTAAACCATTTTTTTACTATCAGTTTCCGATTATTTTGGCAACACACCACCACATTAAATCATTAAAAGAAAAATATAATTTTGATTTTTTTGATGATGTAATTAATCATAGTTATGATAATGAGCCGGATCAAAAGAAAAGATTTAAAATGATTACAGAAGAATTAAAAAGATTACATGAAAATAAAGAGACTTTAATTGAATTTTATTCAAAAAATTCACAAAGATTTGAAGATAATAAAAACAAAGTAATTCAAATAGGCAAAAATAAAAGTGATTATCTTTTTATTAAAAATTTATTAAATTAATAATGTGCTTTTATTATAAAATCATATAACATATCAGAAATTAATTTATACCCATGGATATTAGGATGTTGGGTTGGTCTATCTTTATAATTTTCACTATGTTCCCAAATATCTTCTCTGTTTGTATCGTTCAAGAAATCTCTTATGGTTTTTTTACCGAACCTCCAATAATATTTTTTATCAATTATATCTAACCTATCATCATGTTTATTTAATTCAATTATCATACTTTCAAAAGCATCACACATTACATATTTAACTTCATAAAAATCAAACATCTTCTGTAAAAAAATAATATAGTTTTGGTTAACTATATTATAATAATTTTGATTAAATAAATTGGATACGTATAATTCTTTAAATGAACACAAAAAATTATTATATTTTTCATTTTCACTTTGATATGACTCAACGAATTTGTGGGGATATTCTATTAAGTGTTTTATTGACCAGCTAACCCATTCGTTTTTAGGTAAAAATGGTACCAAATCCCTTAAAGATGATGACCACATAATAACCACAATATCATTTTTTTCAATCTTACCTTCAATTAAATCGTCAACAATTTTATTAAAAATATTTAAATTTGAATTTCCTGAAATGCCGTTATTAATGGATTTTACATTAAGTTTATCTGACACTATTTTTAGCCAAGAATGTTTTTTCCATTCATTTCTATTATTAGTGGTTCCTTGTCCCTCAGTCCAACTATCTCCATATCCATGTAACCTCATATTACTTATTAAATGATACAATTGAGTATCTTGGAAATTGTGCATACTCCTCAACTGAACTAACAAAGTGAGGTGATCTAAAAACTTTATTATTTAGTAATGTAACCCTATTGAATTTAGGTAGAACTTGTTTATTAAATTCAAAATCTTTATCATCAACAACGTTTAGTATTCCTCCCCAATCCCACATCCATTTTTCATTTACATAGTATATTAAATTAATGTGTCCACCATAATCATCAATGTGTGTTCTGAAGTAATCTCCTTTATCTGATTTGTGACATCTAATGTCAAATTCATTCAATTCAAATGGTGATACTTCCTTTAACATCGGTACAAAAAATTCATTGTACGTATTTTTAATATCTTCGTTTTGTTCTAATGTAACGGACCTACTATATCTTGTTGAGTATATTTCGTCTCCTTTAGGTAAGTAAGGTGATTCGGTTTTAAAAACGTGCTCAAAGTGATTTTCTCTTACTTGATGTTTAAGTTCCCATGTTTGTTCATTTACGAATAAATCATGTATTTTTTTTGCAACATCGGTCGGTAAAAAATTGTCAATTACTGTGTAACCAATTTCCAATAAATCGCTTTTGTTTTTAGTGTACATAAAATTACATTTAACCTTCTTCTTCTGTTATGTCGGTTTTACTCCAACTTATTCCCCAATTTTGAAATTCAGCCGCCAAACAATCAAGTTTATAATCTTTTCTACCTCCCACAACTTCTTGTATTTTATTCTTTGCGGTATTTCTAACACCATTTAACCCATGTGTTAATTCTAAATTATTTCCATCTTTTATACCTTTACGATAATTAGATTCGTTATGCCAAATATGTAAATTGGTTTGTGCTAAAACAACTATTGCTCTGATGGTTTCTGCATTTATAGTGTTAGGATGTTCATTTAAAAATAATTGAACGTCATGTTGAATGTCTCTTATTTCTTGTGAGTATTCCTCTTTATGTTCAGTTATAAAAACTTCCTTTAATTGTGATATACTTAACCTATCTACTAATTCTGCCAAAGTCGGCAAATACTTTCTTTCGTTGTTTTTCATTTTATATTATTTATTTTTTGGTATTAAGGAATCTCCCATTGTTATTATGTGTTTATATATGATTTCCGATATTACTTCATGACCTTTATATGATGGGTGTGAACATTTTGTAATATAACCATAATCACTTATTTTATCAATTGAAACAGATAATTTCCTAAAATTATCCATGCTCAATATTAAATCTAATAAATCGTCTCTCTTTTCTAAAGATAACAATAAATCAGTTACACATAAACTCCCATTTGGGTATAAAAACGTATTCCAATCTATTATATCAACTAAACCATTAACTCTTTTTGGTTCCCTGTACATTGTGTTATCATCATGTGAAACACCTTTTATATTATCAATTAATGATTTTCTATTTATATCATTTTCAAAACCACTTGTTAATACTAATTTAGCATTATTAACAATACACCAATTTTTTACTAATGATATATTTAACAATAATTCTATTACTGAAGATTTATCACTATGTGCATAATTTAAATATCCACCAAAAAAATCTTTTTCTGGATTGTCATCATTAATTGAAGGCCATATTGTTTTAAAATGAACATGTTCAGCATATTCTTTATGTACAAAATCAAACCTTTCTCTTCCACTTAACATAAAAACAACAATTTTTTCTTTTGCCATTTCTAAATTTAACTCTGGATGTAAATACAATTCATTTGCCGCCGCCCTGTTACCTCTCCCTAACATGCCAAAATTTATGGGGGTAAAATCAGTTAAATAATTTTCACAAATCTTATTAACCCATGAATTTTTATAATTGGATTCTAAAACATCTACGTTCTCATTTAAATTCATTTTATTAATGTCCCAATCATATTTTTCCCACAAATCTATTGAGCAAGCTCCCTGCCCTTGGGTGAAACTATCCCCTAACCCAATTAATATTTTTGAGTTTTTATCAATTTTTAAATTTTTTTCTTGCCAATAATACATTATATTAATTTTATTTTAGGTATTTTAAAAACTTCATTTGAGTATCTTTCTAACTCAAGAAATTCAATTGGTCTATTTATTAGTTTATCCATAAAAGTTCTATAATTGTGTTCTACAATTTCTTCCATAGACTTAAACCAACTTAATTTATCTTCTATGTTTATTATTTTTTTTATGGATTCTACAATTGCTTCCATTCTTTCAAAAGTCGGTAATGAGTCATAACTTTCGTCAATAAATCCATCAAACGTTCGATAACCAGTTTCTCTTAATTTTTTTAGGGTATCTTTATTACCCATTATAATAAACGGTTGTCTACACGCTATTACTTTATATGTTTTTTCACTAATAAACATTGTATTATTACTATCACCACAATGTGCTTCACTAATAACTGTTACAAACGTATCCAAACAAATTTGATCATTAAACCTTCTTATGTAATGATTATCGTCCATTTCATCATTTCTTTTTCCATAAACTAATAATGGTAAGTTTTCAGTTAAATTTTCAACATAGTCGGGTTCTATAGTTTTACCTTCAAAGTACCAATTACTTTTTTCAAATTTATTCATACTAACGAGACCTTTATCTAAAATACCGGCTTCAAACATATACTTATAAAACCATATTCTATGTGGTCTTAGTCTTTTATTAAGACAAGCAAATGATTTTATGTTATCAATATTATCTGTTTTATATTTTATATGATTCTCCCACGTTGGTAAACTTTCATTTCTATGTGGCATATGTAAAACTGTTATACCTAAATCCAACTCAAAATGTGGATATCCAATTACTTTAATCCTTTCAATGATTTCATTATCATTCGCCCATTTTGTGTAAAATTCTTCAACCACCATATTACCAGTCACATAAACAACCTGTTTTGGTGATATTTTCCATTCTCTACATTCTTTATGAAACCAATCCCATAACCATTCTGTTTGATATCCTTCAAAACTTTGGTCAATTAATAGGATAGCGTCTTCATTTTGTAAATCCCTTAAATATTTTTCATTAAGATGTGAGAATAGACTTTTAACATTTTCGTAATAACCAGTCCAATCCTCTGGACTATGGTTTACCCCACATGAAATTATATATTTTTTTATATCTTCATTACTATCGTGAAAAGTATGTGTTGTGTTTATTTCATTCGATACGTAAAATAAATGACTTGCATTTAATAATGGGGACACACCAAATCTACGAATCCCAGATGGGTTTACATCTTCACAATTGGTAAAATTTAAAAAATTTTTTCCGTCTTCAAATATAAATTTCATATTACAAGTTATTCTTCAATATAAGTATTATTTTTGGGATTTAAAAGACATAATATTGAAATAATTACGAATACCTTCTTCATAGTTAATGTGTTCAAAATCTACATATTTTTTTAATAAACTAAAATCAACTCCATAATCTCTACTGTCATTTGTAAAATTTTCAAAGTATTCAAATGATTTTATTTTTTTTATAATATTAATCAGTTCTAATTTATTTATATTCAATTCATTGACTCCAATATTTAAAATTGGTTCGTTAAATTGTATGTTTACTAAAGTGGTTATAATTTTAACACAATCAATAACATGTAAATGTGGTCTTTTAGCTAAAGGGTCGTATATTTCAATTGGTTTTTTGTCAATTACATCATTTATTATATTATTAATAAAAACGTCATTTCTCCATATTTTAGTGGCAGATGTATTATAATCAAAATTACCGTAAAGTGTTGATAATCTTAATATTTTAAAATTTGAATTTTTATTTTCGGTAATAATTTTCTCACACTCTATTTTCATTTTTGAATAGAGTGACGTTGGTATAACCTCTGAATTTTCATTTACAATGTCTTCCGTCTTACCGTAGACACTACAACTACTAATAAAATATACCTTGGGTGTTCTATATATCCCAGACCAATTAAATGAGTTTATGAATGTATTAAAATAACTAACTTCAGTTTCAACTTGTTTTTCTGTATCTAATTCATTTAATCTAGGTTGTGATAAATAAAATATCATATCAAAAGATGGGTAATGAAAATCAGATCTAAGTGTTATTCCACCTACGTCTCCGTGTATTTTTTTACATTCTATTAAATCTTGTGTATTATATTTGAACTTATCAAATACGACTACATTGTGCCCTTTTTTTGTTAGTTTCTTAGATAATGGTATACCTAAATAACCTCCTCCTCCTATTAGTAAAATATTCATATTATTCTCTTATCATATCGGCCGTGACACAATGAAAAGACCCTCCAAGCGTTCTTGAATGTCTTAATTTACAATCCAATGCCTCAATATTGTATTTTTTTAATTCTTTAATCAGTTCAGTTTGTCTATTGTCCACAATAACTGTATTTTCATCTATTGATAACAAATTAATACCAACCCATACTGAAGCTCGTTCAACTTTATGGTAACCGATGTCCACCATTGGTGGTGACCATATTTTATCCCAAGATTTTAACATCTCAGGCATATTATTTTCATTTACTCTTTCTGGATTTAACAAACAAAGACCCTCACGGAGTAATGCGATGGTTGAATCCAAGTGGCTATATGAATACATGTTTTCAAGGATATGTACCTTGTATTGGTCTCCTAATAGGTTTTGTAACCATTTTCCACCTAACTTGTTACCAGTATTACTAACAAGATATAAAATATCTTTATTTGACCTCAAAATATTAGCAGCATCAAACACAGGTTCTCTCTCGGTTAATGTTAATTTAGATAAATCATCTCTTTGGTAACTGTCATCATTCAAGATTGGTTTTGGTGCGGATATCCACTTTGCCCCTTCGTTCATGTATTCAATAAATTGATTTCTAAAACAATATGTTTCATATTGTCTTGACCTTAATGTCATAGGGGCTTCCAATATTGTATTTCCAATAACTGTAACAGTATCTCTTGGACAGAAAGTGTAATATTGGTCTGTTTTCCAAAAACCATTACTTATTACATTTTCAGTATTAATAACTTCGGGTCTTCTAACTTTAATATCAAGGTCTTTTAATACTTTTACTAAATTTTCTAAATCCTCATATGTTTCTTCATACACCTTATCGTCAAAATTACCTTGTTCTATATATGGGATTCTGTCTTTATCGGCATAATTAATTGCATGTAAATCTATACCATGTTTTGGCATATTAGCGTTGTCGATTGTACCTACAAACACCTCCTTTAATTTACCCCATTCATTATTAACTGATATCATTTTTTCTAAAAATTTCTAATTTTGTCAAATCTGGCCAATCATTAATTGTCCATTCTTTTGGTTTATTTAATATTGCTGTTGGTAATTTAGTTAAACCTTCTTCCGCAATTTCAGGTGTCATATAATAATGATATCCAACCATATCTATATTTTGTTCTTTCCACGGTATATTTGGTAATCTACCGTCATATGACATTTTTTTTAATTTAATAGCAGCTTCTTGATTGTCGGTTAATATCATGCCACCTCTTCCCAATGATAAATGTTTTTGATATTGAAAACTAATTGACATGAAAGTTTTAGGAATATAACTATTTGGTTTCCATAAAACTGCGGCATCGATAACACTATATGAAAGATAATAAAAATCTTTCCAATTTTGAGTTCTCCATTCTAATCCTAAATTTAATTTTTTAGCTAAAAACGGAATTGAGATGTAAGTTTGTTTAGGAACATTAATTGATTTTACATTATTATAACGTAAACATAATTCAATTCCATGTGTACAACTATCGACCGCAACGGCAAACGGAGATCCGAAGAACTCCGCAATTTTTTTTTCAAATTCTATTACAGTGTTAAAATCCATCTTTAAGATTATCAGGAATTAATTTTGATAAAGTTCTGTAATCTAAATTTTCATGCCCAAAATAATAACCGTCTGGTTGTAGCCAATTTGGATTGAGAAATTTATCTTTTATTTTTGTTTCCCAGTCATCATTTACAGAGACTGCCGGTTGATTTCTATAATACTCTGCAAATTCGCTCCATGTTGATTGGTCTGATTTAATTAAAAATTTACAATAACTTAATGAAAATAAATCAACGATATTTTCAATAACATTTCCTCTAATTAAATCATTAATATTCATTTCCGAATTTAATAAATACTCTTTTATTATTGGGACAATATCGAATCTGGTTATAATAGAGTCACCATATTTATCTTTATAATATGAGAAAAATTCATATGGTAAATCTGTACTTAAATAAAATTTTTGGTCTGGATTAATTTTAAGAATATTATCAATAATATTGAAGTATTTTTCATCTTCGACAAAGTCATAATATTTATTTACCTTTGGTTTTATATTTTTCATTTTTGAAAAATCTTTTCTTATTTCAACAGGTAAATTAAAAATATCTTCCTCGGAACAATTCACTCCACTATTTCTTCTAATATGAATACCTACAACATCATAAGTATTTCTTCTAAGTAAATCTTCAATAAATTGATCTTTCAACCTAACATATTTCAACGGCCTTTCCTTTAATGTTCTTTTATATAATGAATGAATATGTTGATAACCAAAATCACAGTACCAATGGTCATCATCTGACAATGATTTCCCATCATCATATATTAACCTTAACTTATCTTTATCTATTTTTGACGATAATCTTACATTAAAATTTTCAACATCTAAAACCGTTAAAAAATTTAAATCTTTAACCCTTTTATCATACTCATATGAAATAAATGTTGAGGTTTCTGGTAAACTTATTAAGGTGAGTTCAGGCCAATCAGTTTTATCTAACATAATTCTGAATTCACAATCATTACGTCTATTTATATCATAGGCCACTTCCCAATGAAATATTCTATTACATAAACCAGTATCATTATTTTCCCAACCACCGTATGGTTCTGACCATCTTAATGTTCTTTTGTATATCATATTTTAAAATTTATCTTTTAATAAATCAAACCATTTATTAGCTAAAATTTCACTATCCTCATTTGATACGTGAAATGGATTTTTGGTTTCTTTATTCTCATTATAATATGTCCATGGATTTAGTTCATCTAAATTTTTAATAACATTATCTTTACAAAAATAAAAATATTTATCATCTAATATAGGTGTTATTAAATGAAAATCAATATTATTTGATAATAATTTATACGCACCTTCTGAAATTATCCACGTATCTTGTTGTTTTTTCCATTCCATGTCGTAAAGAAATTGAAAATAATTATTTACAATTTTTTTCATCTCTTCGTTTACAATATTCTCATATAATATATTATTAATTGAGTTACTTAACATGGTTGGGGTACTGTTGTTAAATATTATATTTTTACCGCTCTCTTCTAAACTATTTTTATATGAAATATTCGATAATCCGTTATTAGATTTAAAATAATGATTTTTCCATTTTTCAAAGTAATTATTTACTTTTAAATCATTTAAGGGTATTTCAATTCTATCAGGACTAGTTGTACCAATAATAATATGATGGGGGTTATGTTTTATAACTTCATCAATCTGTAATCTTATACATTGATTACTGACACCTCCCTTCGCGTATGTCATAATTTCACAACCTAACATTTCTTTAAGAATATCTGTAAAATGTTTTCCATGTCCATTTTCTAAATTATTATCGTCTTTAGAAATTGACGCCATAAAACTATCACCACAAATACCCAATATTTTTTTCATTATAGGCTACTTATTATAATTTTCTTTATCCGAAATATAAACACCAGGTTCAAAATGTGTTATTCTACCGTCAGTAACTTTAACATCACCAATTGTATTGTCAACCACCAATGAATTATACCAATCTTCCAACTCAGGAAATGTTGCGACAAAATTCTTATTTCTACGAATATCATATTGAACATAAAAACTCTTAAAATCGTGATATTGCATTGACATGTCCATTTCACTTGTGTTATGACCTCTATTAACAACTTCAATGTAATCAATTAATCTTTGAATTTGAGCCCCTTCATTCATATTAATTAATGGATTTTTTTTATGTTTTCTCCACCACATTGATAACTTACCATGTAAATCATGTTTGACGTCATCTGGTAATGTAAGTGGTGACATAAATGCTGGCCATCTTAATATGTTAAAATCTACAATTGGTTTATGTGTTCCGTATTTTTCTTTTAATTTCAACATATCATCTAAAAATTCGGTAATACTAAATAAACACAAACTATTAATTGTCATCATAATAACAACTTGTCTAATTTTAGCACTCTCAATTACTTTAACTAAATTACTTCTCCATAGTTCATAATTTAAACCATCTCTAATATATTCTGCTTGTGCACCATAAGCCTCACAACTTGTGTATAAATCAAACTCTTTGATGTCTAATTCGTGAGATATACTAATTAACCTATTCACAGTCATTTCATTAAGACCTAGGTTAGAATTGACTGCAAGTCGTAAATTAGGGGATGGGTATTGTTTCATTGTATCCATAAACTGCCAGAAATTACGAGATTGTGATGGTTCCCCACCAGTTACACGTATTTCCATTAATTTTTGTGATAACTCAGGCCACCATTTTAAAAAGGCATCCACATATGGATTATTCTCATTGTACTTACCATAAATCTCTGACCAAGATCCGTCAGCATAATATGCCCCCGCACTTGTTGTTTTGAATTTCTGATATGGACCGTTATCTTTTATGTCTTTACCCCATGTTGTTGAGTATCCCGAATTACAATATGAACAAGCAAAATTACAAGTTCTATCAAATGATACCTCAATAGTTTGTGGTACAATGTCCGCATCCCAAGGTAGTTCTTTTAATGCCGCAATATCTTCTGAACTATATATTTGACTCTTATATACTCTATCTGAAATATTATTTCTACCGATATCCTCAATTTTCCAACAATAAGAACATTCAGCCGGTTTAACACCCTCTAACATCATTTTACGAATTTCTTTTTTGAAATCAGTATTATGTAATGCCGCAGGGTTGGTTTTAATTGCTTCAACATCTATTGGATGTGGTAATGGTAGGTGACATGAATTTGTAAACCCATGACCTAAATGTAAACTAACATTTAACCATTTTGCCGCACAAAAACTACAACTTATCTTATTTAAATGTTCATCTCTCCAATTTGACAATTCTTCTGACATGTTTTCTATTTTTTATAATATAATATTTTTTATTGATAATCTGAAACGTTATTTAATATATTCCTTAGGTACTCTTTCTAAAAAATTTGTATTTTTAGACTCATCATAAATTATACCTAAATTATTGATATTGTTAAAATTATGAAGAAAAAGAATGTCGTTATAAAATTCTTCCTCTAATATAACATCAGTTTCACTTTGATAAATTAATTTAGAAAAATTAATATCACTATGGTTAACTATAGTTGAAAAATGATTAACATCCACTTGACAATAATATCTAGCATTTTCAAAATCGCATTCAGGGCTGGAACATCCTAAAAATAAACCTGGATTTTTATAATCATCAATTAAGTTACCCTCAAAACTAATTCTATTATTTTCTTCAAAATTTTTATAAACTATAATTTCATTTTCTTTTTTTATGACAGTTATAATTACCCCTTTATGGATGTCCTCTTTTTTTATGTCTTTAAATGGAATAAAATTAAAAGATTCCTCTATTTCGGTTTTATTCCAAAACTCAAATGCCATAGTATTTGTAGTTTTATTATATGATAACCCAATATTTTTACCAGGTTTACCATATATCATACAAATTTCATCGGTAATAAATTCTTCTGTTATTTTAAAATCACATGTAATAATGTAATTATCATTTAATAAGAATTCATCTAATATTTTATTATTTGTTTTGTTATATTCGGTTACATATTGATTATCATGATGGGTTGACATATCCCATTGAAACTTAACCCAATAAGGTTGTTTATAATTTATTATCATTTCTTATTTGCTTTATAAAATTAATTAATTCGGGATAATACTCCTCACAATTTACTCCTCTTCTTTTTTCATATTCATCAATGAATTTAATAAAATCTCTTTTACTACTATCAAATTCTTTAATGTCAGTATCGTAATCTGTAATGAAGATGTCTTTTATTCTTGAAATTTTTTCAATCTCTTGGGTTGAAAATCCGACGTCTTCAATAGTTTGTTGTTCATAGAAATTAATACTTCTATATGTTGAATTAAATTTCATGTACTTTAACCACCTATTAAAGTACTCAACATCAATATAATCTTTCAATACTCTAAAACTCATAAATGAAGGATGTCTCAAATATGATGTATCTAAAATAACTGCCGAGTTCCAATATCTTGATGTATTGAAATGTTTAAGTTTAAAACTATGTATTTTTTTAATTAGTTTTTCGTATGAAAATATACTAAACATATTAAAAGTTGACATTACTACAATGGTTACTTTGTCCAATACCGTTAAAATTTTATCTATGTTTGAGAATAGTCTATCAAACTCCAATCCAAATCTTGTGTATTCGGCTTGTTTACCGTATCCTTCACATGATGTAAACAATATTACCTCCTTAACTCTACCTTCAGCAATTATTTTTTCTAATTTTAAAATTAATTTATCAATCAACTCATCTGATACACCTAAATTGCTATTGATTGATAATTTTAAATTTTCGTTAGGTGTGTCAGTTTCCAATATGAAATCTAATACTTTCCATGTGTCTTTTGATAATAGAGGTTCTCCACCGGTAATTCTAAAAGTATCTAAAGTTGAATATAATTCAGGGAACCATTCCCAAAACGCTTCCACATATGGATTTTCATCTGTTTGTTTATATGGTTTAGTATTTCTTTCCTCCATCCTTCTGAGACCATTAAATTCATGTGTATCTAACATATATCCTCCGTGTTCGTTAATCTCTTCCATCCATTTGGTCGAATATTCAGGTCCACAATACGCACATTTAAAATTACATGTGTTAGAAAAATTAACTTCAACATATTTTGGGTTGTAGTTATCTCTCCAATGTAAGTTGGCAATTTCGTCAAAGTGAGGTTCAGACCATGGTTCCGCAGATTTAAAAAATCTATCAGAAAATGAATCGGAATGATCTTCTACATTCCAACAATAATTACATTCACTTGGTCTTTTGTTTTCCAACATTTCTTTCCTAGCTCTCTTCTTTACATTACTATTGTGTAATGCGGTTGGGTTTCTTTTAATTTCATCTAACCCTATTTTATGTGGTTCAGGATGGTGACAACTATGTGTTGTTCCATTATGTAAATGCATAGTCACTTGTGTCCATTTAGCCAAACAAAAACCACAACCAACTTTATTTAATTTTTCTTTAACAAGATTAAAATCTACCATTGTCTTAAATGTTAATAAATCAACAAGTTCGATTGATGTTTCTTTATTTAAATTGTCAAAAATTTCATCAATATTATCAGTTTTTTTAAAATTAAAATAAGTTAAAGAATTATCTGTTTTTGTTAGTTTTTCTAAATCAACAATATTCATAATTCCATCATAAATACTAAAATGATTTAATTCCATTTCAGTAAAACATTTATGATTTTCTAATAAAGAACTTGGATTATGGCAACCGAAATAAATTGATTCCGTATTGTATTCAGATATTAAATTATCTTTAACTTCAATTGTGTCAATTAATTTAAAATTATGATACAATTCGAAATATTCATTCTTTTTATAAATTAAACTAATAGTAATTCCATTATGTAAATCGTTACGATTTATTTTATAGTTTTTGTGGCAATGAAATTCTTTATTTTCTTCATCTTTTTGTGTCCAATATTCAAAAACAAACTTCTCGACTTCATAATCAAAGCTAATACCAAAGTTTTTACCTGGTATTCCAAAAAATCCAATTTTCTCATCTTGAGTAAAATGACGTTCTATTTTAAAAATAATATTTAATGAAAAATCTCTATTTGTTAATAAATTAGATTCTAAATTGGTTTTTAATTTAAATGGTTTTTTATGTTCAATTTTTAATCCAGGTACCCTTTTTCTTTTTAATTTTATTCTATCCGCAACACTGACATTTAATTCACTAAATGAAATGTTTATTAGTTTATCTTTTTGATTTTGTATTAGAAAATAATTATAGTCTTCTTTATGAACTAAATATTTTTCCTTTAAATCAAAGTAACATAACAAATTATCATTAAGATTTTTACTATTATAAAATTTTTCAACATCTTCTATATTCGCCTCTCCATTAAAAATACTAAAATGTTTTAAATCTAATTCTGTAAAACATTTGTGTTTGTGATTATCAGCATCGGGGTTATGACAACCAAAATAAAGTGGTTGGGTATAGTAATCTTCAATTAAAGGGTCGTCTAATTCTACATCGAAAAATATATTAAAGTCATGATATAATTCTAATATATTTTTTTCTTTATCGTAATGTATAGTTAAAACAAGACCATTTTCAACATCAATTCTATTAATATGGAAATCTTTATGGCAGTGAAAATTATCTCTACCGTTCAACCCTTTTGTCCAAAATTCAAATACAAAAGTCTCAACTTCAAAATCATAACTAATTCCAAAGTTTTTACCTGGCATACCTAAAAATCCTAATTTTTCATTATCGTAAAAATTTTCAACTTTAAATTCAATTGTTAAATAGGAACTATCAGATAAAAACGGATTTATCTTATTACTATCAAGATTATTAATTTCAAATAACCAAGGTTTTTGATTTTCTACTTTCATTTCATTGTAACATTTATAAATTTAGTATTTTCATATAAAGATACATCAATATTTTCAACATTCAAAACATTTAATATATTGTTTAATCCATCTTCATTATGTTTAATTAAACCCTGTTGCATCTCCATAACAAATCTTTTTTCGTTTCTAGCGGTAGTTTCCCCCTTAGCCCATTTTCCTTTAACATAACCCTCATCTATATGGGGTATACAGTCAAAATTACCTTCCTTTCTGAATGGAATCACATTTTCAACCACATTAATATTTTCTTTTGAAATGTTAACATTAAATTCACATTCTTCTTTATTAATATTTTCTACAACTCCCTTTTTAAAATCCATTTGTAATAACAATCCATCTGAATCATGTAACGCTTCATTGATATCATTTATTGATTTATTAAAAATTCTAATTTCCGCAATTTTACCTTTAAAAAATGTATTAACGTGTGAACAAAATCCAATTATAAATGGTTGTAGATTATTATATGGTTTTAATTTTTTCTCAATTTTAAATGGTGTGTTTTGTTTAGTTCCGTTTTGATTATTAATTAATTCATCGTTTATATATAATGACATCTCCTTTCTTTTACTATTATATGACATTGTCACCCATGTCCATTGATTTTCATATCTTTTTGCATAGTTGTAATAGTGATTACTATCTTTATCATACATAACCATATTAACTGAACGTGAATTATTAAACGATAATCCCCAAGTCCAAGAATCTAATTTTCTTATTAATGGGTACTCAATGAATTTCTTTTCTTCGTCCCCAACAAGCCAAATCGGTACCTTTTCTGGTTGTTGTTCAGCATTAAATAATATTGATATTGTATGGTCATTATCCAAACAACTATCTAATTCTTTATTAGACGGTATAATTATAAAGTTATTTATTCCATTAAAAGTTGCCGTTGTTTTATTTTTATAAGTTTTAAAAACATTATTCGTTGTATATCCTTCTAAATAACATCTCCAAAATAAGTCATCATCTTCCTGACCCCAATCCCAATATTCATTTGAATATCCATTGGTTTTATATGCTTGTTCTTTTGTGAATAAAACGACACCTCCAAAGTATTGATCATAACCTAACCCGTAATTATATTTTGATAACTTTGTTGCAATGTGTGTTGGATGTTCTTCAGGATACGAATAATCAGCATCTACTTGTGGTAACATATCAACATCGTGCCATGCAACATAGTCACATCCGTCTTCAAACGCGTAATGTGCTGCAATATTTTTCATTGCACCTCTATTGAATAACTTTTCGTCTACTTGGTGACCAACATAAAACGTATGGTCAATTCCATTATCTGTTAAATGTTTTGATAGATGTGGTATTAATTTATCAATGTGTTCTTTTCTATCTCTATATGGTATACAAATACCTAATTTATGACTCATATTGCTACGTTAACGTGTGTTATGTTTTCACTTATCTGAATTTTTGAATGTTCAGCAAATTCCAATGTTGATAATCCGTCATTTTCCAATAACTCGTCATTTAATCTAACTTCATTATAAAATCTTAATTGATTCCATCTGGTTGCTTTGAATTTCCATTTGTTTTTATAAAACCCATTTTCTTTGTGTGGTAATAATGCAAATGTCGATTCTCTTCTATGTGGTATTTTTATTCTTTTATATTTTTCAAATTCTAAATCAACAATTTCACAATTAAAAATTTTACCGTTATTTAAATTATCCGATAAATCTTTTAATTTATAACCTTCAGTAAAATTAGGGTCATAATATAGTTGTAGGTCTTGTGATGATATATAATCACCAAAATTTTCCTTTAAATTATTATTTTCATTTTTAGATATTTCTAAAATTTCATTGTCATTTAAATTACAATTGTATACTGCGAATGTTGAAATATAACCATTAAAATAATTAGGATATTGAGAATTAGGTGTGTCATTTCTTTTTGGGTTACCTACACCTAAATAAAAATATTTTTCATTATCGTATGAACGTATTTTTTTATAAAATACTTCTTTCCCAATCAGTTTTCCGTCTTGATATACTTTAATAACGTCGTTAATGTTGTCTAACACAACACATATATTCGTTTTATAATTTGTTATTATATTTGAATTAACATAAACCGCATTATTGTCTTTATCAAAAGTGCAGAAATTATATCTACGAAATGAATTATACGTAATTGAAAAATCGTATCCTGGAATTGAAAATATAGTAAAATCGTCAGAGTCTTTTGTATGGTCTAATATTAAATCAGTAGGATAAAACGAAACGAAAAATGTCATATTTTGATTAAGTTTAAATTCATTTCTTGCCTTAACATATGCATTTATACCATTAAGTTTTAATACTTTTGATGGTGATGTCCCCACATTCTGAATATCTAAATCATTTAATGGTATACCTTTTTTTTCACATCTATAAAGTAAGTCAGTGTCCTCATAACCCCAACCCCAATACTTATTGGAATACCCATCTATTTGACGAAAATGTTCCATTGGGAACATTACAACTCCTCCAAAATATTCTTCGAAGGTTAATTTTTTATCATACTCTTCATTATTTAAAAAATGTGTTGATAAATGTAACGGGACCTCTGAATATGAATAATCAACATGTATTGGCATCATGTCAATATCATGAAATACGACATAATCACAATTTAATTCTTCAGCATACTTAAATCCGATATTTAATAATGTTCCCCTATTAAATAATTTAGCATCGTCTTGGTTAATAACAATTAATTCATAATTGATATCAAATTTTTCCATATATCTAACAAATCGTCTACTAAATTCTTTTAAATGACTTCTTCTATTTCTATATGGAACAACGACTCCTAATTTTTTACTTTTTTCCACTCTTAGTTGTTACTTTACTGTCCTCAACGAAACCTTCTTTTACAAATTTGTTATGAAATTCCGCTAGATAATATTGGGCTCTGTTACCCCACTCATCTTTATCGATTTCTTCAAACCAAACGGTTAAAGAATCTAATGAATTTGCAATTTTTTCTAAGGCTTTTACTTTTCTTGTTTCGAGAGCCATTAACTCGTCATTTGATGGTTTTACACTCATATTGATGTTATTTTATTTATTAATTTATTCCAACTTTTATATCTGTTATATTCGGGATATATTAATCCCAATTCAAACATATATTCTCTTTTATTTAGATTTATTTTATATTTTGTTTTTAACAATTCAGTGAACATTTTAAAATACTCATCTGAATAAGAATAATCTTCTTTTAATTCTGCAACCGCTTTCACTCTATCTATGGAAGTTTTATCCCATTTAAAATGATGTACTTGAACTGAATAGGATGGTATTGGTGCAATTGATGGATGACCCCAACCTTGCCATTTCCATGTGGTGTGTCCATCAATATTTGCATAGTGTTGACCTGAAGTAATTTGTATTCCACCTCTAATTAAACATATTTTATTTGGACACGCTTTACTCATATGATATCTAAAAAAACCGGCATTTGGAAATTGTTCCCATATTGATACATCATCTTTTAATTCAACAAACTCACCATCTTCTCCAATTCTATCAATAAAACCACCTCGAACAATATCCCATCCAAATTCTTCACAATCGTTAATTAATGAAACAATATCATCATCAGGATATAAATGAAATTCATCAATGTCGGCAATCACCCACCAATCAAATGGTATTTGATCCTTAATGAAGTTATATAATGCGGTTACTTTCTCCCAATCAAAAACTCTATCTTCAATGACCTTAACAATCTTCACATTGTCATGGTCTTTAATAATTTCATTTATATCTTCTTCTAATGTTGGGTATAAATCTGTTTTATAAATTGCAATGTTAATCTCATCAACATATCTTTTATAATGTTTGATGAAATGTGGAAGTAAATTAACTCCGTGACCTATAACTGTTAATAACCTAACCATTATTTTTTATTAATTACCGTTATACCGCTTGATGCTGGTTTGTTAGGTAATATACGAAAATTAAATAAATTAATCAAATTATAAAGTGGATTTTTTTCTAATTCTTTAATAAATTTTGATGGACCGTCAAATCTATGGTGGTCTTTTTTTGCGTCCTCTGAAACTATTAATGATTCCTCGTAATCTGAATCTGTATCGTGAATAACAATAATACCTTTATCGGTTAATAGTGTTGAATATAATTCAAAATCTTTCTTAACTCCTTCATATGAATGGTCACCATCTATAAAGATAAAATCTAATTTAATATCTTGTAAAACAAAGAAATTATAATATGCATCTTCTGATGTTGATTTAATCAATCTGGGTTGAAACGTATGTCGGTAGTATGAATACTCATCCTCAAGGTCGTTAGGTCCTCCTACCCCATTACAAGCGTCAACCAGATAGGTTACACCAATATCACCCCAATTTAAAGTGTCGTTACCTTCAAATATTCCTTGTTTATGTAAATCTAATCTTGCTTGTGTTATAATACGAGGTATATATCCACCACCAGAACCGATACATGCGCAGTTCTTGGCTCTCATATGTTGTATTAACGAATAAACTATAATACCATCACCTAAATGTTCTTCGGTGGCACCATGTGTCCATCTATAAGGTACAGGTTCACCATAATTGGTTGTAATTTTTTCTTTAATAAAATCTTGATTGGTAATCATAACTTATTGTTTTATTACATTTATAACATTATCTTTTAACATATTAAACAATTCATTATCTTTTTGTATATACACATTTGATAGTTTTGATGCAATATGTATTGAGAATCCTTCTCCACCTGCGTATATTTCTTTAATTCTTCTGATATCACAACTTTCTCTCACCACTTGCAACTTTTCATATTGTAAAAAGAAATCATCTTTAAGTCCTTGATTATTAAAGACAATGAAATATTCGTTAATTGTTTCTAACTCTGTAAATGTTGGTAATAATTTATCAACGTACTTCTTATATTCATCCCAATCTGGTGCAGTTAAATTGATTTCACCGATAAACTCTTTATTAACTTTATTTGATAATAGATTATCAATGTATGTGATTCCGTCTTTGAATTTGTGGTTTTTTAAATCGTTAATAATTGAATAGTCATTGATGATGGTGTCGGCATCAATTAATATTGCTATGTTATGATATTTTAATATTTCTTTAACTAATATTATCTTATCATGATATGACTTAAGGTGTCTACCATAGTATATAGTTTTAGTTGTAAATTGTTCTGTGTCATCGGTTAAGACATAACAATCAATTCCAATATCTTTTAAATTGGTAACTTTTTCTTTTGTACTATTAAAATAGGAAACGTCACCGAAACACATTACTCCTATACCGATATTATTCATACCTATAATATAAGAAAAATATTTCAATAATTAAAATATTATTATCTAATATAGACTTCCACTCTTGCACTTCTATTGATACCGGTAGTATCTTGACAACACCCAATCATATCTCCACCAGAATAGTTTCCATATCTACTATCCATACCAATACCACCACTTACATCATCCGAACCTCTATATGGTCCTACTGCCAAAGTAGCTGGAGATGTGTATAATCCTTCACCATTTTCATTCCAACCAAACCCCCATCTAACTTTTGCATCCGTTGTACCAAAATATAATGGGTTATTTCTAAAATTAAATCCATAAAATCTAATATCCACCTGACTTGAAAATACTCCACTTGCCCAACCAGTAAAAGTTTTTGCATCTCTTAAAAAATATCCACCATAAGTACCACCATCACCACTTTCGTATGTTCCTGCATTAGTAAAAAAATCTACTAAATTTGTTCGCGTACTAGCTCTACCACCATTAAACCCTTTTTCCATCCATATCCAATTTCCTGTTCCCGCAATACTACCACCAGTAGTTGGAATATCGGGCCATCTAGCCATTAAATCTGTACCTTCAAAATAATTGAATGCGTCATATTTAGCATCACCATCATCTTGATTTAAGTTATTTTGATTTAATACATTTTGTGTTGTCCAATAACTTGCCCCATAATTAAAAGTAGTTCCTCTTGTGGCTTTCATTACCATCATCCAACCTCCTCCATCATATGCACTATCCATAATACAAAATGTTTTTCTTGGGCCAATGTTAGGTAAATTTATATAATATACCCCATTTGGTGCATTTGAATTTAAGGTTTTTATTGTTTGTGCCGAATCGGCCGGATTAAATGCTGAACCTAATGGTGTATCTACTCCGTATCTACCTCTTTGTTCATTAAATATATTTCCAATTTCTTCATCACTTAATGCTCGGTTATAAATCATAACTGCTCCTAAATAACCAATAAGTAATTCTCCCGTATTACCTTCACCAAATCTCAATGTTTCAGTATTTGTAGTTGAACTAACGGCACCTGTTACATATGCACATCGTATTGTATCAATAAATGTTGCTTTTGATGACCCGTCACTTCTAATGACAACTTGTTGCCACTTACTTCCTATTATTGAATTATTGGGTGTATCTATCGCTGCCAATGAGTAATTTGTTTCATAATGAATATATCCGAATGCACTTCTCAATGTTGCGGCGTATTGTTGTGAATCTCCTTTACTAATTAATCCGTGCCAAGTTCCACCACCTAATGATGGATTTACCCAAATTAACGCAGTATATTGTTGGGTACTCGTAAAATCCAATGAACTATGATGTGCAACGTTTGCTCTTGCGGTTCCATCAAAATATAAAGAACCTCCTCCGGTCGTATTAAATGAAACACCTGAACCAGGTAGAGTTAAATTATTTGAATTTCCTGATAAATCTGTTAATGTACTACCATTACCACTATAACATTGTGGATCACCAGCATCTATATAACAAACTAAACCAGATGTGCTATAATTTTCTTTTCTTTTTTGTGCGCTCATCCACTTAGTACCATCATACACTTCAACTTCGGTACGACTTGAATTATATCGTATCATACCAGTTGTTGGTGATGGTCTTTGTGTTCCAGTTCCCGATGGTAGTCCTAAATATCCGGTAGAACTTGTTATTGTTGTATTTTTAAGTGTTGCCATAATTTTTTATTTTATCCATAATTGAACATGTGAAAGATAATGTGCTTCATCTGCTTGTGCCTGATCTGCTCCACATACATGTCTTGCTGTAAATGATGTTGATGTGTGGTCATAATATCCACTATCAAATATCACATATCCATCATTTCCATAAGTACCATTTCCCCAAGGTCTATAAGTGTATGTTTTTGGATTACTCCAAGTTGCGGACGCCCCTGATTGTAAAACTGATGTTGATGGTGCGGCATTATAAATTTTTGTAAATCTCCAAAATTCAGTTTCTGTTCCTGATGAATTCATTAAATATAAATTACTTGTTTCGGTATCCAATGAGTCCACTAAATGCCAAAATACCATATAACGAACTTGTGTATGTGTTGGAATTGAACTCAATGTTAATGTATATGTTGCAGGACCTGTCGACCAACCATGTGCGGTGACATGTCCTAATTCGCCAAAGTTTAACATTGAGAATGTTGTACTATTATTCCAATTTCCTGTATATAAATTCGCATCTCTACCTTCGTAATAATGTAAATAACTTTCCGTTCTAGCATAAGGATTTAACCAATTATTAATATAAACTTCAGGTCTACCTAAAGTAGTATTATATCTAACATATCCATTAGACGGAGATGGTCTTTCAGCTGTACTACCTGTTGGTAATCCAATAAATCCAGTGTCGTTAATTGTTAAATTTTTTAAACTTGCCATTATATTTAAATATTAAATCTATTTCTTTGCGCGTTATAATTTTGTAAAACTTGAGCTCCACTTAATCCTATACTATATATTCTTGCAATTGCAATTTGTCCTTGAAAATTATGCAACCCATCTGTCAATCCACTTCCATATGTTCCAACTACATATGTGGCGGCGGCAATTGTCCCTGTCTGTGCCGCAGACCATACTTCGGTACCATTCACATATGCTTTACTCGTTGAACCATCCCATGTACCTACAATGTGTGACCAAACATTATTGGGGATATTACCAACTGCACTATATGGTCTACTACTATCGGTAGTATTTGCCCAATGTAAAGAGTGTGTACTACCACCATCTGCGGAATTAAATATACCTAAATATGTCGTATTTGTTGCAGAAACCACACCACCTCTCACAGTTCCCGTACTTACTGTTCTTGTTGGTTTAATCCAACCTTCCATAGTTATTTGTGTTGTTGGTAATGTATTTAATGTAGAAATTCTAATATAATCATTAGTTCCGTCAAATGAAACGGTACCTCCCGAACCATCAGCTGGTGTATATGTTGGACTGTTTACAAATATCCCATGTGCACATTGTGAACTAACATCATACCACACATTACCACCGCGATAACTCGTTGGTTTACCACTATCTAAATGAAGTAATAAGTTTGATGTTACAATACCACCTTCCGCAATTCTACCGGTTGTTTGATCTATCCAATAACTACCGTTGTAATATTCAACTAAACCCATAGTTGTATTAAATCTAACATATCCAGTCAATGGTGACACAGGTCTTTGTGCTGTTGTTCCCGATGGTAATTGTATATAACCAGTGTCGTTTATGGTAAGATTTGTAAGATTTGACATTATTAAGGTTTTGGATTGTTTTCTTTAACCTCTTTTATTTTATTAAACCATTCACCATTACTTGTTAAACTTCCACTCACATTTAATTCATGCCACAACATATCTAATTGATTACCTAATGATGGGTATATTTGTTGTCTATCTCTTTGATATTGTGTTGAGTAATGTTCTGCTAAACCAACATAGAAACCATATCTTTGGTCTTCTGTAAGTGGTGTTCCATCAACTGGACTTAATAATGGTTCTCCTTTATCTAATTCGTGTATCATATTATATAATTATTTTACTCTTGTTAATATTGACGATTCATATCCCGATGAATTTAATATTCTTATATTAAAATAAACAGTTAATCCATTTTGTCCTGATGTATTGGTAAATCTTAACCAATTTCTATCAACATTACCTTCTTGATAATGAGAAACTGAATAATCTCCCCACGATAAAATTGGTGTGTGTTGTAATCCATATCTTGATACATCAAACTCAAATATTCCATATCTCCATGTTCCCGTTGTAAAATTAAAAAAATTACAAAGTCCAATTGTTCTTGCGTATCCACTAACATTACATATTAAATCAACGGAAGAACCATTATTAATCGCCGCCGTTCCTGTCCATTCATTCATTGCCCCATATGTATTACTCATTAACATTTTTGGTGATGTTATTGAAGTTGCAGTTAATTCAGAAGATGTTGTTGCTATTAAATTTGCCATTATCTTACTCGTTGTGTTAAATATGATGATGTGAAATCACCGGGTCCTTGTACATTTAATACAAAGAGATATGTACCATTACCCCATTCAGAACCTATCGTATTGTAGAATCTACAATAATTTGTCCCATATGATGGATTATGTCTAGCGGCAGACCACGTACCTGTACTTGTTAATGTTTGTATATTAAAACCATATTCAGATAATTGCCAATAAAAACTACCACAATGTATTTGAGATTGATAGCAAACCCAACTACAAAACCCATACATACGATTATGAACTCCCGTATTACCAAATAGGTCAACATAATTTGTTGCACTATTAACCGTTGTTGGGATAAAGACTGTTCCACTATACTCCCTCATCATATGATTATAACTTGTATTATTTAATATACGTGGTGATGTGAAACTCGTAGATGTGGTTAAAATACCATTTACTGTTGTATTTTGTAAAGTTGCCATTATACGTATCTTGTTAAAATTGGTGACGTTATTGCGTTAGCATTTGGAGCAAATAATGTTATATTAACTAAACATGTGGCATTTCCCCACGATACGTTATATTGATTTGTAAATCTTAACCAACTTTTACTACCATCACTTGGGTCTTGGTAATATGAGAATGTTATTAGTTGGTCGTTAGTTGGTCCTGATGTAATTTGTAAACCATATTGTGATAATGCAAACCAAACATTTTGAGTACCGTTATAACTTTGATATGATAAAAAACTAATATAACCTGTTACCCATTGCCAATTACTATTATTACAAAGAACATCTGTATATGGTGTGGCGGTATAATATGGTGATATTACAGAAACATTTCCACCCCATTGTTGTAAAGCCATTGGATTAGAACAAATTGTACTACTTGCATTTGACGTAGATGTTGCATTGTATGTTGTTGCAGTTGTACCTATTAATGTCGCCATTATTTATTTGATTTAAGTTCTTCAATTTCTTTCTTTAAATCTTTTATTGCTTCAATCAAATATGAAACTACTCTACCGTAAGAAACGGAATCAGGTAATCCTTCTTCATTTTTATTTACCAATTCAGGTGCAATTTCATTTAACTCTTCCGCTATTAAACCAATCTCTTTAACACCTGTATCTTTTTTAATGTATGAAACACCTCTCATTTTAAGAACATTATCTAAACCATATTTTAAAGTTTCAATGTTATCCTTATATCTTACTGATGAGTTTTCTGTTAATGTTCCACCTACTGTTAAGTTACCGGTTGTTGATACTGCACCTGTTACCGTTAATGTTGAACCATCAAATGTTAAATTCGCTTCCGCATTTAACGTAACACCACCGACACTTGTCATTACTCTATTATCTACCGCATTTGTGATTGTTGTTGTACCACTAGAACCTGATGAACCGTTGGTTCCATTACTACCACTTGTTCCTGAACTACCGTTCGTTCCGTTAGAACCCGAAGTACCATTCGTTCCATTAGAACCTGATGAACCTGAACTACCATTAGTTCCATTAGAACCTGAACTACCATTTGTACCGTTACTACCACTAGTTCCTGAAGAACCATTTGTACCGTTAGAACCTGAAGTTCCTGATGTTGCCGCAGTATATGATGTTCCGTTAATATTTAAACTTGTTACACTTAATGAACCTGTAACTTCTGTATTTGTACTAATTTTAACAGTTGTACCGTCATCTGAAATATTACTATCACCAAGATGTTCTTGACCTAATGATTTTAATACTCTATTAGTTGTTGGTAAAATCTCATTTCCTAAACTATTGTAAGTTTGAGCACCTACCATAACTACCGAAGACGTTACGGTTGATTGATTTGTGTGAACATAAACAAACTGATTGTTTAATGAGTCAAATAAGAATGAACCTGAAACTAATGGTGATGAACCACTATCTAACACTGACAAACCAGCAAATCTTACACCAGGAGATGAAGCGTTAACCGTAATGACATTGTCATTTACTCTTAGTTGAGACGCTGTCACATAAATTATTGATGATGACCCTAAAACATTTAAGTTTTGTGTAATTGTTAATGAACCAGTAATTGTTGTGTTTGAATTAATATTAACTAATGAAGCATTATCGGTTATGTTTGAATTAACCATACTGTTAGACGAGAACTTACCCAAAACATTGTCAGTACCAGAAACTGTAACTGAAGTTCCTGAAGAACCATTTGTTCCGTTAGAACCTGAACTACCATTTGTTCCGTTAGAACCACTTGAACCTGAACTACCGTTTGTTCCATTACTACCTGATGTACCATTTGTTCCATTACTACCTGATGTACCATTTGTTCCATTACTACCTGATGTACCATTTGTTCCACTAGTTCCGTTTGTGCCGTTAGACCCTGATGATCCGTTACTTCCACTTGTCCCCGAAGAACCGTTGGTTCCATTAGAACCTGATGTTCCTGATGTCATTGAACTAAATGTTGTACCATTAACAGTAATTCCGTTTGTGAAATTTGCTGAACCTGATACTATAATATCATCAGCAAAAACAACACTATTACCACCTGAACTTAATATTTTAAATCCGTCTTGAACTATAACATTTCCTCTAATGTCAACCGAACCTGTCGTTGGGTCAATTAATATATTACCTCCGCCAGATGATTTCAATTGGATATCTCCATCCGCTGTTTGAAATGTAATTGTATCTGTACCTTGTTCTAAAATTTTAATTGATTGACCGTTGTCGGTTGTAATCTGTAATTCTTGATTTGTCGAACCTAATACTTTTTGTCCGTCAATGTATAAAGATGCACTTGATAAGTATAAGTGTCTAAACGGATTCGTTACCGTACCTAAATCATATGACCCACTACCAAAAGGTATTAATGATCCACTAAATGTTTGGTCTCCTTTAAATGTGTTTGATCCTGTAGTTGCTAAACCTGATGTACTTGATCCACCTGTGAGTGGTGTTCCATTAACTAATAGACTACCTGAAATATAAACGTTATTAAATTGTTTTAATGAACTACCTAAATTATATAGACCATTTGCTGATGGTGTTATTGTCCCAACAGCAGATAAATCTTGAGCACCTTCTACTTGATGTCCACCTCTAACTATATGAACTTCACCCGCTTGTGCAATTGGGAATGTTATTTGTAAATTGTTTGAATCTATTGATGTTATCTCACTTGGGATTATAACTTTTCTATTACTATCCCAAACTGTTACACCTGGATAATCAATGTCTAAATTGTGAGCAACAGACCATGTTGTTGCCGATGTGTATGTTTCTGTATAACCACCAATACCACTAGCACCTGTTGCACCGACACCACCTAATGTGGCAATCACTGTACCTGTTTGTGCAATTGAAAAATATACTTCAATATTATTAGAATCTATCGCTCTAATTCCTGTTGGTATAACAACATAACCATCACTATCAAATACTGTAATTGATGGGTATCTTTCATTCATACCATGATTTAATGACCATGTGGTTGCCGCAACTGTAACTGTTGTCTTCATTGTTGAACCTGAAACAATAAATGGATTTTCAACATATGAGGCGGTTAAGGCGTATGTTGCAAATGATGATGTTCCTGCAAATGTAGATGTATTTGAACCTGTATATGTGTTAAATGCCGTTTCGTCTAACTTACCTGTACCCACAACTGCACCATTAACATATAATGATCCAGTAATCTTTACTGATCCAGTAAAATTGTGATTATCGTCAAATGTATTACCAAATGCGGTAGAACCTGATTCATACAATACCGAAGATGTAACTAATGCTGTGTGAATTTCTTTTGCTGTAAGTGTTCCTGTAATTGTTAAATCACCATTTACTTTTGCGTTATTTGTGGTTTCCCAAACTGAACCTGTTAAAGCAAATAAACTATCTCCTGATGTTCCTGATGAACCGTTGGTTCCGTTAGACCCACTAGTTCCAGAACTACCGTTTGTTCCATTACTACCACTAGTTCCTGAAGACCCGTCTGTTCCATTAGAACCTGATGAACCGTTAGTTCCGTTAGAACCTGAAGAACCATTCGTTCCGTTAGAGCCTGAAGTTCCTGATGAACCGTTGGTTCCATTTGACCCTGATGTTCCAGAAGATCCTGATGAACCATTTGTACCATTACTACCACTAGTTCCTGAAGAACCGTTGGTTCCGTTACTTCCTGATGTACCACTTGTAGTTGAGGTATATTCAGTTCCGTTTATATTAAATGAACCTGTTAAATTAATTGAACCTGATAGAACTAAATTATTATTCTCATCAAGTAACATTTGTCTGTTACCATTTCTACTGAAAACTAAACCATCAACATCGGTTGTTGCACCTCTTGCAGCACCTATCGTCCAATTCTCACCGCTCCAATTAAAACGAATACCTGCAGCAACTCTATCTGGAGTGTTGAAACTTGCAGGATTGTAAACTGAACTATCAGGTACGAATGCTTGAACATTTGCAACAGGGTCAGAACCCGAAACGACTAATGATGTTAATGATGTGTTACCTAAAACTTTTAAAGAACCTGTAACATTTAATGAACCCGTAATATTTTCTGTTCCAAGTAAATTGAAACTTCCACTTAGATTTAATGAACCTGTGTTTTGAGTATTTGTAGTTAAAACTTCCTCTATTGAGGCTGATAATGATCCTGATTTGGCAAAATATAATTTACCATCGGTTGTGTTTATTGCTAATTCTCCTAATTGTAATTGGGAATTGGTAGGCCTATTCCCACCAGTGGAACTTCTACGTAGTTTTACTATTTGACTCATATATATGTGTTCTAAATCCTTGTGATATATATCACGGTTAACGACCTATGTAGGTCTTATTATAAATACATTTAATAAATAAAAAAGGAGACTTTTTTACGGTCTCCTTGAATGTTTTTATTTATTGTTAATATTTTGCGGCTATTGAGTTAACTCTATTGTTCATTATGGTATTACCATTTGTTGTTGCTGACCAAGTTAAACCGTCGGTTGATGTTGCCAATTGATTTGGTCCTCCTACACCGCCCGCAACCCATTTAGTACCGGCCCAAGTTACACTTAACGCCGAGAATGAGAATATTGTGTTTCCGTTTGTAGATCCCGACCATGTTATACCATCAGATGAATATGCCAATGCGTTTGTACCTTGTCCTGCGGCAACCCATTGTGAACCATTATATGATATACCATAACCAGTACCTGAGATTCTGCTATTTCCACTTGTTGAACCTGTCCATGTTATGCCGTCTGATGAATATGCGATTCTATTTGCACCTGTACCAACTGCAACCCATTTATCACCACCCCAAACTACATTATTACATGATCCTGTAAATATTGTACCACTGTTTGCGGATGCCGTCCAAGATATACCATCATCTGAATATGCTATTGTTGTTCTATTTCCAGTACCACCAGCAGGTGATGAACCTACCGCAACCCATCTACTTCCATTATATGCCACAGTATTTGGTACACTACCAATTACATTCGAATTTGATGCCGCTGTCCAAGTTATACCATCTGTTGAATATGCAAATTTGGCGGCGCCTGATGAAATACCGACCGCAACCCATTTATCTCCTCCATATCCTATACCTCTAACATTTGTTGTAAACATGGATGAACCATTTGTTGATCCCGACCATGTATTTCCATCAGAAGACCAAAGTAAAGCATTTGAATTACCTCCACCTGCAGTTCCTCCTGCAACAAATATATTTCCATCAGTTGCAACGGCAAGTGCCGGTTGGGTTATAAATGTGGCACCATTAGATGAATTTGTCCAATTATCACCACCATCATATGAATAACTTAATACGTTTACAGCACCCGCAGCAACAATTACATTAGTCGTCATTGATGTTGCTGTCGGTGTTATTGTTGGTGTTGGTGTATTGGTAGGTGTGTTAGTTGGTGTGATACTTGGTGTTACCGTATTTGTTGGTGTATTTGTTGGAGTAGGAGTAGGAGTTTCGGTATTCGTAGGAGTTGGTGTTAATACTTCAGTTTCTGTAGGAGTAGGAGTAGGAGTTTCGGTATTCGTAGGAGTTGGGGTTGGAGTTATATAAGTACTCTCACAATCATTACATCCACCAGTTCCAAATGATGTGGTAAACGCGTCGTCTATCGGAGCATTTATCTTACCAATGACTGAATAACACCCACTTGGTGTTGCTCCTGTGAATGTGTAATAGTTTACATCTCCAAGAACTATAAATCCTGGTCCTAAATCGACAACTAAAACATTTAGATTAGTACATCCTGAAATTGTGTATGTAGTTATTGAACTCGAATCAGTTGGAGTTGGAGTTGGTGTATTCGTAGGTGTTTCTGTTGGAGTATTAGTTGGTGTTGGTGTTGTAGTATTGGTAGGTGTTGGTGTAGGTGTATCAGGAATTATTTCACTAGATGTTGGAGTTGGTGTGACTGTTGCAGTTGGTGTAATAGTTGGTGTTGGGGTTGGAGGTGGTGCACCTTCACCATATGATGTGAAATGACCATTATCATTTAACCAAGTTTTAGCATCAGTTGCATTTGTAAATGGTTCTAAACCATCTGTTATTGGTAAAACGTTTAATAACTCTAATAAAGATTGTTCTGTTAAATCTGTTGATCTCCAGAAATTAATATATGAATCCTCATCTGTCGGTGTTGGATGATTTCCCGTTGGTACTTGGTTGGCAATAACATAACCTAACTCTTCATCAGGTCCCATCCACCATTTAACCCCACCTGGATTTTGTGAATAATCTTGTTCTGAAACACCTATTGCGATGTTTCCAATTTGTGTTGTTCCATCTATGGTGGATCCTGTGTTGTATGCGAAGGGTCTTGTTGTTGCCATTATGTTATATAAATACTTTTATTTTTTATAATCCGTATTTTGTTTTATCCGAATTAAAGTTTTGTAAAACTTCAGTTGATGTTAATGCTCTATTATAAAATCTTATTATTCCATAACGACCAGCAAAATAACCGGCAGTTGACGCATTATATGTTGTAGTATCTATTGCCCCAAAATGCATATACCATGAATTTGCAATTTGAACCCAAGGTGGATACCAATTTATTGTAGATGGGGTACCAGCAGTGCCGTTTATATAACCTGTTAATGTGGTACCACTATATGTTTTAACAACTTGAATCCAATTATTAAGATATGTTGCAGCACCATTAACCACTCTTTGAACACCATTAGTTTGATTATATATATTAGAAATTATTGATTGAACTGGCCCGGTTTGAAATATTTGACCACCCGCATAATGATAACCCGAATTTGGAGTTTGATCTCCCGTATCTGACCATAAACAATCATCAACCGCAGTTGGTCTTATCCATATTTCAAGTGTATGTGCAGTATTACCCGCGTTATATGAGTTTGGACTTGTGATATAATCATTTACACCATCAAATGTGAAATAACCACCAACACCTGAAGTATATGTTGGGCTATTACTTATCGTTGCATTTCTATTATTACCCGATAAGTCATATAATGTAGTTCCACTTACGTAACTTGAAACATTACCTGGATCATAATAAAAATAAGAATTTGACACAGGTTGTATTGCTGACGATGTTGTTACAGTAGGTGTTGGAGTAACAGTTGATGTGTTCGTTGGTGTAACGGTAGGTGTAGGAGTATTCGTAACCGTCGGCGTAGGTGTAACGGTAGGTGTTGGAGTTGGTTCCACAAATCTTGGTGCCAAATAATTGTATTGTTCCGTTATTTCAGCAAGATTTAATTGTCTGTTGTAAAAATACATGTTGGCAACATGTCCCCAAGGTTGAGCAACAACATCATTATTACCCAATCCCCAATGTGTATTTCCACCCGAACCCTCATTGATTGTGCTTCCCACCTGTGAACCATTTATGTAGAATTTTTGAGATGAGTTAGTTCCAACTACCGCAAATTGAACCCAAACACCATTTGAAGCTGAAACATCATACCCTGAACTTACGAATCCTGTTGCCCAATATCCTAATGTGTTTGATGCATTAGGTATAGTAATTGGTGTGATTTTAGTAGATCCTTTTGTGTAAAGTAATGTTCTAAACGATGAAGGATTACTTGTCATCAATCTTGTCCAAGTAATATATGTGTACCCTGTTGTTGGTAACGTAGGTCCTGTTGCGTTGTAATCAACTCTATTATTCCCTGTCGTACAATCAAAACATTTTATACCATTAAGAACTGTGTAAGTCGCACCAATTAATGTATGATTATATCCACTTGTTACATCGTAAACTGTTGTTCCTGTACCAGGATAACTTGAATTATTATATGCGTCTAATTGAATAACCAATCCATTTGTTATTATATTTGGAGTTGATGATGGTGTCGGTGTAACTGTATTGGTTGGCGTAACGGAACTCGTTGGTGTAACCGTAGGTGTTGGTGTAACTGTTGGTGTCGATGTTGTGGTATTCGTTGGTGTAACACTAGGAGTTGGTGTAATAGTATTTGTTGGTGTAACTGTAGGAGTTACACTTGGTGTAGGAGTTGGTGTTACATTTGAGTTTGGAACTATCTTAATTTTATTAAATAATATACCCATATAAACTATAAATATATTATATTGTCTTTATGGATAAAAAAAGGAGGACTTTTTGAGTCCTCCTTGTTAATTTTTATTCTACTTTTAGAACGTTCCTCCGTCTATTGTATCGGTGAAGGTTAACGTTCCGTCAGATGTTTTATAACCTAACATTGATGTAACCGCCACACTTGAAGATGTTGCTGAAATCTCACCAAATACATCAGTTGAGTTTTTGAATGTTACAGTTGAGGTGTTTGTACCCGCATCTGCACCATTTCCACTTACTTTCAATGTACCCGCTATTACTGTGTTTCCTGATGCTGATTCAACTGTGAATTTATCTGTGTTGAATTGTAATGTTGTACCTGAGTAAGTTAATAAACTATCAGTAATTGTATTATCAGCCGATGCGATTGGGAATGTTCCACTTGTTAAACTTGTTTCACTTCCTAATGTTGCTGCAGTTGTTCCAACTATTTTACTTGAACTATTTGAACCGTTTACAGTTAACCATTTGTTATTAAGAGAATCCCATAATAATGAACCTGATTGATCCGCTGAACCTGAATCATATCCACTGATACCTGCGTATCTTTGGAATGGTGAGTAAGCGTTTACTAATATGATATTATCACCGATTGCTACTGTATTTGATTGTAAACTTACATTTGTTGATGAACCTAATACTTGTAAGTTTCCTGATACAAATAAATCACCACCTAAACTTGTTAATGAACCTGAACCAACTGTGAACGCTCCTGTAACACTTGTATTACCTTGTATATTTGTTTTTCCTGTTACAACTAAATCTGAATTAACTGTTACATTTGTTCCATTATCAACTATACTTGAATCTACTAATGTGATTGTTGCTCCTGTTGAATCAAATTTACCAATGTAGTTGTTTGTACCTGTTACTGATACTGATGTACCTGACGTACCATCTGTACCATTTGAACCACTTGTTCCTGAAGAACCATCAGTACCATTACTACCTGAAGTGCCATCTGTTCCGTTTGAACCACTAGTTCCTGAACTACCATCTGTTCCGTTTGAACCACTAGTTCCTGAACTACCATCTGTTCCGTTAGAACCTGAGCTACCGTCCGTACCATTAGAACCACTAGTTCCTGAACTACCATCTGTACCATTTGATCCTGAACTACCATCTGTTCCGTTAGAACCAGAACTTCCGTCAGTACCATTTGAACCACTTGTTCCTGAAGAACCGTCGGTGCCATTACTTCCTGATGAACCTGAAGAACCATCTGTACCATTAGAACCTGATGAACCTGATGAACCTGATGAACCATCTGTTCCATTAGAACCTGATGAACCTGAAGATCCGTCTGTACCATTAGAACCTGATGAACCTGATGAACCATCTGTTCCATTAGAACCTGATGAACCATCTGTACCATTAGAACCTGAACTACCATCTGTACCATTTGATCCACTAGAACCTGATGTACCATCAGTACCATTTGACCCACTAGAACCTGATGTACCGTCGGTACCATTACTTCCTGATGTACCTGAAGTTGCTGCGGTATATGATGTACCATTAATTGTTAAATCACCACCAACTAAATTTATTGATCCTGAAACTAAAACTGAACCAGTGAATTGGTGATTATCGTCAGGCGTATCTCCGAATTTAGTTGAACCTGAAGTATATAACACTGAAGATGTTACATAATCAATATGTAATTCTTTAGCAGTTAATATACCATTAATGTATGTGTCTCCATTTACTCTGAATGTTCCATCAGATTGAATTGATGCACTTACACTTCCACTTACTATTTTGTTTAATTCTAATCCTGTAACTCCACTTGCTGGAATGTTATATAATCCACCTCCATCTCCAGTAAATGAACCTGATATTGTTCCAGTTTTTACTGTTAATGAACCTGTTATTTCTACATTGTTTGTTGTTCTCCATATTCCAGAACCTAAACTTGTTTCGGCAAATAAACTATCTCCTGATGTACCTGAAGAACCGTCGGTACCATTACTTCCTGAAGAACCATCAGTACCATTAGAACCTGAACTACCGTCTGTTCCGTTAGAACCTGATGAACCTGAAGAACCATCTGTACCGTTTGACCCACTAGAACCTGAAGTACCGTCTGTTCCATTAGAACCTGATGAACCTGATGAACCTGAACTACCATCTGTTCCGTTAGACCCAGAACTTCCGTCAGTACCATTTGAACCACTTGTTCCTGAGGAACCGTCGGTACCATTTGAACCTGAAGAACCATCGGTACCGTTTGACCCACTTGTTCCAGAACTTCCGTCTGTACCATTAGAACCTGATGAACCTGAAGAACCGTCAGTTCCGTTTGACCCACTTGTTCCTGAAGAACCATTACCACCAATAGTGGCAATTACCGTACCTGTTTGAGCTTCGTTAAAATATACTTTTAAGTTATTACTATCAATAACGTGAATTTCCGTTGGTATTACAACTTTATCACTACCATCAAACACATTAACCGCTGGATATTTGTATCCTAAATTGTGGTTGAATGACCATGTTGTTGATGCTGAACCAATTACTAATGTTTTAGTTTGACCTGAAACAATTACAGCGTTTTCCGCATATACTGCATATGATGCTGAAGTTGCAAATGATGCTGTACCTGCAAATGATGAGGTAACTGAAGATGTATAAGCGTTAAATGCTGTTTCATCTAATTTACCCGTACCAATTGCTTGACCGTTTAATGATATTGAACCTGTAATATTAACACTACCTGTAAATTGATGTGTATCATCTAACGTATCACCAAATCTATTTGAACCTGAAGTAAATAACACTGAAGAAGTCACATAATCCATGTGTATTTCTCTTGCTGTTAATATACCATTGATATTAACATCTGAACTAATTGTAACAGTTGTACCATCATCACTAATACTTGAATCTACTAACGTTGTAGTTGCTCCTGTTTGGAATTTACCAATTGTATTGTTTGTACCACTTACAGTTACCGATGTACCTGAAGAACCGTCGGTACCATTACTTCCTGATGAACCTGATGTACCATCTGTTCCGTTTGAACCAGAAGTTCCTGAACTTCCATCGGTACCATTAGAACCACTAGTTCCTGAAGAACCATCTGTTCCGTTAGACCCCGATGAACCATCCGTACCATTTGAACCTGAAGAACCATCCGTTCCGTTTGACCCACTAGAACCAGATGTACCATCAGTACCATTTGAACCTGAAGTACCTGAAGAACCGTCGGTACCATTAGAACCTGAAGTACCTGAAGTCATTGCTAAGAATGAAACTCCGTTTATTGTTAAATCACCTTCAGTGATATTAACTGAACCTGAAAGAATATTTATTGATCCTGTAAATTGGTGTGTGTCATCGTTAGTATCTCCGAATTTAGTAGATCCTGAAGTATATAATATAGATGAAGTAACATAATCAATATGTAATTCTTTCGCAGTTAATATACCGTTGATGTATGTATCACCGTTTACTCTGAATGTTCCATCAGATTGTATAGACGCACTAACTGAACCGCTTACTATTTTATTTAATTCTAATCCTGTAACTCCTGAAGCTGGAATGTTATATAAACCCCCACCATCACCTGTAAATGAACCTGATATTGTACCAGTTTTAACAGTTAAAGAGCCTGTAATTTCTACATTATTGGTTGTTGTCCATATTCCAGAACCTAAACTTGTTTCAGCAAACAATGAATCTCCTGATGTACCTGAAGAACCGTCTGTTCCGTTTGATCCTGAAGAACCATCCGTACCATTAGAACCTGAAGAACCGTCAGTACCATTAGAACCTGAAGAACCAGAACTTCCGTCTGTTCCGTTTGATCCTGAAGAACCTGAACTACCGTCTGTACCATTAGAACCTGAAGAACCGTCGGTTCCATTACTTCCTGATGTGCCTGAAGAACCGTCAGTTCCGTTACTTCCTGATGAACCTGATGTACCATCTGTTCCGTTTGAACCTGAAGTTCCTGAAGTTGCTGCCGTATATGATGTTCCGTTTATAAATAAACTACCCGTAACATTTAAAGAACCACTTACATTAACTTGACTACCGAATGTTGCGGTTGTACCTGTTAAATTAGTAATTGTTACACCACTGATAGTATTACCTTCAATGTTACCAACTAAATTTAATTTGACATTACCACCCGCACCGTCATTATTTAATATGTATAATTTATTTTCACCACTAGCGTAGAATGGTGTACCGTCTAATGTTGAACCATACGTTCCCGCAGAAATCGTTGGTGCATTAGCTCCTTGATACATCTTGGACACCGCCTTAAATGCACCTGCAACTCCTTCATCTCCAATTGCTGGTGAACCGATAAAGATAAAAGGACCTGATAAGTCATTTATCGAACCGGTTGCGATGATTAATTCACCATTTCTTGCCGTTGTATTTTTGAGGATTTCTAACGAACCCCTCCTGTGTTTAATAATTTGTGCCATCTACTTTGTGTTTGTTTTGTTTATAAATAGTGTATTTTACTACATCCACCGAATTATTTCTATTGTTTTTTAATATATTTTTATTATTAATTTGTTTTTTTTTAAAATCCTCCCAAATCCATGACACTTCCAGTACCCATATCATATGTTATTACTCTTTGTCCTTGCATTGAAAGTGACGCGGATATCATTTGTGATTGAATTTGAGCTTGCATAATAGCTATTGCTCCTGATACTATTAATGACTCTCTTAATGGATCCGAAGCAGTTAATATTGTTGTACCATTAACTGTTAGGTCACCATTAATAACAACTGAACCTGATGTACGTAATGAACCAGTAAACAGATGTAAATCATCTGATGTATCTCCAAACTTAGTCGAACCTGATGAATAAAGAACTGAAGATGTTACATAATTAATATGTAATTCTCTCGCAGTTAATGTACCGTCAATATTAACATCAGTATTAACTCTTAACGTACCGTCAGCCATTGAAGCACTTACACTTCCACTAATGATTCTATCTAATTGTAATCCTGTAACTCCTGTAGCTGGAATGTTATATAAACCTGCACCGTCTCCTTTGAAAGATGCGGTAATAAAACCACCATTCTCAATGTATATGTTAGAACCACTTGTTAATACTAATGACGCACTTTCATTTAATAAAACATTTGCGTCATTAATACCTAATTGAGAAGATATACTTAATGAACCTGTAATTTGGATATCGTTTGTTGTTGTCCAAACACCTGGTGATGTTTCAGCAAATAATGAATCTCCTGATGTACCTGAAGTTCCGTTAGTACCATTACTTCCACTTGTACCAGAACTTCCGTCGGTACCGTTAGAACCTGAAGAACCATTTGTACCATCTACTCCTGATATACCTGAAGAACCTGAACTACCATCTGTACCATTACTACCACTTGTTCCCGAAGAACCATCGGTTCCATTACTTCCACTAGTTCCTGAAGAACCATCTGTTCCGTTGGAACCTGATGAACCAGAACTTCCATCTGTACCATTACTACCCGATGAACCATCGGTTCCATTACTTCCTGAAGAACCTGAAGTACCGGAAGAACCATCAGTACCATTACTACCCGATGAACCATCGGTTCCATTACTTCCTGAAGAACCTGAAGTACCATCCGTACCGTTAGAACCACTTGTACCGGAACTACCATCGGTACCGTTTGAACCTGATGTTCCTGATGTCATTGCGGAGAATGAAACTCCGTCTATCGATAAACTACCGCTTACTATGTTAATTGACCCCGAAACAAATACCGAACCTGTAAATTGATGTGTATCATCATGTGTGTCACCAAATTTGGTTGAACCTGAACTATATAATACTGATGAAGAAACTAATGTAACATTATATTCTTCCGCAGTTAAAACACCTTTAATTTTTACTGAACCCGTAATTTCTACATTGTTGGTTGTTGTCCAAAAAGAACCACTATTCGCAAATAAAGAATCTCCTGAGGTTCCCGAACTACCATCAGTTCCATTAGAACCTGAAGTACCGGAAGAACCATCAGTACCATTACTACCTGAAGTACCATCTGTTCCATTACTTCCTGAAGAACCATCCGTACCGTTACTTCCTGAAGTACCTGAACTACCATCGGTTCCATTTGAACCACTAGTTCCTGAAGAACCGTCAGTTCCGTTAGAACCTGAACTTCCGTCTGTACCATCTACCCCTGATATACCTGAAGTACCTGAAGATCCATCGGTACCATTACTACCACTAGTTCCTGAACTACCATCGGTACCATTACTTCCACTTGTACCAGAACTTCCGTCGGTACCGTTAGAACCTGAAGTTCCGTCTGTACCATTAGAACCTGAAGTACCTGAAGAACCATCGGTTCCGTTTGAACCTGATGAACCACTTGTACCAGAACTACCATCACTACCTGAAGTACCTGAAGTACCATCAGCACCACTTGTACCTGATGTACCTGAAGATGATGCTACAGATGTCACTAACGCATCTTTTAATGTTCTACCAACATATTGATATGCCGTTATGTAAACATATTTTGTATTATCAGGGGCATCTGCAGTTAAAACAAACTGAAGAACACCCGTTTTATAATCAAATACAAATTTTGTAGGGTCTAATTGATCACCGGCAGATGGTGAAGATGAGTTAGTTGAAACAAAAACTTTAACACCATAACCCGCTGGACTGTCTTCCGCGTTGGCGGTAGATAGTGAGGGGATTGAATATTTTGGTGATATGAAGTTTTTTTGTTGATTGGAATCAATTAATTGAGCATCGATACCTGCCGTAGTACCTGTAGTAAAAAACCAAACTTGGTTATTCGTACTTGATTTGGTCATCTTGTAACGATAGTAATACTTCATTACTTGTTGACCACCTGAAGAATAAATTGATAAATTGTCTCCACTTGTTCCAAAAGGAACGCTACTTACTGGTATTAAATCTTGATCTACATAAATCTCATTAGCATTAATATCCAACACCGAAGTGAAAGCTTCTTGAGCATCGGTAAAAGTTTCGTGTGTGTATCTTCTACTTTGGAGTAACCTTGGGGATTTTTTACTGTTATCTATCGACATTTCTTATTAACTAAAAGTTGTTGTTATTGATGTTATTGGCGTTGGGTCCCCCTTGTATCTTACAATTACATAAATATTAGTATATGTAGCGTTTAGTATCATACCATCCGCACTAATTAATGGTATTGTGTATGTATTACTTGAAACTGAACTTGTGTTACAACGATTTACGTATATACTTGAACCAAATGGATTTGTTCCGTCAGTATTTGCAGTAATTGTTCCTAAGTTTGTTAAAGCATTTGATGGGTCAAAAAATCTTGGTGGTGTATATAAACCACTCTTTGTCGATTCAAATAAAATTAATGATGAAACAGAATTACTTGTTGTTGAGTCCCAATTTACAAGTGCCGTTCCCATGTTTAAAGTCATTGTAAGTTTTACTCCCGCGTTGGTTGTAACTTTTCTAACATAATATTTGTAATCACTTGTATCACTTGGATTTTCTAACCAATACTTGTAAGCTCCACCAGGTTTAACTAAGAAACCAGGTTTAACTTGTAAATCGTTTGCACCTAAATTATATAAACCAAATGCAGTATCCCAAGCTGTTCCTGTGAATGATAAAATATTATCACTTAATTGTATTCTATTGTTTTCACCAAGGAATGGTTCAGAGTTAGATGCCCCACCATTTGTTGCAGTATCACCTGTTTGTGGTCTACCATAATACGCTAAACTACCACTCGCACTTGGTTGTCCAAATGTACCCGCCGTATGATAAGAAACTGTTGATGTGTTTGTTGTTGTACTTCCACCTTTATTTAATCCATTTATTTGTAATGAAAAAGATGTTGTACCTAAACCTGTTTGACTTATATTTTCATCAGACGCTGTAGGTGCAAATGAAGATGTTGTATATACTTTTACAATATCAGTTTCATAAGGAACCGTTCCTGTACTTCTAACAGTTACACCTGTAGAATCATAAACTGCGTTTGCAGTTTGTATTGTTCCTCCCGCAGTTGATACGGTTAATACTCCACCCGATTCAGTTACTAACGCATCAGAATCTGTAATTGTTGCAATACCCGTACCAGCATAATATAAAGGATTAAACAATCCTAATACTGAACCCGATATTGTATATGTTGCCGAACTTAAATAAGGTGCTCCACTCAATGAACGAGACACTGCGGTTATTCCATTAACACTCACACCACTAAATGTAGGTGTCTGTGCCGGTATGTTTGTTGATATTGTTGTTAATGGTGCGTAAAATATTTCAGTACTACGTGTTTGTGGTGTTGTATATGTACTTGATCCACTAGCTATTGCAATAGACGACGTTATATGATAATAACCACTTCCACTAATTGCAGTTGCCCCTGCGTTATAAATTGCCGGTGAGAAAACCGTTACATATTTACCATCTTGATATGCTGCAGGAATAACAGCAGGATTTGCCGTGTTAATCTTTGCTAATGTAACTCCGTTAGTTGTACCAGCACCTGTTTGTGTAATGAGTGCCTGTGAACTTGAAGTTGCCGTATCTGTTTTAGAACTATTATCTTTAAATTTAAAGGTGAATGAACCCGAAACTTTAAATGAAGTTGGAGTTCCACTACTTAATGTACCTAAACCGAATAATTGAGAGTCAACTGATGATGAAACTATTGTAGAACCACCGGCAACACTCGTATACGTTTCGTAATATCCTGAATTAGTATAAATTGGAGAAATACCACTGAAGATTGTTGAACCTGTGGTTGCAAAACCTTTACTTTGTAAGTAAGTAATTGTTGGATTACTTGAGTTTAATGGTATACTACCAACCGTAACCGTTCCCGTCGCATTATTATTAGGGACTGTTGTATATGAACTATATGTTTTTGTATTTGGTGCTGCGTCAGGTGCTGAAGATGATAATAAACCAGCAACAAATCTTAATATTTCAGAAACATCTGTATTTTCATTGAAGTTATTAAAATAAGAACCATTTAAACTTGATTGCCATGGATTTGATGTTGGAACACCTACGTTGATGTTTTCAGCATGTATTGATTGTGATACCGATAATGCATATTTGTTACTGACACTGCCATCAGGTGAGTTTAATAAAACTTCACTACCTGTAATTTCTTGATTTCCTTTTAGAGTTATTGACCCTGTAACTAAAAGTGAACCTGTAAATAAATGTGTATCATTTTGACTGTCACCGAAATTAGTCGAACCGCTCGCATATTGAACGGTCATGTTGGTAACCGACGACGATACTATTAATTCGTTAATGGTTAATTTACCATCAATTGTTACGTCATTTTTTGTGTACCAATTTGAACCTGTTAATGCAAATAAACTATCACCAGAAGTTCCTGAAGAACCATCACTACCTGAAGTACCAATTGCCCCATCTGACCCACTCGTTCCAGACGTTCCTGATGTACCATCTGTTCCATTAGAACCACTCGTTCCTGAAGAACCATCACTACCTGATGTTCCATCTGTTCCATTAGAACCACTCGTTCCTGAAGAACCGTCCGTACCATCTACACCAGAAATACCCGATGTACCATCACTACCTGATGTTCCACTTGAACCGTCGGTACCATTAGAACCTGAAGTGCCATCCGTACCATTAGAACCTGAAGTACCGGAACTACCATTCGTACCATTAGAACCTGATGTACCTGAAGAACCATCCGTACCATCACTACCTGAAGTACCTGCCGTACCTGTCAAACCAGGTACACCTAAAGGAATGATTAAAAACTCATCATTATTATTTGGAGTTGTTCCACCGACTGATAATTGACTAACTGTATATTTTTCATACCCACTATCTAATGGGTCAACAACATCAATTTTTAATAATTTAAATGTTGTTGCGTCCCCTACTTTAACTAATTTTAAAATTGTTCCAATAGTTAATCCGTCTAAATAAGATTCAAAATCTTGATTTGGTGAATATGCAACATTATCTATTGAAATACTCGTTGTTGATGTTAACCAAGCTGCCGAATTTAAATTGAAATATCCACTTCCTGGATCAACACTTGTGTTTGTGTTTCCACTATATCTCCAAATTGCTAAATGTCCTTCATATCCTGCATATCCACTTGTACCTGATGTACCATTTATACCACTTGTGCCTGATGTACCACTTGTTCCAACTCCACTTGTACCTGAAGTACCATCTGTTCCACTTGTTCCTGAAGTACCATCTGTTCCGTCACTTCCATTAATTCCAGACGTACCATCAGTACCGCTTGTTCCTGATGTACCATTTATACCACTTGTGCCTGATGAACCATTACTACCTGAAGAACCATTAGACCCACTAGTACCTGATGTACCATCTGTACCATTAGAACCTGAAGTACCACTTATTCCACCTCCAGTACCACCTGTTATTGTAACTATTACATCACCATTACCACTATCGGTAACCGTAGCACCACTAAATGTAATTTTATCAACATTATTAATTGTTGTTGTTCCGTCTGTTAACGTAATTGCCGTACCCGTACCACTTGTACCTGAAGTTCCTGAAGAACCAGTACCACTAGAACCTGAAGTTCCTGATGTACCAGCAACACCTGAAGAACCACTTGTACCTGAAGAACCTGACAATCCACCGGTACCACCAGTACCTCCTGCCGCAATTAAAGCTGTAACACTTGTTCCGGAGATATAAAGATTGTCCGCATATACCGCATGTAATGAACCAGATGGAGAACCTAAGTTAATTGTCGACCCCGAAGGGACGTTCTCGGTATCAACTTGGGTCCAATTTATTTTTTGTAATGCCATTGTAAAAGTAAACTCTTTTAGATAAATACTTTTATTTAGGTATATTACATAAAAAAAGGGATTTTTTTTAATCCCTTTTTTTTTATATATGTTTTTTAATCATTTCTATGAGTTCTTCCTTACTTTCATAGTCTCTTTCGGGAACAAAAACTATCCCTTCATCTGTACCTTCATTGGGTAAAAACACCGTTGGCACTGCGTTGTGACCTGTTTGTGAAACTACTTTGTCCCATATTTCTTTGTTCTCCTCAATTTCTATTTCATCAAAATCTATCTTCTCTTTATTTAATAAATTTTTTAAAACAGTGCAATGAGAACAATTATTTAGTGTAAAAATAATTACCTTACTACCCATAAACTATAATGTGTCTAAAATTTTTGTATAAACGCTGTCAATATTTGCACCAAGTGATCTGTTTACTAACACATCTCCATTATAAATCATAATTGTAGGTACAGTACTAATACCTAACTCCATAACTGCGTCTTGATTTTCATCAACATTTACTTTAACAAATGTAACGTCAGGATATCCTGATGATAATTCTGTTAATCTTGGTGCTAATGCCTTACATGGTGAACACCAATCGGCTGTGTACTGAACTAATAATTTTTTTCCTTCTGATTGTAATTGTGCAACTTGTGCGGATGTAACGTATTCCATTTTATAATTTTAAAATCCTATTTTATTTCCTTTTGTGGATGTTTTATAGACCTCTGTGTCTATGTTATAAATATCAGCTAAAACCATACCTTCCCCAACTTCTTGATTTTTTTCTAAATGTTTTAATAATTTGTTTGTGTCATCAATTGAAAGTTTCTCAAACTTATGTTCAGCAATTAAACGACCCTTACGAAGAAGAGCTTGGTCTATCTTCTCTCTCTTCATGTTAAAGGTTGCAATAACTTGAATGTTCAAACAGTCACCTAAAATACCGTCAGTTAAGTTAAGGATATTAGAAACTCCCGCAGGTGAACCATTACCTTCTCTGTCTGATATAACTCTTTCAGCATCCTCAATAATCAATATAGAGTTCTTATGGTCCATTAAAAATGGAATGATTGTTGGTTCAGATAACATTTCAGCCATTGATGGTGGGATGAATAAAATATCCTTATCTTTTACTAAACTTGTCAAATGTTTAATGTATGAGGTCTTACCTGTACCAGGATCTCCGTGTAAAAGAATAATTCCCTTATCATATTCAGAATTTAATCTATCAACAATGACATCGTGTATTTTTAAAAACTCAGAACCATAGTTCAATTCTAAATCAGTAGGTGGAACAAATAAATCATAATCTTCAGTATCTAAATGACCCATGTCACTTTTAACAAGTTGAATACTCGCTTTCTTTTTTGGTCTTTGGTGTATTTTAATTACATCTAAATCTAATTGGTCTTTTAATTCACCCTTTTTAATGTCATATGAAAAATCTAATAATAATAAATCATCTTTAGATTTTTTATTTGTGTTGTTATTGTTACTACTATAAACTCTAATTATAATTTCTTTACTATCATATACAAATAAAGATTGTGAAGAAGAATCGTGTCTTTTATTTTTTATGTTACATCTCGCCTCTTCAACAAACCCCAATTTTTTTAATTCATCTATTATCATTGGGTCGTAGAATGTTCCACCATCTAAAAATTTAGAAGGTATTTTATCATACTTAATCGTATAGTACTGTTCAGTTGGTGTTTCACTTCCATATACAGTATCGTAAATTGCATAATTTTGGGGTAATAATTTTTCCATTGATTAAATATAAATAAAATGTTTGTAAATAAAAACTAATTAAGACAAATTAAACCAAAATTGGGAAAAGGAAGTCCGATAAAAACTCCATTATCGTAATTGAAATCCTCGCTTTTAATTTCCACTTTTTTTGTAAATGATTTTTTTTCAATTACATTTATTGCTAATATTGTCTTTCGTAATAATTCAAATTGGTCTCTATTAAGCATTGATTCTCCTGACTTAGTAAAATTCTTTTGAGCAATTTCAGTTAAATGTTTAAAGAATAATTCTTCGTTAGTTCCACTTAAAAAATATTCACCAGCTTCTTTGTTTGTTGCAAAGTAATTTTTAACTGACTGAACATAAATTAAAACTTCGGGTGATAAATCCATTATATCTTTTCTATTTGTGATAACATTAAAGAAACGGCAGTGTTACGCCCAAATATTTTTATTTCAACGTCAACTCGGTCACCTTTAACTTCAGATATGGTTCCTTCAAATGATGTGAATGGACCTTCGTTTACTTTAACTTGTTCTCCTGAAATGTATTTCAATTTCTTTGCATCAATATGTTCTTCTAATGTATCATCTTTCAATATTCTTCTTACATCAGTTTCTTTTAATAACATTGGCATCCGATCTCCCATCATACCCATAATATTTGGAATCAAAGATATGACTTTTAAATCATCATCTTGTAATCTTTTAATAGATTCAAAATAAAGATATCCACTATATAATACTTTCTCTCTTAAAACTTTTTTATTTTTAAGAACTACCAATTCTTTTTCAGTTGGACATACGAATCTCACAATATTAGAAATTCTACCTAATCCGATGTCTTTATTAAATTGTTCGTTTAATGATCTTTCTTTCCCTGGTAAAACTTTTACCACATACCATGCTGTTTCCATATTCATTTTTTTATAAATATAATTAATAGTTCATTATTAAAAGTTCAGTACCCATATTTTGTTTACCGTCTTTTTTAGCCGCAGCTGCTTTAGCAAAATCTTTTTGATTCCATTTATATTGGTCTTTTGGAAACCATTCAACCAATTTAGGAAAATCGTAATATGACAAACTAAATTTACCTTCAATGTTTTTAATACACTCCGCCAATCTTGTGTGATCATTCACATCAAAGTCATGATTTGAATAGTAATTTTCAGTTTTCCAATATGGTGGGTCCATATAGAAATAAGTTGTTGGTGAATCATATTTTTCAACAACCACCTCAAAATCCATATTCTCAACAAACGTTAACTTATCAAAATGTTCTCTATACTTTGGGTGTTTTAATTTATCCATAAAGATTAAAACTTTACAACGATACTTTCCTTTATAATCTGTGTAAGCGGCAGTTTCAGGTTTTGATCCTGAGAATACTTGACACAACACATAAACATACTTCCCCGCAATGTCTAAACTATTTTCTTCGGTGATAACTAATTCAGGATTAAATACCTCTTTTTGGTATGTTTTAAACATTTCAGCATATTCGGGTGGTGTATCAATTACACCTAATTGTTGGCACGGGTATTTTGCTAACTCCTCCCATAGAATGTCATATTGTTTAGACCATTTCATTAGGTTAGCATTTAACCTATTATAGTCATTATACACTACCGTTTTAAGATTGGGGAACTTACTTAAATCCATATTAAAAAATACCCAGAACATCCCACTAAACCCTTCAACATATGTTTCAATATCCGTCGGGATTTGTGGTACTATCCATTTACCTATACGAGCTTTACCTCCGATGTAACTAATCATTTATCATTCATTATATTTAAAAATATAACAAAAAAAATTGATAAAGAGAAATTAAAAGTATATATTTTAATATGAGTTGCACATCTTGTAAAGAAAAAAAGAACATTAAAGAGGAGTTAATTAAATCTGGGGATTTTGTACCTAAGGGAATTGTTATATTCTCAATTATATGGTTTATTCTAGGTGGTTACGGTCTCTATTCTTTAATTATAAAACTATTATGAAAAACGGGAAATATTTTATAGTACTTTTCTGTAACCAAAAAAGGGTTAAAATATTACATAGGAGTATGAGAAGAACCACCGCATATGAATATTGGAGGGAGTTTAAGACCCAACAAGTTCCACCCTTTCTTAAACAACAAGGGGGTGAGAGAAAAAAAAATGAATTAGTTTTTGAATTGGCACTTATCTTCCCAAATAACCGTTGGGCAACTGCAACATATGTTAGAGATAGTTTGGGTAGGAATCAACCAGCAATAATTGAAAACGATAAATTTCGTATCAAAGAGATAATCCCGTATTGGCAAGAAGAACAGATATACGATTACCAAATAAAGAAGAGAATTAGATATCATGTAATGATGGAACAAATATTACCCATAACAGAGGTTGCTCAAATTTTCACTTTAAACAATAAACTATTTGTACAGGTTGATGATGATATTAAGTTATTTGGGAATAAGAATATAAACGACGCCAATAGACTATTTGAAATTGTAAAAAAGGATTTGGTGAGTAGAAAAAAAGGTAATTTCTTTTTTGTTAAAGACATAACCACACACCAAAGAAGTTTATTATATAAACTATTAGAATCTAAAGGATTTAAAAAAGAAGAACTTTTTAGACATTATTCGTATTAAATACAATATCAATTAACCCTATCGTAATATTAAACTTACCTTTAGGGTTCTCCAATTTACTTCCATATTTTTTTTGTATACTCTGAAACACTCTATCAAACTCCATATTTGATAATTCAAAAACAATTGTTGTTGATTTAGTCTCGGCGTTTACCTTTTCTAATAAATCCGATATAATAGCTAATTGATTTAATAACTCACCTTTTTTTTCCATGTCCTAATATCTTTAATATCTTATCTATTATAGATACTTTCTTTTTTGGTTTCGGCTGAAACATTTTATTTTTATCCAGTGATTTGATTTCATCAATCATCCTGTTCTTGCTCGTCTCTATCTCCAACGAGTCCTTCTCTATCTCCTTCCTCAGTATCTCCAATCCCTGTTGTATTCTCTTGTCCATAATTATCTAATAAATTTAAACCTTTTAATTTATCTAATGATTCATTCTTAAATAGTTCTTGTAATTCTTTTACTTTCGATTGGAAAAGTTTTTGTTTCTCTTCTTCATCTTTATTTACTTTAAATATTTCTAATGCACAAGCAAAAACAACATCATATCCTTCTTGTGTTGCACTTGAAATTAAAGACATTAACGTAAACTTTTCATTCTTATCTTGAATTTTAACTACAACCGAACGATACGGTTTTAAAATTTCTTCGTATTTCCAATTTAATGGTAATTTAATATCTAAACTAACATTATTTTCAATTTCTCTTAACGAATGAAAATATGGTCTTATTGATTTTATTGATTCAAACACGGTATTATGTTAATATGAATGTTATTATATATGAAACAGCAAGATATATTAAAACCTGTTCAATTTTTGACAAAACTAAAGGTTCAGGATTATCTTGGAATAATTTAATTGTAAATTCAGTAATTAATCTCATTGAAAATAATATACTGATTACAAATAAAAATATTTTAACTTGGTACATCGTCGTATTTTTTAATTTCTTCAAGGATGTCCTTGCGATAAATGGCAATTAATAATTTAATTTCTTGAGCGTATTTTCTAGCTCTAATTGATGCACTTCGGTTTCCTTTATCATAAACCTTTTGTGTATCTACTGACATTTTCTCTACTAGGTCCTTTATTTTATTTAAGGTTTCCATAATATTATTCGGTTTTTAATATGAATATACGGAAAAATATCTACTTTTTCAAGTTTTGTTCAAACAATTTGTAAATTTCGGTCAACATATCCAATTCGGACCTGGTCTTTCTATGTTTAAAATCAAATAATTTAAAAAAATATTGGGTTATTTTTATTTGATTATCATCAAGTTGTGCAAAATAATACGCCTCTAAAAAGAAGTTCCAACAGTATTCGTAACAATTGCCTCTCTCTTTAAAAAATATCTTTTCTTTATTGAAATTTTCAATGGTTTTATCCCAACACCAAGTAAAATGATTTTTTTGGTCCTCCTCTAATTCAAACACTTCAGGTCCCAAATACGTCTCTTGTAAAAGATTATATAATGACATAAGAAAGTCATAGAAAAGTTCTGTCTTCTCACGACTTATGTTGTAAGCTCTATACCAAACGTCAATTTGATTTTTGTAACTTTCGGAATGTACAAACTCTAAATAACCTTCTTTATTTTCCATAACCTTATTATATTATAATATAAAGATTAAAGAATTTAAAAAAAAGAAATTATTGAGTTTTTTTATTGTATTCTGAAATATTCTTCATTTTCTTGATTTCATTGTCAAGAACACTTGAAAAATTTACTTTTGATTCACTAACTGGAACCTTTTCTTTAGAATATAAAACTCTATTCTTTTTATCTTCTTCTCTATCTTTAACTTGTTTTTCTATCTTTTTAGCGGTTTCAGGAGTTTGAATGTGATTACCTTCTTTTTCTTTTGCTTCTTTTCCTTTCTCCGCACCGTTTGATGGTTTAATACTTGCAGGTTCGGTAACTTTACCATTACCCATCAATGTATCTCCTTCTATCGCCATCTTCAATCTTTTCTTAAATTGTTCTGATGGTTCAATATCATATTCTAAATTTTCTAAACCAGCATAGTTTTTAGCAATTTCATCTTCTTGTTCTGGTGTATTTTTTCTTGCAACCTTTTCACCCTTACCAATAGCTTTAGGAAATTCAGGATTGTCGTTACCATCAAATGATGCTAATTTTTTCATTTTAGTTTCAACGTCAGCTAAATGTGCCTTATTTTCTTTACCACTTTCAAGATGTGATTTTTCGGCAGCTTGTAAACCAGGAATTGATTCATTAACCATCTTACTGATTAATTTGATTAATTCGGTTTCAGTTAAACGTACCGTTTTCTTTTTTGATTCGTACATTCCGCCTCCACACTCACATATTTCTTTATCACATTTTTCACAAGATTTCTTTTCTTCAGCCATTTCGTCAGGTGTTTCTTCACCTTTATCTACATAACTGTGTTTTCTTCTACCCCTTAACATATTTTCAAAATCGTCATCACCTTTTTCCTCTTCTTCCATAGAAGAACTACCACACTCATCACACTCTTCTTCATCTGATGAATCTTGACCTTTCATGATTTTAAAATCTTGACCATCAATCTTACCATTGTGATTTTTATCAAGTTTATCTTGATTACCCACTAATTTTTCGTCCATTTGTGTATTTTCCATATTTTCTGTTTCTTCTAATTGGTCGTTCATCTCATCAAGTTTATTCATCATATCATCATGACTTTCATAAACTCCTTTTTCGATGATTAGTTCACCATCTTTATGTTTAGCCTTATAATCAGGTAATGCGTCGTTCGCTTCTTCTTCAGATTCAAATGTTGCTAAAGGTATACCTTCACATTTTATATGATAAACTTCTTTCTTACCATTATTCTCTTCCATAATTGTCTTTCTAATTTCGTTAGAAACGATGTTTTCAATAATTGTTGTTAATTCGCTTACTTTCATAATTAAATAAATATCTTGTTAATCTCATTTAATACGATATTTTCCACATCTTTATGTAGAATTCCGTATTTTTTTGATATTTCCTTAATGGATTCTTGTAATTCATCGTCTTCGTGTATGAATTCAATTGCACCAGTGTCACCTTGGTTACAATAAGGGAATTTCTTACACTTCTCTTTAACTTTTACAAAAACACTATCAGGACCTCCCCATTTAGGGAAATTCCTATCTGTAACCGCTCTACCTTTGTAGATACTTTTAGGTCCGTCTATTTTTAATGGATTTTTACGTCCACCTTTAGTTGTTTTACCAAATGCCGGAACATCAAATTGTCCAGCGTCACCTGCGGTCACTTCTTTAATCTCTTCCTCTTCAGTAAGGTTTAGATTAGGTATACTTGAAATTGGTCTTTTAACCACTTTTGATTTACCAAACAAAGGACCACTAAATGATCCTGAAGAGTCTGCACCAGTTTCTTTAACCTCTTCCTTTTTCTTTTTTGTCATATTCACAACCCACAATTTTGGGTTAATCCCTTTGTCAATTAATCCCGCCAATCTTGTATTACCACCTAAAAGATGATAATCATTATCCCCAAATTTAACCACCATTGGTATTTCTACTTTACCCTTTTTAAATGCTTTATTAAATCTTTCCTTTTTTTCGTCTTCTAATGTGTCAAAATCTAAATCAACATTCTTTAACACATCTTTAATCTTATTGTAATTGGTAATATCGTAATCGTTTGATGCAATATCTTTCCAACCATCCTTACCCATTTTTTCAAATTCACGGTAACGAAGTGCTTCCATCCACTCATGGTCAATATTTGGTTTAAGGTACTTCATTATCTCACACCTTTTAATGCACTTTCCCAAAATCCCTTTCTCTGCCACAAGGTCTTAAAAAGTTCAACAACCACTTTAGTTGAAAGGTCAACGATTTTATCATCTATTTTTTTGGTACCTAACTCATCTTGAATCATTTTAACAACGATTCTTGTGGCTTGGGTTGAATCCATAAAATCTTTAATCTCCCTTTTGGTGATTCTTTCTATTTCTTTTTTATCTTGGTCTGTTAATGCCATTATATGTTATTATCTCTTTGATTTATTAATGGTTCAATTGATGTTTTGAATGTTTCATCAAATTTCGCCAATTTTTCTAACGCTGTTGCAACATTTTGTTCAAGTTTCAACATATCAGCATTAATATAAACACCACTTTCGGTTCCAGCGATAAAAACAAAGTTAATATCTTCATCTGGTAAATAACCATCCAATCTGATTTGGTCTTGGTTAATGGTCATCCCTGGGTCAAATTCTGCTATTTGTGAAACTTGTTGTTTGAAATTATCAATTAAACCTGAAATTGTAGTTTTTTGTGTTTCACTCAATGTCATGTCAGCTTGATCTGTAGATAATAACTTAACATCAACATTATTAATTACTGTAACGTCATTTTTTTGTTCTTGACTTGCATCATCAGATAATGTAGATTCGAACTCAGCAACCTCATTAATTGATTGTTTTGATATTTTAGATTCTGTTATAGACCTAATGGTCTTTAACATATTCTTGGTTACATCATAATCTGTTTTCATTTTCATTTGCATAATTAAAAAAGACCCCAAAATTAAAAGAAGGGTTTATATCTGTATAAATACTTGAAAAGTTGGATTTACATACTATTCCTTTGAAATTAGATATGTTTTCTAAATATCCTTGGGACGGTACGGTTTGTTTTGGTATTTCGTGTTTATCACATAGGGAATCACATAGTTCAGATAGTGAATTCATTTGGATTTCAGTGTACTTATCCCAAAAATAGTAGTTTCTCCAATTACGTATATGGGGTTCTGACCTATATGGGTCTCCAATCCAATTATTAAGGACACCAGTGATGGTGTTCTTATTCAACCAACCCAAGTTCTCAATTGCTATTTTAATCATCCTCTTATCGTTCTGTGAGTCATTAAACGTATTAGAACTATAGTTGGTATCAAACAATTGATATGTACTACCTAATTTTGTAACTATAAAATGTGGGATGTCATCAAACTTACCATTATTACGATGTTCAATTTTATTAACAAAGTCGTCAAATCTTCTTTGTGTATCGTATAGGAATATTTGAGTTTTTTTAGATTTTCTTTTATTAATAATTAAACTATTATAATCTATTTTTTCTATTTCGTGTATTACTAACATTTTTCTTAATGAATTTAGGACCTAAATCAGTTAGTGGTGAGTTAAGAGTTATATCCTCATTTGGTATTATAACCTTATTATTTTCCAAATCATATAGTACTTGGTTTGGATTTACGTCATCTTTTTCCCAATATAAATTATCAGAATCTTGAGATTCTAACGTTGGGACGTTTTTTTCCGTTATTGGAATTTGGGGGTCTACTAATTTTTTTTTTCATCATTTTTTTCTAATGATGTGTCTTCTTCATTGTCGTAATGTAACCCTTCATTTCCATTCTGACCTATAATGTTCATTCTTTCGTCATCTTTAGGAATTTGACTTACTTTATAACCATTCTTTTTATGTTGTTCAATTGTTGTGAATATTTTATTATTTGCGGTTGTTGTTGGTTCTTCTTGTAAAATATTCTCTGTTTCAGGTTCTATAGTGGAAAAATTTCTTTTAATTTCTTCTTCAGTTGGTTCTTCTTGTAAAATTTTCTCCGTTTCTTCTTCAGTAAAGAATGGTTCTTCATCTTCTAAACCATCCATTAAAGTAACATCCCAATCTGATGTATCGTCATATAAACCTAATTCTTGGTCGTTCTTCATCATCTCCGCTAATAGTTCTCCACGTTTTTCACGTTCAATATCTGTCTTCATTTTATAATATTCGGCAGCAGATTTTAAATTGTCATTTGGTTTTGGTGGATTTAATAAAGTTTCTTCTAACTTCATTAAATCGTTTTCAGTTAAATGTAATCTTGTGGTTTCATCAACAAAGTTTTTTAAATCTTCCGGAGACGATGGTTCTTTTTCATCCTCATCTTTCTTCTTACCTTCCATGGTTAATTGATTGAATGAAATAATTAACGCAACCGCCAATGGATCAAACACAATCACAATTAAAATTATAAAGAATTTAACAACAGAATTAAGTGGTACACCGAAAGATTCTGCTACAAAACGAAACCCCCCTACTTCTTTTTCTAATTCAATATTATTATTTTTAATAACATTAATTGAATCTAATGATGCGTTGTTTTTTATTGTTAATTCATCAATTCTTTTTGAAATAGAATTAATTTCTTTATCTGCGGATTTAATCATTTGAGACACTCTAGATGTTGATTTATCCTTATCAATTTGTTTGGTTAAATTTGTCTCTTGTGAATTACGAATATTTTGTTGATTGTTTAATTGAGTGGTGTAACGAGATATTTCTAAATCATTTTTAGTAATTTGTGTTTGGTAAACTGCAATGTCTCTTTCAATTTTTTGTAATCCTAAATTTTGTTGTTGGAATGCATTTGAAAGATAACCGAAGATACCTGCAGATGTGATTAACATTAAAATAACAACGGAGGTGGTTAAATAAATTTTACTAAGTAACTCTATTTTTTCCCACTTTTGTTTTAAATAAGTTGCGGTAACTAACTTTGCAAATTCTAATGAACTTGCCATAATCATAACGGCAATTGCAGCACCACTAAATAAAACACCAAGACCAGTTACTGAAAAATATGCAGCACTACCCGCAATCATAATAGCCGCCAGTGCAACCAAATACTTTAACCAATTATTATTCATACCTTATAAATAGTTTAAGAGACCAAAACTTTCGTTTCTTAGTTTCTTAATAGCCTTATCACGTAATTGTCTTATACGTTCTTTAGTACAACCAAACTCCTCACCTAAATCTTCCAAGTTAGATTCTATACCCGTTAACCCATAATATCTTTCAATGATTATTTTTTCTCTATCATCCAACACACTTAACATTGCTGAAACTTTTTTCTTTATTTCTTCCGGTGAATTAAGAATGGCGTCAGGACTTTCAGCCTCTCTATTAGGTATAACATCAATTAATTGGTCACCATCTTCATTAATTTCTTTATATAAACCAATACAGTATGGGAGATTAACACCGATTGGTGTTTCATCTTCAACATTGTTTATGAAGAAATTATCTTCTTCACTTATTTCAATTTTCTTTTGTTTTTGAGCATCTTGTACTAAATTTGAAGGTATACGAATTGTTCTACAGTTTTCATTTAGAGATGCCATTATTGATTGTCTAACCCACCACACCGCGTATGAAATAAATTTTAAACCAGTCGTCGGGTCAAATCTTTCCGCCGCTTTAATTAAACCAATATTACCTTCTGAAATAATGTCCAACAAATCCATTCCCTGATTTTGAAACATTTTAGCCACAGATATTACAAATCTTAAATTACCAACAACCAATTCATTATAAAGTTTTCCTCTAGTTTCTTTATCTGTTTTTTTATTGTTTAATAATTCAAAAACTTCTTCCTGTCTTTGATGTGACATTACAGGAATTTTTCGTAAATCTTTGATATACAATTGAATCTCGTCTGGATTAACTAAAATGGATTTTTTCATGTGGTGTAAGTTTAAGTGGATGGATAGTACTAAGATATGAAATATATCTTAATTTTCAAAATTGTCAAGGAAGTTTTTTTCTTCTATTGTAAGGCTCTCAATTCCAGATTCTTCTATTTTTTCAAGTAATCTGTCTAAATCTAAAGTTTCCCTTTTTTTATTTTTCTCATAATCTACCCTAATAATCGTATTATCAATAGTTGGGGTGAAAATTAAATCTTTGATTTGTTGGGGTAGATGAGCCGTGACCATATTTTCTCTTTGGAATAAGAAATAAAATTTAATATGTTCGTCAATTAATATTGTATATAATTCTCGGTCGACCTCTATTGGTTCCATTTCAGAATCAAATATTACTATTATATTCTCTGAATTTTCTATAATGAATCTAATTGATTTGATGACCTTGCTTTCACCTATAACATCAGTACAAAAATACTCGATATCCTCATGGTCATCGAACATACCAAAAATAAATAATACGTATGTATTCATTTATGTGTTATTTTTTGAGTTTAACTTTCCAATAAACACCTCCACCGATAAATGGAACCAATTTTCCATTAGTCCCTTCGTCATCAACTCTATTCGTTACTCCAACACCTAATCTATACATATGTCTATCGTCTTTATTTTTAAATAAAACACTGATACCTACAATATTGATTACATTCGGTTTGTCAAATTTTGCGTCAATACCGAGGTACATTTCATTCTGTCTTGGTATTGGTGTGTACATTGTGTCTCTAACAATTTTTTGTTTTACGTCACTTTTAAATGAGCGACCGACTATTCTACTATTAGATATTGTATCAAATAAAGTAACCGTTCCTATATTGTTTGGTAATTTAAGAACGTCTTTCTTAAACATTTTCATTCCAATTGCATTTAATAATGCCGTCGTGTCAATTGGTTTATCTACCGGTACAGTATCGTGAACTGCATATGGAATCTGTACTTCTACGGGTATCTCAACTTCCACAAGAGACTCAACTTCTACCGTATCATGAACAGGGACTTCAAATCCAACCGTATCTCGTATTAAAACCGTTCTATTTGGCATTATACCCTTAGGATTAAGAAATTCTAAAATACATATTAATAATAAAATTAATATTATTATATGTCTGATGTCAAAAATTTTCTTCATTTTACTTAAGAAGATAAAGAGATGTCATTATTATACCTGCAAAACTTCCAACCTTATAAAGAAACGTTTTTCTTCTTTGTCCTTTTAATTCTTTAAATAAACTTTCAGATTTTTGTCTTTCTAATCCAAATTGCTCATCTTTTTTAGTGATGATTAATTCAAGATTACCGATTTTTTGTTCTTTTAATGAATCCTTTTGTTTGTATAAACCAATTTGTTCATCTTTTAATGATACAACTTTATTTAATTCAACAACTTCAGCAACGGCACCGTCACCTTTCATAAGGTCTTTGATAACTAATTTAGCTACCGGTACTTTTAATGCTACGATAGTGTCTACGTTAGTTTTTGTAACGGTCTGAGAAAAACTTTTCAAGGTCACTAAAGTTATAATTGTTAACAGAATCAATTTTTTCATGTGTTTGGTTTTTAATAATAGTTATGTTTTTGGTAACGTTATTTACATTTGCATCGACTTTATCTATTTCTTTGTCGATGATAACCATTTGTTCGTTTAATTTAAGATTTTCATAATGAACAGAATCTATTTCATTTTGGATTGAATCTATTTTTTGGTTGTACCCCGCAACATCGGTTCTAATCCCGTTTGTTGTAAAAATATTCCAAGCGGCCAAAACGATAATTATAACTAATAAAATGTTGGATTTATTTATCTTCATATCTATGTTTTATTATAAATATGAAGAAAGGGGGTTTTATCCCCCTTTACTTACTTTTTCTTCTTTTTAACTATTTCGTCAATAATTCCATAGGAAAGTGCGTCTTCCGCATTTAACCACAAATCCCTTGAAGCGTCATTTTTAACCTGTTCTGCGGTTTTTCCACAATATTCACCTAATAATGTGAATAGAATTTCATTCACCTTTCTCCACTCTATCATGCTGATTTCAGCGTCTTGGATGTTTCCAACTGCCCCACCTGATGATTGGTGTAACATGGTTTGGGAAAACCTCAATGACCCTCTTTTACCTTTGGTACCAGCCCCTAATAGGACCGAACCCATTGAAGCTGCCATACCTGTGTTGATGGTTCTGATGTCAGATGTAATATAATCCATAACATCTACAATTGATAGACCCGATTTAACACTTCCTCCTGGACTATCGATGTGCATTGTAATGTCATTATGATCTAAACTATCCAAGAACATTAATTGTGCTTGACAAATAGTCGACATATGGTCATCTACACCACCAGCAACCCAAATGATACGTTCCATCATCAATCTTGAGAACACATCCATTATTGTAACATTCATTTGTCTCTCCTCCAAAATATATGGAGTTAAACTATCTTGAATTTTTTGATTGTGATAATGTAAATCTAAGGAGCTAATCCCTTTGTCTTTAGCATAAAGTCCAAATTGTTGGTAATCTTTTGGTGTCATAAAAGTAAATTTAGTTTATAGGACAAATATAATTAAGATATTTGAAACTAAGAAATTTTTGTTGTGATAAAATCTATGGATGAAACATTTTCTTCTTTCTTAATCATAACAATATTATCAGACCAATTACGTATTAAAGAATTGTGTGATATGACAAGTATATGGTCAAAGTAATTTTTAATCTTTTTAAAGAATTCACCGACCATTTCCAAGTTCTCGTCAGCAATTTTACCGAACACCTCATCCATAACCACAATGTTAGGTTTAGGTAATGAAGATATTTTAGTTAATACACTACGAAGTGCCAATGAGGATATGGTTCTTTCATAACCAGACCCCGCATTAAGGGGTTTAACGATTCGGGTCTCTGTATCTATCATTATAAATTCAACCTCATTCTTATCATTTATATTCATCTCTAAAATGAAATGACAACTATCCACTAACAAACGATACAATTCCTGATTGATTAATGGAATCATATTTTTAAGAATGATTTTAGATATTCCGTTTTTACCATAAACGGTTAAATAAATCTTAAACACGGCAGCCAATTCTTCCTCCGCCGTAATCTTTTTAATTAACTCCTCATTGATACCAACCTTACCATTCATATTTGAAATGTTATTGGTGTGTTTTTCAATGTTAGTGTTTGTCTGTCTAATGTCTCCGTTTGCTGTTTCAATTTTAGTTTTAAGTGCAATCACTTCCGCATCAATCTTTTGATTCTCCTCAAGTTTCTTTTTATTACTTTCGTAATTATCTAATCTTTTTTGTTTACCGTCAATCTCTAATTGTTTTTGTTCAATCTCTAACTCATATCTTTCCTTACGAAGTTTATTTCTTTCGTAACTTTCAAATTCAGTTTTTAATTTATCAAACCCTTCCGATTGTTCTTTTAATAAATCAAACTGTATTTGATTTAATTCCATTTCCTTTATGATGTCTTCAATTTCTTTTTTAATCTTTTCAATTTCATCTGTGTGGTCAACCTCATCTAACGCACGATTACAAGTAGGGCAAACTGTTCCTTCTTCAAATTGTTTGATTAATTTTTCTCTTTGGGTCTTTTCATATTTGGATACAACATCAATTCCTTGAAGATTTGCCATTTCACCTTTTAACTCTTTGTGTTGATCTTCATCATAGAATTGTGATGGTTCAACAACACTAACTCCGTCGGCGTTTGTTTGACTTACGTTTTTTTGAGTTAATAGAAAAGTAACTTCTCTTTGTAATAAAGTTGGATTTGTATTCAGTAATTCTTTATCGACGTCATTATTTCTTTTTAAGAATACATCGTCCCTTTTCTTTTCTAACTTCTCTAAATCTTTTTCAAACTTACCTAATTCTTTTGTTAATTTTACAATCTCACTTTCCGAATTGGTAATACTTTCTTTGTACGTTTCATTATCAGATTCTAAACTAACTTTGTTATATGTGTTGGACACCAATTTCTTACCCCAATCGTTATAAATTTCTTTTGCAAGTTCTTCTTTAATTTTTAAGTTTTCCAATCCCATGAACTTTGTTAAAATTTGTCCACGAGCGGTTGGTTTGGATTCAATTAATTCTTCCAAGTTATAACCAGTAGTTAATATAGTTGATAAGAAATCTTCTTCCGTTCCAATTGCCGAAGATATAAACACTTCAGTTTCTCTTCTTTGTTCACCAGATAAATTTACAATTTCACCATCTTCAGTTTTTTTATAAAACTCCAATTCATTCTTAACGGTGTACTCACCAGACTTACCCATCTTACGAGATGTCTTTCTTTCAATAACATAATCGTCACCATCAATAGTAATTTCACCACGAACACTCACATCGTTCTTATCGGTAAATCTATTAAAAATTTCACCGTTAGTTTTTGTCTTTGTTGTTGTATTAAAAAATAAGAACATTAAAAGGTCTACTGAAGATGTAGATTTACCACCGAAGTTCTTTGGTGTAGATTCGATTACCGTAATACCGTCCAACCCAGTAAAATCAATAACGTTATTATCTCCGAATGATAGAAAATTAGAAAACTCCACTTTTCTAATATACCATTTATTATATCTAACTTTGTTTTCATTTAACTTATCAATTTGAATATTAACTTTATTATCCAACCTATCAACCAATTCCCATTTAATATCAATTTCATTGTCCTTAATGAAATCTTTCATTAATTTCTTTTGATATTGGTGGTCTAAGATATTATCGGAAGCCTCTAACGATTCTAATCGTGTTTGATTAACACTAGTTAATGTTTTAGTGATTACTTGAACTGTCTTTGCATTATATTTTTTCTCAAAATAAGATTTCACCCTTCTGATTTTCTCAGGGGTGAAATTTTCGGGAACATCTTCCCATGTTACTTTTATAAATGGATTAGTCAATTTTTTTATTTTCTTCTTCTATTCTTTTTAAGATTATGTTATAATAATCTTCGTTATTTTCTATTCCAATATAGTTTCTTTTTGTTCTTATCGAAGCAATTGCGGTAGTACCTGACCCCATACAATTGTCTAATATTACATCATTTTCATTACTATACGTTTTTATTAACCATTCAAATAATGATATAGGTTTTTGTGTTGGGTGATATACTTTTCCTTCGGATTCCGCCGTTTTAAAATATTGAACTGATCTTGGATAACGTAAACCATCTTCATTTTTAACATGTATCTCACCCTTTTGTTCTCTATAAACTTCGGTTGGTCTATTTGCCTTACCTTTATCATATGGGTCACCTAAAGTTTTTTGTGGGTTGTACGTTGGTAAATTTTTATAAAAAACTAAAATATCTTCATGTGCCCTCATTGGCATCTTTTTACTATTTAAATAACCAGTTGATTTTGATTTTTCCCAAACTAATGAATATCTAAACATTTTAATATTAGACATAACCAATGTAGAAGTAAATGGTTGTGTTGCCGTTAAAACAATGGCACCGTTACTTTTAATTATTCTATTATATTCTTTCCACAATTCATTAAATGGTATTATAGTGTCCCATTTACATTGTGTTGTTCCATATGGTAAATCACATAATATCATATCAATAGATTCGTCATCCATTTTTCTCATCTCTTCCAAACATTCCCCTAAAATTATTTTATTCAAATTCATTTTTTATTTTATAAATAAAGTTTATCCTTTTTTCTACTAATTCTTGATCCAATTTAAATGGTGACTCACCACCATAAGTAAAATATTTACTTGCTGGTACTCTGTCATTTAAACATAATGGTTGGTAAATTAATTTTTGTTTCATCGCTTCTCTAATATCATTATTAAATAATCTTATTTGCTTATTAAAAATAACATCATATCTATTATAAGTAGTTGGGCAAGTTATTATAATATATGGTATAGTGTAATTACGTTCTATACATTCAAAAATTATTTCTCCAGCATTTGCCATTGCACGTTTCATAAAAGTTGAATCCAAATAATGTCCTTTATCTTCTTCAACAACAATAATTCTTGAGTATTCTCCAACAACAACATCAGGATTGAATTCAGTGTTTAAGATTTTTTTTGATTCTTCAAATATGGGCAAATCAAACGTGGTATATAATGATTTATTAAAATATTCAAAATTCTTACCAACAATATCTTTACCTGAACCTTTTTCACATTTCCATTGTTCGTAAGTTGGTGCAATAAATTTCTCTAAAAATAAATCTTCAAAATCTTTGAAATTAAAAATCATGATTAATTAGATTTATTTTTCTAATTTTTCAACCAAGACATTAAATGAATAGACTAAACCGCTGGTTAAAACGGCGTCAAAGAATAGACACATATACCAAGGACATAGAAAAAATTTATTTGTCAAACCACCAAGGACTAATGACATAAAAATGCCAACGTAAAAGGGTAGACACATCATACAATTCACCAGTTTTCCAAACCATTCTGATTTTCTTGTAATCCATTCTCTTGGTGTATTAAATATACTACCAAACACCATAATGTTTGACATTCCATAGGAAATAAACAACCACATAATTAAATTCATCATAATCATTAATTTATTATTTAAAATATAGATAAAACATTCCGTAAAAAAAAGTAAGTTGCCGGAAATTATTCGTCGTACAGTGAATTCATATTACTATTCTTCATTAATCTACCCTTCCCTAACTTGGATAGTGAATTTGTAATGTTATCTAAATCTGTCTTAAGTTTTTCATTCTCTTTCATTAATCTATCTATCTCATCATTGTTAACCACCTCCCTAACAACTTCCACAATTTTCTCAACAGGAACCTCTTTAATCACCTCTTTAGTTACGGTTTTACTCTTACCTTTCTTTTCAACGATGACCTCTTTAATAACCTCCACAGGTACCTCTATTGTTATTTCTTTAATCACTTCCCTAATGACTTCAATGGGAACTTCAACAATACGTTCAACTATCTTTTCAACAATAACTTCTTTGATTGTTTCTTTGGGTACTTCAACGATTTCTCTAATTTTATTACCATTTGGTATCTCACCATATTTTAACAAAGAAAACCCTCTATTGAAGGTTTCTTGTGCTTGTTTATCAATATCTGTTATATTATTTAATTCACAAAATTGTGTGAACTCCTTATCCAAGATTAACGTGTGTTTCTTTTCCATCTTCAATGTCTTTTATATCGTTTATTGAGAAATGAAGAAACGGTTGTTCATTATCCAAATCGTGAAATGTATATTCATTTGTTTCTATATCATAAATACCATACCCGTGATGTTTAACTGTTTCACCAAAGTTTTGTTGTATTAAACTGCCAACCATAATTGCATGTCCTCCGTTTGGTAATGTAAATTGTTGTCTCTTGTGAATGTCACCACATAACAATAAATCTAAATCAACAAAGTTTAATTGGTCATACGCATCCTCAAACTCATATCCTAAATCAGTTGATAACCCCATAATAGGTCCGTGAAATAATCCAACTGTTAATTTACTTTCATCTTTTGTAAACTCAGGACGTGAGTTATGTTGGTATAGTGAATAAACAACCCACTGAATATTATCATCCATATAATCACCACTATCTTTATAATAAACAATAGTTGGGTCGTCTAATAACTGAACCACTGGTGTTATACTATCCATACGTTGTGTGTTATTTTCCAAGAAATCGTGATTACCTGGTATAATTACAACTTTACCATATTTGGATAATTCTTTTAGGAACCAACTTGTTAATAATAACTGTTCATTAGAAATATTTATTTTCTGATGCGCTATGTCCCCCGCAACAACTATACGAATTTCTTCATACTGAATACCTTCTTGATGCCACACGATATTATGTTCTCGTATCTCATCAATTAATGTTTCAAATTGTTCTCTATACAAATCATGCATTTGAATTGTACGAATATGTAAATCAGCAATGTGAATTATCTTTTTGACCATCTTGAAATATATTTTGATAAATCCATTTGTAGGATTGCGTTATTAATTTGTGATGGGACTTTATATTCAACAAATGTTGCGTCGTCTTTTAATAAAACGACAACATTACCCAATAATTTAGTGTCGTCATATTTTGTTCCTTCTAACATCTTACGCAACAATCTACCGTATAATGGTAATTGTAAATAATAATGACCTAAAGCATTATCGTGATAGTTGTTGAATGGTGGATATAATCTACCAGTGTAATGATGAACCTCAAAGTTTTTTGGTTGATTCGTCTTCCAATCTGTAATAACAAAACCAAATCCATCTTTCTCTTTGTTTTGCATCAACCATACTTTATCAGGTTGTCCTGTGTATTGTTCTGTCGGGTCACCTAATACGATTTCAGTATCTAATAATACCCCACCTCGTTCTAACATTAAATCAAGAAATTGTTTTCCCGCAATAATCATGTTATCACTCTTACGTTGTTGTTCTTCATTGATTTCAAATATTGGTTGTCTAACTTCTTTGTAGTTATCAAAACGACCAATTAATTCAGATTCCAATTCAAAGTGAACACGACTACCCATATTAGTTGATAGGTCACCCGCTTGTTTCCATTCAGCAAGTAATTGTGATTGTCCTTCAGGGTCTCCTTTTGCCATTTTAAGTGCCATACCATCAGCATCAAATGGTTTGTGAAATTTCTTAACAATTTTAGATACAGATGGAAAGTTCTTTTTGACTTCACCATCAACATCTTTCATATAGTAAATGTGTTCTTCTTCTATGAATGTTAATTCTAATTCTTGTCTTCTCTTTTCTAATAAATCATTTATCTCTAATGAGATGTCTTTTAAATTCATGTTATTCTATTTGTTTCATTTTATATTCACTTAAGTTTCCTTGCAAATCGGCGATGTCTTTATCCCCTTCTAATTTAATACTCCAAACTTTCCCCATTAGTTTTCCACAATTCAATCTATGATATAATCTCTCTTGGTCGTTCCACGCATCGGGGTCAAGTACTATAATTATTTTTTTTGCATTATCGTATAGTTTTTTAAATAAATGTTCACTCATAAACTTTCCCAACATTGGGATTGCGTTGGGAATGAAAATACTGTCGAACGCTCCTTCAACTATATAAACAGGTTCGTCCCAATTAATTAAACTTTCATTGAAAATAATAACCTCCTTTTGTACCACGGGGTTCATATACTTTCTATTTGTTTTATTTAAAAAAGAACGGGCAATAAAATAATTCAATCTTCTGTTTTCATCATATGAAGGAATGATAATTCTATTTTCATAAGGTCCTGTTGCACAAAATCCAATATTATAAAGTTGTAACATCAAATCTGTTATATTTCTTTTTTTGATGTAATTGAGTGCCTGCTTATACCCTGGTGTTAATTTCATTCCAAAACTTGCATCTTTAAATGAAATAAATTCTTTTGGTAATTTAACTGGTTTATATTCTTTTTTATTCCCATCTTCATCTTCTTCTGGTTTTAATAAAATATATTTTTTAAGTTGTTTAGGATTACCAAACTTCTTAATTAACTTATAAATTGAACCGTGTGTTTCGTGAGATTCGGCACATACCCAACACTTATAAACACCGTATTTGTAATTGATTTCCAAATTGCCCTTACCATCACCTTTTTCTAACCCTTTGATTTCATGAGAACACACAGGACAGTCAAAAGAAACTTGGTATCTATAATCATTATGATTCTTATAGTCACCAAATATGTCTTCCAAAATTTCAAATACTGCGGAATAATCTACTTCTTGGGTGTTCATGTTGTATATTATAACAAAAAAATCTTATAAAAAAAAATGGAGGCCAGACACCACGCTGACCTCCTACCAACCAAACAAGGCTTTTAACCCTTGTCCCGTCCTATTATTAAATATATCATTGATAAATCGTAATATAAAATCTAAGTTGCCAAATATTATTTATCCAATTGTTTTATCATATTGAAGTGACCAATAACCGCAGTGGCAGCATCACTCATATCAAAATTTTCTTTTTTTAATTTACCGTTCTTATCATACAACCATTGAACATCAGGACATACGTCATTAACGTGATCCCAAATAACTTGTTTCTTATCAATGTCTTTTGGGTATCCACCAAACAATACATTTCGTCCTTTTTCATTTGGACCCACTAAATCTGGAAATGCATATTTTCTTGCATTATATGTTGAAATGAATGTTGGAACAATCTCAAAAATATCATAAATCAGTTTACATATCATTGTATTGTATCTCAATAAAGTTCCAACTGTATAAACGTTATTAGAATTTAATAATGGTTCCTCAATGATAACACGAGTGATTCCCATATCTTTATATCCTTCCAAATGTCTTTGAAATGTATTGGCCTTCATCATAAGTTCTTCCAACTTATCTTCAGGTTGTGGTTTAATTTTAGGGGAAAAATGCGTTAGTTCTAATAATTTAGAACCTGAAATATCAAACAAAGCAAACCCAATGGTTTTTGTACTAATATCAAGTCCCAGTATCTTTGGCTTATTCTTAAATTTTACATCTATACTCATAATTCTAATATAAAGTAAATTAAAATAAATGTAAATCGTTAGAAATCAATTTTTACCGACACAATTTGAGCACCAACTCTTGGTATTGGTGATGCCAATTTACCCATAACCAATGTTTCTTTATTATTATTCAATAAAGCAACTTCGGTCATCGTTGGATTTCCAGTGGTATATGTTGGGTTTTGAGACTTATCAAAAACTCCATTGGGTAAATTCAAATCAAAACTCATTTCTTCAACATCACTTGCCCTAACTAAATTAACCGTTCCAAATGTCGTTCCACTTGTATTTGGGAAAGTTGTTAATGATGAAGTATATTGTGTTCCGCTCGCAATTTTAGTTTGATTTAACGTAAATGTATATCCTGTTTTTAAATCATTTATAGAATTCAATTCACTTGTTAAATTAATTATATTCCATGAAGTATGACTTGGGGTATTTCCTGTGGTGAATTGATAAAGTACATTAAATTGATTTCCGGTATATCCATTATTTAAATAATTAAAACTATTACCACTAAATTGAACGGTAACAACTTCGTTATTTGACGACCCCGTTACTTTCATAAAATAATTACATGGTAATTTAGTGGTGTCTAAGGTATATGTAATCCAAAGAGTTTGTCCAGTTGTTAAACTTGTAATTGGATCACTATTAGATACTAATGTATTAACAAATGGTGCAGGTAACGTATAAGTTCTACTTGAAGCTTGGTCTAACGCTACCACAATTTCTTCATCGTCAATAACTATTAATTTATGATTTTGAAATATTTTACCAACTACATTCGCAGTATTACCTGTTGAGTCTACTAAATCCATATAGTCGATTGTTAATCTACTATTTAAATTTGAAACTATAGTTTTTGAACTACCAGTTGTCATGTAAAATGTTGTTCCCGTACTTCTATGGTATTTTAAATCGGGTATTGTTACACTAAAATATTGTTTGTCGGTTTTTGTATTTGGTGATGTAACACCTGTATATGTACTAATATAGTCATCATATTTAAAGAAACTATTAACATCAGTACCACCACTATAATGTAAAATTGCAATTGCTTTTTGTTCTTCTGGAGATATTACAACTTGATTACCAATTGTATTAGTAATTGTTGTTCCTGTATTTGATGTTTGTCCCGAAGATGATGAATAACCAAAAAATGATTTTATTCCCAAATATTTACTATTTGAAAAATTTGTAAATCCAGTAGTTGCGTAGCCAATTGGATTTTTTTCCCAAACAACATTTGATGTCCATCCAGTGTCTGTCATAACATTTCTACAAACTGATGTTATTTGATTACTTATTGGAACACCAAAAAATGTACTACCACTTGTATACCAAAAAGGGTATTTTACATTTATATCTTTATCAAATGGTTCCAACGTAGTTTGTGTACTTGGTCCACTGTAGTTATATTCTGAATCACCAACTGCAAAATAACTAACATTAAAATTACCAGATGCAATTGCATTTCTACCTTTTTGTGTTAATCTTGCGGCCACTGTTGCCGAATATGTTGGGTTTAAAAAGCTCATATATTATAAATATTATTTTTTTATTTTATTAACATTGTGGTATGTGGTAATTAAATACTCCCGAATTTAACTCCCAACTTGTATTAGACGAATCGATAAAACAACTAGTTGTTATAGGATTACCAATGCTATTTCTAGCTATAGCGGTACAAGTTGTTGAAGAACCTCCACCTAAACCATTAAATAAATTACCATTTGCAACAAATAAATTATAATCTACACTATCGAGGAATATCCTCATAATTGTACCATTTGTACATCCATCTGAATCACATGTCGTGCCAATGTCGGCCAAATTATTTGTCAAACCGTTTGATGTTGGTGTTGGTGTTGGTGTCGGTGTATTAGTTGATGTATTTGTAGGTGTATTTGTAGGTGTATTAGTAGGTGTATTAGTTGGTGTAACCGTATTAGTTGGTGTGTTAGTTGGTGTTTTAGTAGGTGTAGGAGTATTGGTAGGTGTTTTGGTAGGTGTAGGGGTATTGGTAGGTGTTTTAGTAGGTGTTATAGTTGGGGTAGGTGTATTAGTTGGAGTATGTGTAGGTCTAGGTGTTTGTGGTATAGGATTTGAACAGTTATATTGATCATCATTGTAATCAATACCAACTGGATTTGTTAAACCATATCTTGGTTTTTGATATTTATATTTACATCTATTGAATATTGTATTAGAAATTAAATTTCCACCTGTCCATAATGTTGTCGCTGGTACAAATTGTTCAACCACTTTTACCCAATATGGACTCATTTTATTTATATATTCATTTATCGAAATGAAATCATATGGTGTAAATCCTGTGTTAGTGTTGGTAATGTAACTATTAAATACTTCCGTTAAACCAGTATATGATTTATCGTATTTTGATGTATTTGAATTTATCACCAATGTGTTTAATATGTTTTCAATATATTCATTAAATGTTACACCTGTTTGTGGTGTTAAACCTCCAAAGGATAATTCTAAATTTCTTGATTGTCTATAAACGTCATATTCAATTCCTTGTGATGGTGATAAATGGACACTAATATTTTTTCTATTTAAAACAAGTTGTTGGTCATTTACATTAACTTTTTTATTATCAATTTTTGATGTTAAATCAAACCCATAATCTAATCCAGGTAAAGTTCTAAATGTGTCAAAATAATCTTCACCATATGTGTATGGTTTTGACATTGTTTTAATATATTTTGTTCGACCTGTTAATTGAAAAACTCCGTTTACAAATGACCCGCTTGATAAATTTGTATCAATTATATCTGACGACCTATGGTCAAGTGTTGTATCGTACCAACCAGAACCTTTTCCAAAAAATATATCACTTTGGGTATTTGTTGTTTTTCTAGGTAATCCATTTTCATCAATTGGATATTCATCTCTACTTAATGTTGATGAACTTATTGTTAATCCAGTTAGATATGTGTATCCCGATGTTGTATCCGTAAGTCCTGAACTATTTACGTACATAGTATATTCAAACCCACTACCTATTGTATATCCAGTAACTACTGTATCAACTTTTGTTCCTTGGATTACGTCGTATAAATCGGTTTCTAAATTAGGGTTGTTTGGTAATTTTGTTACATTATAAACAAACTCATTAATTTTAATTATTGGTTCGGGAGCTCCGATAAACTTTAAAAAGAATTCCAAAGACGCTCGTGTTCCTTTTGATTTATATATGTAAGCAAGATTAACTAATAATCTTCTATAAAATTCATATTCAGCTTCCACTAAAGTTTTACCTAATGATATACCATTAAACACAGTATCTTGTCTTAAGTATAAAGTATCCTCTAATGATTTTTCATCAAATAAATTAATGGTTGATAATCCTAATGTTTGTGAAAGATTCTTCAATAAAATATCAGGAAAATTATTTATTCCATCATAACTTACATTACGCATGTAAGCAATATTATCAATATATTTTTTTACTCTATCGAATGATTGACCATATAATTGAAAGATGGATTGTGCCTTTTGGTCGTCAGTATCAAATTCAAATAATTGTGGTGCTGTTAAAAATCTTACAATTAAGTTAGATTTATAATCATCTATCTCATCACCTAAACTACTTAATTGACTAATATAATCAGCATAATCAATACCGACTATTTGTAAATTCCAACCATCTTTCGTTGTTGGCCAATTAACATATACATTAACAATTTCAGTTTTAGTTTCATCAAAACTATCTTTCGGTACCTTAAAACTTGCTTGATATTTTGGGTTAGTTTCTCTATTTAATAAAAGAGTTTCTAATTCGTCTAACCCACTAAAAAATTCTTCGGTAATTCCATTATTTGGCCTTATTAAAACATTTTCAGTAAATCCTGTTAACCCATTAAATGGATTTCCTTTAACTTTTAATTTAATTAAATTAGAACTATCAGGTTCGGTATATGAAACAATATCATATGTTAAACCACTATATTCACTATTATCTAAACGTTGTATGGTGTATTTTGTATATGATGAATAAAAATTTCTAATTGTATTATCCACATTAGGTAAAGTATTACTTAATGGTTTAATAAGTGTAATATCAAAAGGATTAAATAAAATTGATTTTTGAATGTAAAATTCAGTTGTCTTTGCATTTTCACTATAAGTTATTCCCGATAATGTTACGTCAATACTTTTAATGGGACTATCTTTATCAACTAATATAGCTGCAGGAAAGTTTGTGATAATATTTGATATAGATACTTGTAATCTTTGTTTTAATGAACCGTATAAAGATTTTCCGGCATCGTTAATCCCACCTTTAAATTTAATTTTTTCTTTTTTCTTTACACTACCATTTTGTGTTGTTTCACCACTTAACTCTTCTTTTAAATCTTTTAATGTTAAGAAATCGGAAAATGGTTGTGATTTAAAATTTTTGCTATCTTTTTCAGGAATGACTCTATTAATATCAAAGTTCGTATTAGTCAGTTGACTAGTACCATCTGTAATCTGTGTACCAACTAATTTATCGCTAAACGTTTCTACACCACTAGCAGCTTCACTTGGAACTTTATATCTTACTTTAGCCATTATCCTGTTATGTTATCTAAATTTAAGGTTTCATCAACGCTTGTTCTTTCTTCACGAACTTCATATAATGTCTCATTAAATTGGTCTTTAATTTCGTAAAGATTGTATTGTTTATAGATATTTTTATCCTTATCGTAGATTGTGTAAATACCTGGAGCAATTGCCTTAGTTTGGTCACCGTAAAGTGCGTGTGCCAATGTTGATGCATCATGTTCAACCATTTCAATTTCAACCGTTGTTGGGTTGAAAAATGTATTTGTTAAAATAATAGTTTGACCTGGTTCGCCGATAAATGGAACCACATTAGGTCTACTTGATGGTGATGAACTTGGTGTTACTGTTAAAAATATAAAATTAGATTGGGAATCGGTATATTGATACCTAATTGCCTTATCTGTTGAGTTTGATAAATTTGCGGTAGTTGGTACACAATAAAAAGAAGAAGTTACCAATCTATAAAAGTTTGGAACTTTTTGATTATTATTATTATTAATGTATTCAATTCTATAACCAACTAAACCTTGTGGTGTGAATTTTCCTTGGTCGTCCACCGGTACATTACCAATGTCAATAACCAATCCTCTAACTGATGGAAGTGAAGCTAAAACTCCACAATCCATAATATTTGTCCTAACTTGTTTAGGACGTAAATGTAATGTGTAAATTCCCAATTCGGAGAATTGTCCTGCTTGTAATTTTAAATTATATAATCCACCTAAAATTTCTTTGTTTGCAACTCCACCTGTCGTTTCATTATGAAACACCGGTGTTAATATTGCTGTCGAGTCTAATTTTGTTAATGTTGGTGTAACGTTCGCAGTTCTATCTGAAACGTAATGATATAATATCTCTACGTCTGCTGGTGATACGTCTGCGGGTCTTACAATACCATATGATCCTACTGCCATTTTCTTTTATTAATAAATATAAATCTTATTGTTTTCTAACTTTAAAATACCCATTTCCATATATACTCAATTCACCCATACTATCAATTTCACTTAACCTGAAGTTCCTTTCCATAACTCCCAATTTACCTCGTTCCACAAAAATGTCCGAATAAACGGTTGGTTGTTCCACAAACCCCAAGAAATGTTCGTTTCTTGTTAGGGTATAGTTAATCACTTCCTCCTTGGTAAACCCCGTAGTGCTACCTGTAATCATGGTGTACCCATCAGAATAATCTCTATATTGTAAACTTGTGGAACCAGTTGTATTGTATGTATAATCAAATGTATAACCTGTCCAAGTTGTCCCTCCTGTTATTGATCCACTTGTTAATGTTTGTGTGTATCCTGTTGCTCCGTATTTTTTTAATTCGGATAACTTACTACCACCAATACCTAAATAGGTGAAACCTGTTGTGGTATAACCCGTTGCAGGGTTATATTCATAGTCATTTAAATAATCCGAACCACTATTTGGTGTTAGTGTGTCTGACGATATGTTCGTATATGGAATTGTGAATCCAGTAAGTGTTCCAAAAAAAGTTGACATATAAATTATTTACACCTATAAATATCTTTATTAGGTTTTAGGTAATATAAAGATTAATTTAATGTAAATAAAGGGATAGATTAAACGGCCGCAGGAATATACCAATAATCAAAATCAACATAATTAGTTGTTGAGTTATGTGTTAACCTCATGGTTCCTTTTATGGAAACAGGATCAGAATCTAATGATGTATTAGCACTACCCGTTAATGTAAACGTTTTACCTGATTTAGTGATAGAAAAACTACTAAATGGTCCGTATTGATAATCGCCATAAACTGTGACTCCTCCCGATGTTCCACTCACATAAGATAATGTAAAACCTGTAGCATCTATATATGATAAAGTATCAAAAGTACCAACAACGTAATTACCTACAATCTTTCCATTAGATTCCGAAAACCCATTGTATGTATAACCTGTACCTGTTTGATTAAAAGTATTAACTTGTGCTGTTGTAGGGTAACCGTTATATATGTTGGTGAATGTTCCTGTATTTGGTTGATACACCGTTAATGCTGCCGTTGTAATGTCTTGTGTTGCAGTTGTACTACATGAGGTTGTACTTGTTAATTTAACATAGTTATCTAAACCTGTTATACCTGAAATTCCATAACCATTAAGTAATGTGCCACCATTTACCGATGAAGTTGCGGTTTTAGTTAAACCTGTAACAATGGTTCTATCATAAACCGCAGCATCAGTTGCGACATCCCATCTATAGATTTCAACTGTAAAATTATTTGGTACTGATGATGTTCCTGTTAATTGTACACTAACTTGAGAACTTGGTAAAAATACTGGCATTTTTTAAATTTTTATTTCTTTTATAATAAATATCCTTAATCTATAATTTGAGTAATATTTCGTTTATTTGTTCCCGCAGTTGAATCGTCATATTGTAATTGGAATACACCACCAGAAGACGGTGAAGTTTTATTGACATTGAAAGTATAATTTGCTCCACTAGGTAATGCCCAATAACCTGAATATGTCGTTTGGTTAGGACCGGTGATATTCACTGAAATACTATATGAGGATGCCGCTCCTGATGGATCTAACACTCCATATCCAGATAACGTTCCTGAACTGGCGAATGTTGAATTACCATATAACCATATATATTTAGTTGCACCACTAGTATTTGTTACTGTAATTGTCGCGGTACCATTACTTGTTACCGGGTATGTACCGGATACAACGGTATATGCGAATTGTGATGCACATATGATTTCACTATGTGATGAATATGTAACACATCCATTTGCGTCTGTCACTCTTAAGTAATAATAACCACAACCTAATGAAGCATATCCCTCTGATGGTGACGATCCTGGTACGTTAAGTGTATTAACAATTAAAGTATCATTTGCATAATCGTAATCAGTGTAAGAAGTTGCGGTGGTGTCTTTATATAATGTATAAGTTTTAGGGAAAACTCCACCTGTTGAGGTTACTTGAAGTGATCCGTTTCCTGGTACCGTTTCATTAACTACCGATGTTATTGTTGCAGTTTGTACTGTTGGTTGTGTTATTGTTTGTGAATATGAATGTACACAACCTAAACTATCTTTAACATAAACTGAATGTGCTGCAGCAGTTAATGAATTAAATGTTTTATCTAACGCAAAATATGTAACATTATCTATTGAAGTGCTGTATCCAGTTCCTGACCCACCTGACCCACCTGTTACCGCTATTGAACCATTTGAACCACCATTACAACTTACATTTGTAATTGTAAATGTCGCATTTGGTGCGGTTTTTGCTAAGTTACCAACTGAAACTGAAGCTACAGTTCCAACTCTATTATTATTTCTAGCATAACCAGTGTATGTGCCTCCAGCTAAACTACTAAATGTTCCACTAGCTTGCCAATTATCATTATCTCTTGAATACTCATATGGTGCACCATTACCACCACTTGCGGTTAATGTAAATGCGGCAGTACTATCATCATAACATGTTTGAACCGTTGAACTGCTACTTACCGTTAATGCCGGTAGTGATGGTGTAGGAGTTGGTGTTCCTGTAGGAGTATTAGTTGGTGTCGCTGTGTTAGTTGGGGTATTAGTTGGAGTATTAGTTGGAGTATTGGTCGGAGTATTTGTTGGTGTTGGTGTATTGGTCGGAGTATTAGTTGGTGTATTAGTTGGTGTGTTAGTAGGTGTTACCGTATTTGTTGGTGTGTTAGTAGGTGTGTTAGTAGGTGTGTTAGTAGGTGTGTTGGTTGGAGTTACTGTATTAGTTGGGGTAGGTGTTGGGGTTGGTCCTAACACAACAATACTAATACCGAATGAACAGTTTACTGTTGGTGTTGGGGTATTAGTTGGTGTAGGGGTATTGGTCGATGTAGGTGTGTTAGTTGGGGTATTAGTTGGCGTATTTGTCGGTGTGTTAGTAGGGGTTGGTGTGTTAGTAGGTGTGTTAGTAGGAGTATTAGTTGGTGTATTAGTATTAGTCGGAGTATTAGTTGGTGTGTTGGTTGGCGTTGCAGTATTAGTCGCAGTTGGGGTTGGGGTTGGTCCTAACACAACAATGCTAATACCAAATGAACAGTTTACAGTTGGTGTTGGTGTATTGGTTGGTGTAGGTGTGTTGGTCGGAGTATTAGTTGGTGTTACAGTATTAGTCGGAGTATTAGTTGGTGTGTTGGTAGGTGTATTAGTAGGTGTTACCGTATTGGTCGGAGTATTAGTTGGGGTATTAGTTGGTGTTACCGTATTTGTTGTCGTAGGTGTTGGAGTTGGTGCTAACACAACAATGCTAATACCAAATGAACAGTTTACAGTTGGTGTTGGAGTATTAGTTGGAGTTACAGTTGGGGTAACCGTATTAGTTGGTGTATTAGTAGGGGTTGGTGTATTGGTAGGTGTTGGAGTTGGACTTAATATTGCAACACTAACACCGAATGAACAGTTTACTGTTGGAGTTGGTGTATTGGTTGGAGTTATAGTTGGTGTAACCGTATTAGTTGGTGTTGGAGTTGGTGTTGGTACGACATAACAAACTCCTGTTTCTAAAATTCTAATATTTGCGGGTGGATAATACGTTTCAGTATCTACAACAGGAACTAATGATTGATATTGAATTGGGTCTGTAATTTCATATATAGCCTCAGAGACATAAATAACTTCAGTTATAAAACCATTATTAATCGTATTAAATCTATTGTATTGTACATAACCATATGAATCGACAATATATGTTGTTCCCGTATAATATTCACAAGCAGTCACACCCGTACTTTGTGTAAATCCACTTTGAATAAAAGTTATTTTATCAAACGGGTTTTCAGATTCATAATCTGTTATGTTGTATGACGTTAGTGTACCTCCTGTTTGAGGGATATTTAAATATAAAAACTGATTCGTTTCATTTGGACCAATTGTTATTTTTTCAGATGTAAGTAAACTCGTTGACCCTGTAAAAATATTAACATTAAAAGTAACACCAACGTATGATGGTACAGTGTTACCACTAATATCGGTTAAATAAAAATTTATACCATTATCATCATTATCAAGGTCACTAATTTCTTCTGCATTAATTAAAATCGTAAAAGGATTACGATATGTAAATTTACCACTACTAAATGGAAAAATCTCTCTATAAATTGAATCCGAGGCCTCGGTATATCCTGTTCCGGTTAAATTATTATTGTAAAGAAAAAAACTTGTAGGTTCAGTTCTATTATCCACAAAACCTCTACTGACTGTTGCACCAGTAGTTGCTCCTGTGTAAAATGTATTTGTATTCCAATTTGTAATTAATCCGTCAATATTATTTTCTAAACTTAAAGTTAATAAACTATAATCATATGAGTCTATATACCATGCACTTGTATGATCAAGATTTGTTGTTGATATGTTATGGGTACCAGTTGTTGCCGATGTTACTGTCGCATCATTACTATTTTGCCATATTAAAACATCGGTTACAACACCATTTACCATTTTGTATATGGTTCTGAATGGACTCGTTCCAACTAAAGAATAATAACCATTTAATGCTGTTGAGTCACCATGAACGTCATAATATAATTTCTTACCAATAGTAATACCTAATCCATTTGAATTATCATAATTTATTACCGTTAAATTTGGTAAGTTTTCAGATTTTATTTCATGTGTGAAATTTAATTCTATGTCAGTAACGCCGGGTTTTTCTTCATAAGAATATAATGTATCAATTGTGTTTCCTGATAGTGAAGAAAGATATGCTGCCGCTTGATTATCGGCATCATTTTGTGAAACTGTTGATGTTATAAATCCTTCAGGTATAGTATATATAATCGGTAATGGATTATTTAATTCCCCAACTATTGAACTACCTTGAGTGTACGTTATTGTTAATGAATTACTTGAGTATGTGGTTGGGGTTGTTGTATATTTAACAGGATATCCCGCAGTGTAAGATAGAAACCACAATTTAAGTGTTTCTGTGATATAATTTGTTTTAGACGTATCTATAACATTTAGTGAATATTCATTTATGGAATTTTTAGTTGTATATGATAATGTTTTTGTTGTTGGTTTTCCGTCACTTGAATTAGACGGAATATTATAAAAATACGCTCCATCATTATATATACCTCTATCCCATGAAGATAAATCGTCTTTTTTATAAATTGTTGATCCGGTTGTTATGTATGGTGTTGTTGCGTATCTACTGAAAAAATAACTAAATTTTTCTTTAAAATCTTTTGTCTGTGCTGTTAAAGCCAAAATTAAAAAAAACGCTAAAGCCGCAACTGCAATAACTAAACCAACAATTGGTACAAATACAGATGCTCCGGCACTTGCTATTGATCCACCACCGCTTATTAAAGCCGAAGTTTTTATTATACTTGCCGTAAACCCATAAACAAATCCCGCAGATAAAACAGATCCACCTAAAGCCGCATAAACCCCTGCGTCATCTTCTAATAATTTAAATAATTCGGGAACTCCAGAACCTAAAATGTATCCTTTATTAAGTTTTATCACCATATGTTGTACACCTGTAATACCGGAAGAAGTTTCATTCGCAAAATTCCACGCATTGAAAAATGGATTATTAGCGTTAGTTTCCGTATAACCCGAAGTGTACCCTAAATGATATTTGTAAACCGATGGTTGTAGATAATCTGATGTTGATAAAATTTTATTAACTAAACCAACACCAGTCATTGACGGTTCAACACCTGTTGGTACTAATAATTCATTTGCTATTAATGTTTCATCGCCTCTATTCTTAAGATTTGTAAAATCTTTTGGTCCTGTAACCACGTCTGACGTTTTTCTTGGTCCAAATAATTTTTTAGTTACTTTATAGTCGGTATGTGTACCGAATTCTCTTTTTAATATATTTCCAACTTGATATACTTTATTTGTGGGTGACGTTCTAACATTATCACCGTAAAAATACGGTAAAGCAAGTGATGTTAATAAACTATCATTATAAACATTAGTTCCTTTTATAGTGTAATTATTTGTTGATCCACTCCAATTTGAAATTGATACATTTGACCATAATTTAGTTACCGCTATTGGATTGTTATATGAGTCATATGGTGAATAAGGGTGAACTCCCATATCATATCCGTAAATCTCGTCTCCACATCCGACAGTAATTGATGTTGTAATTGATGCTCCGTTATATGATTTATTTTGTCCGACGGCAATTCTAACTCTAACTTGTCCACTATTAGTTACAACATATATTGTTTTAGTTTTTGATGTTTTAGGAATTTTAATTGATGTTACATCGATAAAACCTATAAAATATGGTTGTTGTCTACTATATGATTCGGTATAACTTACCTTTCCGGTAGTGTTGTTATTTACGCCATCACCAATTGAAAAACAAACGTCATCAGCGGTACCTGTGTATGTAACCGTTACTGGAACAATTCTGTAACTAGATTCTAAAGTAAAAATAGTATCTTGTACTGAATATTTTAATCCGTTGCTTGCTAATGGATTTACAATTGGAATATATTGATGTGTGTATGTATATCCACTAATATAATGTGTTTGTGAACTATTACCACAACCTAATGAAGCTCCAATACAACTTGACTGAAATACAAAAGAATGTGTAGATGGATTATATGTGTATATTGATCTTTTTTCAATATCTCCAGAAGCATAAGAATATGTTACACCTGAAGGTGCTTCAATTGTTAATCCATTATCCAAATACCAAGGTCCTGTCGTGAAAGGTGAGAAATTACTAAATCCGGAATTAATATCCAAAATACCATTTATTGGTGGTAAATTTGGTGTTTTAGCCCTATATAATGTTACAACTGTTGGACATGTTGTACAATAATAACTTGGGCTTGTAAATCCAGTACAAAATTCAGCACTTATTATTACAGGGTCACAATCAATTTCACAATACATTTGTCCACTCGTTCCACCTGATGTAATGATATCTAAAGTTAGTGAAATGTCATCATTTTTATTTTCATCAAAATAAAGTGTAATATATTTTGAAGTCTCAGTAGATAGTGTATTTAAATTTTCAACATCTACTAACGTATAAACACCGTTTATTTTTTGATTAATATTAATAGTAATATTTGAACCGTTATTTGAACCTGGTGTGAATGTAAATTTAAATAACTTTTTGACTTTTGGTTTTATGAAAACATAAACCGGAATTTTGTTATTTAATTGATTATAATTGAAGAAATAACTTTGTATGTTTGATTTAGTTCCAGCATTAGACCATGTTAAAGTTTTTTGAACTCCACAATCGTTTGTTGATGATGTGACGTCACTTTCTAAACAATCAATACTAAATGTACCTCCGGTTATACTCATTTTTATAAACTTTTAATTCCGTAAGTTTCCGATTTTTGACCAGGAACATGTCTTAATTTGACAGTATCAGTTATAACTGAACTATCAGATGATTTATTATATGTTTTTCTATACATTTCTTCATTACTCCCTTTATTAAATATTACAATATTAATATCTGTTGATTGATTTGGTGTGATAAATAAATTAACCGCAAACGTGCCTGTTATACCTGTAACATCAAACCAAATAACTTTATTAACCGTTCCGAAATTGGTGCTTATTTGTTTTACAGGTATGGGTGTATATGTTGTACTCATGTTATAATATTTGATAAAAATTCCCTAGTGCCGTGGTTGTGAATGTGGTTCCTCTTTCAACAAATCTTGATTGAAAAAATCCGTCACAATCTATCCAAGATACGGTGTCACTATATTCTTGATTTGCATTAAATGTTATGGTTCTACAATTTACTGTTGTTCCTGTTGATGATGTTTCTGAACCTGACGTATCTACTGTAATTGAATTACAACTACTTCCTGTTACTACATTATTATATGCCGCAACACTAATTAGTGGATAACCTGGTGATAATGTATTAATTAATATACAATCATTAATCGTATATGTGCCTGTTGATGTTATATTTCTAAATACAAATCCATTTATGGTATCATATTTAATATTTCCTATTGCCGTTACGTTAATTGTTGTCCCACTATAATATGTTGTACCTGTTGTTGCACTTGAACAATCAACACCGTCAGGACATGACGCGGTAAATACCACATTAAATGGTGTAAATGTATTACCCGTTGTTGTTGAATAAACCACAACGTCTAATGTTGTTTTTGTGTCATTACTAATGAAACCTACCGTATCAGATATACTTTGAGCCCCCGTACCAAATGCGTATGTGGTACCATAACTCTCAGCTACATTACCGACGAATATTTCATTATTTGAGTTTGTATTTCCACTAATGTTAATTGTAATATCTACATTACCATAAGTTTGATTTAATTCAAAAAGTTGTGTTGGGGTGTTATATCCTTGTGTCGCAACATTGTATGTTAATGAACCTGAACAAACTAATGTTGTTCTTAATGTTGATAATGCACAATTGCCCGCTAATTCAACATAACTTGAATCTGTTAATGTCATACCTCCATCATAATTTGAAAATAAATATGGTTCTGTATCGGCACAACTTTGAGCACAAATATAATCTGTAAATGTTCCTGGATATGAAAAAGTTAGATATGATGTCTCACCACTATAAGTTCCACAAGGATAATAATATAAATAAATCTTATTATCGGTTTCACCTGATATATTGTTTAAATCACTCTGATTAATAACGATATTATATGATGTACATTCGTCACAAGGTTTTTTAATATCTTCTTTAGTAATTAATTGATTGGATAATTTTTCACTATATGAAACATGTAGGGGATTAATATTAATATATTGTAGTGCACGTTCTTTTGTAACTCCTTTATCTGTTGTTGGAATCGTTGTTTTTGATGTTAAAAAACCATCTTCAGCGGCTCTATTAATATCACTATCAGTTAATATTTTATTTTTGGTTATCCCTGTCCATGATAATGACATACAATGACTCTATTTTATTTTCTAATTGTTTTATTTTATTTTCCAATTGATGTATTTTGAGAGTATGGACATCGTTATAGTTGACACTCATTGGTAAATCACCAACGACTAAGTCAGAACAAGCTTCTTTAACACTTTGAGCCGAATAACCATATCTTACTTGATTATCACCTTTTAATGTGAATTGTATAACATCTAATGTTGATAAATCCACATTTGGATTAACTGATATAATATCTTTATATCTAATATCTGATACTTCGTAATACGCAGCAGCACTTACACTACCTGTAACAGATAATGATCCTGAAATTATTTGATTTCCTTTAAATGTATTTGAACCAGTTGTTGCAAAATCTCCATAATTTTTTATTTGTATTGAACTAGACACAATACCTGAAGGTATTCCATTCAAACCGCTATATGTAATCTGTGAACTACCTGAAACTAAAGATGGTTTGTCGATAATACCATTGAATGATATTTGACCTGAACCGGACACTACACTTATACCATTAAAAAATGAACCTGAATGTATAGTTGTTCCACCCAATACTTGTGAAGAACCTGATACCAAACCTGGTGGAACATCTGTAATACCGGTGAATGATATTTGTGATGAACCTGATATTACACCATCAGTTAATCTTAATAATTTTGATTCGGACCCCAAAGGACCAGCCATCCAATAATCATTTGTTGTATTCCATAATAACGAACCTGATACTAATGATGCGGTAGTTGCATCCCTAACAACCAAACCCGCATTTGCGGCTCCTGAACCATTTAACGATATAATATTATCACCAATTTCAAGTGTTGTTGAATTGATTGTTGTAGTTGTGCCAGATACAATTAAATTACCACCAATAGTAACTGTTGTACCGTCATCTGTTATTGATGAGTCACCTACAGTTGATGAGGAAGTAAATTTAACTACTTTATTGTTAGTACCTGATGTTGTAATTGAAGTTCCTGAACTTCCGTCTGTTCCATTAGAACCACTAGACCCTGAAGACCCGTCAGTACCATTACTACCTGATGAACCACTAGTACCATCTGTTCCATTAGAACCACTAGTACCAGAACTACCATCAGTACCATTGGAACCTGATGAACCATTAGAACCTGAACTACCGTCTGTTCCGTTAGAACCACTAGTTCCTGAAGTACCATCTGTTCCATTACTTCCACTACTTCCCGAAGACCCGTCAGTTCCATTAGAACCTGAAGAACCAGAAGAACCATCTGTTCCATTAGAACCAGATGAACCTGAAGAACCTGAAGAACCAGAAGAACCATCTGTTCCATTAGAACCAGATGAACCTGAAGAACCTGAAGAACCAGAAGAACCATCTGTTCCATTAGAACCAGATGAACCTGAAGAACCTGAAGAACCTGAAGAACCATCTGTTCCATTAGAACCAGATGAACCTGAAGAACCTGAAGAACCAGAAGAACCATCTGTTCCATTAGAACCAGATGAACCTGAAGAACCTGAAGAACCAGAAGAACCATCTGTTCCATTAGAACCAGATGAACCTGATGTTGATGCGTTTGTTTTTGTTTCTAATCTACCTGATGTTGTATTATAAACAATAACTTCTGTTGATGTTGATCCTGATGTTAATCCTGTAATATAAATTGAACCTGTGAATTGATGTGTGTCGTCATTGGTATCACCAAATTTTGTTGAACCTGATGAATATAAAACAGATGATGTAACATATGTCATATAAAGTTCGTCAGCCGTAATCGCACCTTTAACTTTAAATGAACCTGTTACTTCTAAATTGTTTGTTGTGTAATAATACCCTGCACCTGATATAAATAAAGAATCACCTGATGTACCTGAAGAACCGTTGGTTCCATTAGACCCTGAAGAACCATTTGTTCCGTTAGAACCACTAGAACCTGAAGAACCGTTGGTTCCGTTAGAACCTGATGTACCATGTGTTCCTGGATTTCCTTGATTACCCTGAGCTCCGGCCTCCCCATCACTACCTGATGTTCCAGAAGTTCCACTTGTTCCAGAAATACCTGATGAACCTGATGAACCATTTGTTCCATTATTTCCCGTGTCACCTTTTGTTCCACTTGAACCACTTGTTCCGCTAGACCCTATTCCTGATGTTCCAGATGTACCATTACTTCCATCACTAAATCCAGTTAAAAATAATTCTCTTTTAATTCTAGACGTTACCGTTTGACCGGAATTATTTACAATTAACCATGAACCTGATATGTCTCCCTCAAATAAGGGTAATTCACTAATTGGTATATCTGTTCCTGCCATAACTATTGATTAACTAATAAATATATTAGTTTTTGGTTCTAATCGACATTTATGTAATTATTATTTTCAGTTTTAATAGGATTGAGGTCTTCAGTATTAATTCTCATATAACTCGCAGCACTTTCACCACAATTAACAACCTTAACAACTTGATTTGTTAGATACGGTGATTCAAAAACTATTCTAATTGTTTTCTCTTCAGCAACATCAAATGATTTTGTTACACTACCATTAATTCCAATTGGTGATGTGGTTTCGTCTCCCCAATGTACCGTAAATGATGACCCCGATATTGATAAATCTTGTCCGTCAATTATTATATATTCAGACAATTCGTTCTTAATTTGTTGGGGGTATTCAGATGTCAAATTTCTAACACCTGTTACATTCGTTGTTCCGTCTGGATTTGTATCATTAGCTAAAATGATATTAACTAATTGATACGTTGTTGTATTGTTAATTGTTATTGTGCTACCAGTTTCAGTACAAACACTTTCATATGCGAAGTTTGCACTAATTTTATTATGTCCAATATTTTTATCAAACTCAACCATATCTCCCATTTCATCGGCCGTTGCTTCTAAAAATAATGGTAGTTGGAAATCGTCATAAACTTGACTATTAATATGTGTTTCTATTTCTTGTTCTGTCGTACCAGTACCAATAATTAAATTCCATGTGTCTCCTGTTGTTGGTGTATTCCATTTATAATATCCACTTGTTACGGTACCACCTGTTACATTAAAAACTAAAAAACCTGTGTCGGGTGTAAATCCGGTAGCTAAAAAGTCGGTCGCTCCCGTCCATGAAATCGGCGTATCATTAGAATCATACCATGTCTTTCCCGTTAATGAAACTAATTTCACTTCAGGTATTTTTTTTCTTCTAATGGTATGGTTAATTCTTTTCATAAAACTTTATCGGGGTATTTGTTATTCCTGATTTTGTCCCTCTACTAATTCCGTTATATTTGTAAACTTGGTATGAATAATCTCTTTTATCAATATCAACTTGGTAGTACATATCATTTTGTTCAGTAATAGTGTGACTCGTACTATAACTATCATTTGTAAAATCTAAAATTGTACCTTCTTTTGCGTTATAAAACTTTGCTGTCATAAAAAAGGTGTTACTTGTCGTTGTACCACTTAAATTTGTTTCAGTTAAAACACTCTCATCTTGGAACCAAAAGAAATACATATTTTCTTTGTTACTATAATTTGATCCTCTAAAAACAGGTAAATGTATATAACCATTAAGTGAATTATAAAACATTTTTTCACCTAACGGTAACGACAAATTTTTTGCAAATATTAATTTTCTATTTTGTCTTGTTGGTGGTTCACATGTTAATACATTACCTGAGACGGTTCCTGGTGTTTTAAAAAATTCCAATCTAAAAAAACTTTCGGTGGCCTGTTTCAACATACTTTCATTTTCTTGTGAACTTATACCTTGTGGGGTATAATCTTGAGTATATGTTCCATCACTTAAAAAATAAAAATAAAACCAAATATCGGTTTGCGCTACACCATCAGATAAATATGGTTTATGGATATATCTAACCGTTTCGTAATTCTCAATTGGATTAATAATATCACTTAACACTTCGGTTTCAAATTCTTTCAAATTTTCTTCCCAACCGAGATTTGTTTGAAAATCAGTTTCAGTATTTAATAATATATTTAAATCAGTATCTTTTCTTAATATTTTCATGTTAACAATCTGAATTACTATTTTTATTATTTATATCCATGAAACTCGTTATTCCATTTGATTTATTTTTATAATATCTTTCATTTCTTAAATAGAAATTAATGTTTGCTTTAACATAATGATTACCATTCATAAAAGGAAAATCTGTTCCGAATCCATCGGAATCAACGTAACCGTGATCATATATATCTCTCCATCTCCAAACTTTATCATATGGGTCATACTTTGCATTTTCAGGTAAATTGAAAATATCATTAGTATTTGCAGTTTCGGTATATGGTGATAATTCCCTTAATTTAATTCTATAATGTGGTTGATATATTAATCCTTCTAAATTTGTTGATGACGCATATGTTGAACCCGATGTTTGTCCGTGATTAAATATTGTTATTGGATTTGTGATTTTATGAAATGATTCACTTACAATTCTCTCAGTCATTTCTTTTGGGTTATATTCAACAAAGGCACCATTTAATATTGAACCTATTGGTAATGTTTGTCCACTTAAAAATGTAAATCCAGTGTATCCAGGTAAATTTGTGTTTCCAGTAAATGACGTACTCGTTAATCCAATTTCGTTTGATGTGGTTCCACTAAAATGTTCATCAATCCATGTATCGTGAAAATGAAATTTATATCCAACCTTTGGTGGATAATTAAAATATCCATTTCCATTTCTAAAAATTGCAGTAACAAAAACATTTGTTGGACTAAATCCTAAATTATTTGTTAATCCACTTAATTTTAATGGTTCCTTAAAATCATATAAAACAGATTCCATTCTATTTCTTTCAACTATAACATCATTTGTACCTACACTATTTTCAAATAGTATTTTTTTCTCGTCTTCAAACACTGGACTTTCAAATCCAAGTGAATCCATTATATATCCACCTTCATTAGTTAATGTTTTATGTTTGTGAACATAATATTTGGAAGTTGAAGCAACAATGTTATTAAAATCTTTACATCTTTTACCTAACATAATTGTACTGAATGTTGTTCCCGTTTTTATTTGTGACTTTATAATATTAATGACATATTTTTTAGAATCAAACGTTTCATTACCAACTGAATTGATATAAAAGGTTCTACCTGTTAATGTTAATCCTGTTAATGTACTACCAGATAGAACCACATGTTCACCTTCGCTCATTCCATGTTCAACTGGTGATGTTAATTCATAATATGTGGTATAATCCACGACTCTAAATGGAATACCATCTTTAGCGGTGAAACTAACTTTAGTTCCGCCTGTTAGCGTATAGTCCATTTTAAATTCACTATCACCACTATAAACATAACTTAAATATAAATTCCAGTTTTGGTATGGTGCCGATATTGGTGTTACGGTTGTGTGTGCTGTTGATCCTGATTTTACTATGTTTGGTGTAAAGGTACCTAATGTATTTCCCGTTACCGGTAAATTAACTTCTCTATAAACGTCTCTTCTTAAAAATGCAAATTCGTCATATGGTAAATAACCATCAAAAACAGTACTATCTTGTATGTTACTACCGTCACCCGTTAAATATAATCTTTGTTTTAAATAAGAATAAGGTGTCGATCCAGAATATAAATTACGAAAAACCATTTTTAACTTTCCATATATCTTATAATTTATACTTTCATTACGTTCTTTATAATATTGTTCATCTATATCTAATATTATGTCCCTTTCACCTATTCGCATAAGTGTATCACTATTGTCAAGATTTAGTTTTAATTCTAATTCTTGGTCATCCGCCTTTGCGAATTTTTTACTTGGTAATATGATTTGTTTCTTTTCCATTATTCAGCTGACGGGAATGCTCCCTTTGGACCAAATAGGTCAATAAATTTATCCATACCTGTTTTACCCGCATTTAATCCAAAGTAAAATTGGAATGGGGTTGAAAGTATTTGTTTATTTCCACTATAATAATCTTGTGTTCTTTTAATTGTAAATGTCGTGTTAGTCCAATTTGTAGATTGCCAAGTGCCAGCATCACCATATCTTGTATATAATGTTCCTGATGTTGGGTTTGTTTCCGAATTAGCAAATAAATAAGTAAATCCAGGATATTGTGTGTCATAACTTGTATGGTCGTCAACATCTGAAATCACATCAAATTCTATAGTTGTTCCTGATATTTCACTATTTCCCGTTATAGTTAAACCGCTAAATGTATATGTCATCGGTAATAAAAGATATTGGTCTGATGGGTCATTAGGTGATTCCGTATATCTATATCCATATGTCATACCTTGTAAAGGTTGTGATTGTACTCCACTATAATCCCATGATTGATTATTTTTATTTGTTCCATAATCACCAAATCCATTTCCTTTTTTATCCCATAAATAAAATGGGACATTTTGTGACGATTCAGTTAATCTACCAGGCTCATTTAAACAAGATCTAATTCTTTGTCCATCTTCTGATAATTCCAATGTAAGAGGTAATGGTCCGTAAATTGATGTTCCTCCTTTAAAAACTTGTGGATATTCTTCCGGATCTAAAACATTAAATTGGTATCCGAGATATTGTGGATTTTGTAAATCAAATTCTTCAATTCCAGTTTCATTATTTATAGATAATAGTTGTAAAATATCACCATCTAAAACATTTGATATTCCTACTCCACTTGAAAATCCTTTATTATCAAAAAACATATTTAAATTGCCGTTAGCATTTGCAACATCCATTCTATAGTTAATTGCTAACCCTAATAATTCACCTAAATCTTGATATGATGTCGCACCGATTGAACGTGATACTGAACAGTTTGGGTCTAATTTTGGATCAATACAAATTTCTTTAATAAATTCATCTCTTGGACCTAAATCAACAAATGTTGTTGGTTTTTTTATATTATCTACACTAAACGATAACCCATTTGATGTTGGGGCCGAACAATAATATAGTCTTTTTTGTCCGACCACTAGACGTGCAATGTCTCTACAATAATTTGCGGTATTTTGATTATTACGATTAATTGCCGTTATTACTCTTTTAGCTTTGAATTGAGTGAAATACAATGAGCCGGATAACCAATTATCGATAAATGCGTAATTCACAATTCCACCACAAAACATCTTTCCAACTCTTTTTCTTCTATAATATTCGTTTATTATTTTAATCAATCTAGACAATGTGTGAGTACCTGGTACTATATAAAAAATACCATTCATAAATTCGCTTCTATGGCTGGCCGGAATTGGTAGTCTACTAAAAACTTCACTTTCAATATCTCTTATATTTTTATTTGAACTATAATTAGGAAATGGTATATGGGTCATAGAATCACCACCCGCCAATAATGTCGCAACTACTTTATCACCGGTGGATGGACTTGGTTTATACGTTCTTCCTCCAATACCATTATCAACATAAACACCCGTTATTATCGCATCATTATATACTGTGTCGTACAATGCACATCCCTCTTCCGCAACAATACTTACATCTTGTGCACATTCAGTACATTCTGGAAAATTTATTAATGATAATTTTGTTGTGTTATCTATTTGCATATTACTTACAAATCTTCTTAAATCTCTACCCGCACCTTTAGTTACACCAATATCAATTAATAATTCCGCAAATGGACCTAAAATATCTTTTACTAAAATATTTAACGTTGTTAGAATAATAAGTTTTAATACATAATCTAATAATAAAAGAAAATCTGCAATTAATAATGTAAATGTATAATTCTTAAATCCAAAATTTGATGGTGGTGTTAGTTTATCTCCACAATCCTCTTCCTCTGATGGATGTAATTCATTTATGTTTGCAAAATTTCCACCAACTTGGTAATTACTATGAAACGATGAAACAGTATAAACTTTATTATAATTAAATCTATAAAAATAATCTCTTGGATAATATTCTCCCATTTCACTATATAAAATACCGTAATTAGAATTAGTGCTAACGGCATTTGTTGGATATCCACTCCATTGTGTACCGAAATAATATGACGCATCTATCTCACTTTCAGATGAATTAAATTCTCTAATATTTGGAATTAGGTAGTCAGCGTTAGCTCTTGCTCTACTTAAATCATTATCGTTCATACCGATTCTAAAACGATAACACGCGGAAGTTGGTACACCTTTATTTGGATCATTAGTAATTTCATTTTCACCAAACTCATTTGTATAAACATAATCCATATTCATTTCAATTGGAAACACAAAACCTCCGTCGTCGGGTATATCTTCTTCTAAATTAACCTCTTCTAATATTGGTGCCGTAATTGATGTTCCGGATATTATTATGGTCTCTTTTTTTGGTGTAAATCTAATTGCTTCAATCTTACCAGATTTGGCAACCAAATCACATTTTCTACCCATTTTCTTTTTGGGTCTACAGTTTTTATTAACTGCACTTTTACCGTTATCACCGTATATTCCACCAATAATAAATGCTGTTGGTGTTATATTAATTCCTTTCTCTGATAAATCAAAATCAGTTCTTGTTAAACCAATTTCACAAAAATCATCATTACCCCAAAAAGGATAAACTTCAATTGTTTTATCAAATGAAACAATTTGTGGTAACGTACTTAAATCTTCAGATGATTTAAATGTGTATTTGTTTTTAAATTTATCCACTCCATCACCTTGTCTCATGAAATCGTAAGGTCTTAAAGAGAAACAACCAATATCGGACAAATCAACATCAACGTGAATTGTTTGTTGTCCTAATGGAACTCCCCAAATCATAAAATCACCAGAACTATTTGTTTTAACTGTATACGAATAATAAGTTTCATACACCTCTAAAACTTCTTCTCTTGTTAAAATATCTTCTTGGTCAAAGAATGTACCGGTGGGTTCATGTCCGCCATGTTGTTTTCTTGATGGTAACAAATTGTATCTATAATTGTTACTATCTTTGCCCCCGATTTCAGTATAGGGATATAATGCAGATATAACTGGGTCATTTGAATGAATTTCTAATTGTGGAATAAATAACGATACTCTGGCATTTGGTACGCCCAAACCATTATTAACTGAAATACGACCACACACAACCCCATAATCCGAACACATAGATGAATAAACATCCTTTTGAGTGAATCTTAACGATAGAACTTCCAAAAAATCAAAATCTTGTTTTAATTCAAGATTGACTATTTGGTCCTTCCCAATGTTTGTGGATATTCTATGCTTCTGTATCATTCTTTTAATAAATAGAAAAAAGGAGATTTTCTACTATTATAAACAAAAAACATTTTAATATGTAGTCGTTCCTAATGTTTTGGTTCTAACTCTAATATCAGTATTAGGGAACCTTATTTGGAATATTTGATTAGACTTCATAAAAATGGTCATATCTGACTGTAATATTTCCTTAGTTAATGTGTCTTTGTATGCCATTGCGGTTTCTGATGAAGAATATAACCCACCAATCTTATTATACGCCCTGATATCAATTACATTCACTACTCCAGGTATTTGACCAATATGTCTAATTAAATCTCCAATGAATAATGGGTCACCCATTTTTCTTTTAGAAATGTCAAAGAAATCTGTTGTATCGTTAATTGCTGTTTTAACGACATCTGTTGGGTTTTCATTTTTGTCGATGACAATATCCATTTCCAATGATAAGTCAATAACTTCCCCACTTGCAATGTCAATATAATCATTTATCATTCTATATTCAGAAAGATATTCTATAATATTACTTTTTAATGTATTTGAAACTGTGTCAGATAAATTACCATTATCGTCATAGGATAAAATTTTAATTTTTACCTTATTGTCTTCTTCAACGACGTTCACTTTTGCTGGTGCTCCAAATGTTGCTGGCATCACCTCAATTATTGATTTATAGTCATTTAAAGTAACCGCTCTATTTTGTGCAGCAAAATTATAAGAAATCATGTTTCTCAATTCTTCAATCGTTGGTTGATCTGCCCCACCGACAGCTGGAGTTACATTTGTAACCCTCATAGATTGTGTCACTTGTGTGTTAATGGTAGATTGAGGTCCGTTGATATCTAATTCCACATTATCAATACTCGTGATAACATTCACACCTAAATTGGAATCTTTTCCTCCACCAACTCTGTATTTTATGAATAAGGTTGTACTTGATTTTGGTATTGCCCCCAATGACATATTATTAAGATAGGTTGAAAGATTAACTTTCATTGTACCATTCATATAACTATCTAAATTGTCTAATGGATCAACATTACCCGAACCAAATGTAACTGAAAAATATCCTTCTGGTGTATATTCAGTTATAAATTTATTTGTAACAATTTTATTAGTTCCAGCCTTAAAATTATTTTTATCTGATACTGCGGTCGGGTCCGGTACAAAAACTTTATCCTGTACCAAACTTTTAACTTCATACCATTTGTTTGTTAAATCACTAAATTCATTTGAAGTAGGATTAGTACCAAAGTTAGTACCATCTTTATGTATAATACTACTAACACCTAACACATCTTGTTCGGGTAAATACAATTTTAAAAATGGCTTTTGGTCTAATGATGTGATTACTCTCCTATATATTCTTGTAACCCCATTAACTACCGCTTCTCTTTTTGTAATTGTATATGACACCAATGAATTATTTGCATTGAAATTTGGTATTTTTAATCTATTTGGTTCACCCTTACTATTAAATGGGTCTGAAAAATCTACATCCTCTACGGTTTCAAAAATTTGTCCTCCTCCTGATACTTGTGTTCCTGATCTCATAATTCCCAAATATCTATCATCTTCTTTATCACCTCTAACTGGTACATTTATTGAGAAATCACATAACGCAACTGAAGGTCTTTTGCATGGTATTTTCATACCATAAGTTTTTGCAATATGAAATAATGATTGTCTTTGTTGAGCAAAATCTAACATTGTTTCTTGCCAAACTCTATCTATATGGAAGTGTAAGTTATCTGCTACCGCAGCATTTAAATCCAATAATACTGAAAATATTGATGCGTCGTTGGTATTTTTAACCAAGTCAGGATAATATTGTGTTGTTAGATTTACTAACTCTTCTCTTAAACCTGCAAAATCTCTTGTTGCGTATGATATTTTTTTACTCATCTTAAATGTTTAGTATTATAAAATCCGAAGACGTAAAAGCTCCGTTATTTACTGTATATTCAATTTTAACTACAGCCGTATGTGGTTTTTCAGAATCGCTTGAAACTCTAAAAAGTCTATTATCTTCATTTTCTTGTAGTGAATTAATTTGGTCTGGATCATCTTCCGCTGATACAACTACTATTGAGGTTAAATCCAAATTAGGAATATATTTTTTTACAGAATCTCGAATTTCACTTTCAATTAAACCGAATGTAACCGCATCGTTTTGGTCAAAGATGTATTGATATAATCTAGTACCAAAATCAGGTAAAAAATATCTACTACCCTTCTTTGTCAATAGGAGGTGTATTAAATCCGCTCTAATCTCTCTTTCGGGAGTACCAGTCATCTTTAAAAACTTTCCTTCTAAACTATCCCTAAATGGGAAATCTATTCCGTAGGTTGCTGCCATATTCAATAAATATAAACAATACGAAAATGGTTATGTATCTTCTTTTATTTTTGTATTCCCTTTTTGATGTGGAGGTAAGTAAGGACATCCTGAACATCCATTACCACAACAGTACCCTCTCTTTAATAAAAAAAGAGAAGTCAGAACCATAAGTCCTGACTTCCCATCTATGTAATAATCTACCCCTTCTACCATTAGATACTTGTAATTTCACAACTTCCACCAGAACATGCTTGAGCCGCAAAGTCACTAATATCTTTATATTGAGGTCTGTCTAAAATTTCACCAAAATTAACTTCTTTAAATTGACGAGTGATGGTTTCCCACTTATAAAATAAATGGACGTCTTTTAAACAATAAACCATTTTCTTCATATCACCTTTAAAGTAATTCTTTGCAAATTTCTTCGCTCTTGATAACCAATATTCTTTTAATAAAACTTGTTCTCTTGTTCCTGTTAAAGTTATACTTCTATCCAATAAAGTATCACAAGCTAACCATAAGTTTTGATTAAAGTAATGTAAACCATCAATGATTAAACCTGACGCTAAAATTGAACCTTTACCATATTGTTCAATAATATCTTCTAAATTCAATACTGAAGTGAATGGTGCTTGGTTAAAATCTTTATCTCCGTAATCAGACATAAAACTTACAGCAGTAAAGAAATCTCTTTCTTCCCAAATGTAATCAACAATCGCATCTTTGTCATCAATAATGACGGTACAAGATGTATTATGATTAACTCCTTTGTAAGCACATAATTCATGATTAGTTCCGGCATTTACCCAATGTTGTTGAACTAATTTAATTAATTCAAGATGTTTAATTCCTTTCATGTCCTTTTTGAATAAACCAACTTTTGGGTTTTCAACAGGAACAAAAACAACGTAATCACTTTTAGTTGATGACCATACACTCTCTTCCAATAAGAATCCCATATTGTCAACTAACCATTTTGCGGTGTTACTTTCTTTATTCAATTGCATAATACGGAAATACTTTTCAGAATGTTCAGGGTGAATACCTGAAGCGGTTCCTAATACAACTGATGCGTTACCTGAAGGTTTAACACAAGTAGTTCTTGCAGCTTGGTTAATACCAATAACCGCAGCAACTTCTTTATTTGTGTCTTTTACCATTTGAGCACCTTCTTCTAATAATTCTGCATTGAATAATTTTGGATTGTTCATCCAACCTGTAATACTAACACCTAATAAAGCCTCCCTTTCAAAAATCTTTCTACTTGTTTCACCTAAGTAAGGGAAACTTGTATATCCTGCTTGTAGTGTACCTAAGATAGACGCATCTTTACAAGCCTTTAAAAATTTATCTTTTGTAGTTGCCTTCTCCGCATTAATTTCAGTTAAGTTACAACCTTGAATACCAAATTTTTCTTTATTGTTTTTAACATATTCTTCAACATCATCATATTTGATTTTAGAAAAATCTACAGTATCTAATACAGGTATTTTTAAAATTTCAAAACATGGGTTGAACATATCAAACCAACTATTTGCAAATACGAATCCAATATCGTTAGCACCATCATTAAGTTGTACCAAGTAATTAAATTGTTCTTTTTGAACTTCACTTCTTAATAACAAAACTGAGTTATTACTACGACCTCTTTGTGGATTTTCATTTCTCCAATTCCCTGTTTTAGCGTGAATCATTTCAGTATCGTTAGGGTCAACAATCATATTCAACGCTGAACGTCTAACACCACCTGATAATACAGCATCTGCCGAATGACAAATAATATCAAACGCTAAAATTGGTCTGATTTTATTTCCTTCATTAGTTAACCACTTTTCAATTAACGCTTCTATCTTTTCTAAAGATTGTTTTAATCCTTCGGGGCCAGGTGCTTTAAAACCACCACTAATGAATGCTCCTTTTTCTCTGATTTGTGAATAATCAAATTTTACTTCATATCCAGCAAATTCAGGGAAAGGTTGTTCATCAACAAAATATGATGACATAATAACTCCCAATGAGTTTGCCCATCCTTCAATACTATCTTCAATTACATATGTTTTAGTACCTAAAGTTCTTTTTTGAATTTTACTTAAATTATTAACAAATGGAATTGATAGTCCTCCACCGAAACCACAACCAGATAATGCAAGATAAAATATCTCTTGAAATACTCTATTACGAGCAATGTGTCCTGATGTACAGTTAAACATTCTCGTGTTGTGTTTCATAATTTGTTCGTGTCTGTATTGTAAATTTCTTTGTGAAGCCAATACCGCCTGATCTTTCATACTTTCTAACGCCGACTCTAAATACGGTTCCACCGTTTTTTTATAGTTCACATATTTTTTTCTGTGTCCATCTATGATATTTTCACATGCGTCTTCCCATGTTTCATACCTTCCTTTATCTTCCAACCATTTGAAATAGTCCGAGTGTAACTTCAAGTCACTCAGAAATTTTTTACCTTTCTGCATTTCTAAACTTTGTTTTTTTTTATTTACTTATTATTTGTGTCTTCTTCTCTTGTGCCTTTTTGTAAACTTCGGCAACTCTATTAGCTCTTTTTTGTACCTCGTCTTGTTCATGACCTAATAAGGTATTTTGTGATTCCGTATCAATAATTAAAAATTCATTATTAAATTTACAATTTTGAAATACCACACCATCTTTACCAATACGTGATTTCAATAATGTAAGTGTTGCCAAATTATGTTCCTTTTGTTCTAATGTTTTACCAATAGATAATATAACGTGAGCAATTTGAGCCTTCTTAATTGAACCTCCCATTTGGTCACCAGTCACAACTTCGCTTGAAATAGATTCACGGTTACCTTGTGTTGCCGTCCATATTGCCATTTCAAATTCACCCGTCATAGATTCCAAACTTCTCATAACCGAACCCTCTCCTTTCCATTCTTCACCATTTGTTGATTTGTCAGATGAAATACAATCAACATAATCTAACACTAATAAATCCACTTTAATTCCATCTGAATTCATCTTTCTGATTTTATTTTTAATTTCAGAAACAGTTACATTATCACTCGCCAATTTCAATAATTTCAAACTTCCTTTTGATCTTGTTTGTGCTTCCTCAACTTTTTCTTTAACCATATCTTTAAATTCTGGTTGTTGGTCTGGAGCAATTTCTGACCAAATAGTATAATGTTTTCTTTTAATATTACCTGGGTTGTCTTCAAAAAATATTTGAACTACGTTATAACCTAAGTTATAAGCCGTGTTTGCAAACTTCGTAAGTAAGGTAGTTTTACCAGTACCAGTAGGTGCTAATACAACTCCTAATTCTCCTATCCCTAACCCACCCTTAAGTAAGTTGTCAATTCCCACAATGCCTGTCGGTAATGGGTGTCTAAAGTCCTGTTCTAACGCTGCATCAATATCGTGGAATACATCAGTTGTTTCATCATTAGAAATACCAACTTGTAATGCTTTTTGGATAATTTCTTCAATCTTATTATACGCTTCAAATTCACCACTTTCAATAATACTCTGTACGTTTTTTAACTCTCTTTTCAAGTTTTGTTGTTTACAGAAATTAAGTGCAGTGTCTTTTACATATTCAATTTGTGATTCATTATTTTTAATTGCCTCTAATGTATCTACGTGAACTTTGGAAGAGTCTTTGTTACCACCTTCAGCCATAATTTTCTGTGCCAATGTATTGTAATCAGGAATTTTATTATATGCCTTATATAATTCCTTTGTATTTTCCATAATAAATTTAAATGAACTGTTGTCAAAAAATTTACTTTCTAATACATCAATAATGGTCTCACCATATTTCTTATCTTCAATAATCGCTTTTATTAGGGATTGTTGAAACGAAAATCCCAAATACCCAAAATTCCTTTCTTCCATGTTTTGTTTTTATATATGTTTTAAATTATAGCTCGTGTTGTAGATATTTCGTCTCTAATTCTTCGGTTGATAAAATGTCAGTTAAATCTGACAAAATTGTTTTCAATCTCGGACGAATGTCTACCGTATATCTTACTTTCGGATGGTAATAATATGCGGGGAATATCCTTTGAATAAATACATCGTCCCCCAACTTAATTTCCATTAAAAAATGTTCTTTTTCTTTGGTTTCATCACTTTCCACAGAGTCCATATTAAGGATATAGTTTTGATTCTCACATAGATAGTTGGAACTTTTTATTTTCAAATCGTGTGAAATATCTTCACAAATATTTTTTATATAGTAGTGAAGGTCCATTGAACGTCTCGCTTGGTCAACGTGGTCTCTCACGTTAAAAAATCTTTGACACACAATGTGTCCTTCTAAAGACAAAAGAAATTCAAATTTCGTAATGTTGTCTTGGTTTTGGTAATCTCTACTCATTGGTTTTTACTTTAATTGTTTTTGTTTTTATTTTATTTTTTTCTTTTCTTGTTAAACGTAAGAATGGATTTAAAAACTTTGTCCATGCGTCATCTGATTTGGGTAACATATTGAACAGTCCATCGTCCATCATCATTTTCATTGCGTTTTTATAAGATCTTCCTTCTTGGTCTAATGACTCGTTTATTAGAAGGTCAATGTTTTCTTTCGCCTCATCACTTAAAAAAGGTTCATCCAAACTCACGATACGATTGTTTACGTCAAAGAACTCTTCCCCAAATACTCCGTGTTTAGTAACACCTGTTAGTAAATTTGTAATTAATTTGTTGTGTTTGTCTTGTTCAAAAAGAAGTTCACTCCTTTCTTTAACTTGTTGAACTGAGATTGATTCGGTTCTAAGTTCAGGGAAAAAAGATAGAAATCTTTTAACACCCATTCCTTTAATTCCTGCAATGTTGTCTGACGAATCACCACATATCATCTTAACCAACCTAACGTTTTCAATTAAGATGTCTTCTTTGTCATAAACTATCGTATCATTTTGTTTGTATAACTTTCCGTGAGACGGATTGTAAATTTGTGTGTTTTCTGAAACCAATTGGGTGAGGTCTCCGTCTGAAGAATAAATTATTTTATTTTCATCTGGTGAGTTTTGTGTGTAATAAGCAATGTTATCATCTGTCTCACAAAATTCATATTCACCCTGTCTTACATATAGTTCTTCAAGATATTGTTTAACCCTATCTCTTTGACTTAAATAAGATTGTAATTCTTCTTCCGACCTTAATCTTGAACGTCGGTTTTCCTTGTAATGAATGTATATTTTCTTTCGGTTTTGTGAACCTTCGTGTCCATCCCAAAATACTACAATCTTATCTAAATGGTAGTACTCAAACGCTCTCCTAAGAGTATTAAGGAAATGATATATTCCCCCAACATGTTGTCCTTTATGAAAAGCATTTTTGACACCGTAAAAACCAATTGTGAGTAGATTGTCTCCATCAACAAGTAAAACCGACATTTAAAATAATTTATAGATCACTTTCTTCTGTTACAACTTCTACGTCTGCGATGTCTGTAACATTAACACCTAACATCTTACTGATGTAATCACCACTTTCTTTTTTATATTCCTCGATAGATTTCTTCTCTTCAGCGTCTTCTCTACCTGGCATAAATCCGTGTGATGTAACCAAGATACGTCCATCCTCATATCCTAAACCATTGATGTGGTTTTTCATAATTGAGATTTTTGTTCTTGTTGCAATTTTAACTTTTCTCTTATCTTTAGTGATAGAGATTTTAGTTGTTCCCGCTCCTTTTTGATTACCAAATAAGAATACAATACTTGAGTTTAACCAAATTGCTTCACCGCCCTTTGCTTTAATCTTTGGTTGTCCAAAAGGATTGTCAGGTAATTCTACCCAAGGTTGGTTTACAATGATTAACGTGTTTGTATAAGGTTTATCTGTTCTTCTTGAACCTGAGATACGTTGATTAATACCCATTCCAATTTTGTCAGCTAATACCGACGCATTGTGTTGTTTACCACCTTTACCATCATATGTCATCTTACATGGAACTGAACCAACCGAATCCCAAAGAATTAATAAATCGTGAGGTAAATCACCTTTTTCTTGTGCATCTAATAGTTCATTTATATATTCTGTAATTTGCTCAATATACTCAAAATCACTATTAAAAAGGTAGTCTCCGTCTTTATTAAACCCCATTAATTCGGCGTGGTCCCAACTCCATTTTTGTTCTGTAATTACAAACACAGGAACAACACCTTTCTTTTGTGCATCTACCGCTGCCTTTACAAGTGCTGTAGTTTTACCCGTATCACTATGTCCTAATAACATATTGATGTGTCCCATTGCAGGACCTGGAATACCACAAGCATCCAAGAAAGCATCTCCCAAATCAAAGAAACGGTCTGGTTTATATTCGGCCTCTTTTGAGAATTTTTTTTTAATTGCTGAAAAATCTGTTTTTTTAATACCTGCCATGTTTTTGTTTTTAAAAATGGGGCGGATATTTCACCACCCCGTTAAATAATTAGAACGGAAGATCTCCATCTACATCCGCATCGTCTTGTGGGTCAACCACAGGAGTAGAAGATTTCGGTGCTCCGATAGTTTCTTCTGTTGTCAAATTAGAAACCCATTTGCTACTTGCGGTGTCCCAACGTGGAACCTCACCTCTTGCAACCATTTCCAAATAATCTTCACCCTTTTTAGAGTAAACATCAGACCAAGTTAATTCATCTTCTAACCACGTTTTTGCAACGTCAGCGTCAGTATGTAATGGACTTGGGTCATCATTTAATACTGAATTAATAACAGTGTACTCTTTTCCTGTACCTGCCTTTGTTAAGGTTAAAGACAAGATTAAGTCACGACCTGTTTCAGAATTGGTAACATCACCTTTATTACGGAAGATTGGGAATACTTTGTCGATAACACCATCACCTTTATGGTTGTGTTTAAATCTCCAAAATTTAACTCCGTCAGATTCGTGGTCTCTATCTATAACTTTAACGATATAGAATTTACGAGAACGATATTGACGTGCGGCTTCTCTATCAGCCTCAACACCCGTACCCATTAAAGCTTCATTAACCTCATTTAATGGTGAACGTTTTCCTTCTTGTTTTGGGTCATATAATTTAACCCATTTTCCATCCACTTGAATTTCGTGGAAGTAAACCTCAACAAACGGAGAAGAACCGTCTTTTGTTGGTAAAATACGAATACGTCTTTCTTCACCCTTAGAACCCTTAGGTAATACGGTTGTGAAATAACGTTTCATTCTGTCCTCTGAGGACATTTTGTTGCTATTGCCACTTGTGGCGTTTTTGTTTTTCTCGTACTGTGCAAGTACTGCGTCAAATGTAGACATGTGATTTTGATTTAAATTTTAATAATCATTTATGATATAATATACATAAAAAAACCCAGACTGTGAAATCTGGGTTGAATTATTTTTAAAGTATTTTTTTATTACCAACTAATCACATAATCGTTATTGGTACCCATAAAATTGTTCTTAGTCTGAATTTTATAACCATAATTTGTTAATGTGGTTACTATCGCGTCATTCACGTATCTTGGGTCTAAGGTAATTTGATATAGTCCTTGAGATGTTGCCCCTGATATTAAACCATCAATATAAGCTAACGACCCTGTTGATGTATTTGACGCTGTTCTAGCTGCTGATCCTGATTGCATTTTTTAATATTTTTTAATTTTTATTCTAATGTTAATAGATATTGTAGTTTATTTACTTCACCTAAGATTTCGTCCCTTATGTTCATAAGATTAGTATCTGTAGATTCAAATTCTTCTGTAAATTGAATTAAAGCGTCTTTAGTTGTTTTTAACATTCCTTTAAGGTCAAGTTCCGCTAAGTTCTGTAAATTGATTGTTTTACTTTCATCATCTAAAACGAATCTACCGTATTTTCCCATTGACTCTTCAACAAACCTATCAATTAAATCTCCTAATGCATCATATATTCCACCAAATGCATTATGTCTTGAGAACTCTTTAGTTTGCCAATGATTAATCCTGAATTGTACTTGAACCTCCAAGAGGAACTTTACTTTAGTAGCTATATTCATCTTTCTCTTCTTCTGGGTTAAACGATGCCTTTATTGTTGGGTTATAATTTTCAACATCATCTTTAGTTAAAATGTATTCATTTTTTCCACTAGCTCTCATTTCACCTTGTTTGTGGTCAAAAAATTCTGCTGGTTTTTCATTAAATGGGTATGAATCTAAAGAACGCATTTCTAATTTCTCAACAGGAGTTTCAGGTTTGATTTGTTGAACCTCAACACCTAATTGGTCAATTTTAGCCATTACTTGATCCATTTGAGCAAGTTTTTGTTCTAACTCACCTAATTTACTAAACACATCATCCATTTTATTAACAATAGTACCGTGGTCTTGTTGTTTATTCTCTAAATCTCTCTTTATACTTTTAGTCATGTCAACTAAATCTGTAATATCAATTTCTTCCGTACTGTCCATTTCAGGTGATGGTGGAGTGTCCATAGACATATCAGCATCAGGTGTTGGTGGTAAATCCGTAGGAACGTCGCCAGCCGGTGGTGGAGGAGGAACATCCGTAGGTGCCGCAGCATCTGGTGCTGGTGGAACATCTGTAGGAGGTACGTCTTGCTCCATTATCATCGTTTTACCATATTTGTTAATGGCTTTGTAACGATTTAATTCTTCTTGTAGTTTTTGCTCTAACATAGTATTAATCTTGTAATAATTGTCTACCGTCGTTTGTGACGTATTTTTTATTTATTCTTTCAACGATTCCGTCTTTTTCTCTGATTGTATAACATTCTCCAGTCATCAAATCACATTCTTCTCTTTCCATTCCGTCTTGAGAAACTCTCTTAACATTCTTTGGAGTTAAGAATTGATCTACCGTATTATTTAATTTATTATTTTCCATAATATTTCTTTTATTAATATAAATATCCTAAATATTGTTATTATTCAATTATTTGTATAAAGGAAGGTCATCATCTCTAAAATACACCACGTCACCGTCTTTTAAACCTAATGCTATCATTAATTTTTTAGACAATGCAACGCCATAACCTGCAACTGATGGCCCAACACTAATCGGACCTGTTAGGTTATCAATACGCATTTCTGATTCACTAATTGGGGGTACGGTTACCGTTTTTCCGTTTTCAGGGTTTTTAAATAACGTTGATGTAGATATGATTCTATTAGGTGTTATTTTATTAGATAAGAACTTTGTGGAATAGAATAATTTACTATTTGATACAGTTTTAACTGACTCCCATAGTAATGGTAATGGTTTTATTTTTAATGTATTAAGTTGGTTATTTCCGTATCTATCGACACCATTTAATAAACTCATTTCTATTTTATCATCCAACGGATTTTTTGTACCTCCCATTTCAACCGCAATTGCTCTTAACCATATTCCACTATTACTTACTTGTTGAATGTACTTCTCATCTTCAAATCCATTATATGGAATACCAAAACTACTAATACCTGTTTTATATATTAATGTTTCACCATTAATACTTTTACCTCCGTTATCAACAGTAACGGATCCGATATCTGTTTGTATTGATTTTTCGTTTTTATTAGAACCTATTAAACTATCAGCTTGTTTTACTTTAGCCACCGCACTGTTTGTTATTTTATCAAAATAAACCCTATAACTTGAGAAGAACGAATCTTTAGGGTCAGGTAACGATGCGTATGGTATTCTTGTTCCTTTAAATGAAGTACTGATTTTATTTCCTTGAATGCTATGTGATACTTCGGTAATCCAATATGAACCTCTAAACATTGGTACATTCTTTAAATAGAAAAACATTGTTGGTTGAATCATCACATTACCCATACATGAAACTTCACAGGTATATGAAGCTTGTCTATAAACATCAAATAAACCGATATCAACATTATATGTTGCACCACCACTTTCAGAACGTCCCATATTTTCATATACGGCGAACGATTCACTTGTATTTCTAATTGAGTTTTGATCAAGTTTTACTCCTTTGAATATTCCTTGATTTTGGTCACCAATACTAACTTCAAATGCAACAACTTTATTAGATTTACTTAAATCTCCAGTTTTGAAAACTTCAGGTATGGTAATTGATAGGGGTCCACCTTGTCCATTAAATAAATTACCACTATCATTTTTAAATTTGTATTTTTCACTAATGTCAGATAATTCCAAATGTTTTGATGTTGGTCCCGTATATTGAAGAACTATCTTTGGTGCGGATTCTTGGTAATCAACTTCTAAAAATGTTCCAAATATATTTTTAGCAACTTGTTTTGATGAAGTTACTTTAGATTTATTTGTAAAGTTAGTTCCGTTAAAGTTTACATATGCAGGTAATGCCCTCATATCAAATCCAGTTCCTGAAATTAACATACCAATAACACTATACAAATCTACGTTGTCATTTTTAGGGTCTTCTAATGCTATAAGTTTATCTAATGAAATGTAAGCTTGACTACCAATATCTTTATTGGCTTTATCAATAAATAAAAACTCTTCCAATAGTCCTCTTTGACCTATGGAATTTCCAGACGACCATTTATCATTAAACGACTTAAAGTGATTGTATAATTCCAATTTACCTAATAAATCGTTATAACCATTTGTAATTGTTAATTTATTATTGGAAGTTCCTTTTGACACAAAATCAGGAGATTTAATTTTATCAATAATTTGTTGTAGATATATGTTAAATCTATATTCAAATTCAGTTAATACATTATCCTTTATATATGTTTGGAATCCAATTTTAGTGGTGAATTTATCTCCATATCCACCAGCAAAAATTAAAATTAAAGGTCTAAATAATTTGATATTATCTTCACTTAATATTATATTATTTGTGATAAAAAATTGTTTATATTTTAAATCTAAATCTTCACCGACATATATTTTAATGTAATCTTCGGTTCCAGGAATCCAATTACCATCAATATATTGACCTGAAGTATATTGTGATTGATTGTATTCATTATATGTAAACGTGTTACCTGTTGAAAATTTTGTAAATCCATCCCAAACATATAATTTAATTTCTTTAGGATTTCCTAATGTAATTTTAATTAAATTATCATTAGTTAAAATATCATTTGTAATTGTTTTTAGATTATCTTCTTGTATTGTTCTAATTGAACTATACACGTCTTTTGTTGAGTCAATTTTAGTACTGTCAACAGTAACGATTGATTTTAAAAGATTTTGAAAATTATCATATCTAATATAATGTCTATGTCCTGATGATGTTTCAATATAATCGGGGAATATTTTTCTTTCAACCTCAACATTTACTCTTTCAGATGCAAACTCTATAAAATACGTTTCAAATAAATCTAAAATATCAGGACTAAAGGTTCCAATTAAATCAATTACTTTTCTTTTATTTTCACTAACTGAATAATGATTATCTAAATTTCTATCATCAATATTTAAACTTCTATTATATTCGTATGGTGTGTTAAATGTTTTTCCACTAAAAGATTCACCATTTGTATTTTCATCTTCGTACCAAACAACTCTGAAATTAGATTGTTCACCTTGATTAAAGTCGATAATATCAATTTCAATATTATTTATTAAATCAACATAAAAATCGTTATATGTATTTAGATATTCTTGTTTGTTAGACCCATCACAAGGTAATAATGTATAATAGGTACTACCAGTTAATATTTTAGAATTATCCACATATGATGTCCAATAATTTATTCCATCATTTATTTTATTTGTTCTACTTCTACCAACATATGTGCTCCCACTTACTGAACTATAGAAACTATCTGTACTTCCCGTTGAAAAATTAAAATAACTATACCCATTAACAACATTGTGAAATACATTGTCATAATATGGGTGTAACCCAATATTGGTTTTTCCACTATATGTTACAACATTTGTAATTTCTGAGTTAGTTGGATAAAATAGATTACCATTAAAATCAAAAAACGTACTTCCTACAATTGGAGTCGTTACTCCTGATAATATATCAACGTTATCTAAAATTTGTCTTTTATACCTATGATATAATGACCCCCATTTTAACATCAAATGATACGGAACGTAATGTGTTCCTCCAACTTCTTTAAACATTGAAGACATATTAACCGAATTTCCACTAAATGTTAACGTATCTTCTAAATCTTTGAATGGTAATGAGTTCAATAACAAATATGCTGAACCAATATATTTTCCATTTGATGTTTGTATTAAAAAGTCATCATTCAATTGTTTATGGAAATAAGGGGTATTGAGTATGTTAATTTTTGAATCTCCTATTTCTAATTTTTGACTAAATAAATTTGTTGTGTAATCACTTTTAACCCATGATTGGGGTTCTAATGGTGTACAAATAAATCCTGATTTTGTATCAATCTGAAATATATTTGTGAACTTCAAACTGTCATCAAAAGATGTTTTATTTAAATAACTTAAGTACTCGGTAGAATTAAATGGATAAATGTTTTTTCTATAATCTTCAATTTTATAATCTTCAAGTAATTTTTTTAAACTACCAAATGAACTTGATTTATCCGTTTTAAACTCATTACCGTAAGATTGTTTTATTTCAAATGGTGTTTCTATAACATCTTTTATGTATTGTACCGTATCTAAATTGTCTAAATAATATGGGAACCTTTCCAATGGTGAAAATGATAAAAGATAATTTTTTAATATATCTATTGTGGACACTCCTTTAATTAAATTAATTAAATCATAATCTTCATTAAATGAAAATCTAATATTTTCAAATTCAATGTTAGCTAAATCTTGTAATGTTTTAGGGTTATTAAATGTATCAAATAATGTGGCGTTTTTTGCCCTCTCATATATCTCATAAAAAATATTTGATATTGATTTATCATTATATGGTAACCTAAAAGATAAATTTAATAAATTTGAGGTTGGTGTGTAATTTTTTTCATCAACATTAGATTCAAAAACAAAACTCACGTTACCTACACCTCCTTCTTTTTCGGCCAATGTGTCTAATCTTTTAGTGGATACTCCGACATAGTTTTCAATAAAATCAATTTCAGGCCAAAGTGTTTTATTATCTGATCTTAATTTTTTCTGTAGGTCAGGGTCTCCAGGATATGCCAATACTTTTCTCTTATCTGAACCAGTTTGTTTTTTAATTTCGGGCCAAGGATATATGTTATCACCACCAGGCGCTTCGTCAACTAAACCATTTAAAATATTCTTTCTTTGTGCTGATACGTCAAAAGCTGACTTGTGTACGTCTTTCATTAAACGAATATAAACATCGGCGTTAGCCAAGATAACCGCAAAAATATTTCTAATTGTAGGGTCAAATCCAATACCTATACCATTATTTGGGTCTTTTATAATGGTATTCATTTTTTCTTCTACACTTTTTTGTAACTTATCTCTTTCTTTTACAAATGATGATTGAATTTCGTATATGTCAGATAATATTAAATTTTTTGCAATAACATATTGTGATTCAAATGGTTTATAATATTGATTGATTTTTTTAATATTAGTAATTAAATTAAATGTTTCTTTTTTGAAATCTACATTAATTGATTTAACACCATTTTTGTCCTTTTTTATTAAATCGTCGGTAAAGATTTGAATTTCTTTTAACTCCTTTTGATAATTTATTATTAAGTATTCTAAAGTATTTGTACCTGTTCCTGTTATTTTTTCTAATGTATTTTTTTCTTTTGCTTGACCTTTTAATTTGAAATAAACTGTATCCGTGTCGGTAAAATTAACAACTTCATCTGTTAAATTAATATTAGACCATGCTGTAATTGAATTTTCAAAATCAATTATTTTTTTCTCAAACTCTTTAACTCCATTAAATAATTTAAAATCAACAACTTGGTCAAAAATAGTTCTTTCTAAAATTTTGTCTAAACTTTTAGCAATTGCAATAACTTCCCTAAGTGTTTTAACTGGAAAATCTTTTGGTAATAATCCTTTGGCCTTATATTCATCGTAAACGGTTTTAAGTATTGAATACCCTTTTGATGATTTTTTAACTCTTTTCTCGTTTATACCAGTTTTATTATTAAATTTTATTTCACTATCACTTTCAATGTAATACATATACGGGGCGTTTAACATACCCGATAGTGGAATATCATTTAAATATGCATATGTTGAACCGACAAACGTACATGTTATATCAAAATTTCCATTTGATTCGTTATATCTAGATGTAAAATTTGTCATATGTAAACGATATCTTATCGCCTTACCATAATAACCCTTAACCGTTAAATAATATATCGGCCACGGTAAATGAAAGAATGCTTTATATGGTGAATCTTTAGGTGATTCAAATAATGTTTTACCTCTAACATCAACAAAATTTATTGTGATTTGAGGGATAAAATTAGCACCTTTAATTGCAATGTTAATACTATCAATACCAAAAGATTGTCCTGAAGAATCTGATTGTTCAAATTCACCAGTAAACTCTCCTGTTTTATTGTTTTTTACTTCTTCTGAATTTAAAAATGAATCTGTCCATGATGTATCAAAATCCTGACCATTTTGATTTCTAAGGAAATTCAAAGTTCCTTTAGCAATTGAAGACAACGAACCAACTATGTTTTGTCCTCCTGACGCTGTTAATATTGATCTTGGTACTAAGTCCGCCTCTAAATTAACGTACATCACAAAATTTTCAGGAATTACACCTCTAGTTTCAACGGTATTTCCGTTGACAATACTATTAGGGTCAATATATATTAGGTTATTTTCATCAACCTTAACTAATATATTTTCACTACCATTTAAATTATTGTTCGCCATAATATAAGTTATACAATTCTACGCCGTTTTTATAATCTTGTAAAGAGGTTACCAAAGGAAACGGTACCCTTATATAAGAATTATCTGGTATTTCAAATTCAATACTACCCACGGATGGGTTTGCTGATAATATTAACCAACCAAACATTGGTGAGTTGTAATATTCTTGTGATAAAATATCTAATCTATGTTTTCCTTTTTTATATTGGAAAAATTTATCTGTTGATTTAATTGGTATTTCTATTCCAGGGACAATTCTAAATTTTCCGTCGGTAATATAATCTTGGTATCTATTGTAATAATTTCTACTCATTATTTATAAAAATTTAAAGTGGTTCCAAGGTTATTTTTTGATGAGAATATTTTAAATATATCATCTGATTTTGTTAAATCTGAAACCTCACTAGATGGTGAAGTTTCATATTCTATTGGTGTTTCATTACTTCTAATAGGTGCAACATCAATTGTTAATGTTGTTTTATTATTTGTGTTAACAAATAAATCAAATTTTTCATAAAAATTTTGTGTGGTATATTGTAACAATTCATCACCAATCCAACGATTAACAAGTGGGTCCACAATATCTGATTTATGTCCAATTAGGAATACTTGTAATATTGATTTAATATCTTCATTTGAAATTGTTGCAGATTCAAGATATACTGTGTTAAAATCAATTGATGAGTTAAATAATGAAGTAGTTTTTAAATCAAAACTTCTTAAATAATCAATAACTACATTGTAGTTTGATGTGAATCCTGATTGATTAAATCCCGTTAAAGGTGTTTTTACCAATGTTGTTTCAACAATTTTAGTGTCTCCTGAATATATTGCAATGTAGTTTAATTTATCTATTATTGATACAGTTTCATTTCTCGATGTTTCAACTTCTTTTATTGATTTTAATGTTGAAAATTCATCAATAATGTCAGATACTATTTTATTAATAATAGGTTTAATTATATCTTCCGCCTCTTTTGATACATCCTCACCACCCATTTCAAACCCTAACATATCCATAAGTTCTTTAGTTGGTAATGTTGTGATTGAATATGTTAATGTGTTTTTAAATGCGTTAGAATAAAAAGATAAATTATTATTTCCACTATATTCTCCTAACATATTAATAACATCACCTTCTTCAATATTAATATTTAACTCATTAATTGTTCTATAATCTGGTGAGAAAAATAATCCAACTACTTTAGGACCATATTTTTCATAAATTGATTCATATGTAGATTTATATTTTTTAGTATAGTTATCCGCTAATTTATATAATTCATTTATTAAGGTTGTGTATACTAATTTAGTACCACTACCAACACCAATATATGTGCCTTGTACTATTTTATTCGGGTCCGTCGAAACTGATGGGGTTTTTGCTATGTCAATATTATTTAATGTTTGTAAAAATTCTTTTGTGAACTTTTCTCTATTCTCATATCCAATTCTACCATCAGTTGGTATTGACCTTTCATCATACATTTCTGTATTTGCAAAGAAATTAGACGATAACGCATTTTGTAATTTTTCAACAGGTCTATCTAATCCTTGTCCTCCAATAAAATTAACTTGTAACTGAACGTTAGCAATCATTGGTTGTACACCAATACCTTCAGGATTAAAATCCCAAACACCTTCTTCATATGTTATATTAATGTCTTTAATAATAATTTTTGAATGGTAGAAATCACCAATTCTCAATACACAAATTGGTGGTGGTCCAAAGGTTGTGTTTCTTGCACCAATATCATTATTATCTGAAAGTCCTTTAATTGGTATGGTATCACCAGGTCTTAAACATTGTAATAAAAATGTTAATCTACTATTCAAACCTTCTGGTGTTGTTGAGTGAAAAGATGGGTGAAAATATTTTAATTTTTCTGTTAAAGATTTAAATGCTACCGGTGAGTCCTCCTCTAATTTTTTAAAATAAAAACACTCCGATAATGTTTTCATTATAATTCTTTTCATAACATCTATCGATGGTTTCTTTTTTGTAATGTCTACCGTATCCCTTGAAACTACTAATTTTAGAGGTGGAATGTTAATCTTTTGTACTGTTTTTTCACCCGCACTTTTTGTATATTTAATTTTTACTTTACCCTCTCTACAATAAAATGCCGTTGGTGAATATACCTTTAATAATGTATTTGTAAATGGTTTAGAACAATCAACATTTGTTTCTCCTCCAGCATTATCTAACACATAACTTTCACCAAATGTACTAACATTAAATTTTATTTGTCCATCCACATCATAACCAAAATCTTTAAAACTTTTTGTAATTGGTAAAGTGTTAAATCGTAAACCATCCTTTACAAATGGGTCAAGTTTAAGTTGGTCGAACCAAACTAAACTTGGTGGGTTATTATTTTTAGTTATATAACCAATAATGTATTTTAGTAATGAATGTATTCTTCTTATACCTAAATAGAAATTTTTATTTTCATCTCCCGCTTCAGATGTTGTAGTTAAAATTTGAATTTCAGCATCTCCAACAATAGTTTTACCTGATAAAACCGTTTTTAAATCATCTAATTGTTTATTTAATTCGGTAAAATTTACACCTAACTCGGTGAATCCACTTGTTATTTTACCAGTTATTTCGGTGATAACACTTGGAGTTGATGTTGATCCGGTACTTCCTATTAGTAAAAGTTTATCTGATGAATTTAACGAACTATTCATTGCTGTCGTTAAATTAGTGACACATGTACCTGACGTTCCACTATAAGATGTGATTTGTGAACCGTAATCTCCATCTGAAATTGTTAATGAATTTCCTTGTTTACTTGGTATGTCATTTTCAAAATAAAATGAATTTTTTATATTATACTCTATATTTGTAAATTTATTATTATCAGTATCTCCATTGTCGGCTGGTAATGGTTCACTGGTAAATTTAATATTAGTTATTGCCTGTTTTTCAATTCCAGCATTAAGATATTGTTGGATTAAATCTCTATCGTTTTGGTCTAAAGTGGTGTATGTTTGTATTAAAGAATAGAAGTCAACATCTTGTGCACCAGCGAAAAACGCATTTATATAGTTATCTGATTCTTCATCTGACATTCCTTTGAAATGTTCTCTAACCAATAAATTCATAATACTTGGGTGGTCAACAACTACTTTAAATGAAACTTGTCCGGTTCTTTCGGTATTTTGATATGTGTAAATCGGTTCGGGTCTTCCAATAAAAGAATTCTTTTCCCAACTTGCACTATTTTGTTCTGACATTTTTAAATCATATGGTGGAAACCACATGACTCTTCCTCCGTTATTACCTCTTTCACATGCTGGTAAATCGCTAACTTGAAATCCTTTTAAATTAGATGTTTTCCATGCTAAATTCTCAATTGATAACATATATTTTTTAGCGTAGAAATCACCATTACCTATATTTTTTTCAACAATATTTGTTGACGTATCAAATGATTTTTTACCATTAGACATCGGTGCCATATTCAAATTCCATGTGTCGTCTAATACACTTGAATTGAATCGTCTTATATTACCTCTTCTATATTTTCTTCCTGTTTGTTTGTATTTTTTTGTGTTAATATCTTTTTGATTTGTCGCCAATGGCATCGTATCAAAATTTGTCATATATGGTCTATCTTTCGTCCAAACTCTAGCATATTCAACTCCACTTTCTTCTCCTGTAAATTTGTCCGTATACTTAACTGCAGAACCTCTCGATATTCTTGTGTCTCCATCTTGGAAAACTCTACTTGTTTGGTCAATAACATTTGCAACATGTGAACGTGCTGCACCTCCATCTGAAGGCATTGAATCTAATAATTCTTGTGTAATTCCTAAAATTGAATCGGACCTAAATTTATAATTAATTGATGTACTACCAGTAAATAATGAAGCTTGATAGCTATCGTTATTAGCACCTAATTTATTTTTGGAGTTTTTACTAATCCAAGATAACTTACCGCCGATTGACCCTCCCTCTGTAATATTTTTATTTGTGTGAAATAATTCAGCTGACACTTTATCAAACATTAACGTTAAAAAATAGTTACTCTTTACGGGTCTATCATTAAAATCGTTCATCTCATATTTTACATCCTCACCTCTATCATCTCCAATATATGCTTTTCCTGTAGGTGCCTCAACACCTAAAATATTTTTTACCCCTTGTGCAACTTTATCGACAAAATTAAAAATTTTAGATGTGTTTTGTGACCTTGCTGTTGTGGTATAATTTGGTGCATATGTGGAATATCGTAATAGGTCATATAACCTGTTTTTTTGACCACTTCCCATATGTTCAATCAAAAGGTCAGATGGTTTCCTTGACAACAATGGTCGTCTTTGTATTCCGATTAATGAACCTAATACGCCTGTTACGTCTTGATATAATGCACCTAATTGTGATGACGCTTGTGGTCTATAATTAATTGGGTTTCTTGGATTGCTTAAATAATCACCCGGTATTTGACTAAAGGGTAATTGTACTCCCGACACCGTTCTTAAAAAATCAACCGCTTGACCTGGTATACTTAATGTATTATCAACCGTGATTGTGTAATTTGATTCAATTAATGGTTCTCTACCTGTTATTATGTTAACCGCGGTGGCTGTGTTACCATTAAGAGCATCCAATATTCTCACACGACCATATGTATTTTTTTCTACATTTTGAGCTATTCTACTATAAACGGGTCCTTGTGGGTCATTTTTAATTAAACTAGTTGAAAACTTAACTAATTCAGATTCAGTTTCATAATTTGAATTACTAATGATACCGAATAAACTTAAATCTGTTTGAACAAAACTTGGGTATAACTTTAAATTAACTGAACGAGGTAATGTGTTAATAACTTCACCAATAAAATATTCGTCAGGTTTATATATGTTTGAGTTTTTTGGTATTCTTAAATCACTACCTCTGTTGGTATCTACCTGACCTTGTAATAAATTAGGAATGTCACTTAGATTTTGTTCAATATATGAACTGTTTGTAAACGTTTGGGGTCCATTAGGTTGTTGTAAGGTCTTACCTAATATATGGTTTCTAAACTGTTTTGTTGTGTTAAAATCTAAATAACTCGGCATTTTTTATTTTATTATAAATAGGTTTAATACTATTTTTTATTGTTAGCGGCTAATTTTGGTGTGGTATAATCACTTTTATGTCCCCATTCAGTTATTGCTGTTGGGTTTTTCATAACTTCTTTATTAATACCGTCCATAATTGATGAAGTAATTAAATTATGATTTACTGTTAATGTTGAATTTTGCGGTGTGTTATTATCGCTAACTCCATTTTTCACTTTTTCAAATTCTTTATTAAGTGATTCTGTTATTTTTTTAACCGTTGCATTTTGTGCTCCATATATTTCAGTTAAAACATTTAATTTTGTTATTTGTTCCTGAACTTGTGGTAAGTTTTTAAAATCTTCGACGGCCGCCGCTATTCTTTCTTTATTATTATCATTAAATGGTCCCCTTTTTTCTTTTAAAAAAGTATCAGTATAATTTGATACATTTCTCATCGCATCAGCACCAAGTTCATTTAAATTTAAACCTTTTTTTCCTGCCCCCATACTTACAGCCTCTATTTTTTGTAATGCCCACATTGATGCCAAATCTCTTTCTATGTTTTTAACTGATGTGACTTGGTCTCTAGCTATGTCTGCTGGACTCATGGCTTCAAATGCTTTTCTATTATCTTGTAATACTTCAATTTGTTTTTGTGTCAAATCAGATAGCGCTATTTTACTTTTACCTTCAAAATCTTGTGATAATGTTTTAGGTATTTCAATTACCATTTTACCATTATCCATTTTAGATAAATTGGTAATAAATTCTTTATCTTCTTCTTTGATACTAAAACCTTTAGCCATTAAATCATTTGATGCTGCTAATCTTTCTTGTGACGCAACGGCACCTCTAGTTAAACTTTCATATGAAATACCTAATTCATCCGCCATCGCCTTCGCTCTTCTAATATTAATACCTGTAATTTCAAATCTACCTTGTTTGTCATTATATGTTGCCAATGAACCTGAAGCCTTTATAATTGCATCTTGTAATCCCTCAACATTGTTAGTGGCCATGTACATCAACTTAAGAGGGTCATTAAAATCGCCAATTGCACCACCTAAAACTTGTAAATTAGCGGTTAATGCTATTGCCTTTTCAGGGTCCATTACTTTATCTGCAATGATGAAGGCATCACCAATATCCATTCTAAATTCTTTTGCCCTTCTTGACATAGTTGCTAAACCTTCAATACCCTCTTTAAATCCGTATTTATTTAACTTCTCAATATTTTCTCTAATATCCGTAATTGTTTTTTTAGCTACAAGTCCTAACGATAATGAATTCTTACCAGCCTGATTAATTGAATCAATAGCATTACCAGCACCAATTCCAACCTTTTCAAATTCGGTAAACGACTTACCCATATCACCTAAACTACCCACAAATGCCCTTGCCGAATCAAAACTTTTTGTTAATGTTTCTGAAGAAATTAAATTAAATCTACCTGATGACTCCATCATGTTGGTTACCAATTCAGTTACTTGTGCAATACCATATCCCATTCTAATCGCGGCGGGATACGAATCTATCATTTCTTTTCTTAAACCTTGAGATAATTCACCACTAATACCAATTTTTTCGTTTACTTCAGTTCTAACTTGATTTTCTAATTGTAGTTGTTGAAATATTTCATTACCAGCAACTTTTAAATCTTTAAATAAATTTGCACCGTTCTTACTTAATGCACTTAATATGTCACCTGGAGTGGTAACCTCATCACCATATGTGTTAGATTGTGTAACATTAAACGCTGCAGTAAAACTAGTTGCTTTTTGTGCGTACGCAGTTTGAGATGAACCACTTGAAGTATTTTTACTATTTCCTGTAGATGTTGCGGAAACTCCTGCTAACGCAGTTAATACTTGTGGTTGAGATGCCCCTTCTTTATCTAAATATTTTGATAACCCTTTAGGGTCATTTTTATATTTATTTACCGCATCCTTTACTTGTTGATCTGTTAGTGCCATATACTAATAAATAGATTAATTAGGATTTTCTAACTCTAATAAGAAGTTAATATAATATCTTCTAACATATATGGGCATAGATAGGATATCGCCATATGTAAACCCCTTTTTAATGAGGTATAAAATCTCGTCTAATTGATTTTTTTTATATTCCGTAGAAAGGTCGAAAAAACTCAACCCCAAATCCAATGTCAATTTGGACTATATCTCCTGATGGGGTGGTTACTGTTTGGGTTAAATCTAACCCTGGTTTATTATCTTTGATAAATTTTCTAAATTCTTGTGAATCTTTAATCGGCATATTCTCAACAAAGTTCCTAATGTTCATTTGGTCTTTGTTACCTGCAACCGTTTTAATCATAAATTCAAGTTGTTTTGTAACAATTGGAGCCACCCCATTACCATTCCAACTTTCCTTTATATCTTCAATTTCCTTTTCTTGTTTTTGAGTTAAAAACTTGAAGGTGATATCTATTTTACTCTTTTCCATGTAATATTGATATTCACCATTACTATCTTCTTTCAAGTTAAAATCCTTCATCTTTAATTCAGATAAATCAATTTCAACCGTAAATTGTTCTTGTGTCTTTGAGTCAGTTGTGGTTAAGTTATATATTGAACCAAAACCTGTATTTCTTAAAAATATAAGAATGGCTTGTCTATCTTCATCCACAATATCATCTACTTGTAAATCTTTATCCAAAACCTTTCTTCTTAAAAGTTCATTGATAACACCGTTATTCGCAATTAAGTTTGGAGCAGAAAGAATATTTTCATCTGCAGCAGTTAAATAAGCAACTCTTACTGATTTCTTTTTACTTGGGTAATGTATACCTCTACTTGGTAGTTCTACTACGTCGTATGCAATTGTTGGGTCTATTTTATATTCGTCCATAATATAAGTTTATACTATAACTATGATAAAGTAAAGTTTTTAAATAAAAAAACCGATACCCATTTCTGGTATATCGGTTTCTCATATGAAAAATTATTATATTAATAAACTTGGATACAACGGTCCATTCTTAATGAAGCGTCAATTGTTGCCAAATCATCTCTTGAGTAATCTAAATCACCGAAGTTCAAACTTGTTAAGAAACAACCTTGTAAAATCCATTTTTCAACCACAACTCCCGTTGGGTCTAACATCTCCAATTCAATGTCTTTCTTATAACCCGCAGCATATCCCATACGACCTGTAACTGACTCCGCATGTAAACGGAACCATTCCATAAGTGCTTGAGAAGCAGAAGGACCAATTGGGTCTTTAAATTGAACTTTAATCTCTTCCCACTCAAATTGACCAGCAACATAAGTTTTTGTGTTCAAGAAAGGAATCTCAACTGATTTAATTTTAGCAGATGGTCTCGCTGTGGAGAATACATACCACTCATTTATTCCTAAAGATGATGGAAATCTTAGGATAAATCTATTTTTTCTTTTCGGTTCGTAAGGAACCGGCATTTTCATTAATAAATCTGCCATATTGTATTTGTTAAAGTTTTTAAGTTATTTACTTTCTTATAAATATATCTATATTGGAAAATAATTTTATTTTAAGTTTTTTATTGGAAATACTTGTTTATGTCAATTATTTTTCGTAGTTTTTTACAGGCTCCAGTATCTAGTTCCAGTTTACTACTCTCCTTTAATAATTTAATATTTCAATAATAAATACTAGTATATCTAGTTCCAGTATTCTGGGTATAATATAATAGTATAATTGTTATATAATATGGTTCTACGTGGAGCATTAAAAAAGGGTACCATTTCTGATACCCTTCTTATTTTTATATATCTCCTTTTAGATTAGATATTGTCAAATGAAGCTCCTGTTGGAGTGATTACAAATTCCAAATCAATGAATTCTAAAGAACGAGTTGGTTTGATATAAATCTTACCTCTTAATGTGTTAGCATCGATGTCCTCTGGATCATTAGATACACTCACACGGAAGTCATACAAACCTCTTTCTTTCTTAATTGATTCCAAGATAGGATTTACTAATCTTAAGAACTCTTGTCTTACTTGGTCGTCATTTTGTTCAAACAATAACCTTACAGCTACCGCAGAAATCAATTTTCTAGCTCTTAATAATAATCTTCTTACGTTGATTCTATCTAAAGCCGACTCTCTAACTTGTAACGTTTTATTACCCCATATAATGGTACCTGTATCAGAGAATGTTGCAATTGGGTTGATTCTCGCCTTATATAACTCATCTCTTTCGTCAAGAGTAAGTTTCTTTTGTGCTTTGATTGCGTTTACCAAACCTCTACTGTAACCCGCAACTGCGAACCAAGGATAAGATACGTTGTCAGTTAAGGCGATGTTCTTAACAACCTCACCTGTTGGTGGAATATATAATTGAGTTGCATTATCCGTGTCTCTTACTTGAATCCAAGGCCAATATGTGGCTGAATAGTTTGAGTCAACTGCGATACCGTCTAAATCGTCAATAACGTTAGATGCAATAGTTTCATTTGGTGCTCCAATTATATAAATTGAATCCGCTCTATCAGTTTCAATCATGTCAATTGCTTGAGTTGTTAATGAACTATGGTCGTAGAAGTTAATACCTGGAGTTGCAAATACGTTAATATCTACGGCCTCAGGATTTGCATATGTTTGAATACCTTCTAAATAAGCATAATAATCAGAGTTTCCATTTGCAGTGTCAAACAATCCACCATTTGTTGTAAGACCTGAAATATATGTTAATTTTCCAAATATATAACCGTCACCATATGTTCTTACTTGTCTGTAAATGTCCCAACCATCAAAACCACCACATACGGCAAATGTAAATTTACGGAAGTTAATACTATCTAATTTACCTTTATCGGTACCTTCTAAATCATAAGGTGTTGTTTGGTACATTAATCCTGAAACTGTATTTCCAGTTATTGTAGCTGCGTTTATAGATAAGTGAAATCCGTCTGTTGATCCTTTTTGAGTTGCTTCTGTTGAACATTTATATTTAAACAAATCGGAGTCAAAATTAAAATTACCATCAGAAGATAAACCTAAAGATGTTTTTCTAAATTTATCACCATTACTTGTTATGTCATCATAAATTGTTTCACCAGAATCAAAAAATTCAGTTTTATAAAGAACACTACCTAATGTTGTTGAACCTGATAAAGTTGCATTTGTAAAACCTTTAAATCCTGCAGGAAATGCATTTGATGGTGCGTTAGAGTCCATAAGTAACATAATGTATTTAGAATTCAAAGTATACTCACCAGTTGATGTACCTATTTTTCTAGCAACATATCCTGCAACGTCTGGATTCATTGAACATCTTGAGAATTTTTCCAAAACAACCATGTTTTCATCGGAATCATTAAAATCTCTAACTAATATATCAAATTCACCTGTTTCAATATTAATATTTTGAATTGTGATTTTAATTTCCTGATTTGCGGCGTTTCCGTCAGAAATTGTAATAACATCAAATAAATCATCAACTTTACCACCACGAACTTCAGAAACCACAGTAGGTGACTTTGGTGTGTCCCAAGTATTTGAGAAGTTGTCACCTTCCGCATTATATACTTCAGTTAGGCTTAAACCTCTAATTAAACCTTGATTATATAAGTTTTTTGTTAAGTTCGGATAAACTTCGTGAACATATAATGGAACATCGTTACCATCTTTATCATATGGACTTGTTCCTAAAACTTTAGTTATGTATTTTGTTGACGTTGAATCTAAACTACACGTGAAAACCTTAGCACCTGTAGTTCCTGTAACATAAATATTAAATTCCGATAATGGGTCACTTGTTAACGTTGCCCCACTAATAGTAAAAGATGTGTTTCCAGTAACTTGAAAATTTAAAGATTCTTGTGAATAATTTCCTCTTGATCTTAATGCCGCCATAACAATTTCCTTATCATATACTGAAGTTGCGGTATATGTATATTTTGTTGTGGTAAAATTCATTGAACTAGCAGCATAAACAAATAAGTAACTATACACTTCGGTACCGTTAGTATTGGTAAACACGTTATTCCAATTTTTTATAGTTGCGGTTCCAATAGGACTTGTTTTTTGATTTCCCGTTAAACCTGATGTTGCTGATGATGGAACATTTCCAATTGTAAACCAATCACCTGTAGATAAACCGCTACCGTAATTAGTGACTATATAATTTGTAACCGTTGTACCAGTTGAATTGGTTTTACCAGATAATGAACTATAAAAAGTACTATATGTTGGGTTTACAATGTCCTCAGCTGTTGGTGTTGTAATACCTGTAGTTGAACTTGGAGTTTGTGTTAAGTCAACAGATATACCACCTATTGTTTTAATGCCGAATGTTTTTCCTGCTTTGTAACCTGTCTTACCTAATACTCTTGTTACAAATAATTGATTTGACTCTTGTAAATAAGATTTAGCGACATAACCTAATTCATATTTTGGATTGCCAGCACCATCTTTTTCAGGTGAGGTTGGTCCGAAGTATGTTTTAAATTCGTCAAAATTTGAAATTAATATTGGTTCAAAAGCGGGACCTTTTAAGGTTTCACCCACTAATCCCAATGTTGTAACACCTATACTTTGTGCTACGAATGTTAGATCTTTCTCTGATGTATAAACACCAGGAGACACGAAAACTCTGTTATTACTTGCCATTGATTTTTGTTTGGTTAAATTGTTTTTATTACTTATCTAATAAATATCTTTGTTTTTACCAAAGATTTCCTAACTTTTATTAAAAAGATAGTTATTTATCTTTAATTATCTTTTATATGGAAAACAAACAAAAAAACGTTAAAATAGGTCAGAAACACCACGAAATGTTAAAAAATTTTTGTGATAAAAATGGATTAAAAATTTATAAAGTATTGGAAAAACACATTGAGGAACTTTGTAAACCTAAAAAGAAGGACATTTACGGAGATGATTAGTATAGATAAGATATACTAATTTTTGACCCAACTTTAGGATTGGAGAGATATGTAATTTCATCGTCTCCCGTAATCTCAAACCCAACTGACTCTTCTTCAGCTAATCCATTGGTTTCAACTGTTATTAAACTATTGATGTAATTACTTAAGTTAAACACCGTTGATGTAGAGTAAATAAACTCTTCTTTTTCATATTGTAATAATTTACCCTTATTATCTAATATTACACTATTAATTCCTTTATAAAATTGTACCGTTATTATTGAGTTATTTAACGGAGGTTCAATAAAAGTAATCGTACTTGTAAAGTTTATAAACGTAAAACTTAAATCTCTTATTTGACCAATACCGTTCATTGAAACTGAAAATAAGGTTCCGATATTAGTTCCAACACTAAAATTAGTTTGTGTTCCGTCCGCAACAAAACTGACCGTTGTTATATTAATCGGCATGTTTTGACTCTGACTTGAAACGACATTATCTTTTATAAATTCGTACATAGATTATAATTTAAAATAAATATCCTACCGATATATTTGAATTTATTGATGGTCTATCCGATAAAATAATATACGAGTTATCATCTGAAACAATAAATCCGATACCTTGTTGTTCTGCCAATCCATTAATCTCAACTGTAACAACACTATTAATCATTTCATTTGTATCAAACATTGGTCTATTATTGGTTGGTGGGTCAAAAAAAGATCCCGAACCTGTGAATTGAAACTCTTCTCTAACAAAACTAAAAATTGTACCTGATGTTCCTACTATTCTACTATTTTTACTTTTATAATAAACAATGGTGAGTTTACTTCCGGCGGTTGGGATATATGGAGAAACAAATTCTATTTTTGAAGTGTAAGTAATATGTAAATAATTTGTATTTTTTGTTTGTAATACATCATTTACATAAACACCGAATAATGTACCAATACTTTCACCAACATCAAAAACAGTTTGAATTCCGTCAACTGCTAAATTTACAGTTTGTATTATATCATTAGTATTAACAACTTTATTGACACCAAATTTGGGATTGTCTTTTATAAACTCAAACATGGTAAATAATCTATTAATGGCGGGTTTCACTTCAAACTCCTCACTATCTATCAAATAACCTAACATTGTAAATTGGTAATTCTGAACGTAAAATCTACGTCCGTCAATCGTTTCAATTGGACTATTATCTTCAATCTTATCAAGAACAATAGGAATGTAATGTCCTTTAATCATTGTGTAATCTTGTCTTGACGCAAAGTGACGTAATATGATTTTATTAAACTTGTTTAAATCTCTAAATTTATTACATATAATTGTTACATCATAAGTAATATCCACAGGGATAGGTTGTGGGATTGTATATATATCCGCACCTAATTGTGAACCATTCCAATTCGGAACTGATGCATAATAAACTTGGTATCTATCGGGTATTGTTCTTTGAACTGCCGGATTTGTTCCAAATTGAACGTCAGGTTTTCTAATGGTTGCAATAAATGGAAGTTGCATGTTCCCGTCTTCATCACTAAACGACCAATTCTGCATAAACTCTCCCCATCTTTGTATTGTAAGAATTTTATTTATAATTGGGATTTGTTTACCGTCAGTTACAACCTTAAATGTTTTTGTAACATAATCTAACATACCCCTATCTAAATCATCGTGTAATATAGAATCGGGAAGATTCGTATCTGATTTGGTAATATTATCCAAAAGTTCCTGTCTCCTTTTAGTGAGTTCAGAACCTTTATAGATTTCAATATTTGTTTTTCTTTTAGGTATTCCCATGTTATACTCCTCTAAATGTATTGTCTTGTACCGCAGTACATACAATGTTTCTATAATATGGTTTGTAACCAAACATATTATGTTTATTATCTGATGTTACCTTTCCGTCATTTGAAACATTATAATATCTTGTTCTTGTTTCAGATTCAGGATATCCAATAAAATCTCCGTATTTAATGTCAACCTTCAATTCTTCTAAATGTTTTATATATACCGATAATGTCATATTACCTGGTTCGTTGTATCTTAATAACCCACCTTTATATGTACTATTCTTTGGTTCTTCTATTTTAACTAACGCATAAAACTCAATAGGTGGGAAATATTTAATTTCATCCACTCCAACTTCGGCGTAAACGTCGTCGTTTTCTGTTTTTTGTTTATCTACACGATATAGTACCAATTTTATCCCCAAATCACCATGAAGGTACTCCTGACCCATTTGAATATTTAAATCAAAGTCGTCTTGAGAAAGGAATTTGGACATTCTCGTAATAGGTAGTTTATTATTCATATCCATATAAATAGTTTAATCTTTCATTCTATTTAGTTATATTGTATATATTATATGGAGATAAAAATTCCCGAGATTGAAGCGAGAAGTATATTATTAACTTACGAAGGTTCCAATAACCAATTATTGGATTGGAAAAGAAAGATAGATGAGGTTAAAAATTTTAAGTTAACCAGACCCCAAGCTGAATATGTAATGAAATATTACGAATTGAGTCCAAAGGTCGCTAGAAAATATATTAATTTGGTTTCCACATTTGGAGAAAAAATTATGGAAGAAAGGTTATTACCTGTCCCTCCTGAAAAAATTTGGTGTGAAAAATTGTTATGTGAATCTGATAAAGCTTTTCATATATGGGGTAAAGTTTTAGATAGTGACCAAATGAGTGCAATGTGGTTACCAAAGTCCGCAATTGTCCAAGATGAGAAAAAGTTAAATCGTGTAATAGATTATAGTCCGTATGATAATCGTCCTCCTATGGAACATCAGAAAGTCGCCATTGAGAAATTATTAGCAAACAATAAGTTTATATTGGCCGATGATATGGGTCTTGGAAAAACGACGGCAGCGGTTATTGCATCAATGGAAAGTGGTGCGAAGAAAGTATTAATTGTATGTCCCGCGTCTCTTAAAATAAATTGGGATAGAGAGATTAAAAATTACACCGATAGAAAAGTATTAATAGTTGAAGGTCGTAAATGGGGTTCTACCTTTGATTACTACATTATCAATTACGATATATTAAAGAATTACCACACTACAGAAAAAAGTGAAGATAGTGATGACTATAAATTATTGGTAAATGAAAAGTTTGATTTAGCAATTGTGGATGAAGCACATTATGTTAGTAATAGCACGGCGAACAGAACTCGTTTATTGAATGATGTATTAGAAACCATACCACGAGTTTGGTTATTAACAGGAACCCCAATGACGTCAAGACCAATTAACTATTTTAATTTATTAAAGATTGTTGATTCACCTTTAACATTGAATTGGCAATCTTATGTTCGTCGTTATTGTAAAGGTTATCAATTCACAGTTGGAAATAGAAAAGTGTGGAACACAAGTGGTGCAAGTAATTTGGATGAGTTAAGAGAAAGAACAAAGTCATATGTTCTTCGTAGAATGAAAACAGATATTTTAGATTTACCTGAAAAAATTGTTACACCTGTATTTGTAGAGTTAAGTAGTAAAATGTATGATGAGGAGTTAGAAGAGTTTACAAGAATTAGTAATGATAAGAAGGACAATGAAACTATTAGTGTTACCTTAAATCGTTTAATGAAAATTAGACAACTTATTGCTTACGAAAAAATTCCATATACTTGTGAGATTATAGACAAATGTTTAGACCAAGGAAAGAAAGTAATTGTATTCACCAACTTTACAATGTCATTAGATATGTTACATGAGAAATACAAAAAGAACTCTGTAATATTAAATGGTAGTATGTCTAAAGAAAAGAAACAAGAAAGTGTTGATAGATTTCAAAATGAAGATAAGGTAAAAATATTTATCTCAAATATTATTGCTGGTGGTGTTGGTATTACATTAACCGCCGGTGAAGTTGTGGTTATGAATGACTTATCATTTGTACCTGCACATCATAGTCAAGCCGAAGATAGAGCATATCGTTATGGTCAACAGAATAGTGTATTAGTATATTATCCCGTTTTTGAGAATACAGTTGAGAAAATCATCTATAATATATTACAAAAGAAAAAAGGAATCATCGACCAAGTTATGGGAGATGGTGAATACTCAGAATCGTTCAGTAAGGATTTACTTAAAAGTCTCTTGTAATTTTATAAAAAACTCAGACAATTCATTTGATAAATTTTCATCTAAAAAATTACCAATTGTTATCATTACGACATCATCTTTAATTTCCATTAAATTGGTACCGCTTTTAACATATTGTAATTCAATTATTAATTCAGGTTTGTTATAGATAAATTCTGTAATTTTATGTAAAGTTTCAGGTACTTCCATATGTTCATTAATTTTTATTGGTTGTAATATTTCCTTACGGAAAGTATGATTTATAGTTCCTCTTATTATATATTGTAATAAATTTTGAAATGTGACTATTGTTGTTTTATTGTCTTTAAAATCAACAAAACAATAATATTTAGCTTTTGATTTTAAATCATTAACTGAACTTTCAACAACAAAACCTATTTCATTTTCTTGAATTATTTTTCCCGATTTAACTTGTATTGTTATTATTTCACCACAATCATTTTCAATTATTATGTCAATACCTTTAAAATCGTTACCGTCCCCTCTCATAATACTAAAATCCATTTTAAGTATTTTACAGTCAGGAAAAAGTTCCCTTATTTTATACATAACTGCAATAGTGGTTACCTGACCTCTTCCCCAAGATTTATTACAACGACGCCAAAAATTTTTAAAATATTTTTCTTCAATGTTCATAGTAAAAAATAAATCAAAGTTCTCATCTACAAATTCAAATAACTTATCAATATTTTCAAATAACGTGGTCGGATTATCGTAATCTAAGGTTTCATTTTTAAAATGTTTATATAAATAAAAGAGATCTAAAGTACAATAAGGATGTGTATTAACGGTATTTCTCCAACACCAAATTGATTGTTCATTTAAAATACCATAATTTCCTCTCCACCAGAAACCCCAAATTCCAAGTCTCTCACCATTTCTTTTGAAGACCTCATTACATTTTTTAATATAATATGACTTAAATGTATCATTCTGAAAAAGGTTATGAAAATAATTGTGTCTTAAATTATAAGGACTGTAAGGATATATTTCTATCATAAGTTCAAATTTACACTATTTATTAGAATATACCAAATTATGGCCACTATTATTACACCGGAAGAAAGAGATAAATTATATACGCAGGTTTTTCACCTTTTGGGGATGCCAGTTCGTGGAATTGAACTTACACAGGAACAAATGGATACCTTTTTAGAGTTATCTCTATCAGAATACGAACAATACGTTAGTGATTGGTTAATTGAGTCTCAATGGTCAGCATTGGCCGGACTTGATTTAGATACACAATCCCTTTCAAGGGCTTTCACAACAAGAAGTTTAGATTACGAAACTCAATATACTCACTCATATTCCAAAATTGTAGGTTTACAGGCTGGAGGAACAAGTGAATTAAAGAAGGACTATTTTACAGTTTCACAAGGTCAACAAGTATATGAAATCCCTGCTGGTCGTGAAATTAACGAGTTATTATACTTTACACGTGCAACTTTAAATGACTCAATTGTTGATCCATTTTTAGGTGGTTTTGGTGCACTTGGTGGTGTTGGTTTCGGTGGTGTGGGTGGATATGCTCAAGTTGGGACCGCTGGTTCATATTTTATGACACCGGGTTTTGACCTATTATTAAGAATGCAAGATAGAAACTTTAAGAGTAGAATGATTGGTGGTGATTTAACTTATAAGATTACCGCGGGTCCTGAAGGTAAGAAATTGGTACACCTTTATAACGTACCAGGTGGTAAATTTGACTTTGGTTCTATCGCTAAAAATAACTACAACGTTTGGTATTGGTACTATGAAACTATGGATAGAGATACTTGTTTAGAGAAAAACAAAGATGTTATTAAATTACCTTCGGATGTAATGACGGAAGAATTAACATGGGGTAGTTTAAATAAACCTTCACAGAATTGGGTTAGAAAATATCTAATCGGTTATTCTAAAGAAGGTTTAGGTCGTATATGGGGTAAGTTTTCAGGTGATTTACAAGTTCCTGATAGTACAATTAAATTAGATTACAGTTCATTAATTACTGAAGGTAAAGATGAAAAATCTAAATTGGTTGAAGAACTTATGGCAAGATTAGAAAGATTACGTCCTGACAAAATACTTGAAAGAAAAGCAGGTGAGGCAGAGAACCTAAACAAATCTCTTAAGTTTAGAGCAATGCCTGCACCTATTAATATTATCTAACTTTCTATTGCGTGTAATGCATAATCATTACCATTAGTCTCAATAATTTCCTCTTCATTTGATTTGGTACTTTGTTCTTGAAACGAAATTACTTTTCTATTGTGGTCAACCCAAAATGGGTCGGCAAGTTCTAAACTATTTTCCACATACATAAAGTAAGGGTCTCTACCCACACGATTCCAAAATAATACTTCACTATCTGATAAAGTCATTACCTCATCTAATTTATCTTGACCTTCTTCTTTTAATGGAAATCCATTAACTAATTCACATTGTAATTTTGTAAAGAATTGTCTTTGGTCAGGTGATTCAATTAATATATCTTCTCTAATTGATGGATGAAAAACAACTAACAATGGTTCAACACGTTTGTTAAAATTATTAAGATAACGAGGAACATTATAATCACCTTTTAAATCAGGATTATTTAATATTTCTTTTTCATCAATCATATAACAATTCACTTCAATGTAATCTTCGGGCATTGGCGTACCATGTTTTGCAAGATATTCTTCTAAAACTTTCTTACTAGGTCTACTAACTTTCTGAACATCTCCAGATGATTTCTTAACACCATTATTTACATAATAAATTGTATCTCCTAATCCTGCGGGATAATCACTTCTCATAATTAATTCCATATGTGCTTGACGAGACATTAATGAACCAGCTTTAGTTGTCTTCTGAACATACTTTCTATAATCATTAATAGATTGTTTAACACGAGCTTTATTTGCAATTTTAGATAATGGAATTTCTTTATTATAGATTTTACTTACAAATTCATAATATAATTCCACAAAAGATAATCCATCACCATTTAACAAATACTTTAATCCTTCATCTAAAAACTCTACGATATATGTTTGTAATTTTTTTGATTTGATTGTGTTACCTGTTAATTTAATTTTCTCTTTTCCTTTCTTCATCATCTTAATGATATAGTTCTTACGAGAAACATTAATACAAGCCGGCGCCACATAGTCAATATCTAATCCCATTTCATTTCTCATAAAGATATCATTGAATTCTGCGGTGTCCGCTTCAATACCTTTATATTCTTTTCCTAATGTAACCATTTCATTTAATCCTTTACCAACATAAACCGTATCATCAATATTCAATGGTGTTTCAAAGTTCACACCATCCGTGTCCATTACCAAAGGTTTATAACCTTTCTTCATATAGAACATAATCATCATCCTTAAACACTGACGACCAACACAGGTAATGGTTTCACCCATATTCATATCTCCCCAAGGGAATACGTGTGGTGCAGATAAACTACCGAAATAAGCGTTGATAAAAATCTTAATTGGTAATTGTTTTCTATCATACATTTCAGCAAGAACTGGATCACTATTTTTTAATTCACCAGCAAGTAATTTATATTTGATACGAATATCACGGAAATATTTTAACATTGATTTTTGTACACCCATCACATCACAATCAGGGAACACATCATATACAAGTTGAATTGATGGATAAAGTGATGCGTAGTCAAACTTAACAATGTTCTTTGAATAACCTACGTTAAGTAATCTTGATAAACCACCAGTGATTGCACGTTTCTCATCTTTTGCTGGTATTGCTAAATTGTTTTCATAAGACCATGCTAACATAATAATTTTCCATAGTGTTGCAGTTCCCATTGTTGCAATTCTTTCATAAGTGGTAGGTACAAGTTTTGATAATAAGAATGTTGATTGAGAAAATGAATCATCTACAACCATAGTCTCATACAAGTCATCGTCAAGATATTGTTCCACAATTTTTCTTCCTGTCCATATCTCAAATTTACCAGGATATTTCTGTGTTAGATTTTCTGTACCAGGTTCTCCAATTTGTTTGTAGTTTCCTGTCTTTGGATTTACATAATAACTTTCGTTATCAAGATATATTTTTGAAATCTTTGCACCATCTACGTATACACGATTAGGTTTTTCTTTCTCCAAATATGTTGTAATATATTTTAATCCCCAACTTTTAATTTCAGAATTGATAGCTTGTGCTCTACGAACTGAATGTGCAATATCAATAATATTAAATCCCCATATAACGTGTTGTTTGTATGGTTCAATTTCATTTGCAAGTTTTAACATTCCTTCCTTCTCTTTCATTCCTTGCGTTGTGAATATTTGTGTAAGACCATTAACGTCAACACCAAGTATTTCTGCACGTTTTAATATAAATGGCCAGTCAAAGAACGCGGAGTTATAACCTGCAACAATGGTTGGTTTTAAATCTTTAATATACTTGAAAAATCTTTCTATACATTTCTTTTCACCGTCTTCACCAAATGCTGCAATTGTTTCGTTCATACCACGATTGTCTTTAACTCCAATTAATATAATAACACAAGTTTCAGGGTCAAGACCTGTGGTCTCAATATCAAATACAAATCTATTAACACCACTATATTCATCAATACCTTTAAATAATCTTTTTTTCTTCTGTATAAGATATTGTTCTACAGGGTTTAATACGGTAAAATGTTGTCTAACTTTTTCGTCCCATGGATTTAATCCGCCCATTCTAAAGAACGATACTAAATCCGTATATGATTTAATACTCTTAACAATATGGGTCATACCATTTTCTAAACGTTCGTTGCCGTGTGTATCTAACTTTTCAATTAATATCCCAAACTCACCCATACGTTTTTTCTGCATGGCCTTTGAGTTGTTATAAAAATTTAATCCTGTTAAATCACCTACCCATATAAACGGTGTAAATGTATCAGATTTAATAATTTTTCCTTCAATTGGGTCTTGAATAATTTTCCAAATTGTATTGGTTGGGTAGTCATATTCAACACCGACGATATACATTTCGTCGTCACCACCATTGAGGAAGCCTTCAATAACTTCCTGAGAGATAACCTCTTTCATCTTTTAATTTTTTTTAATGTGACGTATTAGCTTGTGATTAAATCACAGTTTGCCTTGTTTACATTAATAAGTATAAGAAAAAAAGGAGGTATTAAAAAATATTAATGTATAATTTTTCCTTAACGGGTAATATAAGTTTATTACCATTATCAAACGACACATTTACTTTTCCTTCAAATTTACCTATTTCAGATGTCTGTTGTTCAGTGAATCTATAAACGATATAATATTCGTCAGTCGTTTGGTTATATAATTTTGTTCTTGTTGTGATATTACAAGTTTCATTTAATAATACGGGTTCACCGGTACTAACATCAAACATGTCAAATGTGATTGTTGCATTTTCCAATAAATCATTAAATGATGATTTGTCGTTTTTACCGTCATCAATCATCCTCATTTTTAATATTGGGTCAGATGCCCCTTGTCTTATAAAGAATTCCATATGTTATAAATATATATTTTTGTTATAAACCGTATTTAGATTTGTCTGCGTTATAGTTATTCAAAACTTCAGTTGATGTTAATGCACTACTATATAAACGGGTTATACCAATCTTACCATCAAAGTATTGTGGGTATTCACCATTATTATATGAACCAATGTATAAGTTTGTAGTAGTGTTTAATATACTTGCTAAACTGTGATTTACAGTACCGATACTAACACCATTAACAAATGTTTGAAATGTATTGGCCGCAACATTAGTAAATACATAAACTATTTGATACCATGTATTAAGTGTTGCGGTGTGGTTTGTACTATTAACAAATAGTGTTGATCCTGAACCCGCACCCGAACCATATTGTCCATAAAATGTTGAAGCAGTTGTTCTAACACTATAACCCACACTTGTTGTTAACCCAGCTGCGTTAAATTTACCAAGTACTACATCATTACCTGCTACTGATTGATTCACCCAAACTTCTACTGTCCAATCACCACTTCCCGGTTCTAATGCCGCATTATCTGCAACTGAAATTTGTGATGAAGAACCATTGTATGTGAAGTATGGTGATGTATATGTTATATTACTCATTGTTCCATTCAAATCATTACCTGATAAATCATTAATTGTTGTTCCACTACCAGGATATGAAGAAAGGTTTGATGGGTCGTAATGTAATACTAAATTGCTTGTAGTTATCCCACTTGCGGCGACACTTGGTGTGGGTGTAACTGAATTGGTAGGTGTGACCGTATTAGTGGGGGTATTAGTGGGTGTATTCGTTGGAGTTTGCGTAGGTGTTTCAGTAACCGTAGGAGTTGGTGTGTTAGTTGGAGTAGGTGTTGGGGTTTCACTTCCTGTTGGTGTTGGTGTGTTAGTCGGTGTATTAGTCGGCGTTTGCGTTGGAGTAACGGTATTTGTTGGTGTCGAAGTAATTGTGTTAGTAGGAGTGTTTGTAGGTGTAATACTTGGTGTTGGTGTATTGGTTGATGTATTAGTTGGTGTAACAGTATTAGTAGGAGTAACAGTATTAGTAGGTGTTGGTGTGTTAGTTGGTGTTGGTGTTGGGCTTGGTAAAACATCTGAACAACCATATATTGAATAATTTGGTTTAATTGATGTTAAATAATGATGATTAACATGAACAAAATCCAACGGTTCTTCAAAATACTTAACTTGTTTTAAAACACCATTAAGTGAATTATTACCAAAAATTTGTACGATTTCATTTTCAGAAGACCTTAATGATGGAATTATTTCCTCAAAGTTTTCTAATTTATATATTCTTTTACCGTTATGATAAATTTTAAGTGTTCCTAATCTTTTTTGTTTTTCTCCTGCCCATTTTTTATTTAATTCTTCCACATAACTATATTCAGTATCCCCCGTAATCCAATTTAATGATCCGGTAACCATTGTATAACCTGTGGTGATTTGTGTTGAGTGACCTATAAATGAACCCGAAAAGAAACTACCAGTATCACCAGTTGTCGGAGCCCATAATTCATCAGTATAACTAACTGCGTGTGGACCTAATATTAAATCATTAAATCCCCCCTCATTCTCAATCTCACAACCATAAAGATATGTGTATCTATCAAATGTGATTGTAATATTAAAATCGTCATATATTCCATTTGCACATAATTCAGGAGTATTACCTGTTATTGTGTAATATGACTCCGTGTACCCACTATCTGGATTACATAATCCCGAATAATGAAATGACTCCCATTTTATCTTTTTATTATTGGTAAATGAGAATGTTAAATTATTATCCGCGTAATTCCCATTAGCCAAATCATCTTTAATTCCTAAATAGTAAAATGTCGTTCCAGTTACTAATCTATCAAAAACCAAATCTAATGTCCAACCCTTCTCTGTTCTTCTACGAACAGTAAAATCACAGGTGTCTCCCGTATAACGAGTATTCACCGCAACTTCCCAAGGTGAAGTTAGTCCCGTTAAACAAGAAGAATCGATAGTTAGTCCTGTATATGTTATTTCCGTGTCGAAATCTAAGACCTCTTCATTATAATCCATTTGAACTTTTGATAGTTCATAGTCATATAATTCGGAATAATCTACCTTTAAATCGAGTTTGGAACCGTAAAATCTTAAAATATTCTGATTAGCCATGTTTATATAAATATCTTTCATAACATTTGATATTTATATAAAAGTCCATTTAGATGAATAATTTTATAAAACAGGTAATTGAGGAGAAATTTGCATCAAAAGCACAACAAAGATTCTTCTATGCAAAAGCCAAAGGGGGTAAAAATAAGAAGTGGTCCAAATGGGCCAAAGAGTTTTCTGATAAAACAGATTATAATAAAATACCTGATAAAGTAGAAAAAGAAGAAGAGGTGGATGAGATTGTAGATAAAAATGGTAATATCTTAACAAGTAAAAAACCTTCGGATTTAGATGCTAAAGGTGTTAGTTCCGATTCAACAAGTGATGAAGTGGCTCTAACTGGTAAAGGTATGATGGGTAATTACGGTATGACTAAGGTTCAAAACTACACAAAGTTCTGGGGAGAGGGTAAATTAACCAAAGGAGAACTTATTGAAATTGCAATGAAAGATGCTCTTGGATTTGATGCAACAATGGGAAATGACGCAGATTACGAAGAGGCTGAAGAATATTTTGAAAAAGATTTAGGTTTGGACAGTGAAGAAACTGAAGATAGAATGGATCAAATGGGTTATGATAAAAATTTACCTGACGATAAGGTTAGATTAGTTGAGAACCCAAAGAAGTATATGGAGGAATATATTGAGAGTATTCTTAAAGGTAGAAGTAAAGATAATGATGTTTTAGAAAAGGAAAAGGAAGAAGTTGAACCAAAAGAAATACACCCAATTATTAAAAGACAACTTAATTCATTAAAAAATAGTATGGATAGTCACGGTTTAACTGCTGACGATGTAATTAATTATATTAAAAAAGATAATGAATAAGGATTTAAAACATAGGATATTTGATATACCGCAGAACATTTTAGATAAGATTAACCACACAATTGTTGGTCTTAACGGAACACATGTTCATGGTGTACAAAGAGCTAAGAAACTTTTAATAGATAAAAAAGTTAAATATGGACAGTTAAAAAGAATTATACATGACTTACAAAATATTGATAAAATTGGTGATAGAGTTAGGTATGACTTGGCTGGTGGTGAATTAATGGATATGTGGTCCAAACAATACCTACAAGGTGAAAGAGATATGGTGAGTAATAGAAAAGACGGAAGAAAACAGGCTGATGATATTGGTGGGATAACAGGGGAAAGAAAAAATAGTCATTTGAAAAAACATTCAAAGAAGCCAGATTTCTTACCTCCTTTGAATATGATGAAAAGTAATTCACATAAATCTTCAATATCAAGTATTAAATTATCAGGTTTGTTTGAACAATTACAAAGAATAAAAAAATTAATGTTATAATATGGCAAAGACACAATTAGAAGTTATCGCTGAAAAATTAAGAACACAAGAAGTTGTTATTAACAGATATTCAGAAAAAAATGGTTATGGTATCACAAGTAAAAATGCACTTTCCGACGGAGATGAATTAGGTAAAGGACAAGTTGGTGATACGGGTACTGTCGGTTCATTAACTGATATTAACACAAGAATTCAAATTATGGCAACCAATAAATATAGTGGTGAAAATGGATATGGTGTTACAAATCCTAATGCAATGTCAGATGGTGACGAATTTGGTAAAGGACAAATTGGTGATAATGGACAAGTTGGTTCATTAACCGATATTAATACAAGAATACAAGTTATTAATAAAAATAAATTTGGTGAAACCAACAAATATCCTGATTTCGAATAATGAATTTTAATCAAACATTCTTCGATGTTATTGAAGAACAAAATATATTAAAGACGACTAAAACAAAACCTATTGTTGATGCAATCAAAAGTAGGAATAAGATATCTTTTTTTTATAGTGGGCCAAGAAAACCCGCAAAAAATAGTGTTAAACCAGGTAATAGAATTGACGCAGAAGCGGTTGCGTTAGGTTTAAATAAAAAAGGTAATTTAGTTGTTCGTGCGTATGTCCAACCACCATCAGTATCCAAAAAAGGATTTGATAAAACAGGTTGGAGAACTTTTATGGTTGGTCGTATGAGTAATTTAAAGGTTAGTGATAGTAAGTTTGACCAAAAAAGACCCGATTATAAAGAAGGTGACGATAAATCTATGAGTGTTACTTATGTAACTTCCGATTGGACAAATAAACCTGAAGTTAAAAAACCAAGGATTGTTAAACCTATTGTTACTAAACCAACTACTCCTACAACTGAACCTACGGAACCAACACCAACAGAGCCGGAGGTTACAACATCACAAGAACCAAAGACAACAGAGTTACCTCAACCAAAACCTCAAACTAAACCTGAACCAACACCACAAGATACGGTTGATAAAGGAAAAGAACTATATAAAGCTAAAGAAGTTGATTGGATTAATAAACAAAAAGAGGTTGGTGGTAATACTAAACCAGGTCAAGGTACAAGAGAAAGATTTAAAAAGGAAGTTGAAAAAGAATTACCTCAACCAAAACCAACAGAAAAACCTGTTGCAAATCCTGAAGAAGAGGATGAAAATAAGAAACTTCAAGAAAGTATTAAAAACATTAAGCGTTTAATGTTTTCATAAAAAATATTATATTAAAATAAAATATTTATTAGTATGTCACAAGGAAAAGGAACAATATCATCTAACGATTTAATGCAAAAATTAGTTAATGCTAAAAAGGTTATGAATAAAGTAGACGGCGGAAACTACGAAAGAGGTCATGTAAATGAAGAAATGTTAAGGTCTAATCCAGAAGATTTAATGAATAGTCAAGATTTACCACAACAATCTTCTACAAAACAAATGGGTATGCCGTCTGTTGATAAAATACAAAATTCTAAATTACCTGACGCAATTAAAAAAGCAATGATTGAGAATCCAATTCAACAAATATCTTTAAATGATACACTTGATATGGATTTCTTAAAAGGTGCTAAAAGATTAATGGAACAAGAAGGTGTCGGTAAAAAACAACCACAACAAAAACAAGTAGTACAATATAATAGTAATATTGATATGGGGGCAATTGCCACACTTATTGAAAATACAGTTCGTAAAGTGATGGACGAAAAGTTAAATCAAATATTAACAGCATCAACCACAGCATCAATTAATGAAAATTTAGTATTAAAGGTAGGTGATTCAATATTCAAAGGTAAAATCACTGGTGTAAATAAAGCAAAGTAATTTTGTTTTCTCATTTTTATTTCTTATATTATAGACATATAATAGTAATTAATGTCAAAAATTAGAATTTTAGCGATTCCCTCGGATAAACACGGAGTAGGTAAGTTTAGGATGATGGACCCTTACCAATTTATTGGTGATAATCATTCGGATGATATCCATGTTGATATCTCATATAATGCAGATAACAATGATGAATATTTTTTAAATTACGATATCGTCGTATTTCATACGTTCATACATCAAACAAATCACGAACAAAACATTGGAAGAATAAAATGGTTGCAATCCAAGGGTATTAAAGTTATTATGGATATTGATGATTTGTGGTTTGTCGATCAAAGACACCCAATGTATCATCACGTTAAAGCGTCTAAGATAGGTGAGATGAAAATCGACATGTTAAAAGCAGTTGATTACGTTACAACGACGACACCAATTTTTGCTAAAACAATTAAAGATAAATTACATATAAAAAATATTGAGATTTTTCCAAATGCAGTTAATGAAGATGAACCTCAGTTTAAGAGAGAACCAATTAAGTCAGATAAAATTAGATTTGGTTGGTTAGGTGGTTCATCACACTTACACGATATTGAATTAATGTCAAATGGTATTTCTTCAACGCACAACAGTTTCAAAGATAAAGTACAATTTGTGTTATGTGGATTTGACTTAAGAGGAAGTGTCACTGAAATTAACCAAGAAGGAAAACAAAGACAACGTCCAATTCAACCAACAGAAACTGTTTGGTATAAGTATGAAAAATTCTTTACTGAAGATTATAAAGTATTAAGTCCTCAATATAAAAGTTTTTTAAATACATTTGTTGATACACCATATGATGATGAAAATGAATCATATAGAAGAAGGTGGACAAAGGACATTAAAACATACGCATCAAATTATAATACATTTGACGTGTCTTTGGCTCCGTTAGTTGAATCTCAATTTAACGCTAACAAATCACAATTAAAAGTTATTGAAGCTGGGTTTCATAAGAAAGCAATTATTGCAAGTGAAACTGACCCATATACATTAGATTTAATTTCAGCAATTAACGACGGTAAGTTTAATGATAATGGTAATGCATTATTAGTTAACCCAAGAAGAAATCATAAGGATTGGGCAAAACATATGAAACGTTTAGTTGAGAATCCAAATATGATTGAAGATTTAGGTAATCGTTTATATGAAACAGTAAAAGACAAATACTCATTAAAAAAAGTTTGTCAAGATAGAGTAGAATTTTTTAAATCAATAATAAAATAAAACAACATGCATTATTTAGTTACAATCGGTTATGAAACCGAACAAATGGACAGAGAAGGAAACCCTCGTGTTAAAAAGTACAAGTACATTATCGAAGCGGAATCGGTAGAAGAAGCAACAATTGTCGCATCAAAGTACAGAGCAGGTGACACACGTTCAAGTGAAAGCATTTCAGTTGCTAAAATGGCAATTGAATGTATCATTGATAGTAAGAACACACCTGAGTATTACAAAAGTAAATAACAATTAAACACCAACTGATATGGAGTTCTATAGTCGTGAAATACAAATTATGCGTCAATCGCAAAGTAAAATGGCTTTAGAGTATGTCACAACAGTTGGTGTTTCTGTTACTTTAGAAGAGTTAATACGAATAACTGATTTATTCGTAGAAATATGTTTAAGACCCCAAGATGATGACCTTAAAAGAAGAATAAAGGCGTTAGATAAATGGTTGGAAGAAAAGAAAAAATAAAATGGAAAAAGAAGAAATAGAACAGTACCTAAAAAAATTAGAAGAGATTGAAAAAACACTTAATGACGATACTGATGAAAGTCAGGATATGAGTTATTTAAGTGAGTTAGAAGATGTTTTAAATAAATTATCTGGAGAAATTATTAATGATGACGCACCAAAAAATGTTAATACTCCTGTTGCCGGACGAAACATAATTAACACTCAACCAACAATGACGGGAGGTGGTACTTTAGTTAAAGTTAAAAAATTAGTTCCTGAAGCTGTAATCCCATCATATTCAAAAGTTGGGGATGCTGGTATGGATTTAACAATCACAAAAGAAATAGAAAATACATCATTTAGTGTTTCTTATGGATTTGGTATTGCAATTGAAATTCCACAAGGTTATGTCGGTTTAGTATTCCCACGTTCATCTGTACGTAACCAAGATTTAATATTATCAAATTGTGTGGGTGTTATTGATAGTGGATATAGAGGAGAATTACAAGCCACCTTTAAGAAAACAAATGGTTTGGACTCAATTAAATACAAAGTTGGAGATAGAGGAGCTCAAATCATCATATTACCTTATCCTACCATATATATGACGGAGGTTCTTGAATTATCTAATACAGAAAGAGGTGAGGGAGGATTTGGATCTACTGGTGTTTGATGATATTTATAAACAATAAACAGAACTTTTAAAACTATCAATTTTGGCATATAAAACTAGAACCAAAACAACCAACCACCCACCCGTATTAGTAGAAGAGAAGAAGATATCACATAAGGATAGGATTAGACAAATCATCAAACGTCCTAAAGAAAAGTTCCTAACGAAAAACCAAGAAATTTATTGGAACATTCTTGGAGAAAATCAAATAACATTATGTTTCGGTCCCGCAGGTGTAGGTAAGTCCTACATAGCAATGAAACGTGCTGTGGACCTATTATACGACGATTCTAACAAGTATGAGAAGATTATCATAGTTAGGCCCGCAGTTGAAGCTGAAGAGAAATTAGGGTCACTTCCAGGGGGTTTAGAAGAGAAATTAGACCCATACATTTATCCGTCATATTATCTATTAAACAAAATTATTGGTAAGGAATCAAGAGAAGAACTAAAAGACCAAGGTTATATTGAGGTTGCTGCTCTCGCTTACATGAGAGGTTGGAACGTAGATAATACTATTCTTGTTTTTGAGGAAGCACAAAATGCTACCCCATCACAAATTAAGTTATTATTAACTCGTATTGGATTTAATTCCAAATTTTTCTTATCAGGAGACCTTGAACAATCAGATAAATTTAGAGATAAAACTAAATCTGGTTTATTTGATGCCAAAATGAGATTACAAGATGTTAAGGGAATTGGTATTTTTGAATTTGGAATGCAAGACATTGTACGAAACCCAATCATTGGTGAAATATTGAATAGGTACGATTAAAATAATTATTAAATTACATATTTTGACCCACATCGTTTACTATAATGGTGTGGGTTTATTATTTACTTATGGTTATGAATATGTTATATTTTTATTATGGAAATTTTTATTAGTATAGATGGTGTTATAAGAAACACAATTCAAAAATTTGACTTTCATTATAAGGATTCTTATTTGGATAGTGAAAGTGAAGATGTCTTTGAATACGACATAACGGAACCAATTCAAAACGACAATTTATTAAATTCTTATAAATTTCAATCACAAGAAGAATTTGAATATTTTTTATTTGTTGAATACCCAATTGAAATATTTGGTCACGCTGGTTTGAGTTACTCCACCACATTTACGGATTTACATAAAATGATTTTTGATAATCCTGAACACAATTTTACATTAGTTGGTTTAGATGAATTAGGTAAAGCAAAACCTGCAACACTTTTCTTCTTATCAAAAAATGGATTCATGGGTAATAATATTAAATCTATTAAAACTGAAAACTTAAATGAGAATTGGAATAAGTGTGATGTTTGGATTACTGATTGTAAAAAAATTGTTGACTCGTGTCCAAGTGATAAAGTTGTAATTAAATTTAATACGACTTATAATCAATACTTTACAAATAAAAAAGAAATAACTAAATTAACAGAAATACAAGAACCATGGTTGAAATCTTTGGAAAAATCTACTACATTGACCTTGACGGAGTCACAGACAAATGTAGAACAGGAAAAAATATAAAAGACGAGGATGGAGAAGATGTTACCGAGGTAAACATTTTCAAATATGAAATTATAAAAATGTGTTTAGATAGAGTGTTGGCCGAGTTTGAACAAGTAGATGAAGAACTTGGTGAATTCGCACAAAACAATACAACCACATCATTTAAAATTGCATTTAACACACTAATAAAAAATCAAATATTAATAGAAGACGATGAGTAATAACGAAAACATAGAAAAATTAGAATCTGCTTTAGGTAGATTAAATAACAATGAAAGTGTTGTTTATTTTTTAACATACGACACTAAAACAAATGCAAGAGCATCAGTAAAATACATTTACGATTTAGCATTAACACTTAATAGAAATGGTAGAAAATCCAAAATTTTAGTTGAAGATAAAAACTATGTTGGGGTTAGTTCTTGGTTAAGTGAAGAATATAGTGAATTAGAGATTGTATCTATCAAAGAAGATAAAGTTGAAATTAAAATTGAAGATGTCTTAGTTGTTCCCGAGTATTACGGAAACACATTACAACAATTATCAAACATTAGATGTATTAAAGTTTTATTGATACAACAAAAAGAATATATGTTTGAGACATTACCAATTGGTAGTAGGTATAGTGAATATGGATTTGATAAAGTTATTACCACAACTGAAAGTGCAAAAAAATACATTTTAGATTACTTCCCTGAAAGTTTAGTGTATATTATTCCGCCAATTATTGGAGATAATTTTAAACCAATTAATTTACCATTAAAACCTTATGTGGCAATCAGTTGTAGAGATAGAGCGGTACATAGAAAATTAATTTCTGAATTTTATTTGAAGTTCCCACAATTGCGTTGGATTACTTTTAGAGATATGGTTCAGATGTCTTATGATGAGTTTTCGTCAAACTTAAAGGAATGTATGGTATCGGTATGGGTTGATGATGAAAGTACGTTTGGTACATTCCCATTAGAATCTATGAAATGTGGGGTTCCTGTAGTCGGTAAAATTCCTGACACTGAACCAGATTGGTTAAGTGAAAATGGTATGTGGACATACGATGGTAATAAGTTAGTTGAATTATTAGGTACCTATATTTTAGCGTGGATTGAGGGTATTGAATTAACTGACGAAGTTAAAGATAAAATGAAAGAAACGTTATTACCTTATGACACCGAAATTACAAAAAATAATATTTTATCAATATTTGGTTCATTAATAAATAAAAGAGTTGATTCTATTCAATCGGCATTAGACAAATTAAAACAAGAAGAAACAGTATAATATGAAAAATATAACAGTAATTTTACCTTTACATAAATTAGATGATGATTATAAAGTTATGTTAAATAACGCGTTATCGTCTATCGAGGATTTCCACAATGATGTTAAAGTGTCAATTGTTTGTCCAAGTAAATTAAAAAAAGATTTAGAGAATCTTTCTGAAAAATTAGAAATTGAAATTGTGGTTAATAAAGGTGAAACAGATTTTTGTTCACAAGTTAATTTAGGTATTGAGAAATGTGATACTGAATGGTTTACTATTTTAGAGGTTGATGATGAATTTAGACCTATTTGGTTAAAATCAATCAACGATTATATGAAAATTTATAAAGATGTTGATGTATTTTTACCTATTGTAAGAGACATTAATACTGATGGTAAATTTGTAAGTTTTACAAATGAATCAGCTTGGGCATATGGTTTTACTGAAATGCAAGGATTCATTGACAATGAAGTATTATTAGATTTCCAAAATTATCAAATAAGTGGTGGTTTATATAGAACCCAAGTTATTAAGGATAACGGTAGTTTAAAAGAAAATATCAAATTAACATTCGCATACGAATTCTTTTTAAGATTAACACACAATGGTATTAGGGTCATGACAGTTCCTAAAATCGGTTATCAACATGTAAACTTAAGAGAAGACTCATTATTTTGGGATTACAAGAATAATGAAAAACAAAAACTGTCAGAAAATGAGGTTAAATTTTGGTTGGAAACTGCCAAAAAAGAATTCTTTTTTAAGAATAAACGAGATGTAAATTATGAAACAGTTTAAATGCCGAGACCACGAACCCAAAAAATATACTTTGGTGAGGATCAAGAAAAAGCCGTCGTTAATTACCTAGAGAGTACTGACGAAGACGAAAGAAACAAAATATTCAATGAGTTTTTAAGAGAACCATTAGTTATTATGGTTGAAAGTATTATTAGAAGATATAAATTATATAGGAAGGATATGGAATTTGAAGAAATTCACACCGACACTATGTCTTTTTTAATCACCAAAATTAATAAATTTGACCACACAAAGAACACTAAAGCGTATTCATACTTTGGAACTATCTGTAAAAACTACCTTATGGGAGCAATACAGAAAGACACTAAAGAACAGAATAGACAAGTATCTTATGATGACATATCATCTGACATTGAAGATAGAAAAGATTTGTCTTATGTTATTGATGAACATATTATTGATTATCAAAGTGTTATAATTAAATTAACCATTTCTTTAGAAAACTTTATTGAGAAGGAAAACCTAACGGAAAACGAACAAAAATTGGGATATGCCTTGTTAGAGATTTTTAGCAATTTTGATAAAATATTCCAAGTTGGGGATGGTAATAAATTCAATAAGAACCTTATCTTACTCTCATTACGAGAAATGACCTCATTATCCACAAAAGAGATTAGAGTATCCCTAAAACGTTTTAAAAAGATGTATGACGGTATTTTGGTTGGATTTTTAGAATAAATCTATTTATTGATATGAGAACACAAAGAAACAATATTACTTTAGATGTTGATTCGGCGTTAGCCCTAATGCAGGAAATCTATAACGATGTTGTAGAGAATAGAAATACTGCGTCCCAAATTTTGAGAAAAATGATGGGATTTATGAAGGACGCTGAAGATATGAGTACAATTGGACCTGTTATTAAAGAACAACAGAAGATTTTAAACGATTGTACCGAGAAGAAAATTTCATTAGTTAAATTACAAAGTTTACTATTAAAACAAACTACAGGTGGTGGTAATGGAGGTGGACCAATGGGTAAACTTACATTATCGGATGAAGATAGGGAGTTATTAGATAAACTGGTAAATGATGGTTCAGATAATAAACCAAGTAATTATTCATTATAATGTCATCATTAAACGATAAATTAAGCGATCCAGCTTTTCAACAGAAATCAATAGAACAACCAGAAAAAGGACAACCCACTCCCAAAATATCTAAAACAAAGGTTTTAATTGCTAGAATTAAAGGGAAAATTCAGGCTGTTAAGGAATTTACCGAAAAGTATAACAATGCAATAGATGAGGATGGTTTTGGGGGTATTATTGATTTTAATGGAGATGGTCCATTACTTGCGGATGCAAAAAGAAAAATAAAGAAAAAATTTACAGATTTAAAAACTAAACTGCAGAAAAAAAAAGATGCTGGAAAATTAAAAACCGATATTTTTAGTCAAATTATTGATTTAGTTGATACTTTTTTAAATAAAAAAAAATCTACAACTTTTACTGTTAAAAAAACTTACGGGTCTAAATTAACAACACAAAACTTTGTGTCTAAAGACAGATTACATTTTTTAGCACATGAAGCCATTAATACAACAATAACGTCTTCTAAAAATATTGTGATGGATAACGTTAAAAATATCCTTTTTGCTGGAGACGGTATTTGTGGATCATCGACTCCAATCACGGGTAGTACGTTATTCATACGACCTGGTGAATTTGATTTTATGAATATTTTGACAATAAACCCAACTAGTAATAGTGGTCAAATTGTCTATGAACCACAAAATCCATCAAGGAATTTAATTAAAATGAATCGTACATTATATTCTACCTTTACAGCAACAGGAACTACATCGGTTGAAGCATCTGACGGAAAAAAACTATTTGACTTAGAATGGGTGGAAGCAGATCAAGAATTTAAATTAGATAATTTGTCAGGTGTTGTCACCTTGGCACAAACAGGTGCTACGGTTGGTGGTTTTTTTAATGATTATTATAGTAATATTGAACAGTTAGATTTGTCGGCAGTGGTCAAAACTGCAACGATGATGGTATTGAAAGGTGATAAATCTGAACCCCCGTTATTTGATATTGGTATGAATGATTTAAATAGATTACTAAATAAATTGATGAAAGTTTGTAATAACCCAAGTCAAGGATTAAATCAAAGTGCGGAAAATCAATTTAATGAAGACGATGAAGATATTGAATCTTATTTTGATTTTGACGATATGGAAGGTATTGATTTAGACGACGAGGCGAATAGATTCAATAAAGTTTTAAAATTTACAGATTGTAATAATTTTACAATACCATCAAATCCATCACACTATGAAGATTTTGTGTATCTTTCAAAAAACAATTTAGATGATGCAGTAAATGACGTCTTTTTAAATACTGCAACAACATCATATCAAGAAGCTGGTGGAACAATACCATTAGTTAATTTTCAAATATCGTTATTCAATAGTTATATTTTAAACTTACCTAAAGCATTGATTGGTTCTATTTTATCACCAAAGTATATTTTACCAATTGTAATAATTTATAAATATATAAATTCAACGGGAGGTAATGTTGTTTTATTGGCAAAAGAAATAATGAAAAAATTACATAAATTGTTTTTCAAAATAATTAAGGATATTTTATGGAAATTTATAAGTGAGTTTTGGAAATTAGTTAAAAAAGATTTACTTGAATTTTTAAAAATTACAGCGTGGAACATATTAAAAGAAAAAATTAAAAAATATAGAGATTATATTCTTTCTGTTATAAATTTATTACGTGGACTGTTGGACACAAAGCTTAATAACTGTAATGCATTATTTACTGTGATTGATAAAACAATAGATGCTGCATTATTTGGGGGACCTAATTTTCAAGTTCCTGGTATTATTGATTCCTACGCTGATAAAAAATCAGGATTTAGTAATACTAGAACTATTATCAATATCGTGAAACAATTAGAAAAACAAGGTATAAATGCATCCCAACCAATATTTGGTAAAGATAATAACTTATTAAATGTTTTGGCAACAACAGTCCAACAACACACTAAAGAAGTAAATAATAACTCTTACATGCACGGTTCAAATAAACCGATAACGGTGCCTGTTATTAATGGAGTGGCGGTAATAGCACGAGGAGCACTTAAAGTCACTGGAGGACTAGCATAATATATGGAAAAAGAAAAAATTATAGAAATAGTATATGACGTTGAAAATAAATCAAATAAAGATTTATTCATTGTCGTTAATGAATTATACGAAGAATTTGAAAAGACAAAACAATTAATAATTGATTTAACAAGACATATGGAGAGTGTTGAAAGTTCATATAATAAAGTTAATAAAGAAATTGAAAAAAGGATTAAGAAATGAAAATAATTGATATCGCCATTTGTGTTGATAATAATGACCCAAAAGGTATTGGTCGTATTCGTGCAGTTAGGTATAGTTCATATACGGGTGAGTTAGAAAAGGCTTTTGATTATAATGCTTGGGATGACAAGGATTTATTTACCGCAATTCCATTTTTACCGACAAATTTAAATTTCATTCCTGAAAAAGGACAATCAGTTAAAATTATAAATTACGACACTGATAAAGATACTGTGAATTTGGAATATATTGCTGGCCCATTTACGACTGTTCATGATTATAATGGACAAACACATTCGGCACAACTTGAAAATACAACATACGGTATTGCAGCGAAACACGGTGAAGATGTTAAAGATAAAGACGGAAATTATATTAAACCAAAATCTAATGGTTCGTTAGCAAAAAATACTGATTATGGTGTTTATGGAAAATATGGTTCTGATGTTATTTTTACAGAAAATGGTGTGAATATTAGAGGTGGTAAATTGTTAAGTAAATCATTTGCAACAAGTGCACAAAAAAAGACATTATTGTCACATCCGATAATGTCG